CTCTACAACGCTGCGGGAGCAGTTTGCTTGCTGGACGAGGGTTTGGAGGAAACAGCACGCTCGAAAAAGGACCGACAGAAAAACCCCGGTTCGGTAGCGTGGTACAAAACCAACAAGATGACCCTGCTCTACAGCTATGAGCGAGAGCCGTGGGAGCAACGAGAAGAGAAGATCCGGCATCCGTTTGCCGAGAAAGTCTTGGAGCTCCGGTCATTCAAGAAGTTGCGGGAAGCCTTCGTCAACAAGTTGATGAAGACCAAAAAACGAGTCTATTGTCTGTTCCGCACGTTTGGGACGGACACCGGAAGGTGGACATCAAAGAATCCGAACCTGCAGCAGATCCCGAGCCGGCACAAGATCGGCAAGATGCTGCGCTCCGCTTTTGTCGCCAAGAAGGATCACGTATTAATCGTGGCAGACTACAGCCAGGTCGAGCTTAGAGGCATTGCTCATGTCTGTAACGAGCCCAACATGCTCTCCGAGTACCAGCGATTTACTGTTGTGGAGGACGGCGAACGCGACTACTCAATTGCGGACCTACACCAGAAGACCCTGGAGGGCATCAAGAAAAACTGCCCGAAAGACCTGCACGAGCGCACCATGGCGAAGATCAGCAACTTCGGCCTCTCCTACGGGATGGGCCCCCCGAAGTTTGCTCGCCAGTTCCAGGTCGACGTAGAAATGGCGGAAGCCTTGCACGAGTCCTTCTTCAAGGAGTACTCGGCGATCGAAGATACGATCGAACGGTATGCCAAAGCGTGGAACTACGACAAGATCCGCAAGTGGAAGATCCCGCTGTCCCGTCGCATGCGACAGTGGGACATGTACAAAGAATATTGGAGGAACGGCCAGAAGTGCCGCGAACGCATCAACGTAGCACCGGGTGCCCTACTCAACACCAAGGTTCAAGGGCTCTGCGCTGACATTCTCAAAGCGATGCTGGCCCAGTTCTACGAGAAAGTTGTCAAGCACCCCCGCTACACCAAGTACCTCAATTTCGTAGCGCAGGTACACGACGAAGTCGTATTCGAGGTCCACAAGGACTACGCCCTCGAGGTAGCTAAGCTTCTCAAGTACTGCATGGAGTTCCCCTGGCTTCAGCTCAAAGTGCCGGTTCTGGCAGACGTCCATATCGTCGATAACTGGGCTGAAGGCAAAGACGGAACCAAAATCATTGAAGATGAAAACCTGGACCCGGTGATGGTCTGGGATGACGAAAAAGAGGAGGAGGTGCCGAAGGAGGTGCCGCTTTACCCGGAGTGGAATAGTCAGGTCAAGCGTCTGACCAGAGAAATAAGAAAACTGGGAGATCGGTGGTTCGACAACCCGACTCCGCTGTTTTCGGAGGCTGCGTGATGAAGAAGAAAGTTAGAGTAGCTGCTGCATTGGTCCATCGACATCCCCCTGAGGATCCCGATGGATTCCCTGAAATGCTTTTGCTGAAACGACCACGAGACGGCACAGGACCGTTGACCTGGGAGAATCCAGGAGGCAAGATCGAGGAGGGAGAGACCCCGATTCAGGCTATGCTGCGTGAACTCGAGGAAGAAACGGGTATTGCCGGCGACAGCATCATCGACGTACCACTGAAGCCTTTGATTCGTCATGAATTCGGCTATGCCGACAAGATCTGTAACGTTTATACCTACGCAATCCCGGTCCACTACGATACCAGAGTCAGACTCTCCAGTGAGCATCTCGGTGCGTGTTGGGTCAATGAAGAGGAGTTACCGGATCTGGAGCTACTGGCCGGAATGGAGGCTATTTCCGGAGAGATCCTGGACTTCCTCCAAGATATCAAGGGATAGCAGTGGCTGAATCAAAACGAAAAGTGGTAATGGGTGGTGTTGTCAAAGTCCCGAAAGACGCCTTGGCTGCATCGGATGAAACCAAGATCGAGGAGGAACTGACCTACGAGACCATGGACGAGGAGACCTTCGAGGGATTTACCGTAGCTAATGAATTCTACTATCTCCCGAAGTTCTGGTATCTCAAGCGACTGCATGGCCATCTCGATGTAGAAGTCAAAGTTATTGAGCCCCGGGGCCCCTACAAGCCCTGGGAGTTCAACGGGAAACTTCGGCCTCATCAGGCCACTCCAAAAAATCCCCATACCTCAACTCCGGACCTGGCCGAAGAAGTCCGGAGTTGCATGGGTGTTTATGCTGAAGCTCCTTGTGGGTCAGGAAAAACAGTCTCGGGCCTGTGGGTTGCCGGCAACATCGGCGGTAAAACCGGGGTCATTGTTCCCTCTGAAGTAGTCTTCGAGCAGTGGATCTCAGCTGCTCATCGCTTCTTCCCAGATATCAAGGTTGGTCGGTTCGGTGGAGGCAAGAAAGAGCTGGACGCCGATCTCGTCGTAATCATGCTGCAAACCCTGTATAAAGAGTCGGACCGGTACGACTTCGATCTTTTGATAGCAGACGAGGCTCACCTGCTCAGTGCTCCCAAATTTCAGATGGGACTGTGGAACATCAACTTCCACTACAGCCTAGCCCTCACCGCTACTGGTGAGAGGATGGACGGCTTAGGTAAGGTGTTCCGCCGAGCTCTGGCCTACAAGAAAGTAACGCTGGACACCGATCAGGAACCTGTTGAGGTCCACATGCACCCCTACGAACACCCCGACTATCGAGTCAAGGAGTACAAGGAGTGCGGGAAATTCCAACTCGATCGAGCCCTGGCCGACGACATCAATCGTAACGGGTTCCTGGTCAAAGCAATTGTTTCGATGATCAAGAAACGGCGCCGGGTCCTTGTACTAGGTAAGTACAAAGCCCACTTGGCCCAACTGGCTCAGACCGTTTTTGATACCACCAAAACACCTTGTGCTTTGTTCATGGGGAAGACTTCTAAGGAAGAGGCTAAAGAGGTCAAAGAGGCCATGAAGGATCCGAGGTGTACTGTTTTCGCGACCCACGGAAAAGGAGGTGTAGGGCTCGACATCGAACACTTCGACTGCTTGGTCCACGCTTTGCCGGTCAGTGACCCTCGTCAATACACCGGGAGGATCCAACGGAAAGCCGAGGGCAAGGCAACGCCGATCGTTATCGATCCCGTCGACAACATCCCCCAACTCATCGGACGCGCAGTCAGACGTGTCCGAAAAGGGTACTTGGCGATTGAATCCGCTAAAGTCTATAATCACGCCCGATGGTTAAGGCTTCGCGGCAACCATCCACGAATCATTAGGCAACTCATATGAACGCTGTTCTACCACCACTGCACCGCAGTGACCCCTGCGGTAGCTGTATCTTTATCTATAGCGTCGTCGAAAACGAGGTATTTCTGCACGTCATGAAGCGTGTAGATCTGGAGAGAATCATGCCGAAATCGAAGAAACCGAAAAAGACCGCACTCCCTCATCCCGTGGGGGAGGTGCAGCTGGGGACACAGATCCAACTGAGCTTGCACCACGAAGACGGTCGCAACGCTTACTCGACAGCGACATCCTGGCTGGTCATGAAAGCAGTCCCCGTCGAGCCTTTCGAGAACAGGGAGGATATTGACGATGCAGTGGAAGCCCTTGGCGAGATCGCAGACGGTCTGGTCAAGAGCCGGGTTGAGACACAAGCTGGCGTAGTGAAACTCAAGCCCGAAGGCCTGCACAAACCCGACAACAAGCTGGATAAAGACGACCTATTCGATATGTCCGAAATGGAGGAAGAGTCCGACGACGATGATGACGACGTCGAACTTATCTAGGAGATTTTATGTACATCGCATTGAAAGACATCCTGATGGAGCGGCTCCGTCAGAACACCATTTGGGGTGGCCCCGATCACGACGATAATCACACCTTTAGCGACTGGTTGGGGTTCATCGAATCCTATACGATCAAGTGCAGGCGAGCTGTTCGAGACCACCATCCGGGGAAAATCCGACAACGGTTTGTCCAGATCGCAGCCCTGGCTCACGCCGGCATCGAGTCCCTGGACCGGAAAACCCAGAACATCTACATGGAACCCGAAGGCATGGAGATGATGGCTAATCATCTTGCCAGCCAGCTCAGTCCGATTCTTGAGGAACACAAAGCGAAAAAGGAGATGTCTCAGGGCCATCCGCTGGAGTACCGTAAGAAGCCCAAAAAGCAGAACCTGGTGTTCTTTATGATCGACAGCCACGGAATGCCCCTGGACCCTCATCCGCTTGTCCAGCTCGACCCGCTCAAAGACCTTGAGACAGAGTTCGACGAACAGGATGCTCGGAGCCTTGATGATTTCTCGGTCCCTGACATCCTTTCTCACTATCTCTACGATCGGTGGCCCGACGACGGCGTCTTATCGACCGCAGTGCTTGAAGATATCAAGCACATCATCGGTATTGACCCGAATGAAGAGAACGACATGACTCAGGGCCTGATGAGTCTCCGTATGGACAGGGTTACCACAACTGACCGTCTGAAGACTCAGCATAAAGTCACTCAAGACCTGCAGGGAATGGGTGTTCTCGACAAAGACGACCAATAGACGAACTGAGGTGGTTCATGGCTAAGAAACAAGGCCTCGAAAGATTCATGGAAGGCGAAGACAACGAAGGTCTGAGCCTGAAATGGCTTGACTCACTGGGCGCCGCACTCGAGACATCTTGGGTGCGGCTCCCTACCTGGTACATCGAGCTCGACATAGCTCTGCGGGGAGGATTCCCTCGGGGGCAGAACTCTGCAGTAGTCGGAGCCGAACACGCCGGCAAAACGCACATGATGCTGCGCCTGGCCCACACGATGTACAACACTTGTCGGAAGTGCTGGACTCCGATCATCGACTGGCATAACTACGAGACTGGGGAGGTCAAGACTACGTGTAAGTGTGGTAAGAAGAAGCGCATGCGGACGATCTTTGTAGCGGCTGAACGTCGCCTCGACCCTGCGTATGCTCACAAAGGGTTCGACCTTCCTCTCGACGATAAAGCGCATTTCCTGATCGGCTACCCGAAGTCTGGCGATTTCCTGACCGATCGTATCGAAGAATCAGCAAAGAGCGGGAGGCGGGTTGTCGACGCGTTCATTGTCGACTCGTTTGCCTCGTTGTTCCCCGAAGAGATGGACGGCCGACGGTCATCCAATGCCAAAGTTGGCGCTCACGCCAAGATGATCCAAAACCTGATCTTTACCGTGCTCCGTGAAAATCACAAGCTCGGATCGAGTCAGGACGGTGATATTACGATCGTAGGCACTAATCAGATGCGGGCCAACCTCACGATGTACGGACGGAAACAGAAAGAGGCAGGAGGCCATGCCTACCGTCACATGATGACAACCAACATCTACCTCAACCGACCCAAAATCAACGAGAAGATCGATAAGAAAGCTATCGCAGAAGCAGACTCCCTTCGATACGCCGACTTCCAGTTCAAGATTGACAAGGCCACTATGGGCGGGGGGATGAACTATGTCGGCAGCTATCGCGGCTACATGCAGGACTACAAGGGAAAGAGGGTCGGTGATTCCGACGAACCGGAGAGGTTGTGGGACTGGCTAGAGGCACTTAAGTTGGCCGGTAAGACCAAAGAAGGATACGAAGTTCTCGGCATCACGTTCGGGAAAAAAGGAGAAGCCCTGCAAGCCTTGAGGAATAAAGACATGCAGTGGATGGCACGCTACCCGATCTTCTATGCGACTTTTCCGGAATCGGCCAAACCCTACCTCAATTCGGAGAACTATTTCTATAACCCGTTTTACGATGCAGAGGTAGACCATGACGTCAAAGGGGAACTCGAGATTGCGAAAGTTTCTCTCACAGGACCCCGGACTAAGAAAGGTAAGAAAGGCACTAAGTCTGGAGGAACCAAGTCAAAAGGAAAGAAAAGCAGCGGAAACAACAAGAAGGCAGAACCCAAAGAAGAGAGCAGCGGAGACGAGGCAGATAGCGATAATCTGTTCCTTGATTAGAGGACGTAGTGTCAAAGCTAGCGGGGCCGGCACATTCGCTAAAGGAGACGTTAAGAACAAGACTCTCCTGGTTGAGTGCAAAGCCGGCCTCAGTCGTCTTCCGAAAACTCCTAGCTATGGGATCTTTGCCAAGGTTACGAGAGAGGCTATGGTACAGAAACGCATACCCATCGTCTCCACAGCGTGGATGGACTGTACCGTACCAGATGACCCTGAGGCGGTGGATATGCGTTTTTTTGTGCCAAAGGCCCTTCTCAGTAAACCTCTTAGAGGAAAGACAGCCATCGAAGCAATACCGGAGGAAAAGGCATTGTACTCCCACCTGACCCACTGGTACGAGCTAGACAAAGCGGAGTTCGCAGATCTCGTGGAGAAACAAGAATGGAAGGATCTACCAAAAAAGAAGGTCTCCCGCCTTCGGAAGAGACCAAAGAAGACCGACTAAGGGACATGGCCGAACTCCTGTCGATCTGCCGAATGGCTCACAGCGATTACGAGTTTTACCTTATTGGATCCACCAAAGACGGCGTCATAATTACCTGCAGGACACCGAAGGGCGAGAAATCGAAATTCACGTACACAGGGGATAGAGAGGAGTTCGTAAAATGGCTCGAATCGATCACGCAGCCCAAACCGAAGCCGAGCTCCTTCTGAAGTGCTTGCCGACTGGACCGGTCGACGAATTCCAGGTCCAGGAGTTCCCTCAACTCAGTAATGCTGTACGAGCATGGATCAAGTATGAAAGGGAGCCAGATTACCGATTACCCGGTATTCATCCCTCGGGTTTGGGGAATTTCTGCCTACGTGAACAAGTCTATAAGGTCATAGCGATCAAGGCAGGCGACAAAGTCCCGTCGGTTCGTCCCTCTCCTGAAACACAGATGATCTTCGAGGCCGGCCATGCTACCCACCTGTGGTGGCAGTCTCGTATTCTCGGACCCATGGGTATTCTTTATGGGCGTTGGGAGTGTTTTTCTTGCAGTGCTGTCCACGGTACCAACGACGACATCATCAAGATGCCGAAAAAGTGTGATAGCTGTGGCGCCCCGCAAGACGATATCTGGTTCAAGGAAGAGAGGATTCAGATCCCTGCACATGTAGTGTTGAACTGTGAGGAAGAGGATCTGACCGAACAAGAACACGCCCATTATCGTGTAGTCGGACATTGCGATGGAGAAATTCGCCTCGTCAACGGGAAGAGATACATCGCAGAATTGAAGAGCCAGAATAAGTGGAATCACCCCAAGAGGACAGAGCCGAACCGAGCTCATATGATCCAGGGGCTGGTGTACGCCCACGCTAAGGGAGTAGACGGAGTCATGGTGATCTACGTCAACAAAGACACCTATGCCCCGAAGTCCTATATCGTAACGGGTTCAGACCACGTAGTTGACTGGCTTTACAGTCAGATTCGGTTGATCAAAAAGAACGTCGACAGGGAGACACCGCATAAGGTAGAACGGGTGTGTTCCAGTAAATCATGTAATCGGGCCAAGAAGTGCCCGTTCAGACATATTTGTTTTGCGTAATTGGTTGCATCGGACGCAGCCAAGTCCAGGAGAAACCATGGCAACGAAGACTCAGAAGAAGTCCAAGGGAAAGAAAGCAAAGAAGAGTACCCCTAAGACCAAAGCCAAGACCAAAACCAAGAAGTCTAAAAAGTCCAAAGTAGTTGATGTGGAGGTTGTCGACATCAAAGAGAAGAAAGCCAAAAACGAATCCGAAGAAAAGTCGATCAAGCCGGTCGATGAAATTATTGACCAAGCCACGAAAGACCTGGCTGAGCATGCGGTTGAACACGCTGAAGACCTCATGTTCAAGTACATGTCAGAAGCCAACAAGAAGAAGTATAAGCTGAACGCTTCTACCAATGAGATCGAAGACCACCTCGAGATCGCAAACGAGAAGATCAACACCAGTCGAGCGGATTTCGCCATCGCTATGCTTCGGTTGATCAACCGTCAGGCCTGGAAAGAGCTGAATACTGGGCACAACGCTGTCGACTACTTCGCGATCTTTCACAAGATCGATTGGTCCCAGGCGGTGCGGTATGCCCGCGCTGCGCAGTTGTTGGTTGCTCTGGAAAAAGACGTCACGACTATCAGCAAGTACTACTATGGCCGCTTGGCCAAGTACTGGAAGTTCTTCGTCTCTGGTATTGCCACCAAGAAAGACTTCGAACTCGACGAAGACAAGATGCTCTTGACCCCATCCAACCCTGTCAACCTGATGAAGGAGAAAGACTTCGATCAGTACCTCAAGCAACGCTTTGCTACTGCCGTGGCAGAGCTTAAGGCAGCAGAAGAAGGGGAAAATCCTGATGAAGTCGAACGTCGTTATGGGTTCTCGGTCAAAGCGTGGCAGGCTGATCAGATCGATGAAACTTATCGGATCGCGGTGAAACGAGCCGGCCAAGAAGGACGGGAACAACCCAGTCAGGGAGACCACTTCTACCAGATGGCTCAGTCCTGGATGGCGGAGCACGACTTAGACGAGGCAAGAGCTGCCCGGTTGTTGAAAGCCTACGAATCGGCCTTCGGTATCGCTCTGCTTCCTTTTCCGATTCACAAACACGACAAGCTGCCGGAAGGCGTAACCGGACTGTCTCTGTACGAACACAAAGGTACGTTTTGCATCGAGGAGTCGAAGAAACACGCATCGAAGTTTTTCGGGTGCAAAGTCGATGAAGTCAAACTCAAGGTCGCCAACGTCACCCACCTCCTCGAACGGACTGGTGTGATGGACCAAATCACCAAGGAGGAAAAGTCCAAGGCTGAGAAGGTCCTGAAGACCGATAAGAAAGAGAAAACTGGATCGAAAAAGAAGAAGGGGGCTAAGAAGACAAAAGCCAAGCAGGAGAAGAAGGCTAAGGAAGACAAGGCGTCGGAGAAGAAGGCTCGTCGTATTTCGGATCTCACCGACAAGGAAGTTGTCGAAAAGATTGCAGAGTACCGCGATCGTCTCGGGCTGTCTGCCGAAGACCTGGCCGAATTCAATGCATCGGGCCGCAAACTACTCAAAACCCTGGTAGTGAAGGCTCGAGGATTGAACAAGTAAACTAGAAAAGGGGCTTGTCCCCTTTTCTTTTACTGGAGATATCAATGACAGACGATCCAGACCAGCCGCCCCAGCAGCCTCCTAAGAAGAAAAAGAAACGGAGGAAGAGGCGCCGGCGCAAAAAGAAAAAAGACCTACCTGAGCACCTCGTCAGAGAGGAGGACTTCGAAGGACTCGGCGTAGACCCTGTTTCGATGATGGGGTCTGCCGACGCAGAGATCGAAGAAGAAAAGCAGGAGATCCAACAGGAGACTGAACAGCCCAGTGATGAACCTGAAGATGTAAATGAGATTCTTCCTTCAGGGTTCTTATCGCTCCCTGAGTATGACGGTACCAGTCCTCAGAAATATCAATTCACTCTTGCGGTGGCCGAAATAAAAATCGGGGTACGGCAAGAAGGAAGTATGCGCGTACCCGAGGTAACATTTCTCTGCCGCATCGCTCTAACGCACTACTATCTCTTTACCGTTGAAGGAGGAGCCAAGCGTCCTGGGCTTAACTACCTGCCGATCACTGACCCCTTTGAGATCAAACTCCCGGCACAACTTCTACCGAAATCGGTCAGGAAAAGCCCAGACTCCCTAAGTCCGAAAGCTGCCTCAGATCTGCTGATGTCGATGTTCAACCAGATGGACTGGGAACAGATCCGTCCGGCACCGAAGCCCGACCATGAACGGATCATACCCGATAACATCATGCGTATGATGGGGATACCGAAGAAAGGTGGAAGCTAGTGTATTTTATCGGAGTCGACGTAGGGGCTAAGGGAGCTGTAGCAGCGCTGAATGAGCAGGCTGTGATCTACGCCCACAAAACGAAGTTGAAATCCACGATTAAAGGGACCGATCGACTCATCGCCTATGGAACCCAGCTCAGGCAGATCTTTGAAGAGATCAAGGAGGTGATCGGTCCTGATACCGTCGTTCAGTCTTACCTCGAGGAGCCTCCCAAAGTTCGCAACATGAAGACCTATGCCGTACTGATGCAGTACCTGGCCGTAGCTATGGTCTCGGTACATCAAGCTTTTGAGTGCAGCCCCGTAACTCTGACTGTCCCGACGTGGAAAAGCTTGATTGATTGCTCCAACCACTTTCCTCTGAAATCGGGGGGTCGGAAGAAGTCTCAGTTCGATAAGGCTAAGAACGAGTGGCTTAAGACGGAGATCAAAACAGCAGTTGCGGCTCTCGTGGTAGGAGACAGCTGGAATATCGCTGAAGAGGCAGCCGGCAGCGATAAACTCAGCGATGTCTATGACGCAGTAGGTATTGCTTTGGCTGGCCGAGAAACGTTCCGTGCTACGGCTGACATCGAAATTGAGCTATAATAAAAGTGGAGGATGACATGACGATGAATAAGTATGGAGTATCAGACGTATGCCCGGAATGCGGATTCAGCCACATGACCGAGAAGATGGTGAAGCTCTCCGACGGGACCAAGCAAGACGAAGTCGAGTGTCCGGCCTGCGGCTTCACGATGACCTACACCGTAAGCGAGCCAAGCGACGACGATTCTCAGCCCGTCTCCGGATAAGACTGAGCTCAGACACCCTCAAGGCATTAGAAACGCTTCAGGAAGTTACTGAGCTATCATACGGGCGTGTTTTTGAGATTCTCATGGACGGGTTACGGAAGGGGGAGCTAGGCGATATCGCTATCGCCGCAAGGAAATGCCGGGGCCCCAATCGTACGGCAATCCGAGTCACCTTCCCCTACATAAAGACCTTAACCGTCAGGAAAGACATTGTCTCTCGGTTAGGGGAGGAAGCGCGATTCAAGGCATATACCGCTAGAAGTTACTACGCCGGGGCTATCATGCAGATCCTTTTGCACCGACTGGGCATGTCCAAGCTAGTATCTTTTGTATTGGGCCGGCCCGACATCAAAGAGGCTATTTTCTATGAGCAATGATTCAGGACGTATCATTCTCCCGAGGGACACCGAAGGCGAATTCAAGGAGTTCGAGGACTTTTGGGATGATGACGGGCAGCTACAGGACTATTTCTTCCCGCAACCTGTCAACATCTCGGGGACTTACTTCGACAACGCTTTCTCCTTGAGCATACAGTGTACCCCATGGACCCGCCGGCGGTCCCAGTGGGATCTCAAAATGCACTTCAAGAACTGCAGAGGGATTACGGTGATGCGCCGTATCCTCGAGACAATCCAAAAATGGGTGAAGAAGCATGAGCCTGGCAAAAGGTACCCCGAAAAGATCACTACGATCGAGACAGATGTCAGTCCGGTGTACAAGCATCAATACGACGTAATCATTACCGGACTGCCGGGTGAGCAGGTCGAAATGGCTGTTGACACTATACTGAAGGTATTGAAGAAGGCGTTTGGCTAATGGCGAAGAGGCCCAAGAAGAAAAAGAAGGGGAAGAAGAAAGCCCTCCCCAAGGGCTATGATCGCTTTATTTTTGATCAAGATATCCATGCCTTCTTTGAGCAGTCGAAGAACATCCAGCTACTGACTCTCGAGGAAGAGAAGACTCTTCTCAGACAAGCAGCTGCCGGCGACCAGGATGCTGTCCAAAAGCTGGTCTACCACAATCTCAAGTTCATCATCCAGAAAGCCAAGTCACTGGTCAAAAACCATCAATCCACTTCCCGACCATCGAACTCCTTGTTTCTGGAGGCTATTTCTGAGGGATGTCTGGGCCTAGTCCGCGCCATCGAAGAGTTTGATCCGGGAAAAGAGTGCAAACTCATTACCTACGGGGCATGGCATATCGAGGACTACATACGGAAGGCTATTCTTTTCGAAGTCAATTCGTCCCGTCCTGCCAAGGCCCTGAGCCAGGTCAAGAACTCTAAAACAAACCTGGTCCCTATCTCTGCCTTCGAAGAATTCGACCACGAAGACTTCACTACCGAAAGCGTGATCGACTTAATCGATCAGGCTGTCACCAACGAACAACTCAAAGAGGCGATCAAAACTTTGCAGCCTCTTGAGCGTATCATCGTATGCCATCGCTATGGGTTCTTTGACCGAGACTACACCTATACCGATCTGGCTAAAATCCTGGATCTAACCACCGAGAAGATCAGGAAAATCGAGAACAATGCTTTGCGGAAGCTGTATATCGAACTAAATGGCAACCGCCTCAATCAGTTTGACTCGGGGAAGGAGGGGCCTGAGGGCCCAGAAAACCCTATGAAGACTAAACAGATTGAACCCGTAACGGAGCATGTTCTTGAGTATGTCACTGGATGAGTATTACGAGCTGGACATAGACCCAGTCGACGACCTTTCTCCTAAACAAGCGTTTTACGCTGGTCTGCAGATGGCGCACGCTGAGATGTGGTGCTCCTATCGACAGCCCTTTACTATCGTGATACCGGCTCGAAATGTAGATCGCATCTGTTCATGGCTTCGTCGCCACGAGATCGGGTATTGCACTGCGCCCTCAAACATCCACGGATATGTCGAAGTCTTTGCCCTCCCTGAAGGAGCTGAAGACGAGCTCGATGAAGACGACGAAGACGATGAAGATGAAGACGACGAAGACACTCTGCTCCTAGAATAAGTAAGGACCGGCCACACGACCGGTCCTTTTCCTCCAGGAGATGACGCACGAACTACGTCAGAGGAAGCTTATACCGCACTAGCCAGCGGATCCAAACTAAGGATACGAATCGGACGAGCACGGTCAAACTGGCCATTAGTGGCCTCAGTGATTACCACGTTGTTAGCGTCGATTCCGAATCCGTGACCTTCCAGCATCACATCCTCGAGGTAGCAAGCGCCGTAGGTACGGTTGTTGCTCGCCTTGAAGATGAGCGCCAGACCTGTGCTCTGACGGAACAGCACCGACGTGAGGTTGATCCAGAAGTCGTTGTTGTTCTTGATCGAATCAACATTGTTCTCGATACCCACCGTATTAGCGTCGGAGTCGCCGAAACCCGGGGCGTCTTCATACGTGATGTCGGGGAACGGTCCACCCGGCCCGAACTGCCTGCTTTGTTCCTCAGTGAGCGTAACCTCGAAATCGCCATGATCGAAGTCGAGAGCAGTGTTGGGGTACCAGGAGTAGAGCATCCGCAGAAGAGACGGTCCGTAAAACTTCACGCGTCCCATCGAGAACGTCGCGAACATCTTACCAGGAATCAGATACGCCCGGACCGAACCGATCTCGAACAAGCGGTTGACCTGACGGCTCTGGCTCATCTGGAAGTTGGAAATCAAACCGATCGGCTGAAGCGGGGCGGTCGACTGCTCCAGGGCTACATCAAGAATGCCCTGAACATCCGCGTCTTCCTGCACCGCCTGGAGAATCTCCAAACGAGGCGGGCCCGCGCAGATCAACGTGGCTTCCGACGTCACATACTCACCGTTGACAATCTCGGTTTGTACGTGGGCCGAGGTCCACTTCCATTTCAAAAAGTTCGTTGCCATACCAAGCTCCAGATGTGCTTAGATAAAGAGTCGAATGATACCCTGGTTCGCACCGAACAGCGGGTTGTAGTCGACCTCCATGATCACAGTATCCTTGTTGTTCGGATCCTCGAAGACCCTCCGAATTCGAATCGAACGGGCCCGTCGGTTCGCACGATCAGTGTAGCGGTTGATCACCGACTGCACCTTCGCAGAGAACAAGTCCAGGAACTGTCCTTCAGGATCGATTACGTTCTGCCCAAAGATCGGGCGAGCTGTGAGCCGGACGTCTCGAGTGAAGTTGTCCACCTGAGCGACCACGCTTTCCTCGGCCACCTTAAGATCAGTCACGTCTGTGGTCACACAGCGTACCGCTGTAATCGAAGTGGCCTCACCTCCTCGTTGCTCCATCAGGGTGTTACCCGTCGAGCCGATACGAAGGAGCTGATCGCGGGTAAAGACGTCTCGTACCTCGCGAAGTTGATAGATACCGGAGAGTGGCCGGTTGGTCAGGGGAAGCGCTGGGTTCAACCCAGAGCGTCGAGCCGCCAGAGCTGCGCAGATGTAGTAACCAGGCGCACTCTGGACAATAGCGTCAGCCCCGTTGAAGATCCCGAGCTCTTCGAGGTCTCCGATCAACCCAGCTGACTCGTCGGTAAAGACGATATCTGCTGAGCTCGGCCAGACGTTGGACACACGCTTTTCATCGAGGGCCAGAGGCACTCGTGCGATCTCATTAGCCCTTTGGTCCACAGTCAGCGGATTCGTGCAGATCTCCCAGTCGGTCAGAGGCGAGCCATTAATGGCTCCTGTGCCTGCCGACACTGAGGTGACTGTAAAGGCCACAGCGCTAACTGTCTCGGCCCCGACCATTGTTCCGTTACCACCACCGGTAAGACCGGTTACGGTAAAGCCGGCATCAGCGACAGTCTCAGTAACAGGGTTGTTGCCGACAGTGCCAGCAATATCGTGAGTCAATGTCACCGTTCCGCCCACCGCGTTAGCGGTTACGCTGAGCGATGAGGCGTTGATCGCGGACTCAACCGCCGTGGCCAGCTGTGAGGCTGTTGCCAGGGCACTGACGTTGATAGCTACGTTGCCCGCCCCGACCGAACCGTCTCGATCGAATTCGAAGGTAACAGCGGAGATCAGTCCGTCATTGATCGTGAAGGTCTCGCCATCTCGGACACCGGCCGTGGCGCCTTCGATATTGAATTGTCCGGCAGGGGACAACGCCGCGCCACCGACTCGCGTCCAGTCCGCACCAGTAACGGTGTCGGCAACTGTGAGACCGTCGGAAAGCAGAAGAGCGTTAGTCCAGCCATAAGTAGTTGTTCTAACCGTTACGACCGTACCAGCGTCCGTCGCGTTGACGTTAGGGATGTTCGCGTTGATGGCCGAGGCCAGCTCTGCTGCGTTACTCCATTCAGTAGAGAGTGCCGGAACAGCTGCGTTGGTGAACACCGTACCAGCGATAGTTACCGTTTCGCCGACCAAAGCACCGGATACGTCGATCTGAGCTCCGCCTTCTTGACCGCCGATCGTCGTAACGATCGTGCCGCTTGCAGGAGTAGCACCGACCTGCCCGGTGGCGTCCGCAGTGATTCGTACCAGAGGAGTAACTGCATCGGCTTCGGCGGTAAACTCTCCGGTATGAACCTTACGGTTGATTGCATCGATGATCTGATCGCGAATGTCGGTTGAGCTCATAGCGGGCCCACCAACCAGAACAGCAAAAGCGCCGGCTGTTACTGAGGATCCGTCACCGGCATCACCGTTGTTCAGGATCAACTGGTTGTCGAACTCGAAAGTGACCACCGTACCGGCCTGATCTCGGACCTGGAACGTCTCACCGTCCTGAATCCCGTCAGGCATGTCGTCGATCACGAACTGAGTTACAGGTGTGGTACTACCGGAAATCGACTCGAGAGTCGCACCTGTAATGTTCGTGGAAACCGTGTAGTTCTCAGCCAGGAGGCGTGCATCGGTCCAGCCGCCAGTGTCAGTCACTACTCGCAACTCGCCGGCACCCTGATCCGAGGCGGTCAGTGCTCCGTCGAAAGTATTGTTGATCGCATCTACCAGAGTGGCCATATTGGTCCACTCAACGCCATTAGTGAAGACCTGGCCCAAGATGGTCAACGTTTCGCCGGCCAAAGCACCGCCGATAGTGTCGACTCGGAAACCGCCTTGCTGAGCTCCGACACCAGGGTCCAGAGTCATCTCGGCTTGTCCACCTTGCTGCCCCAGAGTATTAGGGCTGGCAAGAATCACATTGACCGGATCGTCGTCTCCCCCAGTCGGGGTAATCGACACAATCCGACCTTCGCCTCCAAAGCCGGGGGTGGTGTCTTTGAGGACATCGCCCTGCTCGACACCGAAGGTGTGAATATTCTTTCCGCCGGCCAGAACAGTGAAAGTGACGTCTGTGTCTGTCGGGGTGGTTAGAGTCTGGAAAGTCGAGTCATTATCATCAACCTTGCAGCTCTCCTCTAGTACGTCCTTGGACTGCCAGAGACGTCGCTCGTGTTTGACGTCCGGATCCGACTCAGAGACTACATGGCTCTGATAGAGAGCTAAGACAGCGTCCTCTTGAGTCAGCGGCACAAGGTTATACGGGACTTCGGTATTGGACAGCACTTCCAGTGCTTCGGTATGTCCGGCCACATTGTCGGCATCAATCTGCAGAGCCAGAACAGAAGTGTTCGTGTTTAGCAGACCGATACTCGTGGCAAGTCCGAGGGGGTTGAGGATATTGGCCAATCCGACCTGTTCTTCACGAGTATCCGACACAACCGTCTGAATCTGGTTGAGTCGGTCGGTACGATTAGCCGCGTACGTGATGTAGATCGGACCGGAAAGGCTGGAGCCAGTCAGGGTCTTCTTGACCACATAGTTGACTCCCGAAGCCACTTCAGTCGAGGGCTGAATGTTAGTCCCGGTAGCATCCTCCACGATAAGTTGGGTGGAGTTGCTGACTGAGATGATATCGAAGGCTGCGATGCCCCCGATCCAAATCGTGTTGCCAGCCTCAACTCCGGATTCGAGGAAATCGGCTTCCAGGTCAGTAAAGGTACGGCGACCGTAGTTCGGGGTGCCCCAGGCGGTATACGCCCCAGTGCTCGAATCCACCGCATCTACGGTAAGAGAAAGACCGCTATCGACAGTCAGGGTCGCGTTCGCCGAATCGATGGTGTACCCTGAAGCTCCTTCAGAGATCTCGAGGTCGCCATAGAGCGGATGACGCATGAAGACGTAGGGAAGTTCCCGGGTAGTGTTATTGCTGTCGTCTTCAGAGTCGACCCAACTAACTGAGTCGATATCAACGATGGTAGCTCCGGCGAAATCCAGAAGAGACGAGATTGTCAGTTCGACATCACTGCCGCCTCCGACATAAGATCCCAGTTCTTCCTCGTATTCGATGTGGCGATTGACCCCGATGTAAACGGTCGGCAGGCCAGAATCAACCGGCAGAGGCTGGTTCAGCCGAAAGATCTGCTGAACTGTTACATCAGGCGGCTGAATCGGGCCATTGGGAAGCGGGGCTCCGGCCATGGTTTAACTCCTCTTAGCAGTCGACAACATTCGTTGTCATCATCACTTGCAGTTTTTTCCGCAGGTTAGAAGAAAATACCCACGTCATAGACCATTCTAGAGGTAAGGACACCAGGACAACGGTCTCTTTGATCTCAGAATCCTGTTGACCCTTCGCGACTTGTTCAGCGCCCATTACAGGGTTACCTACTCGGAAGAAGTCGCCTCTTCTGCGGATCACGTCGCGATACATCAGAAGAGCCATCCATACCAGTGTGGCGATTGTATTCGCCTCTTTGGATTTTCTGGACTTACATTCGATGTCAATTGCAGTCCGGGCTAGGGTGGAAAACTTTCCTCCGGACTTGACCAGGTTGGGTTGGTTCCAATTATTGATCCCAGTCTTCATCGTCTCGATTGCTCTGCGACCTACCAGGATCGAGTGATTCGGGTTCTTGATGGTGTGCTCTTCAACGAATGAGTGAGCGATAAGGATTTCGCTCTCATCACCGGATGTGCTGGGGTACCAACGATAGGGGTTCGGGCAGCCGTCTAAGATCTCGTCAGACCCGAACATGGTTTGAAGAATGTCGAGAATCAGCCGCTGTGCCCGCGAACCCACGTCCGCACGAGCCTCTTCGTTTCCAAGAGAAAAGAATTTTAGAGGCTCGTGCGGATTTTCGGGTTCATCAGGATCAACAAACGTATTCGCCATTCACTTAGTTCTCTTCCCACATAACGAGAACGGCAGAGCTTTCTGTGGTGAGGGGGCGGACCTTGAGAGAACCGGCAATACGTTCACCGGCAGCACCGCCGATCACAGGTACATTAGCGTCGAGCCAGGCCTGCAGCTGATCGGGTCCGCTGTTCGATCCAGTACCGTTCGACAAGTTCTCGGGTCCCGCACCACCGTCGATGTCGACATTAGCGCCTGCGGTGCGCTCGGCTGTAATTCCCTCGCCGTACCGTCCAGCTTTCCGGGCATAGATGGTGAAAGTCGCGGCACCGTTGTCCCAGTCTGCGGTAGCGGGGCAGTCGGTGTCACGGTAGATCGCGGCGGCGATCAAACGAGCGTTCTCTTCATTAGTTGCCGCGTTGTTCCAGTGAGTACCTTCAATAAAATCAAAGTTCACACCGTTGAACGCGATACGAAGAGTTACACCAGCAGTCGATCCGGTAACCTCCGCCGGGACAGACGCTCTCTGCAGCGTGTTATGCTTGTTGCCGGCGTCATCCAATAGGTCGACGTCGACTACATGTACCTGGAAAGCCATGCTTTACCTCGATTTATCGAGACAGCAGAATCGCCGAAGACTTCAGAATCTGAGGCGCACGCTCTTTCAGCCCGTCACGGAAGCCCCGCTGGACATCAGGATCGTTCTGCAGAAGATCCATGATGTGAGCCGCCTTCATTTCCGGCTCCTCATCTGTCTTCTTTTTGTCCTTGTCCGACTTGGACTTGTCGTTGTAATCCAGAGCATTCGGGGACTCGGAATCGCCGTCGTGCTTATCGCCCTTCTGGCTTCCGTTACCTTTGTCCTTCATCTTGACTTCTTTTTCTTCAGCTTCCTTGGACTCGTCGTCCTCGGCGGCCTTGAAGTCTTCTTCAGATGTGGACCCTTCTTCGTTTACCTCATACGACGGTGTCGGCTCGATGCCTTCACGCTCATCGTTAGCGGTACGAATGCCGGACGTGATACGATCCATCTCTTCGGTAAGAATGTCAGAAGCCATCTTCTCGTCAGGATGGTCTTCGAGATGGGACTGGTATGCGGCCTGTTTCTCGTGGTAACCCGCGAGCTTTTCCTTGAGCTCTACGGTCGCACGGTTCATTGCTTCCTCAACAGGATTGGACATTGTTTCTCCTATTGCGCCCCGATCAACCACAGGGCATCGATGGTTTCTTCACTATCCAGTGTAGGGACCGGAAGGTCGTGCTCAGTGTTTTGCGGGTCCAAAAGATGTAGCTGTAAGAACTGAGACACAAGAATTCTTTCACTCTCAGTAGGCTGAACCACGTTCACCATCCACCACCGGCCCTGGCCGATTTCGTAGATGACATCACGAGGCTCCAGCTTTGGATAATTGGCTACTCGAGCAGAACAATAGGCGTACTCCTGCAGCTGGGTTCCGACAGTATTCTGCTTGGTGGTAGGCAGGTAGCGGACCAAGACCTTGATCGGCGGGTAGAACCCACCGAGAAAGCCCGTTCCATAACACACAGGGCATTCTTGTGTGGTAACGCGTTGTTCGATCTCGTCCCAACACTGCGGACATCTCTGACCGGATTCCCGTCGCTTGTACACTAGTGACTCTCGGCCGATACCGAGCTGACGGTAGACAATCTGTTTATTCCGGATGATGTGCAACACTTTGGGGGACAGCCGATCGTTCAACGTACCTGGGTGGGAAAGAACCTCCGTATTCGGAACTTCATCCCCGGCGGCGTCAACCTGGTAAGCACGAATCCGATAGTAAGTCGTTTCCCACTTGGAAAGAACAGCTGGGTTCGAGTCAATCCAGTAGAATTGATTGCGCAGTCCTTCTACTTCGGTCTCGAATCCTGACTGTGGGGCATACGATCTTTGAACATCGAAGCGCCACTGCCCAAGAGGCTCAATCGTCGGAACGAGAGCCCATGAGACCACGCTGTTTTTAGGCGTGATCGCGGTGACAGTTACTTCCTCGAATTCAATCGGCATGCTTAGTCCATTGTGACAGCCGAGCGGCTCAGGTTAGGAAAGATCAACCCGAACTCACTGGAGCAACCGCCCCAGGCCAACGAGCTATTCAGTTCGGTCTTGATCCGCTGTTTTCCCTGCTTGTACTCTTCGTCTAACTGATTCGCCCACTGCATCATAGCACGATACTGCGAATTGATGGCGTACCGTTCGTCACCATCTTGGTAATCGAGCTCGTTACGCATCATAGCAATAGACACGGAACGAATCGTCTCAATCGCTGCCTTATAGAGAAGGCCGGTACGGAAAGGGTGGTCATGAAACCCTACCGAACGAAGTCGCGGAGACGACTCGTTCCAGTCCATCAACGCAATGCCCCAGGCAAGCTCCAACATCTCAGGCCGGGATTCAGCCTCCTGATTCAGGAGAATATTGTTCTCGGCGATATCACGAAGATACAGCTTCAACACCTCAACCCAGTCTTTAGGCGGTTTGGGATAAAAGGAGTCTTCCGTCTCCGGCGAGTCAAAGTTGTTGGGGCGCTCACTAGGATGAGGCATTGGGTTTAGTCCTTACTTTTCTTCTTCGACCGTTTCTTGCCCTGCTTACTGCCCTTTTTCTTCGAGGACTTCTTCTTGGTCGATTTCTCCTTGTCGTCCTCGGATTTGGACTTGGGCTCGGGTTCATCCACAATTAGATCTACATCGTCGTCTGGTTTTGATTCGGACCCGGCCTTGGCTTCTTTCTTCCCCTCTTTTTCAGTATCGGACTCTTCGCCTCCTTTGACGACAGTCAGAGGTGTTCGAGACAGAGCACCTTCAAGACGATCGGCCTGGTCGGGTTCGACCTCCTCGGTCGGGAGCTCGTCTTCTTCGTTGGGAAGAAGAACTTTTTCCTGCCTTTTAGCGGCAAACCGATCTTCCTGCAGGTCGCGATCCGACGCCGGCGAATGAACCACACCGAGATCAGAGAGGAAGAGAACAAAACCACGCATCAAATGACGCATGGTCGCTGAGTATCTCTCGTGAGCATCTGGGGACTTATCGGGATCCGGGGCAATGAGCTCAAACTTCTTGACTTCAATGTTGCCTCGGTCCATCTCTTTCATCAAACCAACAGAGTTCAGAGTGTTGCCGGTCATGATGCAATCCGATGCTTTCTCGAGAGATCGATAATCTCCTGTAGAGAGGTACATCTTGATGGGCTTCTCACCTTTCAGTGAGACGCGGTAGATATGCCGAGGGCGGATAATCAGGGTACTCATAGTACCTCCTAAACTAGAAACAAAAGGACACGAGCCCTAAGACTCGTGCCCCAATGTACTTTGATCAAAAGCGAAGTGCTACCCCTGCTTAGCTTGCGTCAGGCAGAGCACCAGCACTACGGTCGCGACCTTCCGGGAACACGCGAATGAACCCAGAGGTGTAGACCGCAGTCGGAACCGGAATATCGATCGGTTCCGCACCTGCCAGAAGCAGGATCGCTGCGCCGTTGATGTTACCGATGCCAGCACCGATAACTTCCCAGGCCGCCATCTGGATGATATTGGCTCTTTTGTTGAGCCAGAACTTCGGCGCCGTGAGGATAAGGAACTTGCCGAGGGCAGCCTTATCCGCGAAGCCGTAGATGTGACCCGGGCGAACCAGGCGACGATCAGTCTTGATGGAAGTGACGAAGGTGAATCCACCGACAGTCGCTTCCTTGTAACCACCGACGGTGATCTTGGTAGCGATCTCGTGGCCTACTTCGTCTGAGAACCAACGCAGGGTATCCGTGAAGGTCTGAGCGCTCATCAGGAAGACCTTGAGCTCAAGCTGACGGGCCAGCAGCACCTTCTGCAGGTCGGAGATGGTCTCACGACGGAAGTAGCTGTTGGGCGACAGAATGATGTTCGAGGTCTGCGGGTTCGCAATGGGGTCAGCCGTTGCGGTACCCTTGAAGAACGCGTCGACCTGGGCACCAGTGGTGAACCCGAGGAAACCTCCGCCCGCTGCCGCAGACTCGTTGAGACGCAGGGTGGCGAGGCCAGCCGCAGACTTGACGTGGTCAAGAAACGCGATGTCCTCCTGCTCCTGCATATCCTTGATCGAGTTCTGCTCGATGATCTTCAGGACAGGCTCACGGTGGGCCAGGAGTTCTTCCTCCGGCTTGTTGAACTCGTCCGTCGCGACCTTCTGGAAGCGAATCGGAAAGCGCTTGCCCTGGATCCAGGTGCGCTCAGGATCGGCACGGAAGTCGACCCGCTGGGCCACGGTCTGCGGCTCCAGAGGAACGACGTATTCGAACCCATCATGCACGCCGTTCGGATCGACCTGCATGCCGGGACTATTGGCGGTGACCGTTTGTACGTCCAGGATCTTGCGTGCAAAGCCGCTTTCACGGATGCGTTCCTGGATGTAGTCGCCGATCACCTGACCGGTTTTTTCGATAGCTCCACCACCTTCGCGGAGGGCATCGAAGAAGACCGGGTTGAATTCTTCGGCTGTTACCAGACTCATTTATGTGTCCTCCTCAAGACACCAAGTAAGAGAGCTTATCCTTACTTGGTACCAATGCTATTGAAGATGATGGTGATCTTCTGCGCACCGTCGTTGATCGCGTCAACCGTGGCGAACCGAAGATCCGATTCAGCGTTCGTCGGAGCACCCAACAGAGTCGGCATGCCCGTACCAAGAGCACCGCCGGTAGGACGGCCAAACTTGGCTTCACTCGGACGAACAGCGTACCCGTCCGCTTCACGCTTCATCGTCAGGGGCTCACCAACAGCGACGCTGCCGATGTCCGCATTGACAAAGAAACGATCGTCGTACGGCAGAGTCACACGAAGAGCGTGACCCAGAATACCGGCAAAACCACCGGCATCGAGCTGAACCGAGTACTGAGTGCCGCCAACTTCGTTCCAAACCGCCCGGTCGCTCGTCTGAGGAGCCTCAGGGTTAGAGAAGTTGATGTACACCATGCGGCTGTCCAGAAGAGGACCGCCGGCAACCGTACCCGGGTCAGGAAGATCCGCCACGCCTTGAGCGTTGCGAACCATAAGAGCGCCTTCAGGAATGTCGGTCTGCCCACGCGGCAGATTAATGCGCTCGAAACCCTCGGCCTTGGCGTCGACCTGCACAATGTAGGAGGTCTTTACCTGGCCGGTTGTGTCATTAAATTCAGGCATTGTTTCTTTCTCCTGTGCGGGCCCCTAGAACTGATCGAATGGTAGGGCCTCTCCATACAACATAGACTTCAGTTCAAGGACTCCGCGACTAAAATGATCGACTTCTTCGCCGCCGATAGTCGGCTGCCAAGAAGCAGCCTTGGACAAACCGGCCGTAGATACGTCCTTCCGATCAATGATGGAGCCGAAGCTTTCAGCATTATCCGAAAGGCCAAGTGCTACAGCCTTCTTGAAAAAATCAACCCCTTCTTGGGAAACCCTGTCGTAGTACTCGAAGACGTCTTCGGGATCGACTGATCCCTCCTTCACGGCTTCAAGCACAAACAAAGCAACCTCGTTGCGGGCCGCAGCCGTCTTAAGCTCTGTCTCCAGAGAATCAATACGGACTCGGGCTTGTTTGGCCACCTGAATCAGTTCTTTAGCTGCCTTCTCGTTCACGACGGCACCTGTCAACGGCAAGGAGGGAATCTCCAGCGGTGAGCATGGCATAGAACCCGAGCTTGACAGCCCGATGAATCTCTGCCGACGCTTCCTTAGCGGCCTCCTGCTTCAGATGTTCCTCGACGATGAGGTCGGGGTTATCTTCCCCAGCGTCTTCATCCGCTTCTTTTTCAACAGCATCAGGGGATGACCGAGGGACTAGGTTGTCCTTCCGGGCAGCCTCTACTGCGCTATTGATAAAATCCTTCAAATCAGACATGGACTAATCCTCGTCCTTGTCTTTGTCTTTTTCTTTCTTCTTGCCCTTTTCTTCCTTCCAGTCCTTGTACTCAGACTTCGAATCGGGAAGATTCTCGTGTTCACCAGCGGTGTCCTCGAGCTTCTTGCCGTCATCGTCCTTGTCCTCGGCCTTCTGCATCTTCTGCTTCATGGCCTTCATTTCCGGAGGAAGTCCCTTGGCCCTCTTTTCGACGTAATCGACCAGAAGACTGGACATCAGAGCGCCGGCGGCAGCCGCCTCCTCAGCCTTCTTCTGAATCGTTTCGTCTTCCATCAAGGCCTGGTAGTGGGCAAGTTCGATAGCAGTATTGAGTCGCTGAGCGGCGGACTTGAAAGTCAAGACTTCGACTTCCTCGTCACCATTCTCAGCAGCTTGCTTCGTCGCTTCCTCTTCCTGTTGGAGGTAGAGATAGCAACGGGCAATTTTGACCTGATCGTCGTAACCGTATCCTTCATACCGCGACAGAGCAGCATGCTTCTCTTTCTCGGAAGACATATGAGAAAGGGATTTGGCTACTTTCGTCAGGCTATTGTACTTCTCGGACATTTCTTCTCCTTGCTGTACTGACCCGACTATGCGTCGCGGACGCTCCTGTAGAGCTCGTTGGCCATGCGAACGATGGAGGGCGCATCCTCTCCATGCCCTTCCTGAAGCCATCCGCCTGTCTTGAACAGAAGAACGGAATCCAGGCATTGGCCAAACAGTTCACGATCATCATCGCTGTCGATCACCGAAGCGACCTTTTCAGAAAGCTCAACAAGGCCAGGTGTGACCTCATCCAACCATTCCGCAGCCGTTTTGACTTCTTCCGATTCGTCGGCATCGTAATCAGCCTCTTCGGCCTCCTTCGACGCTTCCTCGTCTTCGACGTCCTGCGGCTCAGTCGCTTCCGTGTCTTCAGCTTCTTTGTTTTCGGCCTCACTAGCTTCAGCAGCCTCAGCTTCCTTGATGGAATTGAAGTCCTGAAGTAGCTCGGCGAAGCTGATATCACTCATTTGATTTCTCCCAAAGTATCCTGTGCGTGGATCTCAACCTCAGTGTTTAGAGGCCCAGAGCCGCCTTCAGGACACTGCGGCTTTTGATTTCGTCCTCGGCCTTCTTGCCGGTATGGGACTCCATGCCCTTACCCTGGCTATCACCCTTCGAGTGAACCGGAGCGGGGCTTTCCTTGATGTCCTGCTCCTTGAGGTGCTTGGAGCTGGCCTCATCGGCAGGAGCCGGCGAGTTGGTGGGCAGACTGTCGCCCTCTTCCTTGGCCTTCGAGCCCTGGCCACCCACAGACGGGGCATCAGCAGCATCGGGACCGCCACCTTCGGCAGATTCCTTGGCCATACGGGCGATCTTATCGAGCTGATCAGCCGCACCGAAAGAAACGATCTTACCGAGAGCGTAGGCTTCGGCGGCAACCTTGAGCACACGCTCTTCGCTGTCGTCAGAGCCTTCTTCTTGACTGGCAACCTTGTTGGTCACCGGAGTTTCTTCCGTCTCTCCGTTGTCCAGTTGTTCCTGTTCCTCGGACATAAGAGACGCGAGTTTCTTGAGATTCATTGTATCCTCCTAAGGATAGAGACGATCCACGCACTGTGGATACCTTCGTCAATGTCAATGTAGAAAGTTTGACTGGTTCTACTTCTTTAGCGCCACCTATTCATAGCTGAATGAAGTTTCATCGACCCCAAAAGACCTGCTGCTGAGGTAGCCAATGGATGCTTAGCGACAGTGCGTCCTACAACACCAGGATCCTCACCACGCATCATCTTATCGGCATAGAATTGACTCATCAGCATCGGGGCGCCAAGAGCCGCAACCCCTGCGGAGAAGGGATAGGCAGGAGTTGCTCCCATACCTAAAGCCTCCGTAAGACCGCGACCCAAACCTTTTGCTCCTTCCCAGCCCCACTGAGCAGCTTCACCTACCTGCTTGGCTGAAGGTAGAGCTGCTGTCTTTTCTTGATCAAGGCCGAGAAAATTAGCGATATCGTCAATCGAGTAACCTTTTCGTTCCGTGGAGTCCCAGTAGTAGGCAAACTTCGCCCACTCATCGACACCCTTACGGACTTGATAGACTACTCGCTCATCTTCATTGGCTGTTTTGAAGAGGGCCGCCAACTTATCCCCGTTGCGGAACATATCACCCAGCATTTTGAGATAGGTACGATACGTTGAATTGGTTGCATCGGATGCAGCCAACTTTTCTTCAGAGAGATCAATTATCCCGTGCTTGGCCTGAGCCATCTTGGTGAAGACACGAGGCAGGAAGAACGGGTCGTACATCGACCTCTTTTTCATCAGCTCTTCGAGATCAATACCAGCCCAAATATCGGGGCGATACGAACCGAGCTTCAGAGATTTAGCGTCAGGAGTCTCACCCGGCATCAATACAATGCCCGCTGAGGTAAGGGCTGAGTATGCCTCGTCAGGACGCGTTTTCATGAGAGAAGCGACCTTGGGAGGCAGGGGCTCAGCCGTAGCCATATCGGCTTGAACCATACGGCGCTGAAGGGACTTCTCGAGGTTCTGCATTGAAGTACTCGGAGAGATGCCTTTGATGGCGCCGGGCACTTCTTTCTCGATATCACTCAGCTTGAGGCCAGCTGTGATTGATTTACGATCCGGCCAATCCGGGACTTGGATCTGGCTCGAGGCCACTTTCAGTAGAATCTTGGCTCCGCGATCAGCCCCGCGCTTCACGATCGAAATGTCAAAGAACTTCGGACGCGGGTTGAGCACTGCTGTCTTGCGTCCGTCGGGGTCGCGCTTGCCCATCTCATACCGGGCATGCTTGCAATAATAGCCTCGGTTTTTGGCTTTGTTGCCGCACTTGGTGCAGACATCATAAGCGACCTTGCAGTTGTGAACCGCAACCCCGGCGGCTACATAGGATTCATCTTCTTCCACCTCGAAGTTGTAAACATCGACTGCGTTACGACTGGCTTCCATTTCCCGCACAGGAGTGATGATGAACTTACCTGTGTGCAGGCGGTTATTCTTCGCCAGAAGAACGGGCGAGTCTTTGATTTTCAAACACACATCGTGAAGATCTTGTGCCCACTGTTTTCCGACGTGAATTACCCACTCATATGTGGTCTTCTTCGAGAGACCAGATCCGGCCTTGTGGGTAAGGCAATTGATTGAAGCACAAATATCCATCCGGGCCAGGACAGTCATCAACTGCCAAGCCAAGGCATCAGATCCGGTGGAAATGCTGAGTGCTCCAGAATCCAGACCGTGCCCGTCACCTTCTGCCCAGGCTCCAACGAATTCACGCTGGATGTCCGGATGCCACTGCATGAAGGATTCGGACAGCTTTTTCTGTTTGGCGTACGATCCACCATGGGCGTACAACCGCTCGGCCAGCTCCGCATCAAAAATCTGAACAGACACGGCGTCGTCACAATTATCCCGTTGACGTATTACAGGCGGGTTCTTCGTGCCGTACTTCTCGGCAAGCTCACCAATCTCGGTCAAGAAAATATCCGACGTATTGACGGTGAACTCTACGCCGCAAATGTCTTTGCTCTTGTTTCGAAGAACATGCCCTTCGGCAACATAATATCCAAGCAGACGGGCAAACTCACGAGTGGCGTACTCAGGTGTCACAACGTCCTGCAAGACCGGCTCAAGTAGATAATGCTGATCGGGATTGAAGCACTCGGCGTGAATCCACTTGGGCTCAATTCGATCTGCCTCTTCCTTGGTGACCCATCGAGGCCCTCCCGATTTACCTTTCTTGACGTCATCACGGTCTACGACAAGAAGAGGGTGCTCCTGAGTACATACAAAAGGCTCGTGCGCCTCAGGCCTGATCGCGAAGAACACGCCGTCGTACGGCCGCTTATGAAGCTCGGTCACCTTGCGGGAACGGCCTTTGTGAGTCAGTACGTAATCACCAACCTGGATATCTTCGATCGGCTTCCGGGAACCGTCGGCCATCGTAATCAGCGTACCCGCGATGAAGCAACCCATCGAAACCTCGACGGGCTCGCCCTTATCGATCTTCTCAACTACATCAGCAGCCAGCTTTTCCGAGATCGGCATAACGATCTCGACCCGGTGCATCTCGGGGTTCCAGTCGGCCACGATCACTTTGCCACCAATCGTGAGCTTAGGATCTTGGTTTTTGTGGTCACGAAAAGAGTAAGCGTATTTCTGGAAGGTGTGGTACCCCCAGTCCTTGTCTTCGTCTCCGTTGATTAGGGTCGCTTCTTTTTGACCCTCGGGACCCACCATGTGCTCAGGAAAAGCGTCTCCGTTACGGTTAGCCCCCCATACCTCGGATGAACCCAGGCCATGAACAAGGATGATACGGTGCCCGTCTACCGGTTCAGCTGTCTTAAGGTACTCCTCGATCTTAGGAGGAGTATAGCTGCGACTGGCATACTTCCCCCATTCACGACCGAAGATATCGACCGCAGGCGGCTCAAAATCATCCAATGCAGGAGGTGTATATTTGATCAGCACAACTATCCTCTCAAGAGCTTCGACAGAATCTGTCGTCCCAGAGTAGCGGCTCCGACTGTACCGGCACCAATAGCGCCCATCGTGGCCATCTCACTCGGATCCAATACAGGTCGCTTACCTTTGATCAGTCGACCTATCGGAGAGCCGGCAGCGCCTCCCAAGAGACCGCTAACGCCTCCAATCATAGTACGAACTGGATCAATCGTTGGCCTTTTTTCCTGCTCTACAGGATCATCGACGTAGGTCTCATCGATATCTCCGTAACCATGGGGATCCGCGCTGTGGAGAGGCTGACCCTGGATCGAGGGCAGGGGAATAAGATTAGAGCGGTTGTAGTTACGAGCTCCTCCACCCGTCGGCGGGTAGGGGTCGTTCGTATGCGTTCGGATTTGGCTATAATCAATCGGCATTACACGCCCATCATGCCCCGGGTCAGAGCGCTTCCTGCGCCACCCATAGCACCAGAGGCTCCCTCAGCCAGTGTCGAGAAGAACCCTGAGCGATCCTTACGGGCCTTCTGGACATCCGCTTCCATTTTCGCCAGGTTCTGAAGGGTCTGATAGGTCATGGCTCCGGGGCCGAGTTGCTGAAGGTTCGACAAGAGACCACCGACTGCGTTGGGGTCACTAGCAAGAGTGGGAGCGAATTTCTGGATCGTGGCATAGTTCGCAACGGTCTGACCCATATCGCCCTGCAGGTCCGGGAATTTCTGCGTAGCCGTCTCCAATACCTTACCGCCGCGATCCGCCATAGCTTTGTCGAGTGCTTTGCCGGCCAACTGGAGAACACCTCCAACAGCTGCCGGAACACCGACACCAAGACCGCCGGCCATAAGACCCTTACCCACCGGTCCCATGCCTTTGAACCACTTCATGATGTTGGCGTTCTTCTCGAGCTCACCACCTTCTTCGTCGATGTACTGAACCATTTTTGCCAGCTTGACCTGAGCTTCTCCAGGGAGAGTAGCGAGGTAGCAATAGAGGGCTCGAGAAGCAGCTTCATCATCGCCGGCTAGCTTAGCCTCAGTGACGTCAGCAACGAATCCTGCTACATCTTCAGCCTCTTGATCCGACATCTTAAGGTCTTCAAGGAGACTGCTGTACTTTTCAACCAATGACGGCATATTTACCTCGCCATACCAATACCCGTGATGCGCTCGCCCGGACTCAGAGCAGCTTCACCAAATTGACTCGCGGCCCGACCAGCACCTTCCAGAGCCTGTCCGCCGCCATACAACGCAGTGGCAAGGCCGGCAAGACCGGTACCCTGCCCGCCCTTACCGGACCCGAACCCAGCAGGACTGAACATCATCTCGTAGATACGTCCCTTGGGAAGGAAAAGCTTCTTTCCTTTTCCAAGCCATTTGGCGCCTTCATAAAGACCTTTGCCTCCGCTCACAAGCCCTTTAGCTCCACGAGCCATACGACCCGGAGCGGCCTTCAACGCCTCACCTGTCCCTCGAACCGCACTTCCTGCAAGGCTAGCCCCGGGGACTGGAAGTTTAGAAATCGCTTTTCCGACAGTGGCAGGAGCCCCGCCAGCAGCTCCTTTGCTGATCTCCGCCAACCAAGGGCTTTCAGCAGCAGCTGTTTTCAGATTCTCACCGGCCTGCTCGAGTCGTTCGAACTCGAGAATACCGCAGGCGGTAATCGCTTCATCCGATCCCATCTTTACGGCGTGAGCGAATCTTTGCGCCTCATTCGCAATGTAGGAATCGACATCGTCCGGAGTATTAAGTCGATGCATCGATGAAACAATAGCACTAGCCGTATCTTCGAGATGGCGGCTCAGAGGATCGGCAAGGAAGCGATTCTTGCACTCATCCAAAATCGTTGTGAGATGGATGAACAACGGATTGTTTCCGTTGACCACGCGAGTACCGATTTCGTCCTTACCGTCGATTTTTTCGGGATCAAACTCAAGAAGATCGGTCTCAACTTCGGTTGCTGTCTTCAGATACTCCTCACGGATGTCTTCAAAGACACCCTGGATCGCCGGCTGAAAATCGGGGGCCTGGGCCACAGCCAACTTATACAGGGTCTGATAGGGGATGCCGTTCCGGACGTTCTGTTGAACCTCGTGGAGAAAACGACTAGCAGCTTCCGCCGCCGCAAGTTTGGAATAATTGGCTTTCTGACGGAACTGTTCGGCGTACTTCTTCAGTTCGTCCGAGGATCCTCTGAGCAGGTGCTTGGTGGTGCGGAGCCTGGCGTTATCATCACGAATCCAATCCGGAATCGGCTGCGCAATCTTTTCGGATGCACGCTTCTCCCGGGTAAAATCGATTCGAAGCTCATCGAATCCGACTGAGGATACCTCGGCTACCTTCAGCTTTGATTCACCGGGATGTAGCAGATCCAGAACTTTATCCGTTTCTGCCATATTAAAAGTGAATCGCTTGTCCTCCGCTGTCTTGTAGAGACGGCGGTAGACCTCATGATTCGACTCTTCTACCAAAGCCTGAATCTGAGTCGGCGTTAGCTCATTGGCTTCTGCGACTTTAGCGACTTCCTTGTTTAGGTCTTTGGATTCGCTGAAGCCGGATGCGGCTTCGTTCACCATTCGACCAAGCGAATACGGTGTTATCTCCATTGAGTTCTCCCATGGCCTCATCAACAGGTTAGAGATTTAGCACCAAAAAGGCTGTAAGTCTCGGCCTAAGACCATGAAGCAGGAATTATTGTCCCGCTATCCAGGAGGTTAAAATGTCAGGCTCAGGAAAATACTGGGTCGCGGAAAACGGCGTAGCTCTGCAGCTACGCCAACCCCACGAAGGCGGAGTTGACCGCGACAGACTCGAACTCTTGGTCCGAGACGTTTTCGGGAAAAACATTCCCGGAGGCCTCACGGTCCTGGAGTTGTCAGAAGATGGAAACCGATGGCGAAACATCGGGTTGTTTGAGGCGTTCACTGCCGAGAAGTAACTGCTCCAAGTGTGGGTCGCTTCGCCTGTAGTTGCCTCTGCCCCCGGCAACGCGAAGCCCCGGAGGTCGATCGTAGTGGGACGGTCGGCCTCCACCACACTTGTTCCACTCCCATTTTATCGAGGACCCATGAAAGTCACAGGATACAAGCTCCGAGAGGAGCTGAAGAAGACGAACTTGAAGATCGATATGCTGAACTCTGAGTTCGACGACTCCAAGACCGGCTTCAAGGACGACGACAAGCGGCCGATGGACGAGATCACGCTGGATCTGTTCCGCGCGGAAGAAAAGGCCTGCCAGCTGCAGGAAGCCAACCAGCAGTACAACCTCAAGGTTGCGGCTGAAATGAAGTCCTTCGGGAAGATCTCCCTGGCCCTCATCATCAAGTTGGTGGGACCGGTCTCTCGGATCGAGAAAAAGTGGAGGCGGATGGCCGCCCCGAAGCGGGACCGTCGCCGCTACTACGACGACGACACGCGTACCGTCAAAGAGGCCGACAAGGAGTACGCGGAAAAACGGTACAGCCGGGAAGACGCCGGCAAGCAAGCTGAAACCTGGGCGGGACGGTTAGCTTCACTCCGTTCGACGCTCGCCACCCTGAACGCCCAGGAAGTTGAGATGGACATCCCTGAATCACTCTTTGAGTAGTTCGGAGGTGCTGGTGTTGGGCGAGACCAATGGAAAATTGTCCTCGAGAGGGGATGATTTACAGCCGGTCAAACCTATCTGTGTCTGGGCATCAGGGCAATGACTCGCCCGCCCACATCTGTGTCTAAGGTATAAGCCCGGTAGCTAATCTGCTCGTACTTATCCTCGACCAACATCTAGCAGGGGCCTCCGCGAGGGGGCCCCTGTTCCGTTTTCTTACTATCAGGAGATGCCATGACTGCCGAAACAGCCTTTAACGGAGAAGACGAATTTGAGTCTGAATTCGAATCCGAAGCGGAATGGGTCCACTATCGATTCCCTCCCAGCGAAAAAAGCGCGCTGTTCTTGTACCAAAAACTGAAAATCCTGGCCAAGAAAATAACCCTTCAACCAGGTGACCCGATGATTATCCCGTTTGTCAGTTTTTCTCGAGCGGCTGGACTGCGTACCCGGGTATCCAGGGAAAGAGGGAAAAGCTACCTGGAGGAAACTAATCTATTTTCAGTCAAAGAAGGGGCAGGGTCGTATGTTGTCTTTACCCCGACACCCCTAACCTATAAGTGGATGATGGATCAAATTTAAGGACCCTCCGGGGTCCTTTTATTTTACCTCGACTTGGTTGCACCAGATGCAACCAAATATGGCCTAAGAAAATAGAGAGGTATCTAGTCCTAAACATAAGGAGGTTAGCATGTTCATGGCAATCTTTTCGCTTGTCACGTCCGCTCTGCTGAGCGGGTCGATCTTCTTCACCGGCGCCAGCTTCGGGTCGAGGAACACGAGCCGAGAACCCAAAATGAGGCGATTGGCAATCTACACCGGAGTACTGGGGGGCGGTGCCGCCATCGCCCTCGGGATCTTGACCGGCAATCCCATATCCATCGTCGGTGGCGCCACGCTGATCCTGGCGTGCGGTGTCGATGCCTGGGCGATGCGTAAATCGCTTCGCCGTTTGCGAGGTCAGAAGACTTCGTGGGGTCAGACCTTCGAGTACCTGGGGTTCCAGGGCTCGACCATGAAGGCTGCTGCGTAGGCAGCTTTCGCGCGACTAATCTGTGAACTTGTCCAGGAGGTATCATGTTCACATTCATCCTCAGCGTTGCAACCGCTGCTCTTGCGGTTGCTTCGTTCGGCTGGGCCGCGTCAGAGGCCTACGGAAAGTGGACTTCCACAACAAGGAAGTTCGCACCGTTTACCCTAACGGGGATGGCCGGCGGTTTCCTGCTACTCGGAATCGTCGCCAATCCCCTCTTGATCGGTGCTGCGTTCATCGCCGGCATCGCGGCACTCTCGGCCCTGGTCTACATCAGGAAGAAAGAGGGTCGTGGACTCGGTGAGGATCGAGCCGTACCGATCGAGGAAGAGCAACACGAAGTGGTGACACCCGCTGCATAACAGAAGATTCAGCCACTTCCAGGGGCCCCTTCGGGGGCCCTTGTCTTTTTCTTTTATTTTATTTCGTCAACGAAGTGAGATCGTATCGGGACAGGGCACCGGCCAACTTCAACGCTCCAAGATACGAATACATGGTTGAGTGAAAGCAGTCGTCCGGATCTTTATGGTCGAACCTCATCTTACGCTTATCGGCGTCGAGCTCGACAAAGATCGTAGTGAAATCCTGGGCGAATTCCTTCATCTGCTCCCACTCGAAGAAGGTGATGCGTCCGCCCTTGATATCTTCGATAACCTTCAGGAATCCCTCGTTCCGGTCCAAGATGTATCGATGGGCCTGCTTATTCCATTTGATCAGAGCAGATTGAGCACCTTCCTGGACCTGGAAGAAGTTACGGTATTTCCAGTCATACTTGTTCATCAAGACAGCAGCCAGGGGTGCGCCGAACCCCCAGTCCGACATAACCAGGCGAACACCGTACTGATTCAAGAGTCGATGGATAATACCGGGCTGAGCCGAGAGCTCTGCTTCTCGTCCGGTAAACCGCTTCATGTAGACAACATGGAATTGCCCGTTCCTCAGCCCACCAATGGTTAGTGTGGTGTAACTAACCTGGGTCTGACCGCGCTTACGGGTTGCCCCGACACCACCAGTACCCCAGTCGATACCCGCCACCAAAGCCATACCGGATCTCTCGTAAGGCTGAAGCATCTTCTTTTTGGGGACACAAGCTCGAACCATGTCCTCTTCGGATAAAACAAGCTTACCCTCTGAATAAGACAGGCCAAGGCACTCGTTGAAGAACTGTGAAATCGGGTAGTCTTTGAGCTTCTTCCACAAGATCTTCGGAGTGACGTTGGGGTTCATCAATTGCGTAATACGCCAACCATCGTGCTCACCCAGTCTGTCTTCTCTTCCAGGAACCCAGATACCGATGCGGGGATCTAAAGTCCCTTTGCATTTATGACAGACATACCTCTCTGGCTCGAGAATGTGGACGTCTTGGAAGTTGTAGTGACCGCAGGACGGACACCGGATAAACCACTCGCACTGCGACGAATCCTGCCAAGATCTCTCCAGTGGGTTTTGAAAAGTCTTCGGAGTACCGCTTCGATAGAATTGCCGAACTTCAGGAGGAGCGTTACCGGCACACTCCTCGATCGGCCCGACATGATCTGAGATGAAATCTTGGTACTCATCGAATTTGATGCGATATGCAGTCAAACCACGAATCGAGTCGGGATCGAGATAAGCAGATCTGAAGTAAAAATAAGAGCCGTTGGTAAACTCTCGAGTACCGATCTGCCAGACCGCGTCTTTCCCTTTCGGTATAAACTTCTGAAGGAACGGGCTGTACTTGCACATCGGAGCAAAGACCATTCGGCTAAATGTCTGGGACTGCTCACCGCGAGGGGCCACGTAGAGTTGCCCTAAGCCGGGATGTATGGCCCCTTCAATAGCAGAGTCGCCACCGAGGTTGACCGACTTACCGACCTGACGACCACACTTCCAGGTGGTGTATTCAGACCGGTGCTCGAGGATCTCCTTCATGTAGGGTCGATCCGTAATGTTGTACTTGAGCCCTTCTCGGATGTGAATGATGACTGGGAAGGCGTCGGACCGATAGACCTTTTTAGGAGCCGGTTCCGCTGTCGCGTTTGATACCATCCTCGATCTCCTCGGCCGAGGTCCACATGCCGGCGCCTTGGACCACTTCCTTGCTATCGATTTCGCCCGGGTTCATGTCTTCTCGTTTGAGTAGTTTCATTTCTTGAGGCGGGGCTTCCTCAAACTCGAGCATTAAGCGGTCCATTTCGGAAACACCATCATCAACCTGAACTGCTTTCTTCGCCTCAATCAGAGAAAGCGTGTTATTGATCGCAATGGTACGCTTCCTCGAGTCTTCGACACTTACTCCGGCAGTGGCGTATTTCTGGTAATGATGCTGCTCAATAGAAATCATGTCATCAAGCATGTCTGAAGTTTCAACCAGAAAAGGTAACCGCCTTTCTCGGACATACTCATTGAACGACTTATTATAGCTCTTCTTGATGAGCGCGGTGTACTGGGTCGCCCCGTACGTCTCGACATGCTTGATCAATTCCTCAGGAGTCAGCAAGTCGTACTCGAAATAGAATCGATGGTACAGCTTCAGATCTTCAAGCGTGATGTCGAGCTCGTGAACCCTCTCCAGCACCTTTCGGATCTGAGCGTACTGAGCATCAGTCACCAGCATGGACTCGATTGATCTGCGAACGACCCCGTTTCCGTAGATCAAAGGAAGATCCGCCAAATCGGGATCTTCGAAAAGATCTTCGATGTCCAGCAAAACAAGCAAGTTATCGACCAGCATTCGGTTATTGTCATCCGGCTCAGTCTGTTCCCCTTTGATCCATGCTTTAATCTTATCAGGGGCCCTCTTCACCATCTCTGTCAGCCAATTCTTGAGGTAGGTCTGGGTAGGACGCTCCGACGTGATGAACAAACGATTCCGCAAGATGTCGTAGGTCTGCTTGGGCCCTATGGTCAACAGATAGAACACCAAGATCTTCTGATACGGAAAGAGGGGACGCTTTCCGTTTTTCATCGAGGAGTAGTGCAAGGCACCTAGTTGAAGGATATCTTCCTGGAGCGGATCAATACGGAAGTGGCGAACACCTCTGACAACCTTATTCTCTTCAGGAATGAAGAGTTCAAGGTCGGTGAGATGATCGAGACTGTCTTCAGCGAGATTGTAATCGGACAGGATGGCCTGTCGCGACAACCACTTCACTGACATTCCTACACCACCGACTCCTCGGCGTACACGGTCCGGAGGCGGCGGAGGTCGGAAATCACTGCATCAAGAGCGTATGCAGCGGAGCGAGCGGCGCCGTCATCGATCGGAAGACCAAGACGAGAAGCTAACAAGAGCTTCAGACAAACTTGCCGGGCCGAGTCCAGCAAGTCAATAAACTCAACATACTTCAAGATGTTCTCATCCGTCAAGATATTCAAGCCCAGAGCAGTGTCCAAAGTATTGGGCATCTCCTCATCGGCAAAATCTGCCGCAGCTTTGCTGAAGTCAAACAGCTTGAGATCTGACAGATCAGGAACATTACGGATCTGCATGGTGGCCTTCAGAGCAACGCGGGCATTTTTCTGGATACGAGGCGTTATCTCCTCGATTGTTTTAGCCAGCTTTTTCTCATCAACACCCGCACGCTTCTCCACCATCGGAGCCTTGAGGAATACAGCACTACGACGCTTGCAAGAGGCAAGAACCGTTTTCACTGATTCCGGCTCATAGAACTCACTGAGGAATTTCGCGGCCTGCTTCTCGGTAAGACTTTCCGGCAGCTCAGTATCCAAGGCTTCTTTGTAACGATCCTGCAGCTCGACCCGGTACTGCCCGTCATCGACCTTAAGAACCGACATGAACGGATCTTCGAACAGAGCACTACGCTTCTCCGCTTCCCGAATCTTCAAGGACTTGGGGTTGAGACGCATGAATGTCGCGCTCTCCGGCAAGAAAATGTCGGACCCGACTTTCGTACCGTCCTGAAAACTAGCATCTTTCTGGATCAAAAGTTGTGAACCGAAAGAGTTCTTCACGGCGTATTTGTCTTTACCAAAATCCCTTTCAATCTCCACAGGAGAGGTAGAGCGCAAACCGCCGTATTTATCCGTCCAGACCCAAGCTCCATGGTGACCGACTTCATCATCGGGAAGCTTGCCAGTAGTCTCCTCGATACCGCCCATCGGCGTCTCGGCCTCTTTGCCGAACCGATAATCATAAGCGTGCTTGGAAAACGGAACAAACAGGTTTCCCTTATCGATAGTTGAGAAGTGCCATCCGCGATAGATTTTGCCGTTCTGGCCCTGAACTTTGAAAGATCCGGTCTTGTCGATCGGCTCAAATTCATCGGTCTGAATCGGAACAGCAGCAGACTTCACGATCGAAGCTGTTTTGGCTTGATACTCAATTCCCTCGACCGGGAAACTACCGGCTTCCCCTAGGATGTCCTGAAGTATTGGGTCATTCTCGAGGTACTCTTCGCCTTCCTTGTTGTAGACCGTGGTAAAAGCATCCTCGTAGGAAGCCTTGTCTCCGATCATCGCGGCAAAAGTGTATTTGCCGTCGAACGGGGGGCGAGTATGAGTCAGGAAGACGTCAGCGATTTCACCCTGTCCCGGAGGAATGGGCTCACCAAATGAAGGAGAGTGCAGTACCTGACGAAGCTCGTCCGAGTTCATCGTGTAGTACTTGCCTTCCTTGAGGAACATATCGAACGGCTTGAGCCTTCCCTGCTCAACAAGGACAGGGATCTGAACACCTTCTTTGATTACGATATTGCCGACAGCATTACGCATCTCGGCATCTTTGGCATTCATCACCAGTCGATAATCTTCGAGAGGGATGTAGGGATGCTGCTCCGCCAAAGAATTCAGAATTGCATGATCCCACTGAGACATATCAGCGGGGAGGCGAGTATCGGCACCCTTCTCGAACTGTTCTGCGGGTAGGTCAAGAAAGAGGTCGTTCATCGTTATGTTCCAGCTCCGGTCGGTACAATGGGAGTGAAGGCTCCGCTGGGTCCAGTCGTCGGAATCGGTCCGGCGGTATGGATGTGCCCGTTGAAGACAGTTACCCACTCCTCGTTCAACTTATTGATGAGATCAACCAGGAATCGATAATTCTCGATCGTAGTCGTCCCGTTCAACGCAATCGTGCTAGCCGTAATATTGGCTGCACCCGTTATAGTCATTGTAAGTGCTGACACAGTCAAAAGTAGCTCAGATAGGCCGAGCGTGATGGTTTCTTCCCCGGTTTGCAGTGTAATACCTTCTGAGGACATCTGAATCTGTGCTTCAGTAATCTGTGCTAGGAGCTGTGTCGTGTCGATTTCGACGCTGTTGGCCTCTCCGACGGCTACGCGGACCTTGCCGCTTTGAGCCGACGCCAACATTTTTATGAATTCGCCCAGCTCAAGACCAATCCCGGGGTTACCGGATGACGCGGATTCAAGCTCGCCGCCCTGCCCTTTCTGAGTGACGTTGGGCGCAGTGTCTGCAGCATTAATGGCATCCGCCCCCATCACGAGTTTGAGGTTGTTCGTTTCCGAAACTCCCTGGGTCAATGACGGCTTGATCGAAATCGATGTCTGAGCTGTTTTGTTCTCGTCATCAGTTTTAGCTGAGACGGTAATACCGGGAATCTTGACCAGAAAGTGATAGCAAAATTCAGTAATGCGCCGACGGATACCGTTCATATAGCGGAAGCAGAATTTCCCCGCTTCAGATACAACACCACCAGCAGAGAATAGGAGCATCCTGGCGAAAGATGTATCTGATCTGGCTTCAATCTCTTTATCGTCAGGACCGAGAACCTCTCGCCCGGGAAGACGGTACGTGGCCTCCCCCTCGGGGGCGGAATCCGGTTGCCGGGCGTAGAGGTCATCGATCTCAGGATCGCCTGATACATGCTTATTGGGAACAGGAAGTGACCCAAGGATAGCCCACTGCATTGTGGGGGCCCGGAACACAACTACTTTCTGATCCCTACGGATAGCGCGGAGAACGCCGAGATCGAGAGCGCGAGCTTCGATAACCAACCCCCGATCCAGACGGACTTGATGAACGTCCCGATCTCGTACATACTCGATGACCGTTCCGGTATCGAACTGCATGCTTTGGTTGGTTGCCGGGCTATTCGGCCACATCGTCATCCCAGATGATCACGGGGTACTTCGGTTCTTCGCCTGCCATCTTGTTATATACATACTCGACAACAGGGTGAGAGTCCATTCCCTTGAGTTTGGTCTTCGTCCCATATGCCGGAGCTCTAGTTAGAGTTCTCGGGATCCTCTGGAACATCAGCGGGCCGATAAAGTCTTCTCTCGTGAAGGGAACTTCCTTGATCGACATCAAGTGAGGTTCGGCCTGCAGAGGACGTTTGAGTCCCTTGTTCATCTCAGGGATGTGGTTAGAAGAGACCACATCTCCGGGTTGTACATGATATTTCGCTTCGGCATCACCAGGGTTAGTTACTAACGCTTTGTCGATAAGAGGCCTCACGGCCGCTTCGTAGATACGCCGGCGAACATTCTGACCCGAAGCCTTCATTTCTTTCTCGATGTCGGTCAGAAGGAGATCTCGAGCTTTATCGATCCCCTTGTAATTCGCGAGCTCGCGAGGATGAACGACACCGTGTTGGGACAGCTGGTCACCGGCCTTGATTTTCTGTCCTTTCTTCACTCTCAACTTAAGCTCAGTCGGTACGAAATGTTTTGCTCCTCCAACAGTGACTTCCCAGCCACCACGATCAGTCTCAAGGATATCTTCGACTTTACCGGCCTGAGTCGACAAGGGGGCCTTGCCACGAATATTCTTCGGCATGTTGAAGATCTGATTGATCCTCCGATAGCCAACCTCGCCACCACCAATCTTCGCTCCGGTATGGAACGTGCGCATCACCATCTGGGTCAGGGGCTCGGAGATCGTTGTTCCGACCAAAGCTCCGATATGAAATCCCTTGTTGTAGAGACTGCCCGATTCGTTGGTTCCCATGCACTTCGCACAAACTCCGGTTTTGAGTGCACAGGTGGCCGGCGAGCGGACCTTGACGGTTTTCACCCCCTTGCCTCGCATTTGCTTCAAGATATCAGGGGACGCTAACTTTCCTTTGAATGAACCGTCAGCAATGAATCGACCGGCTAGATCGCTGTGGTTGACGGGCAGCTCAATCCCGTTCGTGGTCTTGCAATCCTCTCCACCGATCCTCAAACCAATAGTAGTATTGTTCAGTTCTTTAGCAAAAGCACCGGTGTCTGCTGTTGAGATTGCACGATCCGCCAGGCCTTTACGCATGCCGGGAAGAGTTGCCCAATAGGAACCCATATCCATTCCTCGAGCATAACCTCGAGTAATCGGAATCGGTACGGCAGCTCCCTTAGTGTCTTTTACTCCAATCGGGGCCATGACCATTTGCTGTACGTTGCCCTTATACTTGCCTCCGGCTCCGCTGAGGTAAGTCAGTTCAGCGAACCGGTTGTCTTTGAGTTTGTCCATTGCCTTTTCGGCTTTATCGGACCCCCAAATGATCGCTTCGACGGGATCCTTCTTCTTAGCCCGCTGCATGATCTTCGGAAGAATCGACTTGTTGAGTTTGTCGATCTGGGGATTATCGAGGTCATCCAGACCTACCGAGAAGCCTAGCTTCGAAGCGTGATCAAACCCAAAGTCCTTGAGCTTCGTGATCACATCACCGACCTGCTTGGGATGAGATCGGGCCATATCATTAATCACTGATTTGATCTTGCCGCCGGTGAATGGTTCGTGGTTAATCTTGTACTTATCCGGCAGTACTGAGTTGATCATGAAGTGGCCAGGAGTCCACGTTTTCCCTTTGTACTTGATCGGGGAATTGACGTCGATCTTTCGCTCTTTGAGCTGCTTCAAAACGTCCTGAGCATCTTTAACCGGAGTCGCTTTTCCTTTTACTGGCTTAGTCATGTAGTACAACCCGAACAGCGCTTCCTTTGAGGGTGCGTGGATGACCTTCAGATCTTTCGGGGAGATCAAAGTCTTTGAGGGAAGCTTCTTCCAAGACTCGATACGGGCCTTCTCTGATACCGGTATGTGAAGGGCGGCAGTGTCTCCATCAAAGTCTGCGTTTAGGCCTCCCACTGTCAGGGGGTTGATCTGGATAGCCTGGCCGTCGACCAGCTTACCGATAGCAGAAACCGTCGAGAACTTGTGGAGCGACGGGGCACGGTTGAGGATCACCGGGCGCTCCGCCATGGTGTCTTGAAGAGCCTTCTCGGCTCGAGGAGTCAGCTTCTGCAGCTCATCTCGTGCATCAACAGGGTTCAGGCCGTATGACACCACCATCTTCCGAATAGCCATAGGAGCGAATACTTTCTTCGCCATCGGCTTCGGAATCCCGATGTGATCCATGTGGAGTTTCGGATCCACGATCAAGGTCGAGCGACCTGATAAGTCCTGGGTGCGCTTGACCACCTTGGACTGGAATAGACCGGTCTTATTTTGTTGACCCGCGATTGTAGAGATGAACCCCTTGAAGTTGGCGTTTCGGGTCAGTGGAGTGGTGAGGCCCACCAGGCCTGCTGTAGCTTTGTAGAGCCCTGCCCGGACCGGCGCTAGAGTCTCGTTACCGATCTTGTGCTTCTTCAGATCCTCGAGAGCACGATTGATAAACAGGACCTCTCGATAACCGTGGTTGGGGTCGGCTACATTGAGGTTTCCGTCATCCATCGCATAAATTGGACGGGCTGTCGGAGGGACCACCGGAAGATACTTGTTGGTGAATGCCTCAGCCGGATTCAACTTCATCCGATCAAGAGACGACAAGTACTTGATCTTCTTCAACAACTTGGGCTTTTCAGTCTTGTTCGCAGTAGCCAACCGGGCTCGAGACGACCTCAGTTCCTTTTGGACGTCGATCTTAGACAGGAGACGATGGACTCCTTCGCCTCCGGTTAGATTATTGGTTGCATCGGACGAAACCAAGTTGCCATCCTTATCGACGAACTTTTTACCGGAGAGAAGGCCGTCCAACTCCTTCTTTTTTAGACCCGTGACCGCCTGAACCGGCTTCTCGTAAAGCGGGTGGAGGATGCGTTCGGCCAGTTCAATGTGAGACCATTTATCCGGTCCGCCCTGCAAGCCTCCGGTGATCTTCTTATCGAACAACCCGTTCTTTTCCTCGACCAGGTCAAACCCTGACGTGCGGACTACACCTGGTTCCGTGATACGACCCTTTGATCGCTTCAGGATCTCCTTGTCGGTAAAAGGAGTAGCCTGCAATGTGTCGTCTCGGTTGGTGAGACGGATGCCGGCACCTTCCAAATAAGAGTGGAATCGATCCAGGACTGTAGGTACCACAGGCTCCGGGGTGGGCTGACCGGTTTGATACGCATTCCAGAAATCCACATTCTGGTTCGACTTGATCCCAGAAGCGTCCTTCAAGAACTCGGTATGACCCCCGGCCATCAATGAATAGAGCTCGAGAGGGCCGATGGACTGGGCCGATGTAGAGATGTCCTCTTCATCGACCCCACCCTTGGCTGGGCGTCCATCAATGGTGTATCCATCGGCGTGGCCACGGGCTGACAGCTTATTACGAACCTGGTGCTTGAGCTTGAGCCAGTGTACCGGTCCGGAAAGGATGTTCTTGTGTTGCCTGTTATGCGTGGGGTCGTCAATTGTTTCAGTGTCTTTGAGACCGTGCTTCTTCAGCTGGCTTTTGACCCACTTGACCTGGCTGTCGACATTATTGAAGTTCTGAACCACCGTGGGTTTACCGGTCTTCTTGGAGACCTTACCCATGGAGGCTTCAAACATCAGACCCGGGTTCATTCGTCCCGGCAGACCATAGGGGTTGAATAGGACATCTACGACCTCCCCTTCCTCGTTACGAGGCATCTCATTATCGGGGACGATCTTGGTAACAATCCCTTTCGAACCCGCCCGCGACGACAGCTTATCGCCGACCTGCATCGGCTCCTTCGTCTTCACGAATACCTTGACGAAATTCGGGTTCTTGACGACACGGACAACCTTACCGTCAGTCAGCTCTCTCCACCGTACCGAAGCATCTTTGTAGGGTTTGTGCAGCGCTTTGTGGATCCGACTGTATTCGGTTTGCGGACCAAGCTTTTGTTCCTGGATCGCAGGAATAATGATTTGACCCGGCTTGATGGTGTCTCCGGGCTTAGGAAGATCATCTTTTCGATCAGAATCCCAATGCTCTTTCATGTCGGGAAACTGAGCGAATAGATACTTCTTACCGATCTTCACGTTGCGGTCTTTTTCGACCCGCATTTCGTGTTTGTGTTCCGAAGTCAGCTTCTGAGCCGCATTTTCAGAGATCACAATACCGTCTTCAAAGTTGTGACCCTTCCACGGTATGAAAGCAGTGGTCAAGTTCTTACCAAGAGCCAGATCTCCGTTTTTCGAGAAATTCGATTCGGTAAGGCGCTGGCCCTTCTTGACCTTGTCTCCAACTTTGACAAGTGGGGTCTCAGTCATGTAAGTCTCTGAGTTCAGCGGATAATGGTCGGGAATCTCGTACTTGGTCGACTTCCTCTCGCCTTCGTGACGAATGCTGATTACGCCTGGTTTGACCTTTGTGACTACTCCAGGTTTATCCGCAGCGGTCAGCATCGCGTTCCCGATAGCCTTGTCGTAAGGGACTCCGTGATACTCGCTCTGAACCAGTGGGGCTTCACGGTCCGTCAGGGAAACCGCTTGTTCGAGGTGGCGGCCGGCCATCAACATTCGCGCACCGCTGTTGGAATGCATGAACGGAACAGCGTTGGTTACGAAACTGAAAGGAGACTGAGTAGTCGGCAATACGTAGTCGACTTTTCGGGACGATACCTTATCGAATGTCCCTTTATTGATGGCCATCACCGTCTTATTGATCGGCTTGAAAGCCTTCGGCCTCTTGGGATCATCGGGTTTGAATTGATCCGGGAATGCTACTACAGATCGAGAAAGCTCAACCGGACTCTTAACCGTCATCTTCTTTTTCTTGGCATCCCAGACGCGACGATACATCTGATTACCGCGCTTCAACACACCCTCAGTGAGGTGGTTGGAAAGACCGATCTTGATGTCCTCCGCAGTATGCAGAGGGTCGATGAACCCTAGATGGGTGGGGTGAATATTACGCACATCCTCGGGAACCTGGTGGACCGTAGAAATGCCGCCTTCGCCCATGACTGTCACACCCTGGGATGTACCAAGGACATCAAGTGGGTTGTTCTGGTCGGAGTAGCGAGTGAACTCCGACATCGTGAACTCCGACAGGATCGGCTTGGATAGAAGCATCGGACCGAACATATCCTTAATCTTGGACTTTTCGTCGACCTGGAACTTCATTCGAGCCTTGATCCCGGGAATTGACTTCTTAAGCCGATCCCCGACAAAATCTTCTACAGAGTGGATCGACTTGAAGACCAGAGACTCCATGTCAGCGGGGAGACGCTTGCCGTTAGCTACTTCTCGAACTGCTCGAGTAGCATCAACAATAGCGTTAGCTGAGATATTCTTATGAGGCGTGTCGATAGTAGTTTGGGTAACGTCCGCATCCAAAGGCTTCGACTCAAGGAAGTTATTGACCTCCTTGATGAGCTCCTTCCGATCCTCAGGGGCCGGTTTTGAACGAACCTTGTCCCAAAAGCGCTTGAGCTCGTCACGATTACTCGAGACATTGATGTTCTGATCGTAGGCGTCCTTGCCGATTGCCCGGATAATCTTCTTCTCGGGTACGCCGAGATCTTTAAGGAAAGGAACCAATTTGAGGTTCGAGGTCCCCACCTTCATCAGGTACTCACCGGTCTTACGATTCAGAATGACGTCGTAATTAGCGCCGGTCGACGTAATACGCGATTGGACGTTGTCGTCCGAGGTGTAAGACGGGTAGATACCGGGGCGTCGTCGGAGCTGGTTGATGACCTGCAGGTCTTTACCATTGACCACAAACGAGTTGAGGCCCGTCATGTGGGGGACGTGAGCTAAGACCTGGTTTTTCTTGTTCTCAACAACCTTGCCGGTATTCTTGTCGACCAGCTCGAGATCTCCTCGAACCATAGAGAGGAAAGACCCCTCGTTGTCTTTAGCTTTTTGGATCTGGTTCCAGGCCAACATCCGGCCAGGATCGGCTTTGTCCATACGAATGTTCTTGGCCCTCAAAATGCGCTTCCGACCCTCAATAGGGAAAAAGTCGGATACCTGGCCTTTGACGTTGTCCAGAAGGCTCTGGAATTGCTCTTCAATCGAAAGCATCTACATCTACTCCGGATCGGCATGACGGTCGGTGTACTTGAGCGCGATCTTCATTCCGAGGGTGACACCTTGATTTTTATCCCAGGTCAGCTTTTCCATGTGGATCACGAACCTGTCAGTGTCGTTGAGGATAGCATGGTATAGCAGCTGATCCTCCTCGTTGTTCATATCGAGAATCTCAAAGTACGTGACGCCTTCCGAAGACATTGTAGATGCCTCGGGGCCATCCAGAAACTTCTGGACGTCGTTGTCGGTAGCTTTTCGCCGATTAGCCATTACAGCGACGGTGTCTTGCTGGTAGACGGTTTCTGGTCCGGGTTGGGCTTCTTCAAGCTTTCAATTTCTTTCTTGATCTGCTGCATCCGCTGCCGGATCTTGCGGGCCATCTCCGGATTGGTCTTCTCCATGTTACTGAGGAGGATATCTCGCTGTTTCGGAGTTGTGGTCTGCAGGAAAGCTCGAGCTTGCTGATCGATCAACTCCGGAGTCATAGAAAGCTGCTGAGCCTGTTGAGCCATGACATCAGCACCTCCCGGGGTAGGCGCCTGAACCGGAGCAACGTCCATCGGGGCCTGACCCCCCATGGTGCCAGGAGGCACTGCATCTGGTTCCTCCTGCATAGCCGGATCCATGCCCATCTGTTGCTGCATCATCATCTGCTCGGCCTGGGCTTGCTGCTGGGCTTGCATTTGCTCCTGCTGGGCCTGCATCTGCATCTGCATCTGGACCTGCATCATGCGGAGCTGTTCATCGTTCTGTTTCTTGAGGAACTCCATCTGCAGTTCCTGCTGTTCACGGAGCTGCTGGAGCTGCTGAGAAGCCTTCTCTCGCATCTCCTCTCGAGTCTTGTTCTGCTCATCTTCATAGTCGAATCCGAGCTCGGTAACCAGAGTCTCCTCGGAGATAACACCTTCCTGACGTAGCGATGTGATCAAGCTTTTCTGCTGGATGTCGTCCGCCATCTTGAAGTTTTCGTGGCGAATATCGATCTTCGGCAGAGAAGCGAACGTCGTCAGTTTGGGTACAACGAAATTGCGGAGCATGTCCTCCAGCATCAAAACGTAGTTCCGCATGTCGTTCTCGAGCACACGGAGTTCAACGTTAGCGCCGGAATAGACTGAGCCACCGAACAAGAAACTCGGGGGAACGCCCATGCCGCCGGCCATGACATCACGGAGGTGGGTCAGACCGTTCCAGTTATCCAGCGCTTTGCCTTCGCCGCGAAGATTGATGACGTCCATGGGGTACGGCATCATCCCAACGAAGTTGGGGTCACGGCGCCAGCGCTTGACGAATTCCTGCAGGTTTTCGCGCCACTCACCCAGATTGATCTGTCCGATCGGGTCCTGGGTAGCTGAAGCTCGAGGACTCAGAGCTGTCCACGGGATGATTCGTTCCAGCGAAACAGCTTCCTGAGCGCGCCAGATCGTATGATAGAGCCAGATGATCTTGAAGATCGGAAGGAACGGGATCGAACCCAGAGACTCGTCGTCCTGGCTGATCGAATCCGACTTCATGTGATAGATTGAGTCTTTGTCGAACTTGACTAACGCGTTGTTCTTGACCGCGTCGATAACGGCCAGGGGCAGCTCCTCTACAAAAAGCTTGATGTGATGCGGTCGGGCCGTTGAGGAACGAAGAACAGCAGCAACCTGTTTGGGGACGGTATAAGTGTAGACGTAAGTCTTGGTCACCGGCTCATAGATCGGCTGGATCAAACGGGGGTCGATCCGGATCAGCTTGATTCGACGACGGTTCTTGACTTGCTTTTCTTTGACGTCCATCGGCCCGTTGTAGTCGCACCTCTTGCACTTGCCGTAGAAGGTGAACCGATTGAACTTCCAGTCCGAGTTTCGGAGGAGCTGTTCGTTCTTGCACTTCCTGCAGGTCAGGTACTTTTCGTGGGGCCAGATAAACCGGGCGAATGCGTTACCGTAGGTGAACAGGTCAAGAAGCATCCGCTTCTCGAAGCGCTTGTAGTGGAGCTGCTGGTCCAGCATGTTCTTCCACTTCTCAGTCGCTTTGCCGCTATCGGTATCATAGACAAGGTCGGTAGTGACGTACCCCGATAACTTGTTGATGATCTGAGCGAAGATCGGGTTGATCATGAAGATGTACTGCGCCCAGCGGTACATCTCCTTCGCGGTAGTCGGGATGAACTTATCGGAGATCCCAAAGAATGAGTGAGGATACTGCTTACCTGGCTCGGTAAGAGTCGTCTTGTCGGTGAGTAGTCCGCCTTGTCCAGCCATGGTTTACCTGCTCAGTAGCCCTTTGAGCTTGGACGCGAGTCCAGGAACTTTCTGGGCTGTCTCGATTGCGTAAGGAGCCCCCATCATACCCAGAGCAGCGGCACCTGCAAAAGGCCAAAACCCTGATCCGCCTTCTTTGCGTTCCTTGATACCTGCAGCAATATCTCCTCCAGCGAGGGCCCCGTAAAGAGGCAATTGTACCGCTGGATGGTGTAACATCTCTAACGTCTTACTTGTAGGGTTTGAGAGCTTATTCATTTCAACACCGAATTGACGTAATCCTGTATCAAGGACAGCTTGTTCAATTGAATTGAAAGCGGCTCGTCCTCTTTTGGTTCGTACGTCATGCCTTCTTGGTGGACCTTTTTGTACTCATTCGACTTACCGACACGTTCGCACAACTCTTTCAATTCGGGGTTGGTATAGTCTTCCTGGGCAAACTCCAGACACTCGGGATAACACACGATACCCCAGTCATGCATGATACCACGGATGTAATAGATGACCTCACGGTCGAACTTATTTTTGGGCTTGAGTCTGTTCATCACGCAAACACCCGCTGCGATTTCAGCGGGCGAAGCAGCCTCGATCATCTGATGATCCGGCTCAAACCCGCTGAGAGCGAGAACTACCTTCTCGAAGACGATCGCATCGTTCCAGGGTGCTTTACTGATGTGACAAGTTTGTAGGGCTCGAGCTTTCTCGAGTACCCTCTCATCAGGTTCTTTTTCCAGCTCACCAAAAGCTGACGCTACGAAATATGTAACTACCTCGGAGCTGCCAGGCTCCCCGGGGTAGCCGGGCACTTCTTTCTTGAGGGCAGCATCGAGGTCCAGAGGGTTAGCGTCTGCCTTCAGGACCTTATGCGAGATCATTATTTAGTCGCCTTTGACTTGATAGGAACTGCATATGAATGCGAGACCCTATCATATTCTCGTCCCTCGTGCGAGCGAGGACGATTCAGATGCTTCTCCTCAAAGTTCTTACGCTCAACGTTGACCAGACTGTCGTCTTTCTTGGTGGCATCGCCGGCCCGACGAGTCAGGGCGTCCACCATTGAGTCAAGATAGCGTCGCATCGCCGGCGAAGTGTCTTTATAGAACTGGATCGGATCAGACCGGAACTGTTCCATGCCTTTACGGGACAGAACGCGGGAGAGCTCATCGTCGTATTGAGCGACAATGGATTGGAGGGCGTAGGTCCGAAGGTCCTCTTCCGGATTCCCCATCGGAGCCATCGCTTCTTTCTGGCCCCCGTAGACCGCACGGTACGGGTCGATGACCCGACCGCCTTGGTAATACCCCAACTTTTCGACTCGGTACTTCTCGTCCCAGACTGAGAGCTTCTCAACCACTCGCTGGGGATTGTCGTCTTTCAGGAGCTTACGAAGCTCGATGGTGGCAAACTTCTGACCAGCATCTTTTGCGAAATTCTCGCGTTGCTGAATGGCCAGGCGCAGGAGCGGGCCGGATCCGTTTTTCTCCGAATAGTCGGTTACAGTTGAAGGGAGCTGCATACCAACTTTCTGTCCCATCTCGTGGAGCACCGTAGCCCGGTTGCAACGTTCCGAGAGATTCATGTCGTTGATACGAGACTCATAGCGGTGCAGCATAGTCTCAACAGCCGCCTTCTTGTCCTCATAGACTACCTGGTCCGATGAGGGGACACGACGAGCATCCACCACGCGATCCGCCGAAGCGGTCTTGGTACCGGCCAGGTCACTGACCGAATCCGGGATAGCTACGCCGAAATGCCGGCAAGCCTCTTTGATCCCGACAGCCGCAGCCTCAGCCAACGAAGGATGGAGGTTCTGGCTCCACTCATCGAAGTACTGCGCCGACAGTTTCGTCGCAACTTTGGAGTAAACAGGGTACCGGCGGAACAGACCGGTGTTGCCTCGGACCAAAAGAGCAAACGCATCATTAGGTAGATCAGCATGCTTATCGAAAGAGATCAATTTCCCCTCGATCAGCGCCATCTTCTCCCGATCGTTCACGAAGTCCGGATCATCGGTGAAATCGAGAATGGTTCCGGCCAGTTTCAGCATGTTGGTGTCCTTACTACTCAGTCAGCGTTTCCCTCATAGCTTGCATGGGGTCTTCTTTTACTTCGTCCGGCGCCGGAGGCATACCCACCATCTCGCCAGATGCTTCGCCGGACACACCGGTCACGGCTGAATTCAGCTCTTTGAGCTCCTGCTTGAGCTTCATGTTTTCGATCATCTTCTTGAGCTGCTCGTTCTCCGATTCAATCGGATCTTGCATTTCCTCAACTGGAGCTGCTACGTCAGTAGCACCAGGCCCAGGCATAGCGCCCATAGCAGCAGGAGGAGGACCGCCAGCAGCACCACCTTCACCGGCCATGTCAGCGCCAAGACCTTCCTTCCGAAGTGTTTCGTCTTCATCAGCACTCGTCTTCTGCAGCTTCTTGATTTTCTTGTAGGCTTCCTGAGTACCACGCTCGCCCGACACACCGACTCGGCCCTTACCCTTATGCTTTACCTTTTGGAAGGTACGGGCGGCGTCTTCAGTGAGCTTCTCAGTAGGAGCACCACGAGCCTGCCGCTTCGAAATACCCTCAAGCTGTCGGGTCAAACGGCGAAGACCGGCACCCTCTTTCTCGAGGATGTCGGCGATCTTGTCGTCTTCACTCTTGAGCACAACCTCTTCGATCGGGTCAATATCGCCAAGAATGGCGTCGATTCGCTGATCTTCATTCATAGCTACCTTGCCTTTTCCTCGATACTTACGGCGTTTTTCTTCCATTGCCATAAGGCCTCCCCGGCGTGTTTCCGAAGCTCTCTGCTTCAGTCCCTCCGATTTGACCTTTTTGGCTAGGTTTACTGTCTTGGGATCCTTAATGCCTGCCTGTTGAGGAGTCTTTCCCCCGAGCTGACGAGGCGTAACACCCTTTTTTCTTGCTGCAGAAGTCAGCCGGTCTAACCGGGCCAGTCCGCCTTCTTTCTTCTCCGGCAGGTCCTTCCCCTTAGGCGTATGCTTCTCCCACCGCTTTGCAATCTCGGGATGCTTAGCATACATGTACCGGCGTTGTGCCTCTGACTCGAATGGCATTACCTCTCCGCTAAATTAGGTTCCTCTTTATTGAGCCGGTTCAGTAGTCCACGCAAGATTCCGGTGTGTTTGTAGGCATCCCCGTCTGCATAGGGCTGGCCTCCTCCACTGCCGAGCCCATTACCAGCGTAGAAAATGTGCTGCATCTCAGGGCTATCAAGACGAGTGAACTCATCGACTTTGCGATAAGGTCCGTTTCTTCCTACGAATCGACCCTGGTTCCTTACCTCATCCATACCAGGCCCTCCCATAGCCAGAGAGGGGGCGGTACCGGCTACTTCCGGTAAACCTGCAGATCCGGGACTTCCAAACTCAGAGCTATGCTTGGCATATCCAGGTCCGTACTGGTACCCTGAGAAATCTTCATCGAACGAGTAACCTCGAGGCTGGAAAGACGGCTGAGGATAGGTGTAGGATCTCCGCTGAGGAGGTATCTCTTCTTTGGGTTTGGGCTTAGGCTTGCCCTTGAACATTGAACGGGCTCTATCAATACTGCGTCCCGCTGCTCCGCCGAGTACATCGCCGACAGCACCTCCAGCTAATCCGCCGAGAAGACCGGAACGCATCATCAACTGACCACCTAAGAGACGGCCGGCTGCGCTGCCCATGTGCTCACCTTTTTGTTCTGAAGGAGCATCTTTGATACCCCTGATGAATCCCATGCCGAGAAGCTCAGGAGCCACCAAACCAGCAGCAGTCAGAGGAGTTACATCAAGAAGGGCCTTTCGTGCGCCTCCAGGCTCAGCCAACCGCTTGAGGTGTCCGCGCTGTCCTTTGGCAAAATGCTTGACTGCTTGGCCGGGCTGCTTCAACCATTTACCCAAACCGGGTAGGTCAGCTTCGGGGAGTCCTCCGCTACGAAATAAGCCCTTATTAGCCCATCCCCATAGATCCTTCAGGGCCCCCGTCAATGCAGTCGGGGGCACTTTTCCAGAAGGTGGCGCAGCTGTTTTCCGAATCCTATGCATTACGGAACAGTATGACCGAATGGACCTCTCTGAAGGACTGCCGGCTGATTGACCTGGATAGAACGGAACTCAGCAGCCGGCTGATCCGGGACCTTGATTAGTTCTGCGTACTGCAGGTCCGGAATCAGAAGGGTTGCATCAACTCCTCGACGAAGAGGAAGAACGAAGAAACCGTTGTCATCCGTTTGAACCTGGGTAGAGATCGTCCCTACATTATCGTATCGCGACGGCTCCCTCTTATAGACGGCACTGACATTCGATTCAGACAGAGTACCTTGCTCGATCGAGTAAAGAGTACCGTAGACCAGACAAAGATCCGGGTCGGTCAAGGAGGCTATCGATTGGGCTGCTGAAGTTATCGCGAAGAAGTGCTCGACATCCACGATTGTGAAGGTAGCCGGTGGGCCGCCCAACGTAGCGTTATAGTTGATCTGCCAAAGACCTGTCGGCCAAGCTGAATCAACCGTAAAGCTTCCGTCGTACTTTCCGGGAACCGAGGGATCTTCTGTGAGGACCACTGCGCCGCCTAAACGGTCGGTCTGGTCGGGATCCAGAATTGTATCAACCGTAAGAGTCGCACCTGTAACCGGCGATCCAGCCTGCCACAGGAAAATAGAGTAGTCCAAAGTCTGACCCGAAATGACGGTGCCGACAACGCCTTTAACTGCTGTCCTATCGATGTCAACGGTGTCACTTCGGATTAGGGTGTTTACGCCTTTCAAACGTCCTTGAAGACGAACACCATAAGTATGAATCTCATCATCCGGCACATCTTTGGTGATGTCCCAGACAAAGTAATGCTGAGGGGGTGCAATCAGGGAATCCGGGCAGAAATCCAGATCTGTAATACCGGACATCAGGGTATGATCCCAATCCGGAGTCATCTGTGCCGCATCGGTAAAGGTCCCGTTGAAGCTGTATTCGAATCGAACCAGATCTCCTCTGAAGCAGGTCAAAGGATTAACCGGACGTTTCAGCGAATACGCTATCAAGACTCGGCTGGCATCACCGAGACCAGCCTGAGCGACTGACGTAATCTCGAGATCAGGCAGTACGGGCTCGGGGGCCTCGTAATTGGTGATGCCAAATACCACGTTGGACGGCGCCGAGAAATCTCCAGAGGTATCGACAGCGTACGCTACTACTACGTAGGACCGATTTTGGTTCAATCCGGTTAGAGTGAACGAGGGGTCGGGAGCAGGATCTAGGGTTACCGTAGATCCATCGATCAAGTCGGTGGCTACTGCTACGGTATGATCGTAAGTCGGATCGGTAGGAGGCATGAGAGTACACGAGATCTCATCGATCGTAGCTGTGATAAGCGAGATTATCGGAGCAGCAATAGGCATTACGACAAGTGCGGGATAATCGGACGTGCCACCAAGGGCAGCGTCTCAAGGTCTGCAGTGGCCGTGGTCGGAACCACGAATTCTGCATGAAAGTGGGTATTCGGAATGTCGATCTCTACAAGGGCTTCTTGTATAAGATATGCCCCGAACACGCCGTCAATATTGGTGTGGACTCGAATCTCTTCCTTGCTGATCTGCCGACTCTGATAGAACGGCTGAATTTCACGAGGCTTCAGGGTCTTACGGGTACCATAGTTTTTGATCCCAAACCAGATTTCTCGATCGGCATCGGGATTCCCATCGAGCCCTGTGGCGTACCCGGTCACAAAACAGAGCCGCGCAGTGGTGCGGAATCTACGAACAACTCGGGCTTGGCCTGCATTATCCCCGAAGACGATGGGACGGATCTCGTACTGCACCTTTTGAGCTGTAGGCTCGTCAGCATAGACCGTATCGTCGACCAGCCAGTGGACCGGTGATGTCGAAATCAGAGAAGGGACTCCAGTATCGATTCGCCACAGCTCATAGGTTTTGGCGTTTTTGATGTAGTCGGTCACAACTACAGTCTTGTAGGTGTCGTCCCAACCTTCCGGATTGAGATCCACAGGTCGTGACGGAGGGGACGTAGTCACCGGAGGACCTGCGTCCGTGGTTACCGCCAAGATCACATAGGGGTCGGTCACTGTAATGCCAGGTCCCAGCACCGCAGTCGGCGGAGTCTCCCCGGGAAACGAGGTGACCACAGATCCTGTTACAGGATCGATAAGAAAGATCTCAGTGGTTGCTGCGGGGAACAGAGGGTCCTGGGACAGACTAAAGGTCAAAGTCCCAGTGGCTGAATCAGCGGCAGTCAATACGATGGTCGGCGGTTCCACTAGTCTTTCTCTTCGTTCTTCAGAAGTCGGAAGTTGCGGTCAAATAATAGCTCGATCGGATCGCCTTCTCTATCGTGGATCATAACCCGACCGTCTCCTAGATTTTGAACACCATAGTGTAGGTCAGGACAGATCTTGGTATGAGTCCTGAAGTCGTGGTGTTGCCACTTCAGAGCCTTACCACAGTAAGGACAGCGTCCTTTGAAAATCCTCCATAACCGCTTGATTCGGCGGATGATGTGCCGACGAGGCCGTGAACTCATTGGAATACCTGATGTGCATTAAGAAACCTTCTTAGACGCAGAACGAGCAATCTCTTCGCTCAGTCGACTGACACGAGAAAATTCCTCATCCAGCTTGGCTTGCTCCACGGTAAGAGCGGCCTGACAAACGGCGGCTTTATCCTCCAGGACCTTTCTCCTCGTTTTGGTCTCCTGTTCCCGGTTCTCCGGGTCCAGTGTTTCCTCGCTTCCCTTCTTCTCGTCCTTCAAAACGAGCCCATTGGAGCTTGAGCGTGTCAAGATCGCCATGAGCTTGTGCCATAATCCCATTGGATTTCTCCATGTGCTGCGAGAGAGCCTCGAGCGTACGAGCAAAACTGGCAAGTGCTTCTCTAGTTTTCTCGGCAGCCCTCAGCTGCTTCTCAAGCAATTCGCTTTTCTCTGCGATCACAGAAAGCATAAACTCTTCGTGCGTCTTAGCTCTTTCCCCTAACAAATCCTGGAGGCGTTTGATCTCCTTCTTACGTTCGTATCCGACCCAGAGAGACAGCACCAAAGCGCCGAACGGTCCCAGGATCAAAGATAGCCAGGCGGTGCTGATCCCTGACTCTATAGCTTCCAACAAGAACATTATAGCCTCCCTTATATCGTAGCCTGGGGGCTAACAGCAGTTCCGCCTGCAAATCCGGCCGTATTGACAGCGGTGTAAGTACCCGTTCCTGTCGTATCCCTGAATGTATTAGGGCCTACCGCCACTAATGCTGTTGCAACACCGGCGGAAAAATCAAAAATTGTGGCGGACCCTCCGAGGTCCCCATTAATCCAATTACTCGAGATCCTCACCGTTGAATTAGCGACTGCTCCCATCGTCAGAGCATTCTGGGCGTTATTGGCGGACCCGGTAAATAAGATATCGTTTTCGAACAGAGAAACCTGCGATGCTGCCGAAGAGATGCGAGCCGTCTCGTCAGCAATGCGAATCTCGCTTTCTCGAATATATCCTATATCTCCGGGAAGAAGGTCGTACTGTTCAATCTCCACCACTGAATTCACGATTTCAATCATCGTGGAGAAAGGCATGGGCCGAACACCTAATCCCATACCCACGCCATGCATCTGATTGATCTCCCGAATTTCCCGAGGAGTACCGGGGGTATGCGGAGAAGAAATTGAGTCGAGGAAATGAAAATCTTGCTTCACGTTAGCTGCAGTCAGCATAAATCCTTTGATCCCTCCATTAGTTATGTCCGCGTCGATGTAGTAGGGGTTCGCGGCGTCACAACTAGGAGGAATCACTAACCACTCTTTAGTGGAAGCGTCTCCCCAAACGGCGTTAAGTGCAGCAGCATCCGTGGCTCCAGTAGTATCCCCACTGGGATCAGGCAGGACAGTGAATGGCGGATCGATGGTTGTAATAAGGCCGTCCAGGTAGATCAACGCTGCATTGATGGACTGACCGGCAGTAAATCCTGAAGGGAGTGCTGTGGCTTGCAAGTCACTCCCGTCGTGAAGGAACTGGAGAGCCTGCAAGTAGTCAGGCTCACCACTAGCTACATCGCGGCTGCGATGGAAATGGCGCATAAACTCGAATCGACTTACCTGATCACCGTCGCCCTGAACCCGATCAATCGTTTCATTGACGTTAGGCTCCATGAGGTAAGCGCCGGCACGCTTGTAAACACCGGGCTCTACTTCAATAGAGAGAGGGTTGGTCGTTGCGGTAGAGGGAACTCCGTCCGTAGCCTCGAAAATCAAGTTGGTATAGGTATCGGGAGCGGCGGTAGGCGTGCCGGTAATTGTTCCATCGGCATTGAGCGTCAGTCCAGTAGGTAGGGGATCAGACGCCCCGTCCAGAGCCCAGGTGTATGGCTCGACACCGTCCACAACATCAAGACGAGCACTGTAGGGCTCACCTACATATGCTCGGGGTAGGGACCGAGTTATAACTTTCATCGCCATCCGCTGATCCTCCGTACATCCAGTATGGGCGATAGATGCGGCCTAAGAAGATGAGTGGAAATTATCTCGCGGGACAATTCCGTAAGGGGGATGACCGATCTAACGATCATCAGGAGCAGCAGGTAGCGATAGCTGCCGCACCGGGGGCCCTTCGGGGCCCCACCCCTTTTTTACTTGGTTTCATCCGATGCAACCAAGTCCTTTTCTTTTAGGCTAGATTCGTTCGACAATGAGGATCTTGAAGTTGAGCGGATTCATCTCAGCAGGTGCTACAAAGTGGTAGTGGTTCTTCGCTAAGACGAATTTGCCGTCCTTCTTAGGGTTGTCAGCCGAGTCCGCCACTTTAGTGCGGCCACCATGGTTGTGTTCGCGCTCTCCTCCGACGGGATCTTCGACAAAACCATCGACTTGAGCATCTCCGGTAGAATGGAAAACGAGAAGATTGTCTTCCTCACAAATGGTTCGATATCCGGGAGGTGCGGGATACCCCCAATAGAAAGCACACTCACCTCGAGGTCGACCCTGCTCTGTAATATCGTCGACAAAGCGGACTGTGCTGTAGTTACCGAGATAAAGGCCCATCTGACCGAGATACAACGAGTTGTTCGAATTCCCGCTCAAGGTGACTTTCACAACAAACTGAGTTGCATCGTAAGGTGGTGTGACATTGAGTCGGAGATTCCCGCCGGCTCCGTACGCAGAGCTGGGGACATTGATTGACTCATCGACTCGAGTGCCGTAATCGATCTGTAGCTTAGCGTTTACCGACCCCGCATCTTTTCCCAAAAACATGAACAGAGTTGCAGCTCGATCTAGTAGATGAGAGAAAGGGTCGATCGATTGTTCGAGAACAACCTCTCCAGTTTCAAGGAAAGTGAACCGGACTGGAGAAGTACCTGCAAATCCTGTTACTCGTTCTCCTGAAACGGGATCTCGAGGTTCAGTAACAAATTGCCCCTGGGCACCAGAAATGCTCCAGTTCGCCATAAGAGACTCGGTTGGTGCGTCTCCACCAACGTCGAGAGTCAATGAGGGGAAGGGGTCGTAAACCCCTGCACCACCGTCATCTGTGACTTGGAAAGCGTAATCACTAGCAGGCTGATCGGTAATTGGTGCATCGTCGTACGTGGTATAGCTGACGCCCCGGAATATGCGGTTCAGGCTGCCGTTACGCAGCCAGTTGATCGCGTGGCCGAGCCCCGCACCCGCAGCTGAAGATCCCAGAGCCATTACAACTTCTCACAGATGATGAACTTACGGTACGGCGGAATGGCGTCGTCCGCGTAGAATTCGTGACCGTGGTTACCACGACCAGTATTGGAATTCGCACCACCGGAGTCTAGCTCTCGCTCATCAATGTCAGCTTTGCTGCCGTAGTGGCTGTGCTTAGCTGATGACTTTTCGATCACATAATAGTTGTTCACGGTGGTGGCATACACCGTAACATCAGTAGAACCCCCGGTGATGTCTTGTACTACGACCTCGTTTTCCTCGATATTCACAGATGTGATCTGATATGTCGGCCCCTGACCACCTGAGGGAGCTAAAGGGTCCCCGTCTTCCGTTGTGAAGGTCAGGATATCATTGAGCTCCACACCTGCCGTATCGAGCTCGAGTTGATCAGCGGCGAGAGCCACTGCATCAGTACCTCGCTTCGATGGTTTTTCTAGGTCGCCGGCCTGCGAAGACGCGTTAGAGAGAAGCGGGGCAGTCGCTACTACTAGAGCCGATGAGCCGGAACGAGGAGAGTGGTCTCCCCGGACATTGAACAACGCTGAAGTCGGGTTACCTGTCGGGATGTTGAGATGACCCCCCGGAGATAAGGCACCGCCGCCGATCTTTTCCCAGTCAGCACCGGTAACCGTGTCTGCCACGGAATAACCCTCTGTAACGAGCTGGGCATTAGTCCAACCAGCTGTAACAGTTCTAATCTCTACTACTGTGCCCACGGCTGTTGCTACGATAACAGGGCTCAGATTCGTATCCGTATTGATCGCGGCTGCTAGGGTCGCTGCATCGGTGAAGTCTATCCCTTCAGTGAGAGTCACCGTATTAGGGAACGGCGGGTATCCGATCTCAACGGTTTCACCAGCAGTTAAGCCGGCAAGGTCGATCTCGGCCCCACCAATTCGGCCATCGGAAAACTCGACGTCCGACATACGAATCGACATGTCGAGGGGGCCGGGGTTGCCAGGGGCCGCAGGACTATCCTCGAATACAATCTCGAAAGTTCCCGACAGAAGGTCAGGAGGAACTTGCCAGTCCGTAACAGTAATCTCGGAAAGATCGGATACAGCGTCGTAAGTAATGGTGACTACAGCGTTCTGGAAGGCTATCTCTTCCTTGAGCTTCTTGTAGCCTTCAGGCGCCTGGGATCCCGCCCTCATGAGGATCAGGTCCCCCCGACCAGTCAATAGATGCAAATGATCGGGTGGAACAGGCATTGCATCCTGAACCGTGCCGGAAGGCACAGGAAAAGTCGTTGTAACCGGCATGTGGTAATTGCCGATGAACAATCCCACATCTCCGATATCGATGCTGCCCAAGCCTGTTTCACGCAACTTGAGGTTGATGTATCGAGGCTTCCGGGGACGCTCGATAACGAATCGATGAATCATTTGCTTGGTGATGCCGCCAGGGTTAATGACAGAGTCATAGGTATTACCGCCGGCGATTGTGATCGGTCCGACCGCGTCAGCAGCCATGGGAAGTTCACGGATCAACTCGATAGAGGGGGTGACAGCTGTATCGGGTTGGCCCGACGGAATCGAGTAGACCAAGGTCAGATCGATCAAGTGGGTATCGAGCGTACGGATCACGTTGAGGACATGACCAACAGCATTGACCGATGGGTCAGGGACAGTAACCGGTTCGAGGATCGCCACAGTATCGGAAGTCACTGAGACCACCCGATACGTGCCCGATCCATCAGAATCAGTGAAATTAGCGACTTGGACGAGATCGCCGACATTCATGGAGACCGAGATTGCAGAAAGGGGAGCGGGGGCCGGCTCATCATTGATGAAAAATGGAGCAGTGGCTGTCACTGTGATTTGGTTACCAACGCCCAGACTCGAAATAGAGCACTCATTCTCCCGTACCGACGGCCTCTGGAATACGTCTGTTGAGATGATTCGCTGAGATAAGATTTCTCCGGTCTGCAGCTCCAGGTACCTCTTGGGCTCCTGTTCTCCCACAACGACCTGATCCGTCACCGTAGATGCAAGCGGGGTTGCCGATAAAGACAGTTCCCAATGCGCGATTAGAGGAGGCCACACCGTGGCTCCTGGGGCGGGCGAAGTGTCCGTATTGACATAGTGCCTGAAGTCCCCGTTCCGGACCAGGTTGAGCTGAGAGACAATGTCGGGAATTACACCCATATCTACAGTTTGATCGTTAGATACGCTGATCGTGAAGTCGGCGCATTCAGTGCCTCAGAAACTTCGTGCTCGTCTACGTGCTCTCTCGTTCTGGCTCCAGCATCTCCGCTTCCGCCGGCTCTCTTCTTACTCGATACTCCGCCTCTTCCCGAGAGCTCGTGTATGTGAGTCTCTTCACCATCAAGCTGCAGGGGCGTCGGATCCGTTGTGATTCCAGAAGGGAACCGCAATAAGACATCTGATCCTACTAGATCAGTAAACGGCCGGAACCCCGGTGGGGGTGTTTCTCCAAAGCTAGGACGGACGATATTACGGGGGTCCAAGATATAGGACAGATCGCCGTTGTAAGGCACACCGTCAGGCAGCCCATAGTCCCCGTGGACCATCGCTACAGCTGTAATGTATACGATGAATGCATCAGATTCCGAAGTTCGCGTCAGCCGCAGATTCAAGCCTCTCAGTGTGTCTTCTTGTGAGACAGAAGGACCAGAGGGAAATGTATGGACAGCTCGGGCCGACGGGATTTGGAAAACCTGACCAACCCTTTTCCAGGCATTAGACTTAATCGCGTTGTTCACCACGACTTTACCAGTGGTGGCGGCAGTAGGGTCAGGACCGAATTCTTCGATGTTACCCAGAGACTCATCGGCAAACTCATGAAATAGCTCGATCTGGCCAGAACCCTCTTCAACGAAATACGAGAAAGCGATCGTTACGACTTTGCCGAGAAGGTCGGGACCCGCGTTATTGATATTACCGGTTCGCCCAGGAAGTCCTCGATATTGATTGAAGAAAGCAGTCGTCGTGGCCGTGGTGTAGTCGTAATTCTCGGGAAGCGGCGAGGTGTCTCGAGCAATAGTCGAAGCCAACCGTGTCAAAAACAGGTCATAAAACATCTCAACAGGTGTCGAGGTTTTATTGACGGCAACCCTCATGAAATTACGCAGGCCGGGGTAGCGCTGTGGTTGGGTCACTCGCGTCCAGAAATTACCCTGGGAATCACCACTAGAGATCATGGACACATTATTGGGGCAGCTATCCTCAGCAGCTAGCGTGATCGAGGACGTAGCCCTCGCGTCCCGAATCGACCAACAAACCGGGTCGAGCCCGTCTGGGGTCTCTTCTTCAAAACCTCCGTTGATCAAGAGGTTCGGGATGGAATTTCCGTCCAGAGTCTGGGTCATTAGAGCTTCTGCCTTACGTTGAGCACACCGCCATCACCGATTGAGACGATGTAGACAATTCCGCCAGGAGCCACCATCTCAAAACCGTCCCCGTTGCCCTTCAGCTGAATCGCGATATCGTCGGGCTGATCGTTGACCACTACACGGTTCTCATTAGCTCCGGGAACTGAAGTATGAGGCACAAAGACCTCGAAGATCTCGGTAGTGATGGCACCAGCGAGGTTCTCGACCTCCACAGTATTTTTGGTAATTTCTCTGAAGACATACCCAGAACCACCCAAGCCTGTCGCAACATCACCATCGGCGATGGCCTGCAGATAATCGGTCTCATTGATCAACGGAGTTCGGGTCGCAGTACCGGGAGTGATCAGGAACACCTGAACCTGCTTCTGTCCAACAAAGTACTCGAACGGAAGGGTGATCGTACCAATACCGGCGTTGATGGCGGTACTGCCGGATGTACCGAACTCGGCAGTGAACCGTTGGCCCGAAGTAGCGGTGACGAACCTGAACTTCTCCTGAGGAACCTTGTCTTTACGAAAGGCTCTTTGCGAGGATCCTGGGATTTCTTCAACAAACGGCATATTACACTCTCTCGTAAAGTACTTCGTTCAGGACCAAAGCATCGATGACAAACGGCCCGGAGTTCGAAACGTCCCCAGAGATTTCCACTTCGTTCTCGTCTGCTGATACCGAGATATTTCCGACATTTGACGAGTTCTGTGCGTTCGGTGTCTGGACCAGACTGGCGCGGAGAGTGCCCAGCATCGAATACATCGTGGGATGCGGCACTCTTGTCCCGACCCGAGTCCCTTCCGTCGCGTATCCGAGGTAACGGATGTGGGACAAATACGTATACCTTTGAGACTTGAGCAGCGGGTTCTCGGGCTGAACAAACGGCAAGGATGAGGTGAATCCTCCGGATGTTGCCATGGGGCTTCCGGCCAGAACCGTAGTATTCGCTGAAGTCGAGGAACGGAAGACCAACCGAAATCCAATAGCATACGTCTCGGCCGAAGTCTGGAATGACCCGGAAGTTGAAACAAGGATTCTCTGGGACGCTGTTGTGTTGAACACTGCGGCAGTCTGATTCTCTACAGCCAGGATCCCCGCGCCGGAAAACGTTTTCTTGTAGAAAATGATCTGCACGCCGAGTTGATCGGGCAGACTAGAGTCGACATCTACGGCGAACGAGTAGTCTTTTCCCCGCTCGATTTCGTGGAACGGAATTCGATATTCCAGAGGGGCGTCTTCGGAAGAACCAATAGATTGAGGAAGGTCCACCTCTAAGTCGAAAGAGGCAATATCACTTGGGGAGATCGATCCCGCCGGCACCCTACGAACAACCGGAGTAACCGAAATGCCAGAAGTCCAGGGAGTGATCCATCCGTCAGGTCCGAACTGTTTAACAAAGTTCGTAATGTCGTCCGAGGCTGTACTAATCGTGTCCGAGAAGATGTCGTTATCCGTCATCTCCGCGAATTCAGTGTCGTTGGGATGGGTCCAGAACTGAAACGGGTTTCCGATAGCGTTACGCAAGGACTGCTGGAATGCTTCATTGGCGTCGTCAAGAACGGAGTCCAGACGCGCGGTCTCCGGATCGGTATTGGTGAGAACTCCGACCGAGCTAATCTTGTAGGTCTGAGCCGGACCCGCGACGAAGAATGACGCCGGGATGATCAACTTCAGGAAGAAATTAGCCGGGGTCGAGACAGTCTGTTCTACCGTAGATGTAGCGTTGTTGGCCAAATCCCGGGGGGTACCGGTGAACCCGGCTACTGCGCTGGAAAAGCTTCGATCATATTGGAGTGACGGAACTGTCGCACCGATATCATGCTGAGCCACTACACAAAAATCTTCAATCGCGCTAAGACCTGCACCGGCTAAGAGGTCCCCTAGAACGATCTCGATGTCACTGACCGCTGTAGCACTGCCGTCGAATTCAAAAGTCAAAGAAGAGTCTGAGGTATCAACCGACACTTCCAGAGCAGCACCTAATCCACCGTCGCTCAACGTAGAGAAGTCAATGTTGTCGTCATCGGTAAAGGGCTCCACGAGCATCTCGGTAAATGTCGTAGAGTCCAGCATATCCCGATATTCTTCGATCTCCTCGTTCTCGACTGTACGCCGGACCAAAGCTGATCGAATATCACGGAGACGATTAATCTCAGGGGTGCCGGCGGGATTCTGTACCTCAGCCACCACCAGCGGTACCGATTCATTGTCCAGACTCGGTACCGTCTCAAAAGTTGAGGCGGTCCCTCTATGGACTACTTCGCCACCATCGTTGAGCGCAAAAACTTGGTAGTTTGTGCTGCCCAAGCCAGGATCGATAAGATCCGAAGCTGAGGAGTATCCTCCCCTAAAATCGACGATCGTCTGACCGTCCTGGCCGTAGAACAGGCCAGCATGAACGTAGATCCGACGTGTGTCGGTCGGATCGATACGGGCCTTAAGAGATCCGACTTCAGAAGCGGCGGCGACATCTTGCCCTCGAACAACCGGAAGAAGGTCTTCTTGGTCGAGGACTACCGGACCAGGTCCCGCGTCTACTAGGACATAGCAGATCGGGACCTGGTAAGATCCGGCCTGGGGAAGAGGAATAGGATCTGAAGCGGTCGGCGCCACAGATCCTTGGATCACTTTGTACACCGCTGAAACAGCAGTGTTTGTGGTGTACTGGTACTCAACTACAACAAGGTCATAGCGGGGCAACGAGGGATGAGGGGTGGAGATCGTAACTGCTGACAAGACATCAGCATCCTCTTCGATCCTAACACCTTCTTCCTGGATCGCAGCGGAAACGCTGTCCAAGCCAGTAATCAGATCAATCTCAGACGGGTTACCAGCATTGACCCGAGGAAAGTACCCCGAGTAAACGCCGACGTCAAAAGCCTTGCTAACTTTCTTGTTATGCCGCCTCGCCGTCTCGGGCGCGTGGAACTGAAAGATCCTCGTCTGTGTCATCCTCGACCTCTTCTGGGGAGTACTCGTGAAGGTCTGGTATTACCACTCGAACTGTGCCGTTTTCGTAGATGATTGTCCACCAGAAACCCGCTGAACGATCGGCCTCAACTACTCTTCCCCGAGTCTCATGGTTCTCTTGATAGCTGGAGTTGAACCCGTCTCCAATGGTAGTAGTTACACTACCGTCCTTGTTCTGGGGTAGCTGAGCGAATCCCTTCGACGTCCAGTCAACACCTTCTACCTTACCAGGATATACGAACATGCGACGCACATACGTTCCAGTGTAGATGTGACCGGGGCCCCAGTCTGTTCGATGGTGATCGCTTTGACACCTTTCCAGTCGCCCGTTAGGTGTACGAAATACCTCCACCAGAGTTGAACCTCCGGGAAGATGGACTTCTTGGATTACGTGTTCATACGAGGTCCACTCGTAAAATTTCACTCGAACCGAGAAGCGATGATCGTTGGCTTCGTCGGATGCAACCAAGTGCTCGATCTGTACGTCGGGTTCGAGATCTAGTGGTTCGGGATGAGGTAGTGGCGGAAGAGGGAGCGAGCAACAGCCGGCCAAAGCTGTTACAACAATAGCGAGGCTTAGTTTTCTCATGGGTTTGCCGGATAAACCAGGGAGTTTGTACAAATGCCGAGGGATCCGGTGGGTAGAATAATAGCCTGAAGTCTTCCTTCTAAATGTGCATTCTCTGTCCACTGGAACGTGATCTCACCGTCTGTGTTCATCGTCCCTTGTCCGGCTAGAGCAAAGCCGTTCTGATAAAGTGCCCAATCACCTCTATTCGCAAGCTCCAGTGGTGGATCCTGATCACCTCCTGTGATCAACGATACATAGAGTCGGCAGGTTGCCCCGGCTCCCTGAGCCCAGGACACCCTGTACTTCAGTATACCGAGATCGTTACCGATCAGGACCAGGTAGGGCTGAGTATCGCTTCCCGAAGCCGAATCTTCGATCTTCACAGTAAAGTTATAGGAGCCTGGCGTAGTGGGGATACCAGAAACTGATGTATCTAAATCAATCTCAGCAGTATCCAGAGAAAGACCGGAAGGCAAAGATCCAGCATCTAACGACCACGTAAACGGGCCGTAATCTACTCCCGGTACCGCATAGACAGGACTGTTATAAGGAATGTTATCAATCCCATTAGGGAGTGATGACGTGACAATTTGGGGACCCGCAGGGGCCGGAATGATCGTCACTGAGTAGGCTTGGTCGTCAAAGGCCCCCGAGATGTTGTTAGTTATTCTAACAACAAAATTAAAAACACCAGTCGTCGTAGGTGTTCCTGTGAGAGTGATATCAAGATCGGTCTCACCGAGTGATAGCGAGGTTCCTGGCGGAATCGATCCCGACTGAAGAGTCCATGTATACGTGGACGCCATACCGGCCTTAGTACTTCAGGGCTAACGACACACGCGAACCGCCCGATTCATAAGATAAGAGACGGGCGACTGCTGTTGCCCCACTATCAAAAACCTCATCTTCTGTGAGTGCTTTAGGTCCAACGTAGACTTCACGAGCTCTGCCCAACAGGTGAAGAACTCCGTAGTCCTGTGCCGCGTAGATAGGGATCAACCAAGGAGAATCATCGATCTGCCTCATGTCGGTATCGTTGCCGTTCGGCATCTCGCCTATCAGGCACAGCGAGGACCAAGTCCCGCCTGTGTCCAGAAACACAGCTTTAGGTTCCTGGGTACTAGTATTATGTGTGAAAGGAACAAGGTCGGAACCAAGGTCATACATAGACCAATAATTATCGTACCCGCCAGTCATTGCTGCGTAGATCCGACCATCTCCGTCAAAAGAATTAGCAGCATGCGTGCTTTCCGCATCGAAAGCGGCGCCCAACCATCCACCTCCCCTGCTGCGCCCGCCGGTATCTTGGGGGCATACAAGAATCGTTCCAGCAGATTCAGCTACCAGAAAATGGTCGATAGAAACAGCGGTTTCACCGCCGACTAAATAACCGGAGAAATTACCAGAGGTAAACGGATCGGGGTCATCCCATGCATTGAATACGCCCCCGTCAACAACCAACCCAAAAAGCAATTTTCCCGTCGAGAACGAAGAATGGGGACCCATAGTAGGCGTAGGCGCACCAGAATCGACACCGGCGATAATAATACGGAGATCCGCATTATCGGCTTCTGTGCCGGCCTTAGGGGTAAAATAAACAGCCTCTGTTACCCCAACATTTTGATACCTCGCTACATCCCAGTGCGTCATGCTGCCGTTGAGCGTGCTGTAGAGTTCATTAAGAAACTCCTCAATGGTATTCGCAGAAGGGACTCCGGTGATGTAGTCTTCGTGAGCTAAAGCCGCAAGTGCCATTTTCGTTCCTTAGAATTTGATTGCAATGCTATGACTGGCGTCGGCGAAACTATTCGCCCAAAGTCTGGCGATAGCGTTGCCCGCATCGTCATACAACTGGTCTCGGTTGATCGCCCGAGGGCCGAGATAGATCTCACGTAGACGGCCCAAGATATGGTATGGCGAATCCTGCTCCCAAACATAAATCGGGAGCATCCAGGGTCTACTGCTGATCTGTCGTGGATCAGGAATATTCGATGAAGATATCCTGGGTCCGACAAATAAGCTGTCCCATGTTACCCCATCAGTTTCAAGGAACACGGCTTTAGATGCAGAACCACTGCCATGGGTCCACGCAGAAACAGAAACACCAAACTCATGATAATCCGGCGGTTGGGTGTAATACGTAGTCATAACAGCGAATACGCGGCCGTCTGCATTGATAGAGTTGCTCGCAGCTGTGCTCTCAGCATCGATCAGTGCTCCGGCTATACCTCCACCCTCAACAGCGCTTCCATCGGTCACCTGTAAATGGATGGATTCCGCAGACTCAGCAAGCTCGAACGTTGATACGGAGTTTTGTGCATCATCGGCAACAGCAAAATAGCCGCTGAATTGGCCGCTGGTAAAAGGAGCGGAATCATGCCAACCGTTGCCGGCAGAGTTGAAGGCCCCGCCGTTGTAAGCTAAGCCGATATACAGCCGCCCAGTAGTCCAAGCCGACTCGTTCAGACCCAGAGGAGGGGTCGGAGAGCCGGAATCGGCTCCGGCAAGAATTACGCGCAAACCGTCAGATTCAGCCTGTGTGCCGGCCTTAGGCGTGAAGTACACGGCTTCTGTTGTGCCGCCGGGCTGTTCCCTCCCGACATCCCAACCGGTCATATTGCCGTTGAGCGTGTCATAGAGCTCATTGAGCCAGCCCTCGATATTGTTCGCGGATGGGTGGGCCGTTGTATGAAAAGTGTGCGCTAACGCAGTAAGACTCATTCTTGTTCCTTAGGTTACGCTTCCGCCGGGTACTACAACTTCTGAGACGATAACTGCGTCTCTGCTGCCGACAGAGCCCTCTGCCTCGATTTCATCAGACGACAAAAACACATCTCGTGACCCGACATGACCACCTTCGCTGATCACCGCTAAGACCGGATCGTTAGCACCTCTAGAACCGGATCCAACGTTAGTTACCAGAATAGAGGGATTTTGTTTCCAAGAAACCGTCATTACGAAACACTCCCGCCCTCGATTACGTCACCAACTGCTTCGTTAGCATCGCGGAGCCCGATACTTCCTTCTTCCTGTAATGCGTCTACGGCCTCTTGAGCAGGTCTGCTTCCAACAGAACCTCCGTCCAGGATCCCGTAAAAATCGATCTCAATCCACACTCCAGTAACAGTTATCGTATAAGACGCTTCAGCACCATCTGCATCGCTATTAATGGTGAGGATAAAAGAAAACGGCCCGGGAGTTATCGAAGTTACCTCGATCTCAAGATTTACATTACTACCAGGATCGATTACAGATCCGCTAGGATTGGTTGTAATGGACGTCAGGCAGTTAACTTCTCCAGAAATAGTAACCGAAAAGATCTCGAGATCGTCTTCGCTATCCGACGCTAAAGAATAGAGAAGAGTGAAAGGGTTGATATCGGGGTGATCTCCGGTTGAGTCTGTTCCTCCGTCAGAAATAGAACTGGAGTCCCGTAGCACATCAATTCCCACCACTTTAATGGCAGAAATAGTCTGACTGTAGGAGAGGCCTACATATCCGAGGGGAAGACTTGATGTTGTAATATCAGGCATGGTTACGGAATCGGCGGTGAAATCGTTACAGTAGAGCCTCCACTTCCGCTGACCATGATAGGTGTAGCCGACCCCGAGCAACGGAAGAAGCTGATAGTCCACTGAACCACGACGATCAATCCACTGTTCTTCGTGAACTTGATCGCTCGATTCGGGGCAACAGGGTTTTCCTCATTTACTTCATGGGAAAAACAGGTTCCATCGCTGCTGAGAAGGGCAAATTCGTCGATATTCGAGGAGTTGGCATCACCCGATTCAAGCACAGCAAGGAACTTTACTGCGTTCAAAGCGGGGAGATCTACAGCACGAATCGGAGCCCGAAAAATTTCAACCCGGTTCCCAATGTCAGTCACGTCCGGCGGATTGCGGGTACCGGTGTCGACCGGGGGGCCAACAGGCTGAACCGCGTAGTCACCGCCGGTCCCGATCGAGATGAACTCGATCTGCTTGTTGGTGTCGCGACCGAGAACCGCCGGGATGATCTTAAACGCGTCATCAACCACTAGGTTATTACGCAGTTCCTCTGCTGCCACCTCGCCAGTATCAGCATCGTGGTAAGTCAGAAGGATTTCGCCAGAGGCCTCGAATCCCGGAATGGATATAAGCTCTTTATTAGCCACAGGTTCCTTACATCAGAAGTGTAGCGGTAAAAGCCATAGGAGTTTTTGTGGCACCGCCCCCAGCAAAAGCATTCACAGTGCCGCCTCCAGACAGAGAGGCCTGTTCAAGCCAGTTGAACACCCGGAATCCTTCAGAGATTCTCCCCGTATACTCTGTCCGGGCAATGAACCCTATATTCTGGAAATTCGCTCCGTTGACCACCTGAACAAAATTGGAAGCCCACGCATCGCTGACAGTAGTGGACTCGAACCCAATTCCTATAGACCCTGAAGCAGATCCAGCTCCCCCGTTGTCGCTCATGATGAACGTCATCTGGCCCCAGAGCTCGATAATGTCTTCATCGATCCCAATGATCATCTCGATTTTGTTGTTCGGATCGGCATTGACTTGTCGATAAGACCCACCAGTGTCAGGAATAAGGTAAGAAAGACTTGAATGTGTAACTAGAGCTCTTACCTGGATACGATTGTAGTAGTTGTAGATGGTCTTCCGGTTGAAGTCGTAATCCAACGAGGTAGCGCTGTCTGGAACGAACGTTCCAATGTACCTGCGGGTTTGATCCCCAGACTTAGTGAAGACTCCGTCAGTCAAAGCGAGGCCTACGCTGCGAGCAATGGCTGACGCCCAGTCCTGCAGCTCCATAGCCAGATTTCCGCCCCCGTCGATGTAGGCAAATACATCCACAGGGATATCGGCCGTATGACCGGCCAGGCTTATCGTCGCGAAGTTGGATTCTCTGACCAGAACGTATTTGGTGCCGTCATACAACGCGATCGTGTCGCCCTTGTACGGCACCATGTAAACCGCGTTTGACGTCCCAGTCTCGGCAGGAACCTGGGTATTGAAGCCGGGCGACAAACGAAAATCGTTGACCTGCTTCAGGGCTTCGCCTATCGCATCAAGAACCGTGACGTTAGCCCAGTCAGATCCACCGAATTGAGCCAGATCCCCAGTAGAAGGAGCGGCGGCAGAGACATCGGACAGATCATCAAAAGCAACGGCACCCGGCGTCGAGAATATCCCGGCTGAGTTGAAGACATCAGTATTCGACGCCCCGACTTCGTTGTAATCAACGTACCCCAATTTGATATAGCCCAACCGCTCAACACCGGCTCCAATCGAGCCGATCGTGGGAGGTGCTTCGGGGTCGCCTTGATCAACCTCCACAACTACAACGTTATGCGAGATTTCCTTCCGAACAACTACAGATGTTGGGGTACGGATACCTGTGGTAGGGTTAGCGATATCTCGTGTGTCGGTGATCTCTGTTTCAACTACATCGAGATAGATATAGAACCTTTGGGTGTCCGCCGGCGCTGAAGACGAATGAGCCGATACCGTGCCGGGGACACGCCCGATACGCGAGGCTGCTGCGTAGCTCTGAGCATTGACTGAAATCTCGATCTGAGGTCCAGCGATGATTGCTGAGGAGAACCCAGCGGTACCGAATAAGGCATCTCCACCAGTGTCATTGATGAAGGCCTCGACCACGCTCTCCAGATAGTCCTGGGGAGATTGATGCAGCCGGTTCATGTCGTTGTAGTCAACGACTTCGTACTGGGTAAAAAACACCTGGTCCATAAAGATGTCTCCTGACGATCAGTGTAGGCGAGACATCAGTTTAGTTCCTCAACCAAAATAGGCTAGACTTTCGGCCTAAGAGATTGATGAGAGTCGTTTTCACGGTACAGACGGCTCCATGAGAGCGAAAGCTCTCGGAGAGAGGTCCTCCTGCCCGCCCGCTGGGGCCTCTCTCCACTTTTTTATTCTACGAAATGAGGGATCCCATGTTGAGTATTGTAGCGTTCGTGTCGGTGGTAGTTGCTGCCGCTCTTGCTATTCCGCCAATCAATCGTGCTGTCGCTTCCGTTCTCCCGGAGTCCATGGCTATCGGCCTCCGGGCCTGGGGACGACTAGCCCCGCGTTTCATCAGGTTTCTGTGGCGAAGAAGCAAAAGAGCGGCTCTTGACCCGACCAATCTCCGGCGTATCTGGAACTACGGGTCAGTCATGTCTGGGCTCAAGATAAAAAGAACTCCGGCACCCGAATTTTCTGTTGTGAAGTAACTTAGGTTTCGTAGAGTACGCGCCCAGCGAGGCCAATGGGGGAAGGCGGGATTCCACTACCACCTCGCCCGCCTTCCCTCTTCTATACTGGTTATGAACAATCGTTCATTCCCAATCCCCAAATTCAAGCCCGAATGCGGTATCCTCTACCGCTAAGGGCTTGGTCTGATTCAGGAGATACGCATGGAAAGATTATACGTCACACTTGTGGTCGACCGCTCCGGCTCTATGGAGCCCCAACGTATGGACGTGATCGAGTCGGTCAACGCTTTCAAGTCCAGCCTCGAAAAAGAGGCTCAGGACAAAGATGTTCGTCTCACGATCATCCTTTTCGATAACGAGTACATCGAGCTGGTCAAAGATCAGCCGATCCGTAGTGCAGCCGACCTCAACATGGAGAACTACACCACGCGAGGATCGACGGCTCTGCTCGACGCAGTCCACCGGGCCATCACCACCACCGAAGAAGCGGCGAAGAAGTACAAGCTCGGTGAGGCCACATCCATCATCGCTGTCATGACTGATGGGCAAGAAAACAGTTCCCAAGAGATCAAGGATCCCGCTGTCATCAAAAAGATGATCGAGGACCGTGAGAGCGACGAGAACTGGTCGATCGCATTCCTGGGCTCTGACATCTCGACCTGGGACGAATCAAAAGGACTTGGTCTCAGCAGAGGCAACGTAGCCCACCTCCAATCGAAGAACGTCAAGGGCACTATGGATGCGTTCGGTAAGTCGGTCGTGAATTACGCCAACGCCGGCGGACCGCAGAAACGACTGCTGAAGAGCAACCTCATTGCTTCGAACGCAGCTGACTACCTCGAGGCCGGCACGAAAGTCGATAAAGACGCTCTCGAGAAATTCGAAAACGCGGTCACCCCGAGCGAGACCGGGGATACAGGCCCCGACTCGGCCAAATCATCCAAGAGCAGTGAGGAAAACAGCTAATCCCTTTCGCCCCCTTTCTGGCTAGCTGGGGAGGGGACTTCCCGTAACCCCGGAGTCCCCTCCTACCTCCTCCTTTTTCGAGTTTTTCGGCCTAAAGTGTTGACAGGCCTTTTCATCATCGGGTATACCCGAACTAACCACGGAGGAAATGATGGATTTCACGTAGGAAGAACCGAAGTACCAAACGGGTGATAAACTCTACATCGTCACTCGCAGGGACCTCAGCCCTGGACAGCAGGCAACCCAGTCTGCTCACGCCCTCGCTCAATTCACTTTCGAAAACTCTGACATAGCCACTGCGTGGCATCGCGACAGCCAGTTTCTCTGCTTGCTCTCTGTGAAGCACAAGCAGGCGCTGGATCTGTTGTGTCATGTCTTGCAGACCCAGGGTATCCGACACTCGAAGTGGCTTGAGCCGGATTGGGCTAATGAGCTGACGGCTGTCGCTGTCGAACCTGGGGAAGACACCGCGAAACTTTTGTCTTCGCTTCCTCTGGCGTTGAAGGAATTCAGTCGAAAGGAGGCGGCGAAGGCTGCGTAAACCACGGTCCCGAAGCGCGACTGGCAGCGCGCCTGGGCTCTAAACTCAGGAGGGTGTGGGTTCGAATCCCGCCGGGACCGCCAAGCAGGGATCATCCAATTGGTTAGGACCCGAGCTCTTAAGCTCGGAAATGAAGGTTCGAGTCCTTCTCCCTGCACCACACAGCGGTAGCTCAATTGCGTAGAGCATCTGAAAAGCGGGCCCGTCCGCTTAGTAGGAAGGTTGGAGGTTCGAGTCCTCCCCGCTGTGCCATCATTGTTAGCAGGGGTCCTTCGGGACCCCTGCTTTCTTTTTACGAAACGAGGAAACATGTCCAAAATCAAAGACTACTGTAACTACGAAATAGCTTTCGTCTGCCCGAAATGTGGCGGTAAGGATCTTATGGAAAGCTACAACGCTGACATCGCCTGTGAAGTTCTCTTGCATGACGGTATGGATGCAGAGGTAGCACTGAGCCAAGATGACTTCGCTATCGGAGGGAGCAACGGATTCTACTGTCAGGACTGCGAGACCTGGATCCATCGATTCAACGACTGGGACTTGGCATGCGAAGCTGCGGACAAAGACGAAGACCGCCCAGAACCGATCTTTCATTGGCTCAAACAGAGAGGAATGCTGAAACGAGAATAGACAAAAAGTTCGGCCTAAGACAGTAGAAGATTACAGCGTGAACACCTCATCCCGAGGAACGCAAATTTTAGAAGGAGGGGGGATATTGACCGTAGAGATCACACTTGAGTCTGCAGGTCTCCCCCGGACCTGCGAGGTCTATTCACGGGGACCTTGGTGGCGCCGTTTAATCTGTCCTCAGCTTGTTCTGATCGAGCGAGGTCCGGTCTATGTTGGCGACTCCATTGTAATCTACGACATGCAGTCTTTGACGCGCCTCGAGATCCATAGCTCGGAATGGCGCAATTTTGAATCCAAAGAAAAACTGAAGCTGATCGGAAAAATCGGCCGGCCAAAGGAGGGAGCATGAAGTGGCTACGTCGAATCCGCGCGTGGTACCTGCCGTACCTGATTGAAGTTGAGTACGACGGTGACTGCGGACAAGCCCTAGCCGACCATCTCGGCCTGGAGAATCGGGTCCAGCCGACAACTCTCGGCGGGGTCCTCTGTTTCGTGTTTGTGCTTCTCGGCTTGCACGGCTACTTAGCAGGAGCTATGGCTCTGCTGATGTGGTATCAAGGGGCCTAAGGGGCCCCTCTTTTTTACTGCAAAAACCAGCCTCCGATTTCGGCCTAAGACTATAGAGGAGATATAGTTGTATCTCCTCTGCAAACCCAAACACTTACAAGTCCAGGAGGTGCCATGAAATACCTTACACTTGTGACACTACTGCTGTTCGCCGGGGCGGTCTCGGCACAGACCCAGTACAAGCCCGACTTCGGTCCCGCCGATGGATCCGAGATCCACGCGGAGGTCAACGTAACCAACTCCGCCATGCGCGGGAACTACCAGTTCACCGTCGACGAGCAGTATCAAGCCACGTACATGGGGAACATGCATTTCTCCCGGGCGATTGCGACGTGGATATCCCCCCAACCCTCAGGCCTCACTCTCGACCCACCATCCCCTTACGACAATCCCAACTATCCGCCCCCGCCCAGCGGACCGAACAACCTCCATCACCCCTACCAAACCGGGGCGGTAGGAGGTGTACCCCAACCAGGAACCGAAGGCGCATACACCTTTGAGGTTGAATGGTTTTGGTACGACACCGTCGCGGTCGGAGCCGGGGCCTCAGAAGCATCTGAGGTCAGGACCTACACTCTGATCATCCACCCATCGGGTTACACCGGTGTACGTGGATGGGGCACCAACGGCTCTTCCTCTAGCGGAGGAGGCGGAGGAGACGACGATTCCAATGGTTGTGCCGGAGCATTGGGAAAATCGTGGGCATTGATTCCGGTACTGATCCTTCTGGTGATCGCAGTTGTCTTCACGATTGCCAGTCGTTACATCGGAGGGCAGGACGATGGAGAAGACGATGAAGGGTCGGACCCCATACGGCTACGGGAGTATCGTCCCCGAGCCCGAGCCCCGACCCAAGAAAAAGAAGAAGAAAGGGAAGAAAAAGCCCAGCTTCAAAGCTGAGGCGAATCGATTCGGTGCAGCCCTGATGAAGAAAATGACAGGGTTGCTCGAGTCAAAACCCGGAGACGGGATCACCCCCAAGAAATGGTGGGACGAGTATAACCGTCGCATCGAACCCAGCGCCTTCGACGGCGCTATCCTTGCGGCATTAATCTTCGGCCTGCCTTTTCTGGGGTCGATCCTTCTCACGGCATGGTTGGAGGCAGGAGCAGGATTCCTGCTAGTAGCAGGATTCATCATGTTCTGCGTCTCCACCACCGTCACATCATGGGCCTTCATGGCGGTAAAGAAAAACCAGGTCCAGAAGTCCATGGAGGCCGAGGGGTGGGGAAGGTCCCCACCCCTTCCATAATCACAAAAGTTGGTTGCATCCAATGCAGCCAACTTTTTTAGGAGTCTTTCTTTTTTAGCTCAAATAGTGCTGATCGAGGTAGGTCTGATCGACGATCAGGTACGCGGGAAGCGTGTCGAAGAACGAGCCGCCCGACGACGGTGTTGTCTCGACAAAGAAAGGAACCCCGAGCTCATCGACTCCCTCGAGGTCGGAGCACATGATCCAGTTGGTCTCGACAGCTCTCACGCGATCGAGGAACCGCACTAACTGATCGATCCTTTCCTGATCCTTCAGCCAATTCGAGTCGACCTTGACTCCGAAGGTGTTATTCTTGAGGTAATCGTAGATCTCCTGGATAAACCGGTCGGTCTGCTCCTTAATTGGCTCATCCATGAAGAACAGAGGATTATCATCAAGTTGAGGGAGCCGGCGATAGGTGATCTCGACTTCATCGAGAAGCGTGGATGCAATGGGGTGGGCCAGGGGTCCGACGCCGTGATCGTGGAAATCATTGGTCAGATCAAGATAGATATCGATCGCCGGCAGTGATACCTCGACCCGGCTGATCTTGGTCTCATAGTCAACACCGGACAGCTGGAACCTGATAGTATCGTTCTTCCGCAACGACTCGTAATCCGGGAAGAAAGCTGTTCCAATCGTAATCTTGATCTGAGCTCCTGCCCAGGCCTGTGGTGCTGACGGTGACGCTTCGATGTTGAATTGTCCTGCAGGAATCAAGGCATCGCCGCCAAGACGGGTAAATCCGGCGAGCCCTGTGGATGCTACGGTGTAACTGCCGGCCAGAAGAGTAGGGTTCGTAAATCCAAAGCTTCGTGTATAGAGGAACAAGAATCCGTTGCGGTAGATGGCTTGCAGATCAGGAAACGATTCCTCGATTGCAAACGCCAGTTGTTCCCCTGTTCTCCATTGAGCCAGAGTTGTGGGATTCGCGTTATAAGTGAATACCGACCCCTTCACCGTAACAGATGAACCAGGCCCTGCCGCTCTAAGATCGATCTGGGCGCCACCTCGCAGCTCAGACTCAACTGAACCATGGCCCACCATGACTTTCGACGTGGTGATGCCGGCACCAAGCAAACGGCCGACTTCCCACTTAGGATTCAGACGAGCAATAGCCCAGATAAAGCAGATAAACTCGGTATACCAATTCGGCGTGATGACGTCGTCGTAGACATCGACCCCGGCCAGCAAGGATTTGAACTTGTCAACAGCTTGACCCGCTGTAACCCCAAGAGGGAGGTCGGACCGAACCAGGTACTCCGACTCGGTTCCGTCAGCGTTTTCGATTATGATCTTGTACTGGTCAGGCATTAGGTGGTCACCAGTTCAATCGACTTGACTTTGCCGGGTTTTGCCGAAAAAGGTGATCCCAGCACAATACGGGCGAAGTTCTCTTTGACGAAATATTTCGGTCCAGCAAGATACGCGGCCATCAAAGCCCGCACAAGGGCTACGTATTCAGCAGTGGTATCTTCCTGGAAATCCAGAAGGATGCCGAAGTTGTTGTAAGCCGTCTCCTCATCAACATCGGCATTTTTCAGCCAACCATCCTGGATTAAGAAGTTGGTACGAAGAATGCCTCGTTCCGGGATCGACCAGTCGACATCTTTCTCTGCCACGAAGCTGGGATGATCGATGCCGTTCTGGATCGTCTCCATATCAACGATCTCGTAGTCCCAGGGCGATCCTGTGTTCGAGTCGAATTCCCAGAGGTACGAGTTGGCTTGACCGTAGATCACTACCTTCGAGGTAGCACCGAGATTCGACGTAAACTTGATTGCAGTGCCGGCTCCAGTCACGACATAGTCGAGACCTTCAGTCATTAGAAGGCCGTCGACCTCTACATACTCGGGTCGATCGGTCTGAATCTCTTCAGGGGGGTTGAAGGTGTTCTTCGACCCCGAAAGAGTCTCTCGAAGATTCGGGTGACCGTGCAGTGCGCTATCACTCCGGGTAACCCACTTCGCCTCGAATAAACTGTTGGCAGGGATTGGCGCATTCAGTTTGACCTTGGACCGAGACAAAAATGTGTACTCGGATGTCTGTAAGAGCTGACGGTCCACCCAGATGTAGATCGGGCGTTCAGTGTTATAGGTCTTATCATCATTGATATCGAACTCGAACCCTGAGGGGAGCTCGAATGTATGTTTCAGGGCGGTTGTCTCTTCGGAGTAGGACTGATGGTTGTGTGCGGCTACCACTGGCCCCTCAACCCTAACGGTATACCCGCTCCTGAGAGGGTTTGAGAAAATTAGCCTTGTCGGTTCGAGGACCCATCCTGTCCGGAGGTCGATCCTGTCCATCGTGACAATCGCTGCCTCTGGATCTTCAACAGTGAACGGCAACGCGACGCGGGTTTGCCCCGCCGTGCCCAATACGGTATGGACCTGATCCCCGACTTGCACCCGTATGACCTCATTACCTATTAACCCTCCAGTGAACACCAATTCACGACTTCTGAGAACCCAGCCCACGCCTTCTTCGAGATTGATGTTGTTGATGAAGACTTTAGCTGAAACGACATCCACCGCCGGCGAAAAATTGAATACAGTGTCATTCCCACTCGCGGTAAACGAAGGCTGCGTGCCTCGTTTCAACGAGTGTAGCCGTACGACAGTGTTCGGGGCCAGAGGCGTGGTGAATTGAATCTCGGAGCTAAATGCTCCTTGGCCGACGGTAATTCCAGATGCTTCCGGATCGACTCCGATACGATCGAGATAAAGCAAATAGAAGCCTTCGGCAAGATACTGGCCGGCCGGAAGCGCAACCGAGGTTTCGCCACCAGCTGCTATATACTCGAAATCGAGGTGGGCGTGCGGTGTTCCGAGATACCTACCATCAGTCAGATCGCGCTGAAGCCACAACTTCCTAACAAAAGTAGGAACAGTGTTCACGTCTTTCGAATCATTGATCTGATCGAACTGGACGTACTCATGCGTAGCCCCGTGAATCATTGATTCGAGTAACGAGCGCAGAACCTCTTCATCTGCTTGAGGCAGATCACGGAAGAACGTACCCATTACCTGGATCAAGGATTCCGGACTGAAGTCATTAGGAGAAAGCGGAGTAACGCCCCGACCGCAAGGCCCAACTTCCTGGAGTCGCTCGGGAAGAACTCCAGTTAACGACCCCTCATACCCTTCGGGGTAGTACCAGCCTTGGGCGGGAGTAACGATGTGACCACGTCTCGGCATGCGATCATTATACGAGGAAGGGGGTCCCGTGGGACCCCCTCATGGCAAAGAACAGAACTGCACCTGCATACTACGAGAAGGCTACCACAACCTCACCCGGTCTGTCAAATGCCCCGAATACATAGAGATGTTGCTGATAGTTCAGGGGATCAACCGGCGGAGCGTTATTCCCCATCCCCTTCTCTCTCTTCGTGTTGAAAGTTGAGCTGTTCTCCGGCTCTTTCTCGCGCCCCTTGTCCCAATTGAAAAGAGTCTGAAGGATACGCTCCAAACCTTCCAGCGTAGTGTCGGGGGACGGTTTGGCAAACTTAATAATCATCTTCGTCTGAGATTTCTCCATCTCTGTGCCAAAAATGATGTCAGGCTTGACGAAAGCTGCCTTGGCTTCCGCAATACGAATCGACGGGATATCAGTTTGCTCAAAATGAATTCGTCGATTGATCTGGGCGAACTGCTCGATCTTGGGATTGTTGAGAAACTCCTCGATCTTCTGGCGAAGGAACGAATAGGGCTGCCAGCCCGGAGGCTGGATCTCGCCTTCCTTCTCGCCGAGGTGAGCATTAGGAAGCTCGGACGGGACTTGCTCAGCCCCGGAGTCGTAAGCGACGTCCTTCTCCCAGGGTGAATCGGTTCCGGTCTGTTCCGCCATCGATTTGAAACGAGCTGGTGCCTGCTCCTCTTCAGCAGACCCATACTTCCCTCCTCCGTTGACGTAGGAAGGAAGAAGATCCTTTCGTGACTTCTTGTTTGACGACTTGGCGGCTCCCCCGTCTGTGTAATCCTGTGCGTAAGACTTCGACATGCATTCTCCTTAGAGTTTGGTAACCGACAACTCATCTACCGGGATGAATCGCTGAAGTTCATTGACCTCGAGTCGATCAGTCGATTCCTCGGTAGAGATTGAACCATCGGCATTGAACACAGTCTTACGCAAAGTAACGGGCATTTCAATATCATTTACGCCGAAAAGATTCATGACGGCAACGATATCGTTAACGTTGGCCTCACCGCCTTGCGGGATCCCTTCGATGTAATTCTCAAGGACTCGAGTAGCAGCTGTCTGAGTAGCGTCCCCTCTAAAGGCCAACTCAATGTCGAGCTGAACCTGCTGAGCCGCTCTAATCAGGACGTCTTTGGTTGTGTCCTTGATCACTGACTGATTCACGAATTCTTGTAGAGTCTCGATGTCTGTGTTGGTTTGATAGACCACCCGCATACGAGCATTAGCGAAATTAGCTCCTGCGGGGTCGCTGTCGATGAAGCGGATGAATGCGTCCTCGTTAGGAGTAAACCTCGAGTCGACATCGTTGTAGATCAACTTGTACTCGGTCTCGGGTTCCAGCGTCTTGACGATCAGATCCGAATTAGATGGGTCGACCTGCTCGATCCTGACGATATTGATCACCGGCAGCAAAAACGCTTTACCATTCTCGTAGAGGGCCACACCAGGAGGCCCGACCGGAACATCGATCGGTGTCGAGCTCACCGGAATGTCGAAAAAATTAGGCGCCAACGCATTAGGATCGACATAGAGCTCGCTGATCAAAATCTCGTCTTCTAGTACTCCTGTGGTATGGATGTACACATCAGCTTTACCTCCGATGTGGAACTCACTAGTCCGAACGCCGGTCTGAATCGTATAGGAATACTCGGTTAGATCGTCATTACCGGGGCTGGGATCAAAGGCACCAGGACCTTGCGGTGCGGTCAGAGATTCACCGAGGATCAAGATGTGAGTTGCCTCATTACGGTCGGGGGCCGGCGGAGGGGTCACCGTAGAGAACGGCTCGGAGTAGATGATGTCATCAATGATGTACTGACCTTCGTCAGCATCGCCGGTTACAAGTTTGATCGTGTCCCCGCGCTGAATTGTCAGCACGACAATCTCGCCGTCCCTCTCTACTTCTAATTCGTACCAGAAATAAGGCTCTCCTCCGCTCGGAGTGGGCTCTCCGTATGAGTTCGACACATCGACAACGGCCCCTCGCTGAACATATCCAGAGGGAGGGGCGCCTGACCCGGTATAGATCTGACGAGTCTCGGGATCATAGGCGACATTGAATTTCCGGCAATACGAGGTGCCAAAGAGCTCGTCATAACTGGCAAAAGCTTTGATGGTGTCTCGGGTCATCTCGGAATCGCCGTAGCCAATGACCTCCTGAGAGATGATCACACCAGGGAAATTCTCATTCAGCGTGGCGATAATAGCATTGCGGCTGGTGATCGTACGAGTAGCCAGGCTGTCTTTAGTACGATTGACCAGAGCAACATTACTCTCTTCATCCCTACCGCCGGTAAAAGCTGCTCGATTTGTTACTCGAATCGCGTTGGGAACATTAGAGACCGTCGATAAAGACTCCGCCTCAATCTCGTAGTCTTCGCCGGGAGCCAAAGCGACGACCGGGATATCTACGAAGAACAGCCCATCTTCCTGGTTCAGGCTCATCTCTGCCGAGGTCACTGCGATCGCAGTAACCGGACGGAACTGCAGTCCGTCTGCTGTTGAAAATACCGCATTACCAGGAACCGTACGATTGTCGGGCTGAGCGAAATAAACCCTCGCCGTACCTCCTGCTGTGGAAGCCGGTTGGCGAGAAATAAAGAAGTTGGCGACGAGCTTGTCGAGCTCACTCGGTCGCATGTACTGATAGAAGCGAAGAGACTGGTTACGCCGCAGAATCGAGAGCCGATCCCGGAACGGCTGAAAGATCACCGAAACCGGAACAACCACAGCACGGTACAGAGCAGATCCTTTCCTGAAGTCTAGATCAGGAAATCGCTCACGCAGGATCTGCGTAATGAACGGCGCAATCGGGAGGTTGAACCGATCTTCAAAGACTTGAAGCTCAGCCATTCATTACTCCTGATTCCAACTCTTCACAAAGGCGATTTTGACTTCCTGTATCTCTTTCTCCGTGCATCCCACTGCATCATCGGCGTGATTGACCAGAGAGTCAAAAAGGAAGTTCGGATCCACTTCAGGGTACCAGCCGTGTTTCGAAAAGCCATCGAGAACGCCGCCGAAGAAATGGGATAAAAGAATTTGGTCTGCGTTCTTCAACAGGCTGCTGGGAGCCACCGGTTCCGCTTTCTTACCTTTCGGCTTCTTAGGCTCGAGCTTGTACTCAGACGCTCCCTTGGCAAGAGGATCAATACCTGTGGCTGAATACTGTTCGTCATTCCCGCTGGACACGGGGTAATAAGGGTCTTCTGGGGCTGTATCGCTCATTGTGGTCTCATCACCTTCGTCATGCGGAGACTTGCCGTTATCGTCCAGGAACTGATCAAGAGGAATTCCGAGAATACGCAGGAGCTGACGCAGTGCCCCCATCGGAAGCCCTTTGTGCTGCTGAACCTGCGGGCCTCCCTGAAGCTCCTCGATCATCTTTTCGACGTGAGGAGGGATACTCCTAGATGTCTTCTCGCTCATCCTGACCTCTTCTCTTCGGCCTGACAGATACTATTTCACCGAAGTAGTTCAATCTAGCTATAGCTCCGCATTCTACACAGCTCATCGTATTGAATTGCTGGTATAGCCAGACATGGAATCCTAAAAAACATAGAACCCGTGACAGCCATCTCTTACTCTTCCTCATCCTTCAAGTTCTCATAAGTGGTCGCGGGATCACGCTCACCTGAAGGCTTCATTCGTTTGTGACGAGCCAACATCTCTTCTAGCTTTTCCCGGGGACCACTCGACGGAGTGAGCATACCGATATAACTCTTTGATTCATACGCAGATAAATCACCAGTACCAAAGTTGTCACGATCTGAGATTCGATCGCCGAGTATCTCGCTAAGCTTCTCAACTGCTTGATCGATGAAGCTCATTACGTTACCTCGACGATCTCAGTCGTCACACGCCCATCTACCGTCACCACCTCCAATCGGAGATCAAACGAGTTACTGCTAATAGAAAAGCTGAGAAGACGCAGATCTAGTAACAACTCAGATTCATCGACCCCATTCTGCAGGTTTTGCTGCTGAGCTAAGATATTCGACTTGACCCGGCGAACACCTGCAGATGCGATACGACGTGCCTCACTTTCATCCGGAGGTGCGGCTTTTAGGGCGGATGCGAGGCCAGACCCTGTTCCGTCGGGAAGGGGATCATTGAGAATCTCTAGTGTTATCTGCTGGACTAGCTTCTCGGTTCCCTCTACCAAACGCGCCGCACAATCAGCAATCAACTGAGGCAAAAGAATCCCGTCCCGGGGACCAACTTCCAGCGGGTCCCCGCTTTTAGCGGGATTAACAATGCGCAGGTCAAACGCCATGACGCACCTAGAAAAGCGTTACTTGTTCCGTCACACCAAAACATGGTGACTGGAACAGGGCTCGCAAAGACCTCAATCTCTGCTTCAACACCCGTATTTCCAGTATAGCGCTCCTCGTGACTTCCGAGCTCGTTGAGGAGACATACCGCTCATCAAGTTGATTCAGCCGGTCCTGTTGGATGCGGCGATCGGCCTCTCGACGAAGCCGGCGAGCCACAGACTGTGCTGCAGCATCCGTCTGGCTACCACATCGACAATTCGCCGCTGCCTCGAGCAGACGAGCAGTCACAGCTTCAATCGCCAAGTCTTGGGGATCTGCTGTGAAAAACTGTTTCCAGTCTCCCTGGCTCAACGCGTCAGACAGAGGGAAGAGCTCAACAGAAGATGCGAGAACGACACTAAGTGCTTCAGCAGCCTTCTGTTGGGATGGATTACTGTCGATAAACTCGTCCATCAAGTTCTCGATAATCGTGCTATTTTCCAAGTCCTTATCGATCTGCTCGATCGCATCTCCAGCTAAAGCGTCAATGACTGACTGATCCAGATCCGTCTTTAGCTTTGTCTGAGCCGCGTCCATAAAAGCCCGGATCTTGCTGGGAGATTGGTCAATCTCTTCTTCTGAAAAATCAGGTGCTAGGCTGGAGAGACTGTCCTCGAATTCGCCAAGGGACTCCCCGAATGAAGAAGTAAATTCTCCAACCAGCTGGGGTGCCGGATCTTTCGCAGCTAGATCAACCATCTTGCGATAAACTTCCAGAAGAATCCTCCACTCCTGCATCTTGAGATGCGCAATGACGGGGTTGCTCTTCTGAATAACTCTCGTCATCTGAGCAGAAAGCTTTTGCAGCCGGCACCGAAGAATCGAGAACATCGACCCGAAATGATTTGAGACAGTAATGTTTGACTCAAGGGACGCACGGAATTCCGTTAGATTCGTTATAACCGGCACTGCAGCATTGTTCTGGTTTTTCAGGTACTCGACAAGTTGGTTCAGGACCACCAAAAGAGCAGATACTGCTTGATAGACAAAGAAGTTGTTTGCAGCGGGGACAGGCGGAGTATCCAGTTCTCGGCGAGCCTCGAGAAGAAACTCTTTCAGTTCGTCTTTCCGGTCTTCATTGACATCTCCAGACGCTGTGAGCTCATCTACAATCTGCTCAATAGCTTCAATTGCTTGTGTGACGTATACCTTGGCTCCTGTTATGACCTGGTTCACTCGAACTACATAGTCGTTGCTGTCGAGTTGTTCGAGCAGGTCACGAATATTGGATATCTGTGTTTTGCAGTTCTCGAGTGTCGCTCTTCGCTGCCCCAGCGTAGTCAACAAAGTCGACATTGCGGTAATGGAAGAACTAAGCAACCGACCCGGATTCTGGGTTATCGACATGCCGATCCCGGCCAAACTGGAAGCAGCCCGTCGAAACGATCGTGTAGTCGTAGGTAGCTCCGCCGCTGTCGGACTACCAAACGATCCGGCCAGGAGATCAGAACAGTCGGTACCCCCAGAGGGGGCATCAATCTGTGACCCGGTCAACGTAAAGTCAGAAAACTGGTTGTTGATTAGCGAGGACTGATCGAATAGCCCGAATCCACCGGTCTGCTGATTCACCAAAAGCGAGTCTGGCGAGACACCGGCCTGTGAGTACGGGTCGCTACTCCCTAAAATTGATTGGATCGACTGGTTCGAATACGCCTCGTCCAGAGCATTAAGCTTCTCAAACTCTCCGAACAGCTGCTCTCTCAGGTCCTGATTCTCACTAAGATTCTCAATCGAGGATTTAGTGTCGTCAATGAACTCGGCCAACTCGTTCTGTGATCGAGACGATGACGCTTCCATCGAAAACAGAATACCTACCACGCGCAAAGCGGGACCAACAATGCCGTCGCAGTCCGTACTGGGGTCTACAACGGCATTGAGTGCTTCTCGTAGGGCTGTTGTGCTAGGCAGAGACACGTTTAGCCTTCCCGACTTGTTCCTTCAGAACATAACAAATTGCATCGTCGAAGGACATGTCAGGATTATCACGGATCAGAGCAGCGGCTTTCTCGATCTCCTCTTTCTGTAACCACTTCGGAATGGGAGTCATCGGAGGTAAGCCGTATACCTCGGCCAAGTTCTTTTGCCTGAAGCGTCCGGACGCCATGTCTAGTCCTCCTCATCGGAAATTACGGTATTCAACCCCTTGAGCTCATCGACGAACTCGCGAATCTTCTTCGCAGTTTCAGGACTCAGGTCCTGCATGGTAACAGGATCTCCCGTCTGACTCGTGATTAGAGACATTACCATCTCACGCTCACGAGCCTCTTTCTCGATGGCTGTAGCGTGCTTCTTAAAGTCCGACGAAGCCTGGCCGCCAACCAAAGACACAGCAATACCGGCGATCAGCATCAATTCATAGACCGATAGTCCAAGGAAGTGACCGACCACAACAGCGCACACACCACCAACTGAGTACCAAAACTTCAGCGACTTGTAGAATGGTTTTTCAGAACTCATTAGCTACTCTCCTTGTCACCGCTCTCGTCGTCCTCGATAACCAGATCATCAGTGATAGGACCGTCTTTTCCGTCATCGTCCTCGACGATTTTCTTCGTAGTGGTGCTAGTGGTCTTCTTCTTTTTCTTCTTTTTCTTCTGGGACTTTTTCTTTTTGACCTTTTTTGTCTTCTTTGAAGACAATGCTTTCTCGGCTTCGCCGGCGACCTCGTCGACAAGATCAGATCCGGCCTTAACGGCTTCACCAGCAAGGCCGCTAAGCGCCTCCGCCCCGATAGACCCAAGACGTGATACCAGCGAGGTCAGGATGCGGAGAGCTTGGCGCCATGAGATGATGGCACGTTTTGCGTTCTGACTACGATTGATGTTGTAAAAGGTCCGCGAGATCAGATTGAGGCGCTTCATCACACGACGAGCCGAGGTCGAGTTGTAGGCAAGAATCTTAGCCTCTGCCTCGGCATAGAGTTCGGCCAACCGCTTAGCATCCTCAGATGTCAGGTCATCCTTGATGTCGTTCAGGAAGTCCTGGAAAGCACCACGACCGATTTTAAGAACTTCCTTGGCCGCGTCCTTCAACTCATCCTCACCATCCGAGATAATCTTATCAAGGATGTCTTCAAATGGTTTGAGATCACTCATTACTTCTCCTTGTTGGCTGCATCCGATGCAACCAATTAGTCGTCTTTGTTGGCAGCTTTAGCGTTAGCCAGGAGCTCTTCGCAGGCCGCAACATTGGCTTTCGAGTTAAGCTTTATCGAGTCGCGCTCAGCTTCCCAAATCGGCTGGCCGTCCTCGTCTTCATTCCAGCTGGTGTCCCCCTCCAGAGTCTGGTCTAACCATCCAGTTACGAGCTCAATATCTGCTTGAGACTGCTTCGAGGTGTCCACAGCATCTTGTGCCAAATCCTCGTTGATTTGACACATGCTACAACCGGTGAAGCTAACGCCTGCAATCATCACAATCGTCAAAATCATCAACTTTTTCATCTTGTTCTCCTGGTTATTTGTTCGCCTTAGGAAGGATCATCTTCCCGGGGTTTTTCGGTGAGCCCTTGGTGGTCTGCAACTTAGTAGTGGTCGCCGTAGTCTTATTGCCGGTTACCGATGGGACATCCTGGACAGCAGACGATACGCGCTTAGGGCTTACCGGTTTCGGCACCTTCAATGCGGTAAGGCCGTGCTTGACTAGTTGGAAAACTGTTTCTGGCCTCATTAGGTATACCTCTTGATATCAGAGATTAACCGCCGGCGGACCCGATATACCCAGTCTTCGCTCTTGCCGACTTTTTTCGCCACAGACGAAACCGGGGGCGGTTTCCCGGTCTTCTTCCCGATTTTTCCGAAGTAGGAGTCGAAGACCTTTCGCTCCGGCGGCGTAAGACTGTAGCGGATAAACTGAGAAGTCTCTTTCTGACGGTCCCGATGGTGCTGCAGCGCAGCCTCGGGCATACCCGACTCCGACAGGTCTTTCCTCATCGAAGCTGCGATATGCCGTACTTCTTTTACTGGCCATGCCAGTTCGTCTGCAAGTTCTTCAGGAGAAGGCGGGCGACCGAGCTCTGCTTCCAGCGCATTCCGTACGTTGAGGAAACCACCAATCTTAACTGCTCGATGCTCGGGGATGCGGGCTACGTTTTTGTTTTGTGTGACAAATCTATTCATTCGCTGAAGGGAAGTGACCACATGAGTACCGAGACGGGCTCCTCGAGCCGGGTCCCAATTCTGCAGGCTGGACAATGCCATCTTTGTGGCCTCACCATAAAGCGCAGGCTGGGGGATCGGAACATCCCGATATCGGCTGACTCTTTTATGGACATGAGGCATCACAGAGCGAAGAAGGGCTTGGGTAGCCTTCGCGTCCCCAGCCCTCGACTTCTTCCAAAGGTCGAGCTCCTCACTCTTTGAAAAATTCATTATGCCCCTGTGTTCTGAGGTTGGGGTGCAGTCGGCGTTGCGGATGTCGGGGCCTGCATCTTTGACTTGGCCTTAGGAATATTAGGCATCTTCAGTCCGCCTCGAGCCGAAGACATCGTCCCCGTAGCTCCCAGGGACATAGGGGATTTACTCAGAGGATTCGGGGCCTTACCCTTGCCGAACAGCGGAAGAACTCCGCCTAGTCCGCCAGGTCCCCCTCTTCCGATAAGGGCCTCCTTGCGGAGATACGTAAGAATATCGTCTGATCCACCAAGTTTTCTCATCTATTGCATCATGCGGCCAGCATGTCCCATCGACGCCAGCATCGGGCCAATACCTTCCGAGCTGGACATCCCGTCGGCTCCACCAAGCTGTCCTGAATTGAGAGCTTCGAGAAGTCGGGCAACCTCGGCCATCTCGTTCTCTTCACCGTCCATGGCGTCCATGCCTTCTTCCATAGGACTATAGGTGGTTGAATTAACCCTACGGAGAGCTTCAGCGAGTGCGTCTTCGCCTACTACACCGCCGTTGGACTCATCCATGTCTCCACCCTCTTCGAGCTCACCCTCGTTGTTCTCGAGGGCTTGGCGTTGCTTCTTTTTCTTCTTTTCTTCTAACGATTCCGCCATGCCGTTCTCGACATCTGCGTCATCATTAGCCTCTTCGCCGTACTGGATCTCTTCCATTTCGTCGTTTGCTTGCTTCTCAAACAGGCCGGCATACTTCTCGGCGACCTTCTCGCAGAACTCAAGATCAGTAGCGTCGAAGTGCTTATCGAGCAGACGAAGATTGCCCTCTTTTGCGTAGGCGACTTTGTCCGACATCATGCTGATAAAGAAGTCGTTCTCGAGGAGAGACACCGCATCAGCAATATCGATCGAAGCTGTCTTTGTGTTCAGCTGATCAGCCATCTCGGCTGTCTTTTGGCATACCGAAGCAACAAGGCCAATGATCCGCTGATCTTCCGGCGAGAGCTGTCCCGCCTCTTTCTTGCCGTTCGCCAGGCCCATCAGCATGCCCGCTACCAGCGAGCTGTGAGCGATAGCATCGCCCACGTTATCCGGTGACTCAACCGCGTAAGCGGCGGCGACCTTGGTCATTTCCAGGTCTGGGTATTCCATCAGGAGCTCCTTAGTCTTTCCCCCAGTCAGTGTAGTGATTACTGGAGTAGACGTTTCTTGAGTTTATTGGTCATGTTCTCTCGGCCACTGTCGAGTTTCTTCTTAGGTGCACGAATGCGAGCAGGCCGCTGCGCTCGCCACGGATCGTCTTGATACTTATTCGATAAGATCTTACGAACCACATTTCGATCGCTAAACCGTTGAGCACTGAGTTTCGGCATCACAGAACCGCCGGACGGCTCAGGTCCTGAAGGCATAACATAAGAGGGAGAATCAGGCAGATTACGAAGCGTGCGTCGAGCCTTGGGATTTATTTCTTTGAGTACCCGACGACCTAATCCTTTTCCTCGCAAGAGTTTACCTCGAATATACGCAAGGGCTCCAGGAACACCTTCGCCTAACACATGAGGCATCCCCTCAGCATACGCCTTACCCTTGCCTGCTGTAGTTTTTCGCCCCTTAGCGATCATGGTAGCGGCAGGGTGTTCATCCATGTGCATCAACCACCGCCCCGGATGCGAGTGGACATGATAGGTATGCTCGGGATGGCGATACGAGGTAAATACGTCCTGACCAGATTCAGGAATAGCAACCCGAACCGGCTCGAATCCCAGAATTTCAGTCAGATCCCTTTCGGTCAACTTACTCTTCGGGATGGGAAGACGCTTGTGGAAAGTACCGGCTTCCACGCCTTCCTGATGCATCATCTTTTTGAGTTTTTCGAACTGGCCCTTTACCGCCTCGATCTCTTCCGGAGTATACATTTTCTCCGGAGAGCCTTTTTGGGCGAGGTGCCGCAACGATTCCATCTCTGATCTCGGTTTGTAGGTCGGAACCATTGATCCTGCGAGAGCGCCTCCAGCGCCTCCGACTCCTGCTCCGATAGCTCCATGACGAAGGGCTTTACGCCATTTTGGTTCGTCCTTGTCGGAACTCAGTAGGCCGGAAATCGATCCAATGGCGCCACCAAGACCGGCACCTCCCAGGGCTCCGGCAGCCGCTGGATGGAGAGCTGTCTTTACTTGGGACAGACGCTCGGGATCGTTTTTGTCGAGATGAAATCTCACGAAGCTGGGGGCCCTCAATTTTCCACTGGGCAGTTTCTCCTGCGCCGCCACTGTCGCCACCATGCCTTTGAATCGATTCGGATCCTTGTGCATCTCGCGACGAAGCTTATCGCTAATACCTGTACCTACACGACTGCGTGCGCCGTTATGTTCAACATAGAAACCACCGACCGCCCTGTCTTCGTATTTGCTCCCGGGTTCCGCTTTGAAGAAACCGGTGATCTTAGCGTCGAAGTCGGGACGGAGCTTGTACTTGCTGGCCCGATCTCCCCAGGTCACTACTCCTTCTCTGGTCTGGGGATGCCGGCCTTTCTCGATCTTCTGGAGCAGACGCTTCTTCTCCCTAACTGTTTCAGCGGTATCGGGAAGAGGCAGCTTCATGCGTTCCGAGATTTGACGAATCAACGGATACTTCTCTCGGTAGGGCTTACGCTCAACGCTCCTGCCTTCATGTTTTACGATATCAAAGGGGCTGAACTGAAGCTTTCCAATCTCTCTCTGCTTATCTCTGGCTTTCCAGGTCGACGAGTTCAAGATCCCGCCGATCTGAGATACGGATAACGGCTTGTTTCTCTGACCTCGAGCACGTCCCCAGATCTCTCCTCGAAGAACTGTGTGCTTATCCACTCCAGGCACGTTTTTCCACAAATCAACGAGCTTTTGAGAATGCTCGATCAACCCGCCAGGAGCTTTCTTCCCTCGTCGATATGAAAAGATACGGGGACGTTTCCCTTTATCCAGAACCATATAGGCATGGGCCCCGTCGATCTTGGCCTGCCAGATGTCCGATGATTCAGGGTTGAGCTGATCAATCTTCTTCTCTCGATACTTTGGCTTGGAGTGGGGCAGCTTCTCCTTTTTAGAAGTCGGTGTCGTATTCATCAAAAGCCATTGATTGCCCTTGGTTTGGCGAAGCAAGAACTCTTGAGGATACTTCTTGTCGTAAACACCGAAACGCACCATATCTGGCCGTGACTCGATGATCTCAGTCTTTCCTTGGTGAGCCGGCGATACCGAACCTTTCCCGTAGCCCGATCGGATCTTCCCTTTGAATTTAAAGTAGTCGACCGTGTGGTCACCCTGTCGAACTGCTAAGACCTTCTGTCCTGGTTTCGGGAGTTTCGCCTTAGGTACAGCCCAGGACGAACCGACGTCAGTCCCGGGGATCTGAATGCGAAGATCGAAGTGAGGACCAGCTTTCTCTGCTTTATGGAGCTGTGCTACATACTGCGTCTCTGTCGGTTTCTTGATCTCGGGAAATTGACGGTACTTGCCCTTCTCCGGCAGTCCGGGGGCAAATTGAGCGGCATGCTTGATCCGGTCGAACAAGCTCATAGTCCCAGTATACCCTCTTGGTCGCATCCAACGCAGCCAAGTTCCCCCGACTTCGTGGCCTAAGAAAATGAGCAGTGATTTTTGGTTCCATCATAGGGGGAAGAAGTATGTCAGAAGCAGTCCCACTCAATCAGTTGTTCAAGAACGAAGTCCTGATCGACGGAGCATTGGAAAAGCTGAAGAAACTCCCACCCAATGCTCCTGAGAAAAGCTTCAATGCATTGTACGGAGATATCGTACCGCCTCTTGTGAGGGCGTTGGGATGTCCTGACTTGCTGCCGAGGATTGAGACTGATCCTGCGGTCCGGGCAGAGGCTGTCAGGATCCTTCATCACGCTTCGAGCCAAAAGGAGCTCGAAGAGGAAGTACGGGCCCTGGAGGACTTCGTTCGCCATCTGGCGATCGAGGCATATTTGTAGGTAAGAGAGGCCTTCGGGCCTCTCTTTTTAGTGGAGAGATTATGCAGGAAAAAGAAGCAAAACAGGACGTCGATGAGCTCCTGACTATGGAGTTGATCAAGACACGGCTGTCTACTGACTTAAAAGCTGCCGCGATTGAGATGACCGCAAATGAAGCTCGGTTCTTGGTCGATGCTTACTACATCCACCAAGCCAATCGAATTCGCCTCAAAAACCAAAGTCGATCACTGGGAAAAGTCGAGCCCCATAAGCTGATCGACTTTCTTGGGGCCAACTCCGAGCGGATCGAGAAGATCTTGGCGTCCGTTTTGAAGGTCTACGCTAAAAACACAGAAGTCGGCAAATGGTGCATGAGTATCACGGGGATTGGTCCTGTGATCACTGCAGGGCTTCTGGCTCACATCGATATCGCTAAAGCGCCGACGGCTGGGCATATCTGGAGCTATGCCGGGCTTCTCCCCAAAATCGTGTGGTTGGGAAAGAAGCAAGTTGACCCATTCCTCGCCGATCTTGGCATCACCTCAAAAACGGTCACGATCGAACAAATCCACCAAGTAGCCGAAGAGATGAACCGTCGGCCCCAGACGATCATCGACGCCATGCGGTCTTACGGCGACAAAGAAAAGTTCACCCTGGCCAATCTGAAAAGGGCTATCAAACGACGGCCCTTCAACCAAAATCTCAAGGACCTGTGCTGGAAGATCGGCGAGTCATTCAAGAGAAACAGTTTTCGGCCCAATTGTGTCTACGGACACATCTACGTAGGGCGGAAGAGGTACGAGGAGAAAAATAACCAGGAGAAGAAATATCAAAAACAAGCCGAGGAATCCCTAGCCACTAAGAACTACAGCAAGAGCACAGAAGCCTACAAGTGGTATTCCCAGGGGATGCTTCCGCCGGCGCGTCTTGATCTCCGGGCAATGCGATACGCCACCAAGCTCTTCCTAGCACACCTCCATTGGGTGTGGTTCGAGATCTACTACGAACAACCTGCTCCCAAGCCCTACATCATCACACACGGAAAGTTCGAGCACGCCCACATCATCGAGCCGGTTGGATACACACCGCTTGCCACTCAGAACAAACAGAAGAAGTAGTGGCCTAAGAATTTGAGAGATTATTTAGGAGGGTGGATGACACCAAGATTTTGCCAGTTACTAGCCGACTTCTTCTTTACCCGACTGGATAAAGGAGGAGTCGTCATTCTCGAAGAATTGGGTTTAGAGGAAGAGTGGAGGTATGCCTCAGAGCAAGCTGCTCTGGAAGCCGGTAAGACTGTCTACACCTCCCACGGAACTCACGTCAATTTCGTAAGGAATAGGTATTCGTTTTTCCGTGACATTCTGGAGGAACGTGGCGTGATCGCTCCCGAGGAGTATATCGGCATCGCCATGACTGCCGGAACCTACCTCAATCCCGAAGTACGAAAGGTGCCCATATCGTGATCGCCGATTCTATGTATTCCAATGCTCGAAAACTCCGTATCTATAACGGAATTCAATACATGCTGGTCGGAGCCCATCGTGACGGTCTGAAGATGTTCAGTGAGGCCGGCGTCGACCTGCAGTGGCGGATAGCGAGTGAATACGCCGCCATCGTCATCCCCGACATCTATAAGAGCGCTGAAGCTAACAGTCAATTCTCAGCTAAGCGCCTCAATTTTTTTCGGCAGTTGATGGTTGATGCTGATCTGCTGGATCAGAAGTCCTTTTCTGGAATGGGGATCCTGATATGACCACACCGACACTGAACACCGTCGAAGAAGCATTGAGGAACTCAACTACGTCGCCGGGAGAAATAAGGAACCGAGCCGGTAGGCTGGTGTGCCTACGCCACGAGATGCCCTGGAATCGTGACACAAAAACCGAAAGATTCTACAAGCTTTTAGCGGCGTGGCGATTTCAGCATCTTTGGGCTCAGGCGGGGGAGGAGACCGCAATCCTGCATTATCAGGGTCCTCAGAACATCTACAATTCTCTCTCATCCAACATGAAGTTTGAATTAGATCGGGACGAGTCCTTCGAGATACTCTTGATTCAACGAGAGATCCTCTACATCCAGGAGATTGAGACCATCCGGGAGTTCTACTCTCCCCCGAACATCTCCCATTCCCGAAACTTAATTCAAGATTTCAGGCGAGCTCGTGAACAGTTCCAGCACATGCTCTACTATTCACATCAATTCACTGAAGAGGACGCGGAAGAAGTCGAAAGACACTACCGCTACATGCACACTCAGCTCCCCAGCATTGTTCTTGGGGGGTTAGTGGCTGATCTATTGGAGGATTAAATGCTAGTACCAAATAATGCCGTAGTCATAGTCGTATCAGGAGGAGTCGTCCAACAAGCATTCAGCCAAGACACAGATCGACAAGTGATCCTAATCGATTGGGACGCTATCTCGGAGTATTACCCCTCCGACAGTGCAGACGACTCCGTCGATAATTTCGTAGGCGATACGCCGATGATTCCGGTGTTTGATCTCGATGACATCGGAGTTCTGGATTATGACGACGCCAACGACGGAGAAGATGCCAATGAGTAATACGTCTGCAGCACGGATGATCGTCGGTGGAGTATTTACTCCAACGATGGCCAAAGATTTCGACGAGCTGATGGAAAAGTACCGGATAGAGGAACAACCCGCATCTGTGCAGGACTGTGTCGGTAAACACATCGAACTCTTCGATCCTTTGGCAAGCTGGGGACAATTTCCTGAGCACGAAAAATTCTGTAAGAAGCACAATCTTCCCTTCAATATCGAAGTCGATCAGGACTGGCAGGGTCCGGAGTACTGGATGGTATATCGTCCGGAATGGCAGTCGCCTGAGCAGTTCGATCCTTACCCCTCAATCGGTCTCAGCGATATCGAGGAGTGCGTTGATAGTCCAAACGCTCTCCGACAGTTGGTCCGGGAATATCGTAAGAGAAACCCAAAAGTACCGGAACTGCCTGTCGTTGAACTAGACGAGAGCAACACGATGCTGGTTCAGCTTGAATTCGACGCCACCTGGTTTCAGAAAGATATTCATACCTGTCCGTTCTGTCAGGAACATCACGAGGTTGCTCTCCCACGGGCTATCTGGCGCCTGTCCAACAGACCACCTCACGCCACTGCTGATCTGAAATGCAAACAATGCGGATCCGAGTGGTCGACGATGTTCAAGCCGTACAACGTTCAGCCGATCAGAGGCGCCAAGGTAGTAAAGGAAGTCCGTTCCAAGAAGAAAGTTCGCACACATGGCAATAAAACCGACGACTCGGGCGCTTGATGCTGCCCTTGATGCTTTGGATACATTGGGGTTTGAGGAGTGGGATACTCTCACTTTCTTGATGGTGGTACCGATCAATCCTCGTGAAGTCTATTCCCAGTTCTGCATCAAAGAAGATGAAGAATTAGGATTTGACCCGACTTGGTTGGTGAACATGCTGGACGAAATGGGGGATCTCACACCCGCAATCCCCACCAGTGTTGACGAGGACACAGTTGATTTCTTCTTTGCTGATTTCAGCAATAACGGGGTTATCTTCATACTTTGCGGGTGGGAAAGCGAGATCCTAGTGGAACTGATGGAGGCCTTGCATGACATGGGCCCCCTCGATTCTCGGAATGATGAGAGTGATGATGACGATGAAGAAGACGAAGAAGACGACGGTCCCGAGAAGAAAGGAGAAATCAGTGACGTAGGTTTGGGCGCTCCTGAGCCTATTCCGCTTCCCAGCTCATGAAAAGACTATTTCACTGGATCAAGAAGATCTTCAGCAGGAAGAAAGGGGAGAAAGTGCGCACCTCCCCTTCCTCTGCTGAACCGCCCCTACCAGTAGTCATCGGTTCCGATGATCCTATCCAGGCCTTGATGGTATCACTTACATTCAGGGTTGGAGGGCAAGTGTGGGCTGAACGAGGAGTCGACGGAATCCTAGTCGAGATTGCTAATGCTTCCGACGAAGCGGACAACGGGTCCTACGTAATCCCGTTCAAAACCACCACACCTAACGAGGTGATGGCTATGGACCAACTATCCTTCCGAAAGAGGTTCAAAGTTGATGACAGGGAAAACTGACGAGGAGCATTTAGACTTCGTCTTATGCTACCTCCTTGCAGAAGGAGTAGTACCAGACGTTATTGAAGCTATGCGTGATCTCACCCCCAACGTCTACACCTCCTGGATCAAAGCCGGCGAGGTAGCTGCTCTTCGAGCCTATGGGGAGATCTACGAAACCAAAGACATGAACAAGGTATTCCGCGCCGATCAGCTCGATCTATTCCGACAGATTCTTGTTACAAAACGATTCTTCACTGTCGACTCGGACTACAACGAAGAACTTGTGGATATGGCTGATGCCTACCTCGAATTTGTTGACATGAACAAAGTGCCGACATGGCCAAGGAGGATCGGTGCGTGATGTACCCAATGTTCAATTAGACGATGTCAGTAGATTGTGTATAACGCTGCTGTCCGAAGTCGGCCCTAGTGAGTCGATCGTCGAGTACATGCATGATTACGCTCCCAGCATGTACGATCTTTTCCTTTGGAGCGGAGAGGTTGCTGCTCTTCAGTTAAAGGGCGTAATCTACAATCATCGGCAACTGCTGGAGTACTACACCTTCAAGCGGTTTACGATCCTCATCAGCGAGCTAATACGACAAAAACTCACCGATGAGACCGATCCGAAATGCCTTCGCTTGAAGATTCAATGCGGAAAACTGAAGCCAGGAAATCTGGATGACGTTGCCATAAGGATCTACGGAGAGGCCAGACACGGAGTGAATTTCAACTGAGGATAAATCATGAGTGACCCGATTGTAGCTCTGCTCGTTATCAGCTCGTACATGACCGCTCTCCTGATCGGTGCCGGCATTGCCACTTTCTGGTGGAACCGTCGGGCCAACACAGTCTTGGATATGCTGAATAAAAGTTTAGAGCGAGAACAAGACTGGTCGGACTTGGTTGAGGAACTCGAGGCCGAAAGAGAGGCGCGTAAAGCTAAACTGATAGAGAACGGCATCGAGGTGGACTAATGCCAGATCTCTTACTCACTCCTGAACTCGTGTTGGGGTACAGCACAGGGATTTTGATTACGCTCATACTCCTTATCTTTCTACGGGGAGACGAGGACTCAACCAGTGATCTCATGATCCTGTCTGTGCTATTCCCCTTCATTCCAATCTACATCGTCGCAATGATATTGTCTCACGCGATCCAGGGAGTCTTTGACTTTCTGGGATTCCGTCAGTGCGATAATCTCAAAGATGACGACCATACGCCTTACCCGTACGCTCCGTACAACTCCCAGTTGCCAGGGAGACGAGATGGGACAGGAAAATGGGACCCGTCAAGAAGAGAAGATCTTTGAAGTCTGGGCAGATTTCCGGGTATGTTTCCGTATCCCGGTGAAGGCTTACAACGCTGAACAAGCTGCTCAGTTCATCGAGAAGGAGTTTGAGATAGGAGGGTTGCCCGACTTACCCTATCTCTACGATGACTCGCTCGACAGCGTCGACGAGGCTGAGGTGGTTGCAGAGGGGGACGAGGTAGAAACAACGTCCTTCAGCTTCGATGCCACTGACTTCAAAGAGAAGTAAAGAGAGAAGGACCCCGATGGGTCCTTCTTTTTTAGTCGAAAAAATTCCAATCGCTGTCGTCTTCCGGGGGCGGCTTATACTTCCTGATATAAGTCTCAGTCTCCGCTTCTGTCAGCTTTCTCGCCGTAACCGACGTTATGTCAATGTCTAGCGAGTCAGCTGCATCTCGAAAAGATGCCGATACGATTGCTTTTGCGGCTTCAGCACTAGCTGCCTCCTCAACACGACTACCAGCCCCCCAGGTCTCGTTATCGTTGTCATACATGTAGACGGTGACCAAGTAGTACATTCCGTTCCTAGAGCTGACTAACTCCAGTGTCCCGGACAGTCCTGCACTTGGATCGGTGTAAAGAATCTCTTACCTCGATCAGGGTCGATAAGATAGAACACCTGAGCAGCAGGTTCAAATCGTGCCTTAATCGCTTGAGCAAAAGGGCCGTATCCAATGATGCTTCCGTTGACACAGAAGTCCTTTCCATCCATTACCTGGTGCCAGTGACCGCAGTTTGTGATTGCTGCTGACACCGAGCGATCCCAGCTATCAAGCGCTTTACGCATCGGGATAGTAAGGCCGCCCACACCACCATTATACCGGATATCGTCTCCGTGAGTGTTTCGGATCATCTTGCCGTAGACGTCGACATAAAGAAGATTTCCCCGAGCAATGTCAAAGGTCACCCGGTCTTCGTCCCGATAGAGCCGGCGAAGATTAGCATAGATAATTGTGGCAAGAGATGTCTGGGCTTTGGTCTGATGTCGGTTGCGCTTGGTCATCCGATCGTGATTGCCCATGACACACGGGATAATGATGTTCTCAAGGTATGGGTCTTCAAGCAGCGCGTCGATCACTGTTTGGATAAGGTCGAATACGAAGTTCACTGCATCAGCCGGCCCTAAAGCATTGGACTCACTGAGGTCGGCATGAATAGTATTCGAGATTAGATCGCCCAGCAGACACAACATCAAGTCGCGAACACGGTAGCCTGCTTTTCCCTTGTTATGACGAACCGTCTCGAGATTCCATCGGATGCCCTCTATAAGGCTGTGGATCCTTTCTTCGGCGATATCTGGATTGAATTCATTGAGCCCTGCTACCGTCTCTGGTTTCACGATCTCTTCAGGGTGGATATCGCTAAACAAGACAACGGCTGTTCCTTCTCGTGCCGTCCCTTTCTCTTTAGTCTTTATCTTGATCGGACGCCATTCTTCGGCGTCATCTCTCATATCCAAGGCCACCTGAAGCAGCGACTCCAGTCTTTCAATCTCATCGAGATGCTTACGCTCTCGTTTACGATGCTCGTTGAGTTGGTTCTGCTGCTTGCGATGGGCTCGTCGGAGTCTGAGCTCCTCGCGGGCTTCATGGGCCTCTGCGTCTTTTTCTTTCGCCTTCTCTCGTGCCTTTGCTTTTGCCTTCTCGAGTCTCTCTAGCTCAGCCTTGGATAATCCTTTAGATTGCCTCTTCTTTTTAGCCATTGCGTCGGTCCCACAGCTCCTTGTGATGGGCGTAGATGTAGTTCATCATCGCCGCTTCAGTGAGGGGGTAGTCGTACTCTTCAACCAACATCTCGTGTAGCTGATTAGCTGCAATCGAGATCTCACCGTGCGACATCATCGTCAATACCTCTTCGATGGCGGCACAGACTTCGGGGTAGTTCAACGTCTCGCTCTGACGCCGGCGACCCTTCTTATCCTTGGTTGCTTTCTTTCCCCACTCACGTAGATCGATCTTTGACTTAGTCTTCTGGCTCTTCTTCCTCGCCTTCTTCCTCGTACTTTTCCTTGATTTCCCGGAATCGTTCTTTTTGGTCTTCGAGTTCGCCATTCACGTTCTCCTCAATGAACTCTAGGAGTTCGCCAGTAAGGACTAATGATTCGCCGGAGTCGCCATGAGCTCGCATGCGAATAACACCGGTCTCCAGGTCCCTGTACGCAAGGACAAAAGAGATAGTGGATCGACGATCCAGCTCATCAGCAATTTGTTCGACTGTGGCTTCAGGTAGAAGCATAGCGAGGCTCCTGTAAACAAATCAGGCCAGCCAGTCGTCCGGCCCAAGAACAGAATAGAGCTAAAAAAGAAGAAACCCGCTGACTAAGCGGGTTTCAAGAGAGTCGCAGAAGATCTTTACGGCATATCTAGTAGGCATCTAACAGTCTCTCCACTACAGCACGGATGAGTGTTTACCCCACATATAGAGCACTGAGCATGCCCGTGCACCCATATCAACCGAGTATTGTGACCACAATACGGGCATCGTTCCGAACCAAAATTATCCGATTTCTTCTCCATCAACCATTATCTCCCCTCGCTGAACACGAAGAGCGTGCCGGGCCGCTTTCCAGGCCGCAACACGCTTCTCTTCGTATACCGGTGTCTTCCCGAACGTATCTTTGTGATCCTTGGCATCAACTAGTTGTTCCAAGGCATCAGCAATAACCTGGTTGACTCGGTAAGCGCCGATGATGAGTGCGCAGGCCACTTCATAGTCTTTACGGATGATGTCGTACTGCTCGATCAACTTATGAACATCAAGATCTACAGTTTTTCGCTGCCGGTCGTTCAGGTCCTCGTAATGCCCTTGATTGATACAGTGAATCGTGCGCAGAATCCAGATCAGTTTGTCGCGAGACCAACGTTCTGTCATTACTACCTCATTCGCTCTGATGCTCCTCCAGCCATTCTTCGAGTCCGGCGATAGCCGTTTTCAGGTTGCTCAATGCTTCCTGGACTCCACGAACAGTATCGGGACAACGATTCCGGACATATGCTTTCACTGCGTCGTCAAGATCAACATTGTAGTCTTCGATGTTGTGGATGTACGTATGAAAGTACATTACAGCCATCCCTCCTTTTCCATCCATTTCTCGACTTCTTTCCAGCCAGGGAATCCGCCGAAGTTACGATCGTCGATGTAGACATTGGCGAACACTTTACGAGACTTCGCCGGCGGCTCACGAAAATCGTCTTCCTGCAGATTCTCGTTGACACTACGAAGACCGACACCGTTTTCCTTAAGGAACTCTACCGCCTTCTCGAGATAATGCTTCCGTTCCTTCCCGGAATCGTCTTCTCTGCAGGTCCAGAGAATGATGTGGTGACCAGCACGGTTAATCCTCTTCAGAACCCTAAAAGCATCGGGGAGAGGCTCACCAATCTCGGGAAAGGCATGTTTAACGATCGTCCCGTCGAAGTCTACAGCAACTAGCATGGGTCGTTTTTTAGGCATTGTGTCCGTCCATCTGTCCAGAGATAGTATTCGTGTTGGCCTCGCCACTAGCGTCCCAGATCCCCATATCCTTCGCGATAGACGGTACATCGCTGTAGTCTTCTTTCTCCGCCGCCCGATCCTGAATCGCGTCCCACTTATGCGCGGGGATGTTCCCGGTCTGGACGAACACGTTCATTTGGTCCTCGAACCAGCGATTATTCAATGCCATGAAATTCGCCACGTTAGACGTCGCTTCCATAGCCTTTTTGAAAAGAGCATCCTCGTACTCGTCTGCCGGGGAATGCCGCTTACGGAACAGCCACTCCATCACGGTCAGAAGCATCTTCTGCTCGTCAGCGAACATGACCTTCCGGTTCGGGTACTTCGTGATCTTTTTAGTCAACTGCTTGAATTCATGATCGATCATACCGACTTCCTCCCAATACCGATGACCCCAACACCGTCAACGTTGATCCTCAACACCACAGCAGGAGCCGTATTTCGTTCGTGTTCATATCCTACAGAAATGTGATTATTCGGCGCATTGATCATGCAATACGCCGCTGCCATTAAGGCTTCCGATAGGACCTCGCGATCCTTCTCGTCGAGCTCAAGTTCAGTTTTTAGGTGATCTCTATTGCGCCGGCAGATCTTATCGATCGCCTTCCAAGACCTCTTCCACACAGCCGTCAGTTTTGCCATTGCTAGCCCTCCGGGTAGAAACGCAACCGCCTCCCCTCACGATCGATGCGAACGCCGCCGATTACGCCAGTGGTGACGTATAACGCGATGTAACGACGTGCTCCAGAATCTGAGGAATAGTGATGATCTATTTTATTGATCAAGTCGTGAAGAGTGATTCCCGGATTTTCTTTCACGATCTTCTGGACCTTATCGCGGGTCAGGCCAAAAGCTGTAACCCGCTTGCCGTGCTGGCTCCCTGCTTTCGCCCAGGTCTTATGTTCAGGCCTGAGGGTATCGAGAAGACGCTGAGCTGACTTTTTCAACATCCCTCTCTTTCGATTGTACTTCGGGTAGATTCCCTGCCGGACTACGATCTCATTCCGGCCTCGAAAGTTGATAGGGGCGGGAACGACAAGCCGGCCGATACCGTAGTATCGCAGGATCGAATCAGCCATGAAGTGGCCTTTACGCTTCTTGATATCGGGAGTAGCGACTGAGACCAGATGTGCGTAACTCAGCCACCTGTGGGCCTGCTCCATGACGGTCATGTTATACCCGGTCTTGGCTTCAATGACCCAAATAATCTTTCGTCGAACCGCAACAATGTCTGCTACCCAGGAGTGAAAACTTACCTCCTGGTAGACGTCCCATCCTTCTTCTTCCAGCCAATCGATCAGAACCGAGCACAACGCCTCTTCGTTGGGCGGCCATTTCTTTTTCTTTGCCATGATGAACTCGTCCGTAAAGAGTACATTCTCGTGGCCTAAGAATGTAGTGAGAACTTTTTGAGGGTGTTCCTATGGAAGAACGCATTCGAGCAGCTCTCCGGGACATCGGCGCTCTTCGTACGATCATGGACGAGGGGCTAGACCCTGATCCCCGGAAATCCGCTGGGCCATTGATCGTGAGAGCGGCTCACGCAGAAAACACCTTGGCTCATCTTTATTCAGTTGGCATCAAAATTTTTGGAAAGGGGCGATGGACCGACCAGCAGTACGCAATCGCGTCTGCATGGTACCGAGCAGAAAAATTCCTGAAGAAGTTCCTTGACTACATGGACTCGTGGTATCCTCCCGGGACTTACGAGTATCGAGAGATGCAGGAACACCTGGAAAAGCTATGGAATCAATCTCAACAGGAGCTTACATGTCAGACATCCCCGTCTACGCCGAGTTCGACGTAGACACACGTCTCGCACTCCATTTAGGCCTCGCAACCTGGGGAATCAGATGTGGAGGGACAGAAATCGGGTACAAATGCCGGGACCTGGATACCTGGCTAGAAGTAGCTCGACACGATCTGGAAAAGGATCAAGGACGGTTTTACCGAAAAGGACGCCTAGTCCCACTACCCAACGCCTGGGGAGGAAAAGATCCTCGGTGGAACTGGGATGAAGGTGATGACCAGCTCTGGTCGTGTGTTTCAGAGTTCCTCTACATGAAAGGCGACTACGACCTGTTCCTCAACACCATGGCCAACCAGTGTCCCAAGACCCTGACTTTTGGTTGGTGGTTGGTCAGTGCTACAGCCCGTCAGAAACTGGAGATCGCTGATGATTTCATGCATCGGCATTACGGCGATCCCCTAAAGAAGATCGACTGGGATCACTACTCAGTCTTGGTTTCGTCCGATGCAACCAAGTAAGGAGGTGGTATGACTGAAGGATCAACAGGGGTGAAAGACCTTCCCTCACCGCATATCACGGAGGACGCACTCCGTAAACTCGAACAAAAAGCGGTAGGAGCGATCAACGACCTACTCGATGTCGAAGAGGAGGCTGGCGCTATTGCCGGCCGTGAGCCCGACGACTCCGTCGATCGGGCGCGAAAGTTAGCTTCGGCCCTGTCAGGGGTGGAAGACCTCCGCAATGAGATCTTCCAGAATCTTCCTCACGCACGCCTGACTCTTTCGAAGTAAAAAAGGGGGCCTTCGGGCCCCTTTTCTTTTAGATCTGTGGCCTAAGACCATAGACCTTCGTATGCACTGGAGAATTCATGCCCATCGCCGACAACGTTCTTCTCGTGTTCTGTGATTACGAGACCACTGGTGTTCCTGCTGCGGATCATTTTCCGATCGAAATAGGAGTGATCGCGACCGATAACAGGCTCCATGAGCTTTTTGAATTCGAAGACATGATCCTGTGGCATGACCTGACCCAAACAATTGAAAGCGGTGAAGAGGTCTGGAAAGAGCCGTACCAGAAAGCCTTTGAATTCCACCAGATTACCCCCTCTGAGTACTTCAGGAAATCTCGTCACGGCTTAGCTGTGGTTCGAGAGCTGATGAGTCGACTTAGGGATATCGATCCGGATCACAACAAGAAGTGGATCTTAATCTCAGACAACATCCAATTCGAATATCAGCTCACCAAGAAGCTGTTCAGGATTGCTGGCAAAAAGTGGCCCTTCCACTACTGCGGATGGGACACCAGCCTCTTCCTTGACATGACTGGAATTGGGGACCCGCAAGACAACCCCCATCGCGCACTCGCGGATACTCGTATGCTCCTGGACGCTGTGAAGAAAGGAGCGGAACTCGTCAAACATCTATAGGGAGGACAACTGTGCCTGTGGGCAAACGAAAGAACACAGCAGGAACAATAAAGAAGATCCGGAAGTGGCATGCCGAGGGAAAGAGCCAAGCCTGGATCGCGCGAAAACTAGGGATGCCCAGCAGCAATGTCTGCTTGATCGTCAACAACAAGATGTTCAAGTGGGTGAAAGCAGACACCCCGGATCACTGGCTGAAACCCCCGCCCATAGGGCTCAAAGACGTCGTCCTTAAGGCCAATAAGCAAAGGAGGGAACGCGTCAAGAAAATGCAGGAAACCGAAGAGATTCCTGAAGACTGGGAGCCCGCAATAGCGAATAGCTCCCTACTCTTACCGGACGACTGTGTCCGACGTCTTCGAGATCTTCGGTGGGAACATGATTGGCTGGTTACCGAAATTTCTCGGTTCTTCGGCTTGGGCTACCAACGGACGGTGAAGATCGTCAATGGCCACTCCTACAAGCACGTAACCAAGAAAGCCAATTGTGCCGCAGCTCAAACCATATAAACTAAGGGGAGCGTATGCCAAAGATCATACCAGATACATTCTCTAGGGACCGACCGCAAAAAGGCCTGGTCCGAGATCGTATCTATACCGCTCCACCCACAGGGGCATTCAGGGAAGTGCTCTTATTGCCGGGAGCAGAACTGCTGGATCTCCAACAAGGATTCATCAACGGCTGTTTCGACGACAAGACCAACTTCGTGTTGGTCGAGCGCGACATCGAGATCGCAACAGCTATTGATGAGTACTACCGAAATTACCCCGGTAGCTACGAACTTTTCATCGACCGACTCGAGACCCTTCGGCCTTCTGATCTAGGGGGTCGGAGCTTTGACTTTGTCAATCTCGACACATGTAATGCATACACTCCCGTGCTGCATACCTGGCTAGAGAATGTCCTCTACCCGTCTCTAGCCGAGGATTGTGTGGTTTGGTTGACCCTGACGGTCCGTCTTATGCCGGGATCGTTGTGGTGCCTGGAGGGAAAAGGGAACACCGACAAAAAGCCGAGGGATTGGACCCGGGACAGGATCGAGCAAGTTTTTGCCGATCTTGTTCTTTTTGATGAAGTTACATATCGGGACAGTTGTCCGATGTGGGTTCTGGGTTTTGCCGGCGGCTTGTTTGTCGATATTTACGAAAACGAGGAAGGCGAGGAAATCAGTATGGACGACATGACAGAAAAACAGATTCTGGTATACCGAAGTCTCACGGGGGCAGGGAACAAGGCGAGCTACCGCCGGCAGCTCAACAAAGCCCAGTCACCCCATGACAAACAGAAAGTCACGCTGAAATATCTGAAGAAGCTGGGGTGCGATAACTACATCCAACTCGAGAAGCTCCGCGAAGAGCACGCGCACGAGTTGTTGAAGGAAGACGTCTTCCACCCGTAGAATAACCAGCTACTAGAGCAGAGAAGAGAGGACCGCTGATCCAGCGGTCTTTTCTTTTTATCTCAGATGTGGCCTAAGAATATAGAGGATTTTGAAACCGAAAGGAGGTTAGCTTGAGCAAGCTAAACGAAGCAAATGAAAAGGTGCGGCGTGCCGGAGAACATCTTCAGCGTGCCGCCAAGGCATATCGGGAAGCGGTCAAAGAGCGGGACGAGCTCGAAAAACGGTCGCTTCTCGACAGCCTGAATCTGGACTCAGAGTCTTCCGGTATCGATCACGAACCCGAGGAAGAGAAGTCGCACGAACCCAAGGAATTGTTCGAGCCCGGCAATGAGCCGCCCTTCGATGAGGAGGGGTGGGCTAGCTTTATCGAAGAGATGAGGCTGGAAGGTCGATCGAAAGCGACGATGAAGAAGCTGAAACACATCGCCAAACTCCGGCGCGAGAAGCCCGCGTACAGTCACGCCGACTGTCGACGGGCAATCATGAACAAGTTCGGGACGTGTGTTACCTCCAAGCTCTCCCTGAGGGCATACCGCGCCTGCGGCGGGGTCGTAACCAGGGGCGGACAGCCTCGTATTCACGTCCGTCTGAAGAAGTAAGAACGGGGCCCCAGGGCCCCTTCTTTTAGTCTCAACACGGCCTAAGACAAGGAGGACAAAATGGATCCTATGGATGTAGAGCAGATAGTTGAGGAAATGATCAGAGATGCTCTCGAGTCGCTGGAGGTAGAACTCAGGTTTATCGAAGAAGACGTGAAAAGCAAGACAAAGCCCGCTCTTCAAGTCCAAATAATCAGAAACGACCTGCAGTACGGAGGGAGATGCGTCTTACATTCCCAACGCGCAAGGATCCCCTCCTCGTTACTTCAGCAAAAGGAGAAAAATGAAGAACTTCATCACCCTCGAGATCGATAAGGACCTCGAAGAAAGGCGGTACTCCGAGGTGCGAACTCGGTTCCCGCCAGAACCCAACGGATACCTGCATCTAGGGCATGCTAAAGCAGCGTGTCTCAACTTCGGCATCGCCGCCCAGTACATGGGCAAATGCCACCTCAGATTCGATGATACCAACCCTTTGACCGAATCCCCGATCTATGAGAAGGCCATCATTGAAGATCTGTCGTGGCTACTACGATTCAAACCCGAGGTCACCTACACCTCGGACTACTTTCCGGATCTCCTAACTGTTGCTCGAAAGATGGTGGAGTGCGGTGATGCTTATGTCTGTGATCTCTCGCCGCGAGATGCTGCCGACTACCGCGACTCGAACAAGGAGCTCAAGCCCAGCCCTTATCGCGACCGCACGATCTCTGAGAACCTGGCCCGTTGGGACAACATGTTCAAGGGGATCTACAAGGGTGGTGAGTGCACCCTCAGGGCCAAGATCGACTGGAAGCACCCCAGTGCTCTGATGCGGGATCCTGTGATGTACCGCATCATCTACACTCCTCACCACCGCACCGGCGCTGAGTACTGCATCTACCCCAGCTACGACTTCAGCCATCCTCTGGTCGATTATCTCGAGAGGATCACCCACTCACTCTGCACTCTCGAATTCGAAGAGCACCGCCAACTCTACAACTGGTTCCTCAAACACGCCGAATTCGATGATGCCGTTTACGACACCCACTACCTCCCAAAACAGCGTGAATTCGCAAGATGCGAAGTCGATGGAGTGGTGCTTTCAAAGCGCAAGCTCCGTAAACTGGTCTACGACAAGAGGGTCGACGGATGGGACGATCCCCGCATGCCTACTCTCCGTGGTCTCCGCAATCGGGGGTATACCCCCGAGATGCTCCAGGACTTCTGTGAAGAGATCGGGGTGTCCAAGACCCACTCGGTGATCGCACCGAACAAGCTCGAGAACATCGCCCGGGACCGCTACAACAAGACATCCCAGCGAGTGATGTGCGTCTTCGACCCGTTATCGGTTCGGATCTCCAATCTGTCATCGCCCGCCGGCGAGTATGTCGAGATCGAGAACAACCCCGAAGATCCCGAAGCCGGGACTCGGAAGGTTCTCGTTGACAACTTCATCATGATCGAGAAGGATGACTTCTCCGGGGACCCGCCACCGAAGTTCAAACGGTTGAAGCCTGGAGGTAAGGTCCGGATCAAGGGTGCCGGTATCCTGAAGCACGTAGGACCGTTCCAGGTGGACGAGGATCTAACCGGTATCGAGTGTGAGCTCCTTCCGGAAGAAAAAGTCAAAGGCACGATCCATTGGGTCTCCGTAGGAGCTCGACCGGTCAACATCTACCAGTTGGGTCCCCTGTTCGACGAAAACGGAGAGTTCAATGAGGACAGCATGAAAGAGCTCCCAATAGCCTTTATGGAGCCTCTTGACCTCCAACACGGGCAGATCGTGCAGCTCATGCGAAAAGGATACTACAAAGTCTGTATCGTAGGTACCCGTATCGACTTAGTCGAAGTTGTGCCACTGAAAGATCCGTGGAAGAAGAAACAAAAGAAGGGCTCCTCCTAAGGAGCCCTTTCTTTTTGGCCTAAGACCATGATGCCCCTTCTCTAGAGTCGTTACTCGGCCGGCTTATCATTAATCTTGGTGAGCGTAGAGATGGGACAGTGTTACGTCCGGAGTGACCGGGCGTGTACAGGCGGCGGGGGCCCCTGCTCCTCTCCTTTCGCTGTAGGGGCCCGCCGTCGTTGCCTGTCTTTGCTTTCTACTCACTCACTCAAAGGACAAACGATGGATAGCGGATCGATAGATAAGGCCCTGGTTATCGAATGGGATGACAGCGAACATCCTTACCCTCTGGGGATGTACTTCCATCGAAACAAAGAGGGTGTTGAGCTCTACGGTCGTGACAATGAACACCGGGCCGGCTTTGGGTTGATGTGCGCTCCCAGCATCCATTTGTTGAGCGAGCGCATGCAATACCCTCGCGTTCCGAGGATGATCCATCTGATCGCCGCATTTGTTGCTAAGCCCAAGCACATCAAGTGCTGGTTCAAGTGGTGGTACTACTGCTTCCTCGAGATGAAGGAGTGGGCTCTCGTTCTCAAGGGGTACTGGACCTACGTTCCTTCGGCCTGGCTTTGGGTACTCAGGACTTTCGACGGCAAATTGATGATCTTCAGCAACGAGGACGATATTCCGGAAGAAATCAACAAAGACCAGATGAAGAGATATCACTGGTCGCGAGAAGAGAATCAGTTCTTACCATGGGAACCTGAGCCCAGGGATCCTATTGACACCCTGAAGTTCCTGATGGAGGCAGTATCGAGTGTTCGAGCAGGATGTTAGCGCTGACGCACCTGTGAGCGGCAACTAAGAGAAGCAACGACGATGGGGACCGGCAGAGTGCGTCCTGCCGGTTCTCCAGTCACTAAGGAAGGAGGCCCGACATGAGACCTATTTAGATGGTCTAAAGGAGTTGTGTCATGCGAAAGGACATGAAACGCGTTATCATTGAATGCACCCGCCGTTACGACGAGTGGGGCCTCAAGAGACGCGCAACATTCCGCATCAACACGAAGTGTGAGGATATGGAGGACCTTCCCGCACGCGAGCCCATGAGGACTCGTCGAACAAAGTCCTTCAATGATCGGCTGGCACCGATGTACGGTTTTCTGTACAAGAATGTCGGCCGACCCTGGAATGATGTTTGGTCCGAGATCTGTGAACACGCTGATGCCCGGTCCGTGGATGGCTGGCATCTCCGCGAACACATCCTCAGTGCCGTTGACACGACGGGAGAACTTCACGACAGGCCCTGGCGGTGGAAAGACTTGTATGTAGACAGTGACGGGATTCTCCGTTGCGATCACAACACTCACAGCAAGTGGCGTCGCCAGCGGATTCGTCGGCACCGCGACGCCAAACGACGCAACGAGTTCAAACTGGGTGGCCGGACCTACAAGAAGGTCAACGGCTTCTGGTACGAAACTGTCATTGTGAAGCAGAAGGCTTGGGATCCAGTTTACGAACAGAGTTTCATCGAAGTTCGAGAACGAAAGATTCAGCTCAACCGTAAGCGGCTTCGGGATCTCGGCCTGAAAAACGACAACCAAGCATAACCAAAGGGCCCCCGGAGGGGCCCTTTTCTTTTTCTTGGAGAATCATGAGAAACTTACCGCACAACGACCCCCTGCTCTGGTTTTCGTCGAGAGAGTGGGAACTCATTCAGGATGATATTCCTGATAAAGCTAATTACGTCTATTCCGGGTACGGAGGTCGGGCACTGTTCTGGGCGGTACATCAACCACTCCGGGAAGAAGGCAGAATCTTTGCTGGCCGTGATGCCTTAGGAAAACCATGTAAGGATCCGACTCCCTCCTCGGATCGATGCATTGTTCGTCTTCCCCTCAATATGAAGGCGATCCCTGAGCCTGTCATTCTTTGGGTCCGCACACCTCGTAAATGGTGGGAGACGCCGACTCTAGGGGAAATGACGATGGCGAGAAGGAGGTTCGATAGTGGCACCTAGACTGATAGATCCTGGAAAGACTAAGCCTCTGCGGATAAGCGATTCACTCGACAAGTTAGGTCTTATAACCCCCGGCGGTACTCCTCTCACTGCTGAGTTTATCCGCCGGACCTACCCCGACTTTTTGTTTGCTTACACCTGTTACTCGAGCACTAGAATCTATCTCTCGAAGTTCGAGCCTTTGCTTGGGCCCAGGCAATGTCTTGGAGTTTACCGCGATGAGACCGGGAAACTCTTCAGAGAGGACTCCGCTGAAATGCTGGTTAAAGTCCTTGAGGCCAAGATTGATGTACAGAGATTTCACAGACCCAAAGTACCGGAGATCATATGGATTCACCCGAGATCAAGGAGAAAGTGGTGGGAAGCCCGCCTACTGACCGACCTGAAGATGATGAAGACCCCATCCTAAATCGACCTAATATGCGGGTCGCCCTACAGGAAATGTCCAACGAGATCACTCGCTTGGTAGCCGAGCGAGATGAGTACCGCCAACTCTACCACAACATGATCACATACCACGACGAACGTAAAAAAGAAGCCGGTGAGTACTGGTCTCTTCTCAAGGATCTCCCCGGCCGTCTCCAAGAGATCGGGGACATCCTGGGCGAAGCCTCACGCGGCATCTCAGATCATCAAAAGAACAACGGCTCGAAAAAACAAATAGGGTACGCCTTGACCCTTCTGTCTTCAATTCACAGGGAAGTGAGGGGGTAACCTTTCCTACTACAGAAAGATCGACGACCATGCCTTTTGTACCTGAACCCGTAGCGTTTTCCAAGCTAAAGATAGACATCCTAGAAGAGAACAAGTGGAGAAAGGTGACTTGCCTGGAGGAGCTTATTACGCTAGCAAAGCTCAAGGCCGCGAGAGGCGGGATAGACCTAAACTTCATCTATACAGCCTTCCACGGAAACGCTTTGATTCTCTCAAAGACCCCTCTTTTCATTTGGGGATCTGGCGCTTCCGGAGATGCTCGAAGGCTATCCGACGCACACGACATATTCTCGCCAGAAACCACTTACACCATGACAGGGGTAAACATCCCCCACCTTTTTGCTCTAAATCCTCCCTACGCTTATTCTCCTCGCCTCATATGGGCTAATCCGTTTTACCGATGTCACCAGCCTCAAGATTGGTGGAATCACCCATGTTTTTCTGAACTACAACTGACATACAAGGAGTAACTGTGGAACTACCTGCTATCGGCGGTCTCGAGGCTGCCATTGGGGCAACCGGAATTCTCGTTCTTGGTTATGCCGCCACTGCATGGAACAAGAGTCGTCAGTTCCTGATCAAGATGTTCTCTTTCATCGTCGTCCCCCAGCAAATCAATGATCACGAGCTCAGCATGGCGATCCAGAAATATCTCGGATCCCGAGGACGCCGCCGAAAGCTAGGTATTCGCTCATTCACTGCCTTCCTTGCTTTCCTCAAGTCTAAAGGTGATTGGCAGCATGTCGCTTTCGAAAACTTGAACAAGCACTCCAACATCTTCTGGGTCAATTTTCGTCCGGTCTGGTTTGAGCCATCAAAAGAGGAACCAAAGGAAGGCCAGAGAATCTCACATCCCACGATGGTCCGCTTTGTCCGATGGAGCTTCCCCTACTATCACTTCATCAATCAAGGTTTGAGGATACTGAATAAGCAACGAGAAGAGCGCAAGAAAAGGGAAGAGGCAGAGTCGACAGACTTCTTCGTCGAATACGTCATCGGAAATCTACGTAAAGGTGAGAATGCTTCCGCCGAAGGAGAGTCTCCGTCTCTAGCGAGAAGCGGTTCAGGCGGTGCCGATATGAGTCTCAGATCCAATCTGGCATTAGGATTTGACTGGGATGATATTGGCGAGAATCAAGGATCTGACGCCTTCAAATCTCTGATTCTGGGATCCGATCAAAAGCGTATCCTGCAAGAAATTCAATTCTGGCTGGATCATCGCGAATGGTACCAGGAGCGCAGCATCCCTTGGAGGCGTGGTTACGTCTTTCACGGAAAACCGGGTACCGGCAAGTCCAGTTTTGTACGAGCTGTCGGTCAGAACTTCGACCTCCCAATCTATATCTTCGATTTGGCATCAATGGACAACCAGTATCTGAGCAAGGCATGGAGCTTAAGATGCCAGCTCTACCGCCGGCGCATCATCCTTATTGAGGACATCGATGGTGTGTTCGAAGGTCGGAAGAACATCGCAGCTCCGAACGACGTTCAGGGTGTGACTTTCGACTGCCTCCTCAACCTGATCGATGGTGTCGACCGAACCGACGGCACTCTTTTGTTCATCACTACTAATCGCCTCGATGTTTTGGATCCGGCTCTGGGCGGAGGTTCCACCGATGAAGTTGGTTCACGGCCTGGACGTGTCGACCGCGTAGTCGAGCTCGGAAATCTTGGATATGAAGGACGTCTGACTATGGCTGAACGGATCATAGGAGACCTCGGCCATTCCGACGAGATTAAGGAATTAGCCCAACGCCACCAAGAAATCACGCCGGCCAGCTTTCAAGAGATCTGTATCCAAGTCGCATTGAATCGCAAGTGGGATCTCGAAGCACAGGAGGCAAGGAACTGGAGATGACGAAATGACGGAAACGACAGTAGAGATGTATCTAAAGAAGAAGAAGAGACCAGCCTCTCGGATGGAACATCTTGTCTATCGCCCGCACATCCGGCTCTATTACGGGAATAAAACCGACCGCTTAGTCCCTCTAAGTGAAATCCGAAACATGCAGGAAGAGAAGGCTGCAGAGGGATTTCGATTCATGTTTACTTGCTTTTGGAGGAAAGTCCGCTTTTCCAAAGAACCTCCTTCACTGATCTATTACAAGAGGTACGGAAATGAATCTCCCCCCATCCTTCACGTAGGGCATCCTCCAAAAAACATGTCTACCAACTCTGTCGAGGTTAGCGGCATCCGCGCAATAAAGGACGATTTCGCTGACGGCGATGACCCGCACCCGCTCCCCGTGTTGTTATGGTCTGCTGAGGGATTAGTGCCGTGGTGGGATCTGCATACTTTTGTCGAGCTCAAACTCAGGACATGAACCCAGATTTCGTTGGTGATCTGGCCTAAGGTAGAGCAATACTGCTTTCTTTTTTGTTGGGAACAGGAGACCCAAATGGCGAACAAGAAAATGTTCAAGTCAGCCAAGGCCCACGAGATCGAGGTCAAGCATACGGTCAACGAGGCTGGAGGCGCCGCTATGAAGCTCGATCCGGAAGAGCTCTTGGCACAATACGCGTGTACCGGTACTTTTTACAACACGTTCTACGCCACCGGCGAGAAGCAGCTCGAGACCCTCCTGGAGGCTGCGCGCAAGGTCGACCCGAACTTCGTCATCGATGTCGCGGTGTACTCGCGCAAGAAAGCGTGGATGAAGGATATGCCGGCCGCTCTCATGGCGTTCGCGGCAAGTCAGACCGGAGTCGACCGTGTTAAGTTCAACGAGGCATTCCCGCATGTGATCGATAACGGGAGGATGCTCCGCAACTTCGCGCAATTCATTCGTTCGGGGCGGTTCGGTCGAAAAAGCTTCGGCACCTGGCTGAAGAAGCTGATCGAGCACTGGTTGAACAAGCGTCATCCCGCCGCTCTGTTCAGGGATTCAGTTGGTAACGATCCGTCGATCGCTGACATCATTCACATGATCCATCCCAAGCCCTCGGATCAAGCCCGCTCAAACCTGTATGCATACCTGATCGGGCGCAACTACAACGAGGAGCTGCTCCCCGAAGTAGCGAAGGTTTTCGAGGAATGGAAGGCGGGGTATCGCAACCGCAAGCCCAAGGGCATCGAGTTTCGCCTCCTGACTTCGATCCCCGATCTCTCGACCCGGGACTGGAAGGTCTTGGGGCACCAGATGGGACTTCATGCTCTTCGGATGAACCTCAATACCCTGGAGCGCCATGAAGTGCTCAAGGATACGGGATTCGTCGAGTATGCAGTCGAACAGCTGACCGATGTGGAGCAAATCAAGAAGCAGCGGATCTTCCCGTACCAGCTCTACCAGACCTACCGCCACCTCAATGAAGGCATTCCGACCAAGATCAAAAATGCCTTGCACGATACGGTCGAGATCTCGATCGATAACGTGCCCCGTTTCGGAAAGGCAGCTGTTTGCGTGGACGTGTCGTACTCGATGCAAGCTCTCGCAGTCGGTAAGGCCACCACCCGGGGAGGCTGGAGGCGTGCCGGTGCCCGGGACGTGCGATGCTGTGAGGTTGCAGCGCTCATGGCAGCATGCATCCTTCACTCCCAGCCCGACGCAAAGGTCGTCCAATTTGATACTGCAGCGAAACTCGCGTCGGTTACCGACCGTGACTCCATTTTTACCCTGGTAAATCAGCTGGCACGTTCCGGCGGGGGGACTGATTGTAGTTCGGCGATCCAGTACTTGATCGACAACAAGATATTCGATCTCGATGCTGTTGTCATTCTCTCGGACATGGAGTCCTGGGCGGACTTCTCCAATGATCCTGCACGCCACTACACCAAGAATCGTACTGGTCTGCAGTATTACTGGGATGAGTGGAAAAAGCGAGCCGACCGACCCGATGCCAAGTTGGTCTTAATCGACCTTCAGCCCCACCCGACCACACAGGTCGTGAATCGTCCCGACGTTCTGAATGTTGGGGGGTTCAATGACTCAGTGTTCGACGCCATCTCAACCTTCCTGGAAGACAGAGGGGGCACGAATCACTGGGTTGACGCCATCAAGAAGGGCCTGGTATAACCGGGCCCTCTTGTGGCTTCTTTGACAACTTGGTTTCATCCGACGCAACCAATGGACCGAATGCCGTAGGGGTCTACATCATTACTGGAAATGAACCGTGACTCCACACAACCTTGTCGGTCCGCCAACATTGAATCGTCACAGACGACCGTATCCTCCGATGCAAAATGAACCGTGCTGAACGCAGGCTCCGTAGTCAATGAGTGAGTCACTTCAAATGACCACAACGTGCATGAAGAACGAGCTGGATCTCTAGAGCGTCTCGAACCAACCGAGCGAATCGTCAAACTAGACGGTCTCGTAGTGTCTGAATGAGTTGCCTATATCGTCTGTAGCGCACATGAAGAACGAGTCGTAGCAGCCGATTGTGCCTGAGACGCGAAACGAAAATGCGGTGAATGCCGTGAGGGATTACATTCCATCATAAGGACGAGGTCGTGAGGTTCGATTCCTCACCCCCACCACCATAGCTAAGTGGTGGGGTAGCTCAGTGGATAGAGCGCGTAAATATCTCTCCAACACCTTGTCACCGCACCATTTTCCCGGCCGAGTTCGGCCTAAGACAGTAGACACTTTTCGCGCGGGGAGAGTGGCAGACCTTTAGGAATCTGCTGCCTTCGATGGCACACCCTGCTGAGTCGGGATAGGCTTTCGGGTTTGGACCCACTGCCGGCCAGTAGTTTCTCCGCGCATGGTTTTATGGGAGTAGGCGAGTGTGGCCTAGAGGCAAATAGCCGATGGGTGGCTGGCCTAGCGTGTTGAAATACACGTCGAAGCCGAGAGGTGGGTAGGATTATAGTCCGAACGGCACAGTATACACCCTACTCCCTGACCTTCCTTACAGCAGCAGGAACATGGTGGCTACCGAGGCACCTAAACCTCGGCCCGGCGCCGGCGCAGATCCCGCGCTCGGGGGCGCTTTAGAAAGACGGACGACCCGCGCCTGCTGCTAGCCTTTTGAGAGTAACTGGTGTTCAAAACAACGAGGGCGTCTGAGTGTGATGCACGAAGGGTTGAAGTCACACAAGAAGACGGAAAGGTTTGACCTGTCGCGACCGCCTTTCCCCGGGAATAGTAGCCTTCCCCCAGTTACTCTCTCTGTTTTGCCGCTTGAGGAGTGGCACCACCGACAGCCCATCTTGGGTACGAAGCTCCCTGTAGTCACGTCTCCCTGGAAATCCGCCGATGACGAGAGGGGATAGGCTTATGACGCGACCTGTCGGTGGCTTCTTTTTATCTCACGCAAAGAAGAAGTGATGGGAGAGATTGCTGACGATATCGTCGAAGGCCTTCAATGCTCGTGCTGCGGAAGCTGCTTTGAGGATTCTCATGGGTACCCGGTGGTCTGTAAGAGCTGCTGGGATAATATGAGCCCGAAAGAGCGTGACCAGCACCAACTCACTGAATTCGATGAGATTTAAAATCAGGGCGAATACCTGTAGGGATTACATTTCGCTGATAACGAAGAGGTTGCGGGTTCGAGTCCCGTCGGCTTCGGCCGTAGCTCAACTGGAAGAGCTCTAGTATCTCTACGCCACCTTGTCGCCCTGATCACCTTTAATCGAAGCAGGTAACTGTTTCGATCCGCGCGACCGAGACGTAACACACGTCAGTACCGGAGTAACAAATCGAATCGGCAGGAGGAACTGCTCCAAAACAAACGAATGAATCGGCATATTTGACTGTAGTGTTTGCGTCGAATGACTCGTCATAAGAGACTGTACCGCTTGCCTCGAATGAATCACATCAAAAGATAGCTACGCATGAACAGAATGAATCGACATTGGCGAAAGCTTTGTTTAGATGAAATGAGCCGTAGGCTTTGACTGTTTCTCAGAGGAAAAGCAATCGCAGAAAGAAATTGTACCGATTCGTTGAATGAATCGTCCCGCCCGAATGTACCAAGCACCCGGAATGAGCCGTCAACTCTGGATTACACCGCAAGCGCTGATCGAAACGTCGTCACCGACTGTACCACTACACAGGATTGAGCCTAGACCTGGAACTGCTTCATTAGGAGTGAACCGGGACGTAGAACTGTTCCGTACAAAAAGAGTGAACCGTACGAGGTGAGCCACGCCGTGCCGTAGAAGTGAATCGTCGTCAACAACTGTAACACTGCCGCAGAGTGAGCCGTACACACGGACAGCAACGTCGACCGCGAGTGAACCGAGGAAATCTTATGCCCATAAAGATTCAAGTTGTAGTTGCGGAGGAAACCACTGTTGAGCTAGAGTTCGACGGTGATCCCGAATCCGCCGATCAAGTAGAGGCCGCGATAGACAAGGCCAATAAAATGACCCCGGACGAGACGCTGTCGCTGGGGAAAAAGATCGGGGACTCCGAGAAGTTTGCGGAGTTCTGGAAGGTCAACCGCGACTACCTGCAGGGCAAAGACAAACCCGTCAACTAAACCCATTCACCTCACCACCAGAACAGGCTCCCTAGCCCCCTCGGGGAGCCTGTTCTACTTTGAGAGAAAGGAACCCATGAATGAGCACGAAGAGCTTCGACAGCTTCGGCGGCGCAGCCGCGTAGCTGTCTTCTTACGTCTGGCCATCGGGGGATGGCTGGGCCTCGGTTGCATTTTTCCCCTTTGGTTTTTCGGCGGCTGGCTGGTGCAAGGCGCTCAGGTAGGCGGAGGCTGGAGCGCCGAGAACGCCCACGAAGTAGTCTTTGCTCTACTGATGACTGCTTCCATCATCGCGGGCCTCTGTACCCTCGTCGGTACCGCTGGTACTGCAGTTGAGAGGTACGAGCAGAACAAAGACTAGAATAGGGCCCTTCGGGGCCCTATCTTTTTAGTTCATATGCGGCCTAAGACTGTAGAGACACTATTCCAGGAGGTTGGTATGAACATCAAGAAATTACGGGTCATCTTGTGGAGGTTGACCGCCATTCCAAAAGGAGAACCGGAGAATGCGCAGTTCACTGTGATAAAAGCAGTGGACGAAGATGGTCTCCGGGTATGGTTCTACGGCGATCCCGAAGGATCGTGGTTGACCTTCCGAGAGTTCGAGAACTACAAGCAACGAGTCGAGGCCTGTGGTCAGTTGCTAGAGTGGCTGGAGAAGCACCGCAAGAAAATCTGCGCGGAGTACCGAATCTTCGGTACAGAAGAATGGAAAGAGGATCCTGATGTCCTCTCTCCTGAAGATCTTGAGAAAATCTACAAGAACTGACAGGCCTCCGGGCCTGTCTTTTTATTTACACGAAAAGGAGAAGAGGTGAAATTCTATGCAATCCAAGTCTGGGCTGAAAACCTGGAAACCGGTGAAAGATTCGATCAAGGTATCTGGACTGGGGTATCGCACTCAGATGCCGCCGCCAAAGACGAAGCTGAAACAACCCAATTCGACACAAGGCTGGTCGGAGATTGTGTATCAGTATCCTACATCCTTGCGAACGAGGGCATACCTCAAGGAGGGGACGATGACAGACGACAGGAATGAGAAACGCCGACGCGATCAGTTCAACTTTTACGTAGCCACAGAACTAATGGAGTTGACCGAGCTGGATAAACCAGGGATTCCCTGGGTCCCAAATTACATCGATAACTGGGACGCGGCTTTTTCAGTTGTCGAAAAGATGCGCCGTGACGGCTACGTCTTCGAAATGAGGGACCGACGGGTTTTTCACAATAGCTATCGCGACGCTCACGTCGTCTTTGTGAAGGATCGTCACGTTTCAGTCCAGGACAACACGAACACGGAAGTTACCCCAGAGCTGGTATGTAGGGCCGCCCTAAGAGCTAAGGGGCTGAACCACATGCTCTACCAAAAAGGCTTCGCGTCTTAGCCTCCCTAAACCAGGAGATGACATGAATGATTCAACCGAAAGAAACACGAATTGCTTGGAGGGATTTCGTTGTCCGAAATGCGGTAACAACCGACAATTTAAAATCGAGGGTACTGCAATGTTCGACGTCTTCGATGACGGCACTTCCGATTTCGGCGACGTAGAGTGGAATCGTATGAATCGCTGCGTCTGTGCGTCTTGTGATAAATCAGGAACCGTGAGAGACTTTCAGGCCGTCGAGCATGTCCTTAAGATCAAGTCAGAAGAGTACCAGCAGATCATCAATGGCGATCGCTCATATCTTATCCTCTTCGCAGAAGACTACCGTGTACGCGACCGTATGATTCTCAAGGAGACGACCCCCTCGATAGTCACCGGAAGCACCAAAGTTGTTGAAAAACCTTCAGGGAACGAGGACATCTTTCTAATCTCTCACATCAATAAAGCCCCCATGAGTTCAAGTGGCAGGAGTCAGTGGATCGTCAGCTTGGTCCCTTGGGATGGGTTGGGGAATGCATGGTAAATGAACGTAAGAAGCCGTCACGGCGCCGAAAGCAGAAACTGTTCCTCCGACAAAACGGTAGGTGTGCTATCTGCGGAGAGAAAATGAAGATGAAGGACACATCGATCGACCATATCTTACCCCGCAGTTTCGGCGGCAATAACACGCTGGAGAACATCCGCTTAACCCATAAACGGTGTAATCACGATCGTGGTGTACGCCTGGCCAGAGGGGAGGTCGACTGGGAGTCCGTATCGGAACTGCTTATTACTCCTGTTGGCCAGCAGATAAAGTGGCGTGACCTCTATATCAAAGAGCTGGAGGCTGCCATTGATCATCTCAAATACGCTTCTCCTGATGTCCGTGACTGGCATGCTGAAGGGACACTCAAATTACTCAGAAGCTTGGCTGATATCAAAGAAAGGTTGAAAGAAGATGCCGAACGAAAAGCCCTCATTCCCAGAGACTACCGACGAGAAAAAGAAGAGCGTTCGAAATGATCCGTCCAATCTCGAACTGCCCAAGATACTAGACTCTCTGAGTAAAAAATTTCCTTATCTTCGAGATCCTCTAAAGAGATCCGCCTCCTTTATCGAAAACCTGATGAGCGAAGCAGATCGACTGGATACAGCGTATCACCGAGAACTCGTCGATGTTGAACAGTCGCTAGGACCGGTATTAGGGTATCCTTGGTACAAAGATGATCCTGAAATTTTTCCTGGAGCAACAGAAGAAGACGGAGTTTGCGTAGGCGAGCATACTCCCGGGACCCTGGCCCAAGAAGCCGCAAGTAAGATCAGGTGCTGGCGAAATTTCGTGTGGTCTGCTGCTCTGCACATGACTCTCCAGGAAGAGCTGATTAAAGTCCTGAATCAGATCACTCAGTACCACCAACAAGGACGATTCACTCGCCAGTCCTATGAACGGCTAAGACACAGAGAGCGGGAACTAGTTAAACAGCTGGAGACTAACAAAAAAGAACTGGACCCTTTATTGACTGAATTGAGAGAGACCCATGAATCATACGCCGAACTACAAAAAGGACGAGATCGGAAAAAAGATCCCAAAGGCAAGGGACCTGGGGATGATGTACAAGGAGCTCCGATCTAAATACAAGATGCCGAAGCGCTCCGGCTTGTTCCGAACTAAGAGCGGCAGTACTTGGATGATTCGGGGCACACCGATCACAGAACAGGAAGCCTACGACTTACTTCTGACCTGGGCTAATCGGCATTTCGACACGAGGGAGACTCGTATCGAGAACATCCTCTTTCTCCTCGGCGTCGACTCCATCCCTGACACAGAGGATGCTCTCAAGTACTTGATAGAGAGAGCACCGGAACGCGAATGGAAACCGGGCTGGGTCTTCAGCGACGCCGGCAACATGATCACGGTCTTTTGGCAGGACTGCCCTACTACGGCTAAATGGCTCAACCCCTATGTTCAGGTCTTCTATAAGCACGATAGTCCCGACATCATTGCGGGATGCCAGATCTACGGGGTCTACCAAGAGATCGAAAGGGAGTTCGCCAAAGAAGCCCGGAAACACACCGAACTCGCTGTAGCGGTACGCAAGGTCGTAGAAGCCAATCAAAGGATGAACGACGACAAGATCACTGACGATGAGTTTTTCGATACGATCGGAGAGTTGACCGACACTTACTGGGGGATTAAGCGATGAACCGATACTTTTTCAGTGTGGGCGAAAACGCCAACGGTCCCTACGTCTTCAGAGAAGAAAACAAGGACGGGGACTATGTCGAAGCTGAAGAGGCTTTGGCGAAGATCAAGGAACTGAATCACGAACTAGCAACCACTCAGGATGCCTTGATCTACGTGACCGAGGATCAGCGGATCCTCGATACTCTCAAGGAGTTTATTGAGGCCCGCGAAGCCAACTATCGCCAGATGATCGACACCTTGCAGGACACCCTGGCTGAAGCATTAGTCGATGAGCCCAGCTATGACTGGCGCGTCCGGGCCGAAACCCACATCAGATCGGCCCAAAAACTTTTGAAATCCACTGGTCCGGGACGTCCCGGCCCGATCGCGGAATAGGTTGCATCCGGTGCAACCAAAATAAGGAAGCGCTGGAAAAAGCACGAGAAGAACGGCCTAAGTAGGGGGAAGTAAAATGACTGAGATTTACCAATGCACTAAATGCGGAAGCTGGAACTCGGACACCGCCTTCCGCTGCATGACCTGTGGTCACGATGTCCGTCAGCCCTACAAAGAGCCGGAGGCCCTACCTATGCCGGAACAACCAATTCCTGTACCGTCAGTCAAAGATCTTGCCTTGCCTATCGATGACAAGCGTGTACGCGAGATCGTCGAAGAAGAACGTCATGCCCGAATCCCAGGTCTACGGTTTACCCGCCAGAGACTCGAGAGTCTTTGCCACGAGATCAACCCGGAAAGCCGGCACTACATGGAGATTCGGGTCATCATCGGAAAGATCGATGAGCTGATCGACGAGTTCGAGGAAGTCAAACCGCCGGAGCAGCGATTCAAGATCTGAACTAAAAACAAAGACCGATCTACACTGATTGTAGAGGTGGTCTATGCCGTATCTGAGGTGGTCCCACGGCGATTGGTATGTCTATCGGGTCGAAGACAAGAGACCCGACCATAGACACGAAGAACGAGTAGCGGTCTGGCACACCAACTGGCCGAAACCGCGATTCATCACCTACCTTACCGCTAACTCATGCATGCGGGGGTACTGGGACGCTTTCGCCGATCTTCAGCTAAGCGATGTTGAAGAGATGCTCCTCATGGACGCATTCAGGAATTTCATCGAGGACGTAGAAAAGGACTGGAAGACCGGCAAGTACAAGCCGGTCAACTAAGTCCTTTTCTTTTAGCTTGTCTTTGTTTATCCAGCGGGGAGACGTCGTCGAGCTGCTTTCGGACCTCATCGTACCCCTGCTCGATCTGCTTTCTCATGAGCTTCGTCTTGAAATTCAAAGAGTCCGCCAGGGGTTTTTCCGGCCAATAGGTATGAACTAGAACCTTTCGCTTGCCGGGGTGATGAATGATCTGCTCGTTGATCTTGTAGCATCTCTCGATATCGTTGAGCAGAACTTCAGCGGTGAGTAGATTAACCACCCTCATAGCCATCGACACAGCATTCTTGGGGGGCTCTACCTCAGCTGCCTCAAACGGGTTTTCCGTCATCAAGACAATAATCTCACTGGCCCCTGCCTCGATGGCCGGCTTCAACGGCGCTATGTCTCGTACACCGCCATCGGTGTAAAGCCTCCGTTCCACTTCTTGTAGAGGAAAGGCTACAGGAAAGCTGGCGCTAGCCATAATGGCGGCTTTGATATCATTCGAGTCTTTAGTGAATCGCTTGAGTTCCCCGCTCTCGATATCGACTGCACTGAAGCAAAGATCGACATCACTCTTCTGAAGGTCCTCGAGATTAAGCTTCTTGTCGATGAACTTCTCGAGTCTCTTATTCGTGCCTATGGAGGGACTCCATAACCCGCAAAGATACCAGGGAAATTTTAGACGCCACACCTTCAAGCGGTCGTACCATATCCCTTCGAGGATGATAGCTGCGCTCCGAAACTCATCCTTTCGGAACATGCCTAGACCGGCAGCATTAATGGCCCCAACGCTTGTGCCTGAGATGAAATCAAAGCCTTTTTTGCCCCAACAACTATCGGCCACTGCTTTAATAGCACCGGCCTGCCAGGATCCTTTGGAACCGCCACCGCTAAGCACTAAAGCCCTCATCGGTTGTCTACCACAGCGTCAACTTCTGCCTTGGTAGTCGCGGCACGGATGTCTTTCTTGAGTGCAGTGCCTCCATCGAGGTGTGACCGAATCGTGCTCATCGCGTCGTCGTAGAACGCCATGTATTCGTCGGAGTCGATAATCTTCATTGAGTCGTCGTCGTTCAAGGTGTTGAACGTGATCGGAAAGAACGCTGATTCAAAGTCTGGCAGTGTCCCGCTGGCCCGGTGATCCGCAATAGCCGTGCGAACCCCGATCATGTTGTTCTGCGCCTGTTCCGACAGACTGAATGTTTTGTCCTGATGCTTGAACCCCTGTGCGATCAACTGAGACGTGCGTGAGTCAATTTCACGATACCTACGTTCTTTGATCGGTTGAAGGTTGTCGGACTTCTCGTAGTCGTCAGTACTGGTGCCGTCGCCCTTAACCTTGGTGTACGTCGAGGTTGAACCGAAATCGCCCGGAGCGGAAACCTCATCCGGTGCGCCATCAATACGCTCAACCACGCCAAGTTCGACCAACTTGGGCAACGTGATCTCGCGCTGCACATTCGACGTAGCAACCACCAACCCGTCGGCATCAAGATAAACGTATTTCATGCCAGCCACCTAAAGCCCCTTATCGAAGCACGCACGATATGCACGTCTCCCAACAAAGTGTCGTCTGCGTTACCGCCCATGGCATCACGAAACAAGGTGATGGCCAGAAAGTCCGACGGAGTCAACTCAGACACGTCGAACTGGAACGTAGTCGTGACGAGAACGTTTGTTGCCGGAGCCGTGACGACTTTACTGCTGAATGTTTCAGCCAGTGTACCGTCGAGAGTATCCCCTTCACGCACCAAAGTCTCGACGGTTTGTAACTCAACATCACCTCCGGTACTTTTCGGAATCCATTGCACCGAAAGCTCAATCGGTTTCGACGTGTCGAGACCCGAGGGAATCTGGATCAGTGTCCCGACCGCGTTGACCGATCCGTCGTCGAAATCAGCGTCAAGACTTAGGACGGAAACCTGCGGACTGTAGTCGATGAAAACGTTTCCAGCAGGGAACCCCTGAACGTCGTTGAAGTTCGACCAGTTGGTCGGCAGAACAATCTTGGGTTCCGCCGCTCCGAATAACGTGACCTGACCGGTGCGCGAAATCTCGGTCGAATCGAAGTGCGGCTTCATGTGCTGCGCTTGCGGCACCGTCGTGATGGCAGACGTGATCCTGACCCTGATCCAGTACGCCGTGGTCCCATTCAGGCTTTTCTGTGCCCAACCCGGCATGTCGTCGAATCTGACGTGCTCGTCATCCACGCGCTCCCACAAAGCATCCGCGTACTGCTGTGGCGGAGAATCGTCAGCAGTAGTGGACATGTGGTTGACCCCGACCCATGCCGCACCGTTCCAAAATTCAACGGCAACCGCGCCACTTCCAAGCACCATTGCGGTTGAAACAATATTGTCGAGGCCCACGAATTTTTCAGGATGGCCGAGATAGAACGTGTTTTCCGCTGCGGTGCCGGGAAACAGAGCGGCGACGGAACCGAGCGGGCTTTCAAGCTGTGTAGTGATGTCCGCCCACGTACCAATCTCTCCGTTGGTATTCGTAAGTGCCGTAATGTTCAGTGCGCTTGAAGTGCCTTTACCGAACCCCGCTCGATGCCCCTCATCGGGATGACCGACCGAAAACTCTCCCATGATCCGGTAAGACTCGTCCCCGTCAACCTCGGAAATATGGGCGCCGACAGCCGTGGCGGCAGAGTCAATATTCGCCGTCAACTGACTGAAGCTGGCACCGACCGACAGGAATCGAGCGTCCGCTGTCAGAACCTCAAGGTCAAGACTGGTGTTCGCCTGAAACGTGTCGTCACGCTGAAACAACGTTCCGTCAGTGATCCGCAAACCTGTAGTATTGTTGCTGAAGATGTTGAAGAAGTTCGCGAGTATCCCAAGATCATCCGGGCTGACCACTTCGATGCCGGTCTCATTGCCGCTGATGACACAACCGATTAGCTGCGCTCGCTCGCCTGTGCCGCCCGTGAATTGAACACCAACCCCACCTGCACCGGACGCTCCGAAAATAACGAGGTTGCGTAAAGCACTGGCGTTATTCGTTAGCTCGAAAACCGGATTGGATGTAACTGCCGTAGTGATGATCGGGAAACCGATACCCTCAATGGTCGTGCCCTCGGGAACAACCTGCGTATTCGGGACGGTATACGTTCCGGGGAACACTCTGATCGCGGCAGGAGTAAAAGCATCCGGTGCGGGCATCAACGCGTTGACTGCCGCTATTGCGTCTTCCAGCTTGTCGAAATCGGCCTTACCATTTTCCTCAACCGTGAAGACACGCTCAGGGCTGGACCCCAATACACCGATACCGCCCGCGTCGTCCTTGACTTTGAACGCTCCGCCTTCCCCGAACAAACGAAAGAATCCGCTCGGGGGATTGCTCGGTTCTGAGCCACTCTGAATGTCGATGTAACCTGCGGTCATGCCGTCACCCTGAACTGCCCGTTCTCGTGAACTGTAAGCGTCGTATCCTCGGGGATCACGTAGTGATCGAAAATCATACGTTGCTCATACTGACTAAGCACTGCATCTTCACCGCGACCCCCAAGATGCCACGCTGTCTTCGGTACTTGATCGTCCGCCAGTTCAGGCATTGCCTACCTCTTAGAAGCTTTCAGGCGTCACGATCATAATCGTGTCGTTCAACTTGAGCTTAGTCTCAAACGCGAGTTGTGTCGAGCTTACCCAGTAAACATCCCGGTTCTCCGAGGCGTCAGCTCCTTTGGACTGCAAGACACCGTTACGGTAGACCTCGATCCGGGAGTCGTCCCGGAATTCGGCACCACTCGACGGTAGCGCCACGGTACCGTCACTCGACACCGCAGTCTGAGCGCCAGCAGTGGTGAACGTCCCGGTTGTGATGGTGAACGGGTCGTTCGCGGCGGGACGCGGTGAGCTGGAGATCTCGAACTCATTGAACGGAAGACGAGGAGCCGTACCACCGGCTTCAGCGATTGAACCACCCGGCGTGAGCAGGGCACCGCGTGCCAGCGAGTAGAACGTCGAGAGACGCCCCGGAGCATAGTGATACGTCCCGTCCGGCAGCGTCGTCGCCGTAATCGTATCAGTCACCTTATCGAGGTAAACAAAACTGATCTGAAGAGTCTCTGACGCGGCTCCGCCGATCGCAGCGCCGTCGGCCGTTCCGGTCACCACCTGCAAGAGACCGAAGATGATCTCATCATCAGTAGTCTTGGGCACGTCGTTGGTAGCGGCATCGATGAGATCGACCGCGTTGAGGACCGCGCCGTTCGGGTCAGTTACCGTTGTAAGACCCACACCCAGCGTACCAGCGACGGTGAAGTTGGACTCGTCCGCAGCCTGGAATCCGCCATCTTCCGTGGAGCCACCGCCGACAGCAATCGTGCCTGCACCGCCAGGGTACTGTGAGGCCGGGGTGAGGACACCAGCCAGCGGACCGCCGGCCAGAGTGAAGTTAGCCGGGTTCGCACCGGTCTGGCGAAACGGCATGCGAATTACGAGCGCTTTATCGTGGATCTGGTCGAGACCAAAGCCGTCGAGGACATCGTCGTACCAGTTACGACTGCCCGCACCATTGACATGACGACGCAGCATGGTGCGGAGGTTGTTCAGGTCCGCCTGCAAATTAGAGGCGTCTTCAGCGGCCTCCATCCCGGAACCTGTTGTTTCGGCATCCGAATACGCGTCGGAGTTCCGTATTTGTTCTTCTTGTGTCAGCCGGTTAGGCATGAGCTTTCCCCTGAGGTCTTATTATGAAATCGTGACGACTTTGACGATAGAAAACTTTTTCACTTTGACATCAAAAGCTAATTGAGTACTACTTACCCAGTTAGCTGTTTCATCGCCAATACTGTCTCCCTTGAACAGGTTCTGACCGTTCAGGTGTACCTGAACACGGCCGTCAGTCTTGAACGTTGCCCCGACTGCAGGGAGTGTGATCAAGTCTCCGAACACAGTAGCAGGGCCTCCGCCTCCATATACTCCAGTTTGAATATTGATCGCCGTGCCTGCGGGAACTGTGTCGGGAAAAGACAGAATCACTTCACTGACGGTAGTAAAACCGCCCCCGCTAATGACCCACGTCGTGCCGTTATAAGTGTACAGAATTCCTGTACTTGCGTCGATAACGGCCATACCGGAAACGGGAGCGTCAAACTCCCACAGAGCATTAGAGTCATTCCAGGTGGCTAGCTCATTATCATGACCGACAAAAGCACCCGCTCCGGCCCCTCGAACAAGCACGCGATATCCGTTGTCACCCAGTTCTCCGCCAGACGGAGACACTGCGACTTCGTCGACGGGCACTTGCCACAAGACATGAAGAGGCAGCGTATGAGAAATAGCAAGGCCTCCTATAAGACACGGTAAATACCGTCCACAGCGTGAAACATGAAAGTGATGTCTTCGACTTGCAGCTCGATATTGGGGTCCCCGTCTACTAAAGTTCCTCCGTCAACATCAACGGTAACCGGACCGGGACCTGCCACGAGTTTTACTGTAATGAGGGCCTTCTCGTTCTCTGGTTGTGCGGGATCTGGCAGCGTAATCGTAAACGGGTTGGTGCCGTTGGCTAGAATAATCTCACCAACACTAGCTATGTACGGATCACCGCCATTAGCGGGTGTTCCGTCGGCAATAAGCCCCTTCCAAGTTAAACCAGGCAATACGCCTTCAATGGCCTTATCAAGTATAGCTAAAATAGCTTCAAGCCTACGCCGATCAGATACCAATGCCAATCGACGATAAGTCGTTGGGTACCCCTGAGATCTAAGCGTCTGTAAGATCAAATCATATCCAATTAAGCTGGTCTCTTTTAAACACTCCAGCTTCTTTAGAATTCGCTCGATCAACACCGCTTCTCTAGAGTGACGGCTATCATATTCAACACGCATGTGGTAGGCCTTCTGCCTGACATCTGATACCAGTATAGCTATGCCAAAAATATGGCCTAAGAAGATGCTACCGAATTCTTGTCTAGAGATCAGGGGCTTCCGTTGTGGAGGCCCTCTTTATTTGCATAGCAAGCGAAAGGAATACATGACACCGGAAGCAGTCAAGACGTGCATGGAAATGATGGATAATGTCTTCAAATACGAGATTGGAGACATCGTCCGGGCGGTCGGCACACCAGAGGAGCAGGACGATCTTCCGTTCAGCTCCGACGCTCAAGCAAGGTTCGTCGTGCTGGAGCAGAAGATGCAACGTTGCATCGGCGGGGTGCAACTCCACTACCTGATCCGAGCCGTTCAGACCAACGGCCACATCGGTCGGGCCGTCGAAGTCAATGAGATCATGCTCCTCCCCAGTGAGCCGTTCGAAGACTCCTCAACGCTCAGGGCAAAGCGGGAGGAGCGGCTCGCCACGCTGAAGGCCGCAAAGGAAGAAAAGAAGAAAGAGAAAAAGGACTGAGTCCTGAAGAGGTTCCCCCGGGGGAACCTCTTTTTTATAGGAGACCACTATGGAGCGATGGATCGGTCACGACGAACGAAACTGGAAGTACCTCACTCAGACCGACACTCTATCCGATCTGAGAAACTGGCGGGTCTTCCGGAGTGATCAAGCCCTATTGGTATGGCACAAAGGCATGTCAGAGAACGCTAGTACCTACCACCAATACCGGGGAAAGAACTATGTCCGCAAGGGGTTTAGAAAGTGCGGGATCAACATGGAAGAAATGACGTCGGTCGGCGGATACACCGAATTGGACCCGGTAACCGATAAGTCCAAGATCCGGCGTATCATCAAGAAAGTTCAGGCATCTGCTGACTTTCAGCGGTTTAGCAAGACTACGGAAGATTCGTAGGGATGCGGCCTAAGACAATAGAGAGGTTTTCCCGTACGAGGCTTCGGCCCTCTTTTTTATACGCGGATAGGAGAATTCATGAGCGATGATAGCTGGACTGTGGTAGCTGCTGTTTCAGCAGTATTCCACCAGGATTCACGATACCAAAAGTTCTACGACGACTATGGTCCGTTACTCGGCGGCTTCCCTGGACTCTGGGGGCTGTGCCGGGATGCCGGTCTTGCTCTCGACGGGGTTTTGTCTCACCACGAAGACAGCACCTACGACTATATCGACACCGTCGATCTCTTCGTAGATCTGATCTACAACGAAGAGCCTGATGAAGAGCTCCCCGATCATATCTTAACCGAACTGGCTAATCATGCCGTCGAAACAAATAAGTACATCGATAAAGGAGGGTAAGGAGGCGCAGTGAAAGAACTGAAAGAACTCAGACCAGGAGATGCCGTCACCCGATGGATAGGTGGGAAACACGGCGGTGTACCTGTAGAACTCAAGGTTACCTCTGTAACCAACATTCTCATCATCTGCGGTGACTGGAAATTCAACCGGCACACCGGAGGCGAAATCGATTCGGATCTCGGGTGGGACGGCATTCGTTTTACAGGATCTATCCTCGAAGCAAAAGAAGAGGAGAAGGAGTAATGGCTGTGAAGAAACTGCCGGGGCATGATCACCGAGGCTGGCAAATATTACGAGATATCAGAGAGCCCGACCTTCAGTGTCGGGTTTTTCGGTTCACCGAAGATGTCGGCAACGGCGATGTCAACGTCTGGATAGCTCCCCTGGGTCTCCGCCAAGCCACCTTCTTTTTCAACCTCGGGAAGAGGGGCTGCTTTGGTGGCCTGGGATGCACTCTTCACGATATGGAGGACTACTTAGCTAGACAGGAGGCCGAAGAGCTGACCGACGAGACTGAGATCCGCCTTTATCTTCAAGCGCTTTCAAATCACATAGAGGAACAGCTGTCCCTGTCGAAGCGATCCGAGGCTCATGCAGACGCAATCAACGATCTTATCCGGGCATATCCCCCAAAAAAGGAGTTGTCATGACAACGCCATCCCTTCTAAACCTTGACCAACGAGGTTGGCAGATACTCAACGATATCCATATAAACCCGCTTCAGCTGTTCCGCGTTTTCAGGTTTGGTCCAGGATCGTTTGCCGATGGAGATGTCAACATATGGGTCGAGTCCGCGAACACCCTGCATGGCCGCACATTCTTCTTTAGCAAGGGCAAGTTAGACAGTGATATCGAATCGGGTATGACTTTCGAGTCGGTACAGGAGCGAGTAAAGAACGGCACAGGAGTCGAACTCAATCGCTCAGCAAGTCTTCCTTACATCAAAAAATTCGTTACCGCAGTCCTAACCGATCAGGTCAACTCTCGCGTCAACTCTCGCGTATTCAGCGCGAAGCTATACGAAATCTGCGCAGCGGCAAGTCCGAATTTATAGGGAGAACCCATGACCAATTCAGGCTCGAGATCTTGGCTGCATCCGACGAAACCAAAAACGAGGAGGAGTAGGATGAAACGATACACAGTAACGATCCGAGAAAACTGCACGGGAAGCACCGTTTCCGCTATTGTCCCCGACGAGAATGGCGAGTGGGTTCGATACGACGAGGTCCACGACCAACTCGCCCGCATCGAACAGAGCGACGACGGCCATGGACCGGCGTGGTGTGATGGGTGCGGGGCGCCTCTGCAGGTCGTCCGACCGGGCAAACACCAGTGTTCGTGGTGTGAAGACCGCGAGTACTCCCAGAAGTTGCTGGAACAGGCCGCGCAGCTTCTCCGCCAAAACGGTGAGGGGCTGGCCACCACCATCGAAAACCACCTCAAACACGCAAAGGAGGAAGATAATGGGAGCTGACGGACACCTGACCCTCGCCCGAATCGGTGACGGTCAGTGTTGGATCAACGAGAACCTTCCGCAGATCAAGATTGAAGAAGCCACTGCTGTGTTCCTCCGGGAAGCCGAAATCTGGTGTGAGCAACCCAAACGAATCTACACCTATAACGCTGACATCTACGTTTCGATGTACCAACCCGACTACGAAGAAAGGGTCATCAGAGGACACTACTTCCGTCTTGGGCGCAGGTGGGGTCACAAAGGCATAGAGTGCTCCGCTGTTGAGGGAGAGTTCTCCCTGGCATGGTGTTCGATCGATTGGCTGCAGACCGAATGCCCGCCGCTGTTCAATCAACACAAAAAGCCTCGAATCTTCGGGGTCCCGGCACAAGAACACATCGATGCCTGGGAAAAGCTTGTACCAGGAGTATGGGTTCCCACGCTCTATATCCGGTACGGTAGGGGTAGTGTCTGGAACGGCGGTCTCGACAAGCGGTGTGAAATCAAAGACGAAGTTACCTGGGAGGTATGGACATGACGATTGACCCCGACTCACTGCGGGATGTAATGGCGGTTGCCTCAAAGGCCAACCAGCTCAAGGACGAGATCGAAAAGCTCGGCGGTAAGATGCAGCAGGCCAACGGGAAATACACGATCATTTTCCCCGCGATTCACGAAAAGGATGACCACGAGAGCACCGGCGGGCCCTACCACAGCTTCAGCCAAGCATCCTCTTTTGTTTACGGCTACCGCATGGGTCTCTATGCGGTAAAGCGGAAAGAGGAGTTCGAAGGATACGATACACCGAACCTCCGTAAGAGGCGGAGCGGAGAGAGAGAGGAAAAAAGATGGATGACCCCACCACACTAGAAGAGGCTCTGGCCGAGATCGAAAGCCTCAGGAAAGATCTGCAAGTGATCAAGTCGGAAACACGGGCCCAATGTGCGCTTGACGCCGCCAAGCGGGAGCTCGATACTCTCAAGGAACTCAAAGAGTACAAGCGCATGTACGCCCGCCGTGACGCTGTTGCCGATCGGGCGTGTGAGCAACGCGATGCCGCTACAGCCTTGTTAAACCGCATCATGGACATGTCCTTCGAAGAGAATACCTCACTGTCCGGAGTGATCGACGATATCGACACTTTCTTCGAAGAGCAGCGGGCCAAGAATGACGAGCTCGGCAAAACGCTCAAGAAGATTGACCAAGAGTATAAGGAGAGGTGATGAGTGATCTATCCAGGAAACTCCATGACATCGACGCTAAGTACGCTGAGAGCCGACGTAAGACCATTGCCCGGTATAAAGAGCGTCAGCGTCGCCTCGATAACGGAGACTGCCCGGAGTGCGATAATCAATTCAACGGGGATCTCGATAATCTCAAGCACTGCCCTGTTTGCGGGTTTATGTGGCAACCTCAGGGAGAAGAGTAGTTGATCACATCCGATGCAACCAACTGAGTGAAGGCCTCTCCGGGGGCCTTTTCTTTTACCTATGGTGTGGCCTAAGACTATAGATCCTTACTGAACGAGGAGTAGCCATGCTTTTCACCGTCCTAAAAAAGATAAAGAGGAACAGGCAGAAAAAGAAGGAATACGAAGAAACGGAAGCTCGAAGGTTTATCAGGGTCGTACTAGGCATGAAATCAGCGGCTCAAGAGTCTCTCAATAAATTCCTGATCGACGAGTACTGGGAAGAAGCTCACGACGAGAACGAAGAACGGGACTACCTCCGTCAAATGGCTCGCCAATTCAAAGACCTAAGGGAGATGAAAAATCCTGACGGCACTTGGAAGCTCCCGTCCCTAACTCTTTACCGCCGTTACTGTCAGCTCTACGAGCACATGCATGGCGGCTGCTGTGCCTTAGAAGTTTCAAACGGCTACTGGGATAAAGAGATCCTTCAACACGCCAAGGACACGCTGCCGTTGAAACCGCTGACCTACAAAGATCTGGTGTACCATAAAACAGGGAAATATCCGTCGATCCGTCGTGAATCCTTCGAAAAGGAGAGGAAGAATGACAAACCTGAATCTCGATAATCGGGGTTGGCAGATACTACGAAACATCAAAGAACCGAAGATGCCGGCGTTCCGGGTCTTCGTCCACCCTACTGGATCGGTCCGAGTCTGGTTCGAGGGTATGAGCGAACGCGAGACTACATGGTGGCGATCAGGGAGTTCTATTCGCAACTCACACGGAACATGGACCAAAAGCGGCACAAGCGTCGTATTAGTCGCCCACGAGATCGATGCAGACAGCTCGAGAGCACGAGAGTTGGCTGCTTCTGCATGGCTGGTTCGTGTTGCGCACTTTGGATAAGGAGACACCGATGAGCGACTCCGCGTTCAAGAGGGTTCTGATCATCAACTTCGAGAAGTCAACTACTGGCCCGATCATGCTCACCGTAGGGCTAGAAGAGGGGGATACGGTACGCGGTTGCTTCGAGAAGCTCAAGATCGATTACGGGTTTCGTGATCAGGACGTCATCGACATCGTCGAGATGCATTCCGCTTCACCAATCGAGGTAGAGCACTTCAACGCCGATCCGTTCGATTCCTCTTCACTAAACTAAAGGACCCCATGAAAAGTGCATACGACACTGCTCCATCGACGAAGAAGACCTAGTGACCCGAGAGATGGAGGGCAAGTTCAGACAAGAAACCAGAGGAGATACCAATCCCAAGGAGTAGATAAACCATGGACTCAATGAAACCAGTACCGGATTGTGGTATCGAAGGACATACTATCGGGGGTTGGGATGGAGAACGGCATTGGTGCGTCGAGTGTACTGCCGCCGCTGAAGCCTCTCTCGATTACAAAGTAGAGGTGACTCTTCACGAGTGGATTGACCTGCAGCGGGCGAGAGTCTCCTCGGCGTCCCCGGGAGCTTGGTTGATGCGTTATGGCGGAGGCGTAGTGACCCAGATGCCGGGGTACCACCGCAGAGTCGGACACTTCGAGATCCGGCTTGATCCTGAAGATTACGGGACTGATGTAATTCACACCGAAGGGCCTTATGTCGTCATGGCGGAAGAAGACGGGCTATTCATTGAAGCCCACAACCCAAAGGTTATGGCGAAGATCTACGACATTCTGGAAACCGCAATCACGACTCTCGAGAACATCCGCCGGCCCGTGACATCACTAGATCGAGCCGACCAAGCTCGAGAGGCTCTTCTGAAGATCGAAAAGCTATTCCAACAAATACCCAGACCCCGATAGGAGGACACATGGAAGGCCTACGAGACTACCGGGGATGGCAAATCCTCCGGGACATCAACGAGCCAGATATAACCGAGGCTGCCGCCTACCTACGTCATATAGGGAAGGGCTATCACCTCAATATCTGGTTTCCCTTCATGAAGAAGGATACCGAGACGATTTATACCCGCTTGAACGACAAGATGCTGAGAATTACATCGTGGAGCCCTCTCGGATTCACATTGAAAGACTTGGAAAAAGGAGCCTCTATCGGCTCGATCCGGGCAGAGACAGAGCGCTGCAGCGCCCTGCAGACCCTCTACTGGCTCGACTGCCTCAAATTTTGTCTCAAACACTCTACTGGTATCCTCTACGAAGAGGATTTGCTCTGGGAACCGATCAGAAAATACTTGAGAGAAGGAGGGCAATGAAGATTGCATACGAACTACGTTGAAGCGGCCGGGATGTGTGCTCCTGCAGGCCGCCATGGGCGCTGACTCTGACCTCGCCCACCGCTTCCCGTCTGAATCATGGCTGGTGGCGCCTACCCCCGACATGACGGTTCGGGAGGTCACAGAGGACCAGCTCGAGATCTTGATCGAAATGGCGAGGAGAACCTATGGCGGAGCTTAACCGATCGTGCCCCTGTACCTACGGCAACCCGTGTCGAGAGAACTGCACCTGTGTAGTTCCCACTTCCAGCATGGGGTGCGCCCGTTGCTGCTCTTATGGAAGCCGCGAACAACGACAGCAAAAGGCCGCGTTCCTGATTGAGATGCTGGAGCTGGGCATCGAAACGGAAAGGAATCGGATCATAGACAACGCGGCCCGACTGGTGAACGAGACAGTTTTCAAACTCGGCGAGAAAGGCGTCCATATAGCTCCTGAGGAGCTATTAGATGCAACCAAGAAACTTCACGAGGAGGAATAATGCCGAAATACCGAGTCAGCTTCGCGGTCACCACCGTGTACGCCGGCGATGTTGAGGTCGAGGCCGACAACGAGACAGCGGCTAAAATCATCGCCGAGAACATGGGCCCCGATGCCCTGGAGAAGCAGAACGGCCAACTGGAGGCCTACTACGCTGAGATCACCAACTGCAAAAAGGAAGAGTGATGGCAAAACCGAAGAAGCCCAAGGGGGCAAACAGGACGAAAGCTGAAGCCAAGTGCATCGAATGCGGTGCAAAGCGGTGGATCAGGGCAGGTGAGGTAGAGCCCGGCGACATGCCCACCTGCCAGGAAGAGGGATGCTACGGCATCATGATCGCCACGGGCAAAGCAAAGGGAGGTTAGTCGTGAAGGTATCAGAAGTAATCAACGAAACCGTGAACATCGGTGATGAATTCGGCAATGAGGTCGGATTCGAGAGCTATGAGCGGGGCTCTGGAAGTCCGCTCGACGGAACTGTTGGTGTTCAGGCGAAGATCTACTTTGACAATAGCACTGATTTCGAGAAGGAGCTGCAGGTCGATCCTGACACCGGCAAGAAGTTCCTCGAGTTCAGTGTGCTTGATCCCGACGAGTTGCAACTCCTGCACGAGAAGCTCGGCCGGTGGCTGAACGCAACGAAAGATTAGCCCCTTCGGGGGCTTTTCTTTTTACTCCAGATACGGCCTAAGACTATAGAGCAGAACTTACAAATACTCAGGAGGTTGGTATGGAAACTCTATTGCTATTGCTCGCGGCAGCTGGTTTGTCGACGACAGCTGATTTACCGAGAAAAGAGAAAGAGAGAACTGAGGAGGAGAAAAAACTCCTAAAGGAGGCAAAGCGAAAAGAAGTTAAGTGGGACAGGATCATGATGAGTACCCTGGTCTGCGGCATCGGTGTGTGGCCCCTTGGGTCCCTCGTAGTGATGACCGTAGGGTTTCCCAGAATCCCCGAGACCGTAGCAACAGCCATCGTGCTCGCTATATTCTCGATTGGTACAGTGGCTATTCTCCTAGTGGGATGGAAGGCGATAAAAGTAGCCGAATACCGGATCAACTTGGAGTACAAAGACTAGCCCCTCCGGGGGCTTTTCTTTTACTTCAGATTCAACGGCTGCACCAACAGCGCCGTCTCTTCGTTCCGCTCAGGCCATCCCGATCCCTCGACCCAGATAGCCCAGTCCAGTTTTGCCGGCGGCACGCCTCGGGCATCCGCCTCTTTCAGAAAAAGCTCCTCAATGGCCCTGTAACGCTTCATGGATTGAGGTGTTGCTTTGGGGACGTTGTAGCCCTGGTTTGACATCCAGCGCAAGATGTGGACATCTAACGCGGCATATCTGGCCTGTGGCCGGGTCCACAAAATGAAGAAGCGGGATGTCTTGGGTCCGATGCCGTAAAACTTCTCCAGCTCATGTGGTTCGCAGGTGGCGAGGTCGGGGCAGTCCTTGATGAGCTGTGCCAGACATCTAGCGATCTTGTTGTAGTTGCCGCTTCGTGCTTTGCGAAGATGCTTATCGATATCGGCCCAGGACCTGACTTGATCCAGCGGCGCCGCCCCGTTTTTCTCAAAGAGCTTAGCCATCACCGCTTCGGCAAACCTGGCATTCTTGCCGGCGACGACAACGGAGTAGATCAATTTCCACTCGAGTTTGGTCTGTGTCATTCTTCTGTATGGCTGTGCCGGCTGTCTTTCCGCTCGACCTCTCGGTCGTGACCTTTCATACCGGCTGTGCGGTAGTGCGAGACCTCGTTCCAATTGACCCAATAGGTGCCGGGAATATGCTTGTGTTCTCTTCGGAGTTTGACCCAGGGCCATCGAATCTCGTCGACGTACATGTCTCCCATAGTGTCCGACTTGAGGTGGAACAAGCTACCAGAAACGTCAATATCGACGATCTCTACCCCCTTCTCTATACCAGGGGCCCCTAAGGGCTCTGACGTCGATCCTGGGCTATCCTGGAGAAGATTCGGACCGGTGAAATAACTCGCCACAACCCCGCCGATGAACAACAAGACTAAGAACGGCGGAAGGAATCGATTCAGTCGGGTCATACCTACCTCGGCAAATGCGAGAATCCGATATAGATCTTGTAGCCATACCCTTCCCCGGTGGGGTGAGGAATGTCTTTGACTGATGCGGTCCAGCAAAACGTGGAGTTACGAATAGCCGGGACATCCTCGAGATACTCCCGTACTGACTCACGGACCTTCTTACGAAGCGTGTAGAGATCAGGAACGATCTGTCCTCGGGGAAGCGTGTACTCCCAGATATCAATGGTCGTACTCCCGTAGATGTTGACGTACTCGCTGATGTCCCCGCCGTCCATCACCGTATTGGGCTCATATTCCAGATTCATTGCATCTATGATCGCATCAAGAATAGTTGCGGATCCTCGACTCGAGTGCTTAAACGACTCTCCCAAGGTAGGGGTCCATTCAGCCGAGTCAGACGACGAAGTCACTTCGATTTGGACAGGAGGGGTACTTGTAACCTCACAAGAGGTATATCCGCCGCAATCGGTTCCCCAGGGGATTCCTCCGGTGGAAACATTACCGGGACTCGATCCATTAAAAATCGACAGCAAATTCAAATACATAGCATCTCCTGGGTTACTTGTAGTAGCCGTTGATCACGTCCAAAGCAACACGATCAGAACTTCCGCCGACTGACAACTGGGTCATCTGTTCGCGGATATCGAGCATGTGCTGCAGAGCTTCTGCCAATTGCTTACGGGTTGCCGGCTTCTGCGGATTCTTCAACAGAGCCTTGATCATGGTTTCGGGCTTCCGCTTCGGCATAATATCTCAACTAAAAGAGTAGAGGGGCGAGAGTATACGCGGGGAGCGTAAAGGCTTGAACAGCACAATGCCGGACAAGGACTCTCGCCCCTACCGGCATTGTTCCGCGTCAACCACTGCGAGTCAACTAAAAATTAACAGGGGGCTCCCCATCGGGGTTCTTCCAGCGGACCACACAACCACTCTGCCCGGGTGCGGGGCAACAATGTGCAACTCCCTCGGAATCGACAACACGATGAGTGGTTTTACCGACATAGAGCTCCTTGGGCGCGTCGATGCGGTATACCCTGCCCTCGAATTCGTATTCTCGCCACAGCTCATGTGAAATGTCTTTGGGCTCGATTTCAGGCTTTTTGACCTTCTCTGTCTCTTTGGTCATTCCTATCTCCCTGGGATCTTGGTTGCATCCGACGAAACCAAGTTTATACGCCTTGCTCTCCACTGCCCATCGCCTCTCTTACCGCGTTCTGGAAATCCTTCTTACGCTCGAGATCCGCTCCGTGGGTCGACCGGCTGGTCAGGTAGCCGAGACCGCCGCCGAGCAACGCCCCTAAGCCTCCTCCGAGAAGGGGCGTTGCCCAGCGTCCTGCGCCTGCACCACCACGGTTCATCGTAGCGGCCAGTCCTCCTAAACCACCCAGCACACCACCACCCAGAGTCATCGGCAAGTGGTTCGCTTTCTCCGGCGTGCTCAACACATCGAATGAATGAGTGTAGGGCTCGTGAGCATACTCCGAGTCCATCATCTGCAGCATCTTCTGGCCCGAGTAGGCCTGTTTGACTCGATGTCCGTACTTGCCTCTTTGCATCTTAGCTTCCTCAACTTCGGGGAACATACGTCGAGCTCCTCGTCCCACAGCTTTAATCCCTTTGCCGGCAACTCTCCCGGTACCCTGCAGGCCTCGAACCAGGGCTGAAAGCGCAGCAGGGATCACCCCACCTTTCTGCCCAACGGCATCCACAGCGTCATGGATCGGGTTTACTCCGTATTGAGCGGCTGTTTTGTTGTCGCTCTCCTCAGCCCAAGCATCACAAGTCCAGTCTTCTTTGACTTTGAAGTAGTAACGGGTGCAAAATGCTTTTTTGCTGAATGCACAGTTACCACAGATCGCCGCTGACTCAGACTTACGGTAATTCGGGGCATCTTCTTTGGCGGCACCTTTGATCCGCTCTTGAATATAATTCTTCTTGTCCTTGGGGGGACGACCGCCGTTACGGCGATGGGTATGCTGGCCATGAGCTCGGTAGGGATCGCCGGACCTAATATTGGGATCTCCCGCCTTCTTATCTCCATCTTCTTTGTGGTGTGGCTCAATAGTCTCGAGCTTGTCGTAGTACTTCGGGTCCTCGGTCAGGTGGTCCATGGCGATCTCACGAGCTTTAGACCGATCGTCGGTGTGTTCCATCTCGACCTTGATGCCCTTGCGGATCTGTTCCTTACTGAAGTCGCCGGGTTTCTTCTTATCGGCGAGACCGCCGGGAATTTGATCGTGATGATCATTACGGTCGTCCATCATGGTGGACCCGGCAGCCCCACCTTTAGCCATCAGACCAACAGCAGGGAGTAAGCCCGCTAATCCGCCGGCGGTTGCACCAAGGCCCGCACCCCGTAACAGGCGTGCCTTGTTGGCCTGTTCTGTCATGTCCTCAGGTTCGGCTTCGGGGTCCTGCGGCTTCAACAGCTTGTTGTAGAGATGGGTCAGGCCCACACCAGCACCCCCGCCAAGGAGAGCTCCTCCGACAGGGGACCCTAGAGCAATAGCCGCATCAGATGTGAGTCCGAGCTTCTTCATTAGACATTACCGGGTGTGATCTGAATCTTGTTCCTCAAACCGCTGAGAAGCTTATTCGCGCCTTCTTCCATGGTATGACCGGCGTATCCGCCGGCGCCAGCACCGACCCCGGCACCGGCAGCTCCTCCGTACAACAAGCCTTTACCCAGACGCTTCTTGATCAGGTCCCAGCGGGTCTCGCCTTTCTCGCGATCCGGCACACCCATGACCCCGGCTAACCCGCCGAGAGCACCCCCACCCAAAGCACTACCAAGACCGAGATGAGCAGCACCTTCATACGCACCGAGCCCTGCCCCGAGAGGGCCGGCTTCTTTCACCGCTTCCTCAAAGGCAGAACTGGCGAGATCGAACCACATCTCAGCTGCTGACTTGTCCATTAAGGCTATTCCACGTTCACGGGGAAAAACGGGTTACCTGTCGCGGCACCACCAGCCGCACCACTAAGACCGCCGACGCCGGCACCGATGCCGCCACCAAGCAGCAAACCTTTCTTCATACGACGCAAGATCAGATCGAGCTGAGATTCATCGCCCTGAGGCTTACCCAGAAGCCCAGCAGCCCCGCCAATAGTAGCACCTGTGCCGGCCCCACCGAGTCCGCCACGCAATGCGTTGAGCAGGCCAGCACCGATAGCGCCTCCGATAGGATCGCCGGCAGCTTCTTTGATGCCTTCTTCCAGGGCTTCACTAGTGAGTTTGAGCCAGTTCTGTGCTGATGTTTTGTTCATCATTCGTTCCTTGATCATGGCGCGCTCGAGCTGACCCTGCATGGCCTGCTGGCGCATCGCTTCCTGTTCCATGCGGGCTTTCATCACCGCCTGCATCTTCAGGATAGCGACAACGAGCTGACGTGCCCGCTCCGGCGGCATATCAGCTAAAAGATTCGGGTCTATGGCTTGATGTTGTTGAGGCATTACCTGCCCTTGCGCTCACCACGAAGTTTGAGTTTGGGCCGACGCTTACCCCACCGCTTTTTCTTCTTGGGCTTGGGTTCGGGCTTCGACTTCTGGCCGGTCACGCTCTCTGTGATCTTCTCGGCCTCGCCCTTGCGTGCAGCCTCTGCCCTGGCCTTATCTATCGAAGGACCAGAACCGGTAACAGGATCTTGTTTACGACGAGCGTAGTCGTGCTGAGTTGATTTGACCTGACCCTCAGCCTGTCTCCGCTTGATAGCCTGCTGGATTTTTTCCTTCTGCTCCTTCAGCTTGGTCTTAGCCTTGCCCGCAGTTTCCGTGGCCTTGGCTTTACCGGTATCCGCTCCTCGCGCCACCGCTCTCAAGTTTTCACGTCCCAGGCGAGACTTGCCCATGCGGCGGGCTAAGAGCCCCCCTCCAGCACCAGCAGCAGTGCCCAGGCCAGCACCAGCAAGAGCACCACGCAGAGCGCCTCGACCTCGTCTTTTCTTCCCTTCTTCATCTTTACCTGCAGTTAGGGCTCCAACACCAGCGCCAATACCGGCACCAGCTAAACCGCCGGCCGCTCCTGCAGCAGCCGGGTTCCTCATCGCAGAGCGAATCGCTTGCATCGCATCAGCAAGTTTCTCAGCGGCTTTCACGGGCAATCCTTTCACACGTCGGCGAGCATTGAGGGCCGACTGGGTCTTCTGTTTCTTCTTCAAGGTCTGAGCCGACTGGACGCCTTTTTGAGTCAGCGGCTTACCCGGCACAGTCTTGGGTTTAACACGACTAAAGTCTTTCTTCTTGGCTACCTGTCCTACAGCTTTTTCCTGGGCCTGCTGAGCCTGAGCCCTAGCCGCCGGAGCTTCGACAACATCCTTGCCTTTCTGGAGCAAGGGCTTAATCCCCTCGCCGGTCAAACCACCCAGGGCTCCGGCGCCAAGAGCGCCCATCGCTCCGAACTGTAGGGCCTTCTGTCCTTTGTTCTCACCCTCACCAGCACTCATCGCACCAAGGGCAGCACCCCCGGCAGCACCAAGAGGAGCATACCGACCGACATCACGAAGAACAGGGGCTAAGGTGTTCTGGGTTTGAGCCAGCTTTTCCTTAGCGGTAGGAGATACTCCCGACATGTTCTCGATCCCTCGGGTATCCAGCTTCTTGCCTTGTTCTTTCAAGGCGGTACGGGTAGCGGATGTGAATCGCTCCGGCTTCTCTTTATCCGACATTATCTGATGCAGCTCTTTCAGGCTCTCACGAACCTTCTCTTTGCCGGTCTTGGCTTCTTCCACGCCCATGTTCTCCTCGGCGGGGTCACGGAGTTTATCACTATCCGTAGACTTCCGGTTCGGGTCCTTTTTGAGCTTCATCTGCTGGGTGACGCTGTTCATGCAACCAGTATACGAAGTAAAAAAGAAGGACCCCCGATATGAGGGTCCTTCTCTTGGTGGTGTCGACATCACCAAGTCAGTTACTTCATTGCGGACATCAGCTCATTCTTGCGGGCCTTTTCCTTGGCCTCTTCCTGCTGCTTCTTCCGCTTCTCGGCCTCTTCTCGTTCTTTGGCCTCTCGATCCGTTTTCGTCAGGGTCTCAGCACGTTCGATCGCCTCTTCATAGGTCGGTGCGATCAGGAGCGGCACGATCCGGTTGACCCGGCGGTATGCCGTGGCGTTCTCCCAGTCGAGATCCTTGCCGGTCTTGAACCGGGCATCGTTCTCTGCGAGTTTCTCCGGCAGCTTGAGATCGTAGGTCTCGCGGACCGCCTGATCTTTGAGCGTGCAGGTGAAGTCGAACTCGTAGACCAGTGCCGGTGACTTCACGAAGAACTCGACGACCTTGCGCTTGAGCTGACCCTTGCCGTGACACTTCGGGCAGTCATACGCTTCTTCGTCGTAGAGCTTGATCTGTCCGTGTGCCTTGCAGGCCGGACAGTCGTACTCTTCGTCGACGTCGTCGTCATCGATCAGCCAGACTATCTGGCCGGGCAGGAACGTCGGCTTGATCGTCGGGAACTCTCGTTCCTCGGTCTCCTCGGCCTTGTCCTTGTCCTTGGTCTTACCCATGTACTCTATCCCCCTTAGCTACGGGTTGTCTTTGCGGTTGATCTCCGCGATTCGGCGCTCCTTCTCCAGAGCGTCCTGCCATGCTTTCGTTGCAGCCTCATACTCATTCATGGCAGTCTCCTGCTTGATGTGTAGGGCTGCGATCTCCTCCTCAAGCTTATCGATAATGGGGTAACCGCTTATCAGCTTGATCAGGCGTGCCTTGAGCCGGCCAACCGTTGATTGCTGGTAATCCTCCAGCTTCTGTTCTGCTTTGGCTAAACCGTACTCGACATCCTCTACTTCGTACTCGGCCTCACACAGTTTGTTGTACCGGTCCGCTGTGACCTCTCGAGCCTTTTCCAGCTCAACTGAGGTCTCCGCAGTAGTCTTGAGCATGTTCCGCTCAGACTTGGCCAAGCTGTCGTAATTGACCAGATGCTTCTGTTCCAGCAACTCCTTTCTTTCCTGGGATTCATCCAGTGGTTCGGGGAAACCGGGAGGCACCGCCTTATGCTTGGACTTGGGCCCGGGCTTGGGCCTGGGCTTCTTAGGTTTGGGCTTAGGCGGCAATTCCTCCTCTTCTCCCTCTAAGTCGGGTTTTGGATACATAAAAACTCCTGTTCCATTAGGAACGGCTAATCAGCTCTATTGTCTTAGGCCGTAGACAACATCATTTCTTCGAACCGTAAGTGATTCCACCAATCGCGTTCGGCGTATCCGCCAAGACCGAGGAAATTCTGTACAGCGATGATGAACGGTGATTCCCGTTTGACAAAGGCTCGTTTCACCGTCTCATGATTCGGCGATGTATGGCTGAGACGACACTCCTTCGGAAGGCTGCAAACCAAGTCAGAGAGGGGAGATACCCGAGTGTAGCAGTCTGGGTGTTTCTGTGAGGGCATCCAAACCCCTGCCCTTGTGTCGAAGACAGGCTTTCCCTCGTATGTATATACGCTCCCGTCGTAGTCTATGGCTAGATACTGCGCAACACCTTCACCAGAGGGGCAGTAAACTCCCAAACTCTCATCAGCCAACTTCCAGGGAGATATCCGCTCCAACATTGATGAAATCTGTTCGAGACGGGCTCTCCGGCTGGCTAGGGAAACATCATGCATGACCGACCTCCAATCGGAATCGGTGGTGGGTCCACCATTTCCTCGGAACACTGGGTCCCGGAGTTGCTTCAGCAGGACCGCTTCTTATGCCGAACGCACGCTTCAACAGCAGATCAAGTGTTGGAGATTGCTCCCCACAGAGAACAACCGCGTTTTGCGGAAAGGGTATGCGGAGATCACCACTCCAGCCGAGATCCGCTACTGCTCTCAAAAGCTGATTGGTGAGCTCAGCCAACTTGATATACCGTCCGAGCGCTGGAGGCTTCGCAAGTGCCAGGGGGTACCATATGCCTACGTAGTCCGTGAATCTCGGCGTGTCTGCGTAGGCATAGCACGAAAAATCACGATCCATGGCTATTGCTAAAGGGTTGAACCCCGAGACGTAACCAGCTTCGGAGTCCTTCTTGGCATGGTCCCAGATATCGAGCTCGTTGAGACTATCTACATTTCGCTTCAATTGATCGTACAACACCCAGTACGCACTGGGTTGAGGGACTTTATCCATGGATCAACTCCTTAAACCTGCGGTGGTTCCACCAATCCGGCTCGACCAAGGTTCCGGAGGCAGCAAGACCCAGCATCCTTTCGACCAGAAGCTCAAAAGTACTCTCGCTCCTACCGCGATAGATCACTGCCTTTTCCGGCGTGGCATGTGCGTTGGGGTCGATCTGAAGGTCAAGAAAGCATTCGGAAAGAGTCTTGTTGACTGCGGTGATCTCCACACACTTGGCGATCATCGAAGGGAAGTCACTTTCGTGGAAGGGGAGCCACTCCTCCCCCTCCTTCGAGTAGATCGGATCGACCAGGTGTGCATAGACCGACCAGGTATCCTCGATTTCGTACTTTTCAATGGTTACCGCTTGTATCTTATTTCCGTCGAGTTTCCTCTGATACGCAGCCTCGACCGCTTCTTCCCAGATCAATACCGTGGAAAGAGGTATACCGTAATCGTCGAACCAACCCTTGATGAGAGCGAATAACTGCTTTCTGATAGATTTCAATTGTTGTTCTGGTGTCATGATCTGCTCCTTACACATTGCAGCTCTTTCAGGTGGGAGTGATTCCACCAATCCCGAAGATCGGGGGTGCTGGTCAACGGGATGATCCGCTCCTCTTGGTTATCAGGGAGATCTATGTTTTCGAGCTTCAAATGAATATTGAAGGTCTTCAGCAGGAAAGCTCTCCATTGCCTCCGGTGCCTCCGGTCGTACGGTGGCATGTCCTTGGGCCAGTTCCAGACCGCTGTATATGAGTCGAACTCCAGTTTTTGTGTCGCCACACACCACTCATTCAAAAGAGCAGACCAATACAGCCACAGCTGGGATGTATCTATGTGAGGAGGCCTCGCCTTGCGAACTGCCTTGCGAACTGCCTTAGCGATGATTTGCCTCATTGCTGAGTTGAGGAGCTCGTTCCAGTCCTCAGCAACAATGATTTGCTTCATGTAGAATTCAGTCACTGATCTCCTCCTTGGCTGCATCCGATGCGACCAACACAAGCTCCTTCAGGTGGGAGTGGTTCCACCATGTTTTCATGAGGGCGGGGCGCGCAAGCCATCGAGACAAAGGGATCAGCACACCGCCGCCGATATGATCAATGACATAGGAAGACCTTGTGGCTCGGGCCTCATGCTCCCATGAACCCTCAGGATCTGAGAGCACCATGTTGAAGATCAACCCACGCTCCTGATCAGGACAAAGACCTGCTTTCTTGAGGGAGCTTTCTAAACTAAGACCGTCGGTTCGACATGTCGGAATCGGAGTCACACTAGTCGGCCACATGACCAGGTATTTGTCGTCAAGAAAAGTAAATTCGGTATTGAGAGGAAAGACCAGAAAACGAGCCCATGAATTCGGAAAATAAACGACGTGGTAGATCTGGTCGATCTCCCAGACCGCTACGTCCTTAGTTAGCTCAAAAATAGAGTTCGCAATTATGGAAAGACGATCCTGGATCGTCTGAGGCGTTAAGCCTTCCTGCATGTGATCTCCTTGAATCTACTGTGCTTCCACCAGTCCCGCTGAATAGGCAGATCCTCGCCCAGGAGGTACATACCTACGGGCTCGCTAAGATCTTTGTCAGTAATTAGGTCGATACCAAATTCAGCCAGAGGACGAGATCTATGATCGCTTAGAGGGATAGAAGCTCCACGATCCTCGTCCAGAAGCCAGTTCTGGAAATAAGAGCTCCACCGGGTCGGATAAGAATAAACCATCCAGACGCCGCTGCGTTTCCGCCCAAGAAATATGCATTGACTGTTTTCCCACCCCTTATCGTTGAGAATAGTCTTAAGCACCCTATTCCGATACTCGGGATCCGATTTCACCCTTTCGTAGTTCAGCACCATAGTCCAAGAGTTATTTATCCCTGCATATGCAGGAGGCGAATTGGTTCCGTCGGGTTTGTATCCGATGTACCAGGCCTGATAGGTCTGGGTTGAATCATTAGTCGCCATGGTTCACCATCCTCATCTCAGCCATGCGGGCCTCCTTCCACCACTCCCGCCGGGAAAACCGATTGAATCGGTCGTTGATAATGATTCGATTCTGGAAGCTGAGCTTTTTGTCCAGATCTGACAGAAGAACCACATCCAACCGAAGACTCACCAGGTCCTTGGTATTGCCGTATAACCGGTTTCCGTTTTTACCCCGTGCCCAAAACCACGCTTTACCCTCAAACTCAACCATCCCAGTGGTTGTAATCCATGACCTGAGGGTGGGCTGATAGACCACACACTTGAACGGACCTTTTAGCGAGGATCTTTCCTCGATCATAGCGAAGAGCTCGGCTCGTGCTTCAGCGGACCTCTTCAGTAACCTGAAAGGGTATTCGACCGTCGGAGGGATTCCGTGAGCCTCCTGGGCGTCCTCTGTGGCATCGAGCAGCTCTAGTTCTTCTAGAATATCAGGAAGATTCTCATTCGATGCTTCAGCGTCTTCTTCCATAACTCCTCCCCAATGAAAGAAGCGCGGTTCGTCCGCGCTTCGAAATAGAAATGAATGAATAAGTCTATGCCGATTGCCGGCAAGTCCTCAGCTCTTCGAATCTGGGGTAGATCCACCACCTGCTGGGGTCACGGGGATACCGCAAAACTAGGGTCGCTTCTTCCTGGTTTACCCCGACCGGAGGGACCATCGTGATTTGGCAATCCAAGATACGGGAACTGTGGTCCTGAGGTAAGAGCGGCCGGCCCCCTGCCTTCCTCCAATTCGACGCGATGCCGACAAAAGGCAATCGGTCGTACTCGATGTCATAACTCCAAGCTACCCACCCACGATCTCGGACCCAGGAGATCGCGCGAACCTCGAATCCGGTTCGGTGCGACAGCTTCTGAAAGAAGTCTTCCCGTTTTTCCTCATCTTCCTGGAGAACACGGTAGTTGTGTTGTTCATACTTTTCGAAGGGATAGCCACTACTCATTGTTATATATTTCGCTTTCATTTTCTTGATCACCGACTCCAGCCATTTGACCTTTTGCTTCTCGGCCTGCTTGAGCTGTTCGGCAAAGGACTTAGGGGGTTGGCCCTTTTTTGTTTATAGACATGATCTCATCGCGTAATCGATCGTTTCTTTGACCTCCACGACATAGATGTCGGCAAGGTTCAACGCCTTCTTGAAATGGATTGCGTCGGCTTCAGCCACCTCTAGTTTGGTGTACCGATGAGCTCGACGCAATTGTCGTACGAAAACAATTGAAGGAAATTCCTTGTTGTTCTTGTCCAACAAGAATTCATCCTTGTTGTTTGCGATCACAAAGTACTCTGCCTCTTCTGAGGTCTTACTAAACTCAGTCATACCCTCTCCTGGTTGAAGTTTCTCTGTTGTCTTAGGCCCTATGCATTACCAGTTCCGACATCACGGGAAATTTCCACCACTCCTTCTTCGACAACTCAATTCCGGGGCAAAAACCCAGCAACCTATCGAGCAATATTGAGATAGACTCGTCTCTACTGATGATGGCGCGATCCCAGTAGAAACCGTCGCCCCACCCCTCGGTCTGGGTGTCGATCAGTAGCATTTCCGAAAGGGCGTCACGCGCCGACAATCCTCTCAAACTCAAACAAGTCATCTTCGACCATCGAGAGCCATTCGGGTGCCACTCCGGCCGAGTAAACACACCCCCTCTCCAAATCGGCTTGGCTGAGTACGCGTAGAACTGGAAATAAGGATCAATCGCCATGAATGCAGCAGACTCCGAAGTCAGCGATAACGCCCGCTCTTGGATGTAAGTGGTAGCGGAACGCCATAAAGACTCTGAGGAGCCTACACCTCTCAAGTAATTCGAGAAGTAAGACCTGATAATAGCACGTCGCAACACCTGTTTGTCACGAAATTCGTTATTGCTATTCATGAAGAATAAGCTCCCTGAAACTGGTGTGGTTCCACCAGTCTCTTTCAATCTTTTTCCGACCACCCAGCAGACTCAGGAATATGTCCTGGAAGGTGAGATTGGGGGTAAGCTCCAGGCATGCCTCGTCGGCGTTCATCCACCAGGCATTCTCACCCTCGTCGAACCAAACAAAAGGGGTAAGATGACACGAGGCCATGACACCCGCCAGGACAGTACTAAGCCCTACGAGGTGACAGCCGACATCATCAGGCTCCTCTTCAAAAGGAGCATCCCAAATAACGGCTCCATTGTAAGGCGTGTGAAGACGAGGTTTGACAGTCCATGCCCATACACTTCCAGAACCGTCGACTGAGATGTACGCCGCACGATCAAACAACTCTCCCACATACTCCTGTAAGGTGGTGCGAGGCAAAAGGTCTGTCAATTCGTAAGTCATGCGGGTGAGGGCTAGGTTGATCTGTCTCTCTGTATTGACGTCACTCGACTCTTTCACTATTAGACCCTCCTGACTGCGCTCCCATGTTCAGCTCATGCAGAGCCGGCGATTTCCACCACTCACGACCGAATTCATCGACACGGAAAACTGTGACAGCGGAGATCTTTGAAATTAAGATTCGGTGAAAATACGTATCCGATTTCCCATGATATCCCGGCCAATCCCCTCCGTGACCGGAACACCAGCTAGCAGACGGATCCTTGTCGAAGTAGTTGAAACAGTCTTTTCCCAGCGTGATGGTCTTGAACCCGTGGTCGATAGCCTGAGAAACTACTTCAGGAGGCAAATAATCTGCTGCCGGTAAAACATAAAGCCACCCATCGGACGCCCTGTAGGCCCGACAAGCTGCAGACCTTAGCTCCCCACGAGACTCAGGCAGCGCTTTTCGCATCGGAAGGACGGGCCTTAGGGATTTAGCGTATGTTGGCATAAGACTCTCCAAAAAGGACTCATCTTCTTAGGCCATAGAACTAAAAGAAAAGGGCGCCTAAGCGCCCTTCTTTTGGAGATGAAGCTCATCGAACCGTGGTCTGTTCCACCACAATCGTTCGATCAGCTGAATTTCTGGTTTTGGTGAAATCGTGACATAACGGTCGGCGAGGGCCTGTGCTTTGGTCAAGAACTGACTGAGCGGGACAAGAGAGGACAGAGAGAATACTCGGGATCTCTCCAGGACCTGCTTATTGGATTCTACCGATGCAAAAATCGGAATCTTTATTTCGGTCTTTGTGCTGACAGAAAAAGCCGGATCATCCAGGACTTCAGCCTTTGCGCATCCAAAGCTAATATCCCGTATCTCCCCCTGCCTACTCAGTCCCTGAAGCCATTGTTGGACCGATAAGATCGACTGATGCAGTTGAAAGTATCTTGAGATCTGGATCTGTGCAGCAGTGAGTCCTTGATGGGGGAGAGCAGCATTGAAGATGCCCGCACCCAAGCCAAAGCCTCCTCCTTTGTACGCCAACGGCGTATATGTCGACTGTGTGTATGTCGACTGGAAGTACGCAGTCGGCCCATAAGAAGCCTTCAACTGTTTGGGCTCAAAAGATTTGGGAAGTTCGGGCTGAGCTACGCGCCTCCAAAGCCTTGCATGGATCCAAGACATGCCGCCGACAATCACTCCAACAACCCACATCAAAGGTGTTAGCGCTTTATAGATCAGCCTGTTCAGTTTCTTCATGGTGTCACCATACTCATTTCAATTAAGCTACGAACCTTCCACCAAGGTTCATTCCCTTTAGATCCCGAGAGAGGATGATCGCTCTCCGGCATCTTGGCTTTTACGGGGGCGGCGAAGTCAATCTTGGTGACCCCTGTTTTCTCGTCTTTGTAACACGTAAACGACTTCAAGACCTTCTGGCGAGCTTCCACCACGCTATCGTAGAGCGCGCCATTAACCACCGACTGAGGGAAGAGGGCAGCCGTTTTGGCCGCTTGATGGATGACGATTTCGTTGTAGGTCGTCGTCCAGAGATACCGGTCTAAGTCGTCGTGGAGAAATCGTTCTCCAAGCATGGTGTGTTCGGTGTGGTTACGGTAAAGCTTGGTGATCTGATCCATGTGCTCGGGCACATGCTCGACGATCGGAGCAATGGTTCCTTGGTAGGACAGAGGACCACCGTGTATCCAACCACCTGGCGATGGTAGGGGTGCATTTACACCAGCAAAAATAGATCCGTTGGGTTGGAGGAAAAGCATACGGAACCCTTCGGGTACCACTGAGATGAGCTCGGCGAATGCAGGGTCATTCTGAGCTTCAAACAAAGCCTTATCGATGGAGTCTTCAGCCGGAACAAGACTGGAGAACTCCAGGGTGCAGGCCTGACACTCATAGCCTATGCAGCCCTCATCATGAACATTGTCATGAACAGTTTTTATGTACTCATCAGTGAGCGGTGTACCCGGGGACTTCGATGAAAATACGGGACCATACAGATTAACCTGAGACGAGTACTCTTCATTCACGACTACGATATTTTCTAGTCCCGACCCACATCCAGGACACAGCCAATGGTCTGGGTTGAACATTGCACCTCCTCTTGGCTGCATCCGACGCAGCCATATTTTCGTAGAATCCCCGTTCACTTGACGGATAAAAACGGCCCTCAGCCACGGGGGTAGCTAGGGCCTGATACTTGATCAAAAAAGAAAGGAGTGAGAGAGGGGAGGACAGCGGACGCGGCTGTCCTCCCCCAACTCTAGAACTTGAACTTCCTGGGCCTGGTCACCCACGACAGCAGAGCCATCGCGATAGCGGTTCCCAGGAACATCGCGCCGGCGGCATGACCTACCTCTTGCAGGGAAGACCATTCCAAGGCGCCGGCAGCGTGGCCTCCGCTGACGCTCAGAATGATGCCTGCAATCGATACGGCCAGGGCCGTGCGTGCCGGGAAGTACATCTTTTGTACCCACTTCGGAGAGTTCTGCAGCAACCCTCGAAAGTCTTTCGGCTCGTACTCGTCACGAAGCTTTTGAACCGTGGATGCGATTTCCTCGGTCTCGGCTTCGTTACGACTCACTCTCCGTCGGAGGTCTGCGATGCTGTCCTGCATCTTGACATCCTTCTCGTTGAGCTGATCGACGATGTCGATCAACGCATTGAGACGACGCTCAAGATCCGAACCAGCATTGGGTCCCTCCACCTTCGACTGAGGAGCCGTGTCCTTCTGGTGTTCCAGAAGGGATGCGAGGTGGGACACTTCCACCGCCATTTCCTCGAGTCGATCGTCCCAACTGGGCTGCTCAGTTGCCTGCGCAGTCTGTCGGATCTGCTTCAACTCGGAAGACATGTCGGCTTCCTTGTACCGCCTCTTCTTTCGGAAGAACCTCATAAGACCCTCCTTCAGTCTTTGGCTCTAAAGCCTTGGACTAAAAGTTGGCGTAGCGGCTCCCGACGTCGTTCACCTTGACGGCCTTGTAGGCGTTCTTCTTGCGGGTGACGAACGTGGCGATGCTCAGAGGCAGCACCATGGCAGAGCAGCCGAAGAGGCCGATCCAGGCCGGCTGCGAGAGTCCGGCATCGGTGAACACGGCCTCGTAGCCCAGCATTGCGCCGGCGATCGAGGCGAGCGTCACGATGACGAACAGGCCGAAGCGGGGGCCAGCGTAGGCCGCGACCTTGGCGGCACCGGAAACACGCTGACCGAAGGGCTTGGACGGGCGCACGGCCTTGACCTTGCCCTTCTCGAGACGCGTGAGACGACCGTCGATGTCCGAGTTGACTCGGTCCTGACGCTCGTTCATGTTCTCGACGACATTGATCAACTTGTCAGTCTTGTCCATCAGAAAATCTCCAATCTTCCTGGAAGAAAAAACAAAAGAACGAATGCTCGTGGGCCACGCCGACAACACTCTAAAACAAAAGCTAAGCGCTTGAACTTGTGTGTCGCCGTTTCACCAGCTAAACGTCCTACTCAATCCCTTAGACCACAATACCTGCGAATTTTGGTAATGGAGGAATAGGGCGTGACCACCTGCATTTCACTTCGAACATGAAGACAAGTCAAGTTGATAGATAAAAAAGAGAAGAGGCCGGCGAACCGACCTCTTCCCGAGCACCACCCTTGACTGGGATAGGGTACCTTACTCAATCGAAACTTCCAGGATCTGTTCGACCGTGGCGTAGGTTGCATTCAGCAAGATCTGATCGTTGACCGACACAGGAGCGACTCGGTCGATCGCGGCAACAAACTTGCCGAGATCTTGGACCGCGAGCTGTTCGCCATTGACCACATCGTAGAGCACCGCGATGTCATCAGCCGCATCATCAATCGCAACGATGTTACGACCCGATCCAGAGACTCCTACATCACCTCCAGTACGGAAACCGTTGAGACCCAGGATACTGGTCTGGACGTTACCGGCCGCACCTTCAGCGGGATAGATGTCGATGCGTTGCTGCGGCTCCGAGCTCGGAATCGTTTCGGGATCCAAGAACAGACGAAGACCGCTAGGCAAACCGCCGACATCATCGAACGGAGCAGAGACCAGAGGGTTCTCCAGCTCGTCACCGCCAGGCGTCTGAAGCGCAGTTCCCGCAGTTGCGGCAACACCCGCACCAGCACCCGCGCCGTCAGCAATCGTGATGTAGTTGGCACGCAGAACACCGCCAGAGTCTTCGACCACAACCACAGCATCATCACCAAAGGCGAAGACCGCAACAGGGCCCACACCAGCGGCAGTAGCCGTAATCGTTTCGTAACCTTCCTCGGTGCCGTCACTCAGATTGAGCTTGTGCAGACGAATCTGCGTGCCGACTGTATCCTGCGTGATGCACCAGAGGTAACGCCCGTCGGTGTAGTCCCGAGTCACCGGGCGATCGGTACCCACACCGGTCAGACCACCAATCGCGGCGCCCACAGCCACCGACCCGGTCGAGTCGATAGTGCAGGGGAACACATTAAACGCCGCTGCCTGGGTGCAACGGGCCAGAGCCGTACGGTTGGTCTGCAGGGACACGATCGGTTGCACCGCGTCACCAGCCTGGATCTGAGCGAAGTTCGTGGTCGTACCGCCGAGATCGCCGGAGCCAAAGGCACCGAAAAGACTATCGCTGGTGGTACCGTGAGATACGAATGCATCGTAAACCGCGCCATCCGCACCCTCGAGGGTGAAGAGTTCGGTCGAAGCAGCCGTCAGACCACCGTCCATACCAGCCACATCGAGCGGGCCTCGGACACGAGACGGAACAGTGAGGCTTCGGGTACGCAGGGCTTCATCGACAAAGCCGGTCAAGAGCAGGTGGCCAGCCTGCAGAGTCGGAAGGTCGGCCACACGCAGGCGGCTCTCGCGAACCGGAACACGCGCACGAGACAGAAGCGCCGTAGCTTCGAGGAACTTGCCTTCGCTAGCACGACGAATAGTCGACAGCATCTGGACAATTTCCTGAGCCAGACGATCTTCCCGGGAAGCCAACTTCAGTTGGGAGCCGAGAGGGTTCGTAGACATACTTTCTCCATTTCAAATCTCGGTGGCAAACCCACCGAACGGTAACCAGTATAGGACTAGGATGCGATACTGCCGCTGGTCAGCTGAGAGATCTGAACGGAGTACGTGTACATTCCGATGCTTACGTCAGCAGAGTTGTAGCCGACAAACCACTCCAGCTCTGCAGTGAAGGGACGAGCAGGGAGCGTCGGAAGAGGAGACCCTAGATCATCAAAGACGTTGAAGATCGCCACCGCATTCTCGTCGTTGCCAATAACTTGACCTACGCGACGGTACTTGTCCGTACTATCACGGATCACCTGGAACCGTACCCCCATATCGAATTCAGCTATGCCACTGGTGTCGTAGGATCGACCCACAGATTGTGTGGCGCCATCCAAAGAAAGGTGAACATCGGCCGCGACACCCGTCGGGCCTCCTCCAGAATTGACCCTAAATACGAAACCGGCATCGATGGTCATGATCGAGTTGGAAGGAAAGTTGGTATCCGTGACCGTAAAATCGGTGTTCGGAATAACAACTTTCCCTGATCCGAAGGCCGTTCCGAAAGCAAACTCTTCTGCCAGGTGACCGTAGATGAACTGCGAGGCTTTGGAGAGGCCTCCTCCGGCCGTGCTCAAGTTGATCCAGGAAGCGGCGCCTACCGAAGCATCATCGCACATGAACAGCTCGCCTGACGAGGTGTTGTACCACCGAGACCCCGGACCGTATCCGTCATTGATGTCGTCACCAACTCCGGGATCGGAAGTAGCATCAAAATTGTCTCTGGGAAACCGTACATTCGCCATATCAGATCCTTATGCTCCTCCGCCGCCGAAGAACGGAAGCGGTGCCAGCTCAGTCACAACCATCCGGGCGATCCATCGAATCGGTCCCTGAGACAAGCCATCATCAGACCCGGTCACTCGAATGTTTGTGCCGCTTACCGCAAGAGTTGGAACAACGTCGAACACCGAAGAATTAGTATTACAGATGAATGTCGTCGAAACACCAGGAGTTGCCAGAACAAGTCCGGTTCCCGACCAATGATAGAACCCTGCTTCAAGACGCCAGGCTGCCATAGCCATCCCGGCGATAGCATCGAGACGGTTACCCTGAACCATCACAGAAACGTGGTAGCTGTGGTCAGAAAGAGTGATGAATTCTTCGGTACCGCCGGCAATGAAGTTAGTGTAAAGAGGAAGATTGTCGCCTTCCCCGATATCAAATTCGCGGGTCAAAAGAACAACCCGCTCCTGCTGCTTACCTTCGGCGTATTCCTGGTAGGCATGAGCTCGCTCGTTGGTATTACGAGCCTGTGATTCATAGCCTGTAGCAGAACCTGCAGGAAGATCGACATCATTCTCACGACCCCATGAAAACGCGTCGTCAGCCGCTATGGCAATCCTGTTTCCTTGACCGCCTGCCACGGTGGACCCAGGAGCGCCGGCATAGTTGTCGGACCCGCCTCCCACAGTCGCGTAATCGTCGTCAGTGCCATAGGGTGCGCCACCTAATAGGCCAGGCTCTACACCTGCGTTGAACTGACCGTCAGCTGTGCCGTCAACAGTATTGGCACCAGGAGTGGATCGAGTATCGTGGATGTTCTCGGCGACAGCGCCACCACCTGCAGTAATCTGAAAAGCGCCTCCGCTCCCGCCGATGGCATTCCACGTAGCTCCATGGTCAGTTGAGTACTCCGGCATATTGGTGCCGTCGTCGTACCCGTAGACAAACGCGTTGTCTTGTGAGATTTTGATTTTCGCCATTTCTGGTCCTCTCTCGACCAGTATATGTTGGCTGCATCCGACGCAGCCAAGTATGGCCTAAGACTATAGAGACCCTTTTCACCCAAGAGAGCAAGAGAGGAGGTTAGCATGTCGAAAGATCCGGGGTGGCGTGAGATCGAGCCAGATAAAGGAGACAGCCCGCCTAAAAAGAAAGGAACCAAGAAGGCCAACCCAAAAAGTAAGCCCAAAGTCGCTGATTTCCAAGGGCTTGGAGAGATGTCCCAAGAAGAGTGGGACAAGCACGAGAACACTGTCCTGATTGGCGCAAGGCGCCATGAGAAGCTTCAAAATATTACCAGGAGATTCCGCCGAAGGTCTCAACTCCAAGAGGAGCTGATGACCGAAGACATCCACAGCAAGGTCGAACGGGATGCCTCCAACAAGAAGTACGGCAACTCGATCCAGAGGCTTCGGCGATCTATGGCCGAAGCCCGGAAAGAGGAAGAAATGGTCGAAGAAACACTTGGCTACCTGGTCGGCGGCAGCCTGGTCATCGCATTGTTCAGTGGCGCTGTCTATCTTGGGAAGACCCTCTAGGGGGTCTTTCTTTTTTACTTGCCAGAGAGTCCTCGAGGCACGAAGTGGCGGCGCGCGTATTCCAACAAGAACTCCTGCCGGCCAGCCTCATAGAGAAATTTGTAGAGCGATGGCGGGTATACCTGTCTGACGTCGTTAATGCCATCCAGAGCCGAATTCGAAGAGTCGCTTCCTTCCTGACCTGTGTTGCCGTCGTGAAGCTTGTCGAAGTAGGACTGTCGTCCGGTATTATTGGTCATACGGAAGAAAGACCGCTGGACCGGTCCAAACGAAGCTGCCTCAGTCTTCAACTGCAAGCCGTTGATCCTCAAAAAGTCGTCCAGCGTTACCATGTCGTCATAGCTTCGTCGGGCAAACTCATTGATGCGTTGCGGGATATCGCCCTCATTTTCCCACTGAGAATAGAGAGGTGTGGCTCTAAACGGGTCTCCCTCTTCTTCGGCTTGATCCAGTGAGGGATTAATGTCCTCGCTGAAATCATAAATTCGGAGAGCGAGGGTGATGATCGCGTCTCTGGCTTGAAGAGTAGCAGCTGATAGAGAGCCGTCGCTTCGGCGAAGAAGCGGGGGCGGACTGTCTCCGGAGTAGTCAAAAGTCTGGGACAGAGCAGTGCTAGATCCGAGAACAGGCTCATACACTTTCTCCACGCTCAGGGGATCAAGCAAATTAGTGTTGAGAAAGTCAGGCACTGGGGGCTGCTCTACAGCTTCTTCGAAAAGACCCAGGGACTCCCTCAGGTTGAGTTGAGCGGTATCGCGGGCCTGCTTGCGCTCTCTAATATTCGCGATCCTAGCAGCTTGCTGACCGGCTTGAAGCCGTGCTAACGCATCGTCAAGAAGAAAGTCGACAACACCGCCGAGATCCGAGATGACTTGAGTCCCCCCAGATTCAGTCTCTACCGTAATATCAGACCCAGAAACTTGGAGGTCAGTAAACTCTCCTCGGACTACAGCCCGACCGTAGTTGGCTTGGATATCCTGGAGGAACTGTTTGAGATCGCTAGCTAACCCGCTAGGGTCAAGCACCGCCTCGCCAAACAGAAGTGACACAGAACCGGGATCACCATCCTTAGAGTCTCCACTCCAATACGTTAACTCCAGTCTCTGGTTGTTTCGCTGGATCTCGCGCTCTCCTGCCGGTCCAATGAATACCTCGGGGGAGTAATTCAAGGCTATTTGACCAGCCTCCAACTTATCGTCCAAGAAAGGCGTGAAATCAACGTCGCGATAGACAGTAGTAGACTCTCCCTCTACGATCTGCAACTCCGGTACGGGAGCGGATCTCAGTTTGAAATAGTCTCGACTCCGATCGATGTCGAAGTTCACGATATGCCGAAGACGCTCGAGAGGGGGGTTGAGATTCACTTCTCCACGAAGGTCATCACGAGCTTTCCTGATGGCATACCACGCCATCAATAAACCACGATTGATCTCGACTCCTCGCCAATCCCGAAAAGTACTGATCTCTTCGATATAAGGCGTTCGGTCTGTTGGTTCGACGCTCTTACGGACAATCTCTTCTAGATCAGAAATATCTCTTTCATCAACCTCTAAATCCAGGGACTCATTGAATTCCTCAATAGCCCTGTTCAGCTCTACCTCGGCCTCGTCAAGCTGATTCTCGAGACGTCTTTGATCAGCAATCTCGTTACGCGTGCCTGTTTTAGGCCGGAAAAGGGTAGTAACTGCAAAATCGTACAGGGTTTGGGCTGTTCCTGTAGACGAGATCGTGTGGGTAACCTTGGTCAACAAACCTCGATAGCTGCGATCTGGTCGACAGATCATAGCGGGGAAGCCGGGGGTCGCCCACGGATTGAAGGGGCCGTTAGCGTTAATGTCTCGATTCAGCTGCTCAAGGCTCAGTCGGTAATTCGCGAGACTCTGCATGTATCGGATATACGAGTCATCGTTCTGAATGGCTCGTTCGACCTGTGCATTCAGGTCTTGACGTCGCTCCTCGTCATCATCAGCGTCCACGCTGGCCCCAAATGCGGAGCGTACTGTGCTTTTGCCGGCAAAGTACTCGATCGACATATCTGATGTACGGAAAAGGATGCCCTTCTCGACCTCGAGGGGAGTGAGGTACTTGAGAAGGTTAGGGTTAGATTCGCTCTCATCGCTATCAGGATTCAGCGTGAAAGGTGCCCGATCCAGGGCCGCTTCGCCCCTAATATTGGGGTCTGTAGTGAAATCTTCTTCAGTACGCGCAGCATTAAACGTCAGCGGGCTACGTACACCATCAACTGTGTGGGGCACCGGAGCCCCACTGCCAGTTGACTGCAGAAATGAGGTCAAACTGCGCGGGGCCATATGAACAAGTCCCAGGTTGCCCACCATGGGATCTCGAACCATCAAACGAGTGGGTTCCCGAAGGAATGCTCGTGAAGAGTTGATAGTCGTCAGATTCTCTTTGAAGAGCCAATTACAAGAAGGCGGAATCGCATAGTACAAGTTCGGAAGGAACAGATACTGCGACCAAGCATTACGTTCTCCTCCTGTCTTGACCGGGAAGAACACAGAGGTCGGCTGGTGGAGCCCCATGTTTAGCATGAAGTTCAACAACTGCCCCAATGATCGATTAGGCACATTCTGGAAACCACTCGTAATAAGCGTTTGAGCTACTCGAGCCGACATAAGCCGACGAAAAGTCTGGTCGGGGATCCCACTGATCTTATCAAACAAACGAGTACGGAGCGCCTGCAAGCGGTACGAGGCATTGAACTGAGTAAAGTACTTCAGGGCAATGCGCACCGCTTCGTGGTAGTAGTACTCATCCGGGTCTGTGGAGATTTTGTCTTTGAGTACGGGAATGGCCTGGGATGCCGCCAGTTTTGCCTCAGCAGTCTTGCCTTGTTGACTAGCGACCTCTTCGGGGTCAAATCCCATGGCAGCGTAAATGACAGCATTCATCGCTGAGTTCGTGCCGGACAATGACAGGAAGTCCCCGTAGAACGTTGAACCGTTGATCAAGGGAATACGGATGCCAGAAGTCAACTGAACCAGATCGAGCGATGTGTTGTGGATGATGTTGGTCAGGTCCGAACAACCCAGAACCAAAGCTGCGCTGTTATCGGTCCATGTCTCCGTAATGGTCTGGAGCTCGCCCTCAAAAGCTAAGAAGTAGTTTTTGCGGTAATATTTTTGAGGCCTATCCCCTTCGTTTTCAGGGACTGGATCTGCGTCGTCCGCCTTCCTGAAGGGATCAGACATGAAGACGTGGACAAGAGCTTTAGGCCTGACCCGTTCCATCAAGTCATCCGGCTCGATGTAGATATCAACAGTCGAGGGCTGCCCCATAGCCGCAGTCATCTGCAGGGTGAGCCAGGGGATCTCGACTCCATCGATAAAGACGATGAAGTCGTGGTGCCGCATCGAGTACTTGGTCTTGTTCGGCATTAAAACGACTCGGAACGACTATCGATAATCTGGCCTAGACTTCCGCGCGCACTTCTCCGCGAGCTGGGGACTTCCCCCTGGGGGATGTCGCCTTCATGTTCTAGTTCTTCAGCAGTCTCACGACTAAAGGTAGCAGGACCAGCCGAGGTGTCACCAGCAAATACTTCGGGAGTTTCGGGTATTTCCAGCTGTTCATCCAAGACCAAATAAGTGAACGACACAGCGCCGATTGTGTCATCATCCGAAGCAAGCCCAAAAATCGCGTTTGCCATCAACCCGATATAGGTATGCCCACGAACCGTCATTTCGAGTTGATATTTGTGTCGTGCCACCTGTGAAGCTCGAAAGTAGCGGCGATAGAGGTACTCGAAAAGCGACAACTGGTCGTGAACCACTAAGCTTTCTTGATCGACTTCGTCCTGAACCAGGTCTGTGAGAACAGCCGAGATCGAAACAGCTTTAACGTTACGGTTGAAGAACAGGCCTTTGATCAGACCGTGCGATGAGATCTCGAACTGGACTTTTTCAACGTCCATGTCACTGACTTGCTGGACGATCATCTGGTCATACCGGAAGAGTCGCTCTCCGTTTTGAAGGTAGAGCTCCAGACGAAGACGTTCTTTGTCTGACGGCCCATCGGTGAACCCGAACAAAAAGCTGGATCGCTCGGGGAGAGCCTGAGTACTGAGACGCTGTTGTCCCGCCATTAGAATTGATCCTCAGGAATGTCGACTTGGATAGCCCCAGGAGAAGCAGTACGGGCGATCAAGGCTTCTGCCAGGGTCTTGCCTACGTCATCAATCTCAGAGAAAAAAGACCAAAAACTAAACGAACATGTGATCTCATAATCATTAGGCGACACACGATCGAACGCGAACTGTGTCAGGTACCCGTAGTCCCTTCGCCCCTTCACGTTCAGGGCCGCAAATGCGTCTTTCTTAGCTCCGGCGGATCCTCTGAAATAGCGATCGTAGTTCTTCACGAATTCCTTGATGGAGGACCCGACGTACCCCGTTCCTCTATTAGCGTCCAAGAACTCGACAGTGGTCCGGCTGTCGAACAACTTCAGCTCTACCTGTACGAGTACCTGACCGGACCCGAAGACTTCGATGACCGGCTGACCGCGAGTATACTGCGGAACTGCAATGTCGTTCACGTTCTTTTGCCAGGAGCTGATCAGAAACTGATCGAAGATAACACGCTTAGCCCCCTCGAAATAAACGAGGTAGTTCGCCCCCTCTTTTTCTTCGGCACGGCGGATAGCGTCATCCTCCCTAAATCTCTCAGGAGGGATGACGGCTTCTCGAGGGAGCGGTCCGAAAAGTAGGTCAGTTCTTTGAAGAACCTCTTTGTTTGGAGCATTCAACGCCATACCGACAGTTTAGATGAAACCGCCGGATCCGTCGTCATCCAACTTGTCTTCTAGCTCCGAAACGAAAAAGAGATACCCGCCATGGGTGGCAGTACCCGAGGCACAGACAAAACTAACATCGGGTCGGCCGGCGCTGAGCCGAACCACGACTAAGCGGATAACCGAGAGATCTACTCCTCGGTTTTTCAATGCCTCTACGGCTGCAGCCTCAGCCAGCCTCTTCTCGTTGTTCTGTCCTTTACGGCTCACGCTTTTCCGGTTTCATATTCACGAGATGCTGAAGTTCAGATTCGGGAACATGTTGGACCAGGCTCTGCTTCTGCATAGCGCACCGAGCGATCGCGGTACCGGAGCTAGAGCTGACCATGATCTGGACCAGCTCTTTGTCCCATTCCGAATCGAACGTGTTGGCCACCCAGTTCACCAAGGCCTGCATGACTTCCGCGAATTGCTTACCCTTCACCATCTCTGAGAACTGATCGTTCTCCCCCAAAAGATCCACCATCATCTGCGCCGTAATCGGCGGTTCTTTCTTCGTCGGCTCGTCCGCCACATCATCTCCTATTTGGGCTTCACAGGCGTCAATTTAATTACGCGCTGACGCTTACCTTCGTTGCGGATCGGATCCACTTCGAGGGTAAGAGCCGTGCATACTTCCTTCTCTTTTGTTTCGGGATCGATGAATGTTTCTTCGTAGAGACGAGGATCATCTTCCCCGAATACGGTATCGGGCGCCAACTTCTTCTGAGCAGTCCCCCCGTCGTAGTAATCGAGTTCTTTGACTTTCTTGATTTCGGTACTACCGTCAGCTCGGGGAATATGAACTTCGAAATTCGAGGGATCTGGTTTATAGAGGCCAGTTCCTTCTTTCTTCTCAGGAGTTTCTGGTTCAGGAGGATGGAGCTCAGTGTTGGGTTTAGGGGACGACCAGTTGAAAATCTGCTCGCGGAGTTCCACTGCCAACGATCCAGCAGTAGTGTCAAAATCCCCGATCTTGTCCCGAATAGATTCGGAGAGCTCATCAGGAGCTACGGTGTAGCCTACAATGCCGGTAAGTACCACACCTTCATCGGACCGAGACCTCCGCATGAAAAGTTCGTCGACTTCCATGACGACATCTTTATTATCATCCTCGACACCGAGACGCTCCAACAACGAATCGGATAGATTGATTATGATTCGGGCCATACTATGTCTCCTGAGAGTTAGTGCTACTGTATGGTGTAACCAAACGGTGTGCAACCATTTGTAACAACCTAATCTGAATCTGTCATAGAACCAGAATTTTTATGGCCTAAGGAGTTGAGCAGGATTTTCATGGAGGTTAGCCATGTCAGAAGAACTTGAGTCAATGCACGATATCCAGGAGTTCCTGGATAACATGGCCGAGCACAGCTCCACCATCGAAGAGGACGGCCGTGCCGTCATCATCGATATCATCCCCCAGGACACACAGAGATTCTTCTGGCGTGTTCTGGTTTCCCACAACGACGTGATCACCGTCAGCACAGGTTTTAGTAAAACCAAGGTTGACGCGATCGCGGCTGTTGAGGCTCGTCTGCATGAGAGCCGTCCTTGCGAACCGTTCTTTGTTGAATGGACCAAGGAGTTCACCCGACCCGGTGAAGTGCTCTTCATCGATCAGGTCATGTAACAAGCACAGAAGAAGATGGTCACTGGCCCCCGACCTGTGCGGGGGCCTTTCTTTTATAGGAGGATTTCGTGACAAATGCATTGGATCTCGCTATCGGCAGCCGGAAAGCCGATGCCGTCCCGCCGGACAAAGTTTTCCGAGTCCACACTGGAAAAACAGACCTGAAGGGCTGCTTACGCCAAGCCGCCGAGGGAGGCTGCGGGGACAAGGCCCTGGAGTGGTGTAACAGCTTTGCCGACTGTCTCGAAGATGGCCTTATGAGCTCAGGGATTTTCATCCCTGTCTATTGGTCATCAGAAGCGTTCAACAATCTCAGTTTTGTAGTCGCTTACCCGACAACCAATCGGTTCGTAATTGGGTCGTATCGACTGAAATCAGGAGGTCTCCCCAGCAAAGTGAAATTCTCGGTGTTCCACGGCAATGAACAAGTAACCCAGTCCAGTTGGAAAAATATCAAGGTCCCCGAAAAAGATGATTATGTGAAAGACATGATCCAGAACTGCGTGATCAATCCGCTGACTATCGAGTTCCCGGAAGGCTCTTTTCGTCTCGCCCGTAAGCTGATCAATGACGATCACGAGTGGAACAATCACCAGCGAATCGTCTCACCGAGCACCTATCAGATGTGGACCGGCAGGGTAAACCTCGACTCATGGCGAGAGGTGAACCACAAGCAGAGTTGGAGCGATGTGGAGTGCAGCCTCTTCATCCGCTTCCAAGATGTGGAGATCGGAACCGAACACGTCGTCGCCCAAAACTGGGATCCTCAGACCTGGTCCCGCCAACCTATCGATCCTCCGTCCGAGCCGATCGAGTGGGCATCGTATCCCACTGAAATATACGAAATCGAACAAGACATGAGCGAAGACTTCTATCTCGCTCCTCTTCCGTCACAGATTTAGGAGATTTTCATGCACGAACAGGATTCTGAGATGAAACCCTGCCCTCCCGGGAAACCTGGGATCTTGGACATGGTCAACCAGCAACTGGGCCTGCCTACGTCCAAGGATGAAGAAATCACTCGGTTGAGGGAGAAGGTCTCTGACCTTCATGCCGAGTGCCAAGAGAAAGACAATCAGATCGAAGAGATCCAAACACTCCTTGAGAGAAAGAAGGGGGATACACAAAAGCTCAACAGCCGGCTCCACGACTTGTCCAATAACTACGCCGCACTCGCAAAACAACGAGAGGAGGCGATCCAAAGCAACAAAACGCTGTTGTTGGAAGGCCAGTCGTTAGAGGATCAGCTGCGCGCGGCTAAGAGCAAGGCGGCCAAGGACAATGCGGATGTCGTGCCCCTCGCGGATGTGGTGCCCATTAAGGACCTCATCCACAAAGGAGTCCCGAAAGACGTGATTCTCCAGATCACTCGACCCGGCGGTACAGTCGGCGCGGAGGTCCGTAGGAGCTGGCTGAATACGTGCCCGCCTTTCGAGCTCAATAAGGAAATCTACGTCGAGACCGTACCTGAATGGGCTGTTGCACTGGCAAACAACAGGGATGCTGGGGACAAAACCGCTAAGCTTGTCACTGACATCTGCAAAACTATTGAAGCCGTCATCCTCGAAGCCAGCTCTACCGGGAAAATCGAAAACCACAGTCTGCCCGGCATCTACTGGGGCTCCAGGCGGGGCGAGCTCTCGATGATGCTTAGAACCAATCAATTCTGGAAGAAGAGCGGCATCACCACCTATCCCGCGTCGGTGACGGTGGACAAGTTGCTCAAGAACCACTGGTTTATCAACTCTTCGTCGTGGACTCGTCTCGCCAAAAGCTTCGGTAAAGTGGAAAAACTTCTCCAAGGAGTAGACAACGCGATCAAGGAGTCGATCTCTTCGGCGGCGTACGAACCGCACGACTGGATCCGGAAGCACGAATCTGCGGGTGAATGCCGACTCTCTTCGTTCTTCTTCTGGCCGGGGTTCACTCCCTCGCGTTGCGTCGAGCTGGCTCTGACTCGCATCTAAAAAGAAAGGGGGGCGTCATAGCTCAACAAGCTACCTCGAAAGAGGACCTAATTGCAGAAGCAGATCTAGCGCGGTCACTTGTCGAGGCTGTCTACACCCGATTGGATGACACCATGCACTCGCTCGAAACGAGCGCAGACCTCGAAAAGGCCAAAACCGGCCTTACCACTATCATGGCACTCGTAGTGGAGCTCGATGAATACCTCGGGACCTTCACCGATTCCATGAGGGAGAGACTGAAGGAAGACGCCCGCTTCAGCTCTCCCAATGCTTCTCCTGACGACACCGCTTCTCTGCGTCGACTCATCAAAGAGATAGAGAAGTTTGGTATCACCGAGAAATCCTTCGTTCCCGGAAAGACAGATCCTAGAGGGGAGACCTTTGCTGTCTGCATGCTCTGGCGGGTACGCCGTCGAATCAGTCATCTGAAGTCTGTGAATAAAAGACTTCGAAGACAGATTCGTGACGATGGAGAAGACCCGGTGAAATAACCGGGTCTTTTCTTTTTACTTAGTATTCAGAGTCTTTTGGCATGGCGTGACCCGGCCGGACCTTGGCCCAAAACTCCTTGAGCTCTCGCTTAGTCACACCCTTATTCTTCAACATCCTCAGGGCCTGAAGAGCCCACTCGTAGGAGAACGCCTGCTGCATCACTTCCGTTTCTGGCTTAGTCCACGTCATTCCGCCCAGCCTGAAATCAGTAAAGGCTTTCCAGGATACCGGGAAAATGTCCGCGACAATCCGAGCAATAGCCTCGGCATAATCTCGGATCTCTTTCTGAGCGTGTCCGTGCATCCTCAGCCCGAGATAGTGGAACAGGTTGTGAAGATCGATGTTCCAGACGAGCTTGGTGTGAAAGCAGTTCGGTAGGAGACACCGAGCCAGCTCTTTAGCCGTACCCTTCTCGAGTAATTGATGATAGGTGTGAAAGGCTTTCTCGGGGAGTTCATAGATCGAGTCAGCTATGGTATCGATCCCGACTACGTCATCGCTACTGCCTTGATGGTTCGACTTCGACTGAGCCCGCCAATCCTCTCTGGAGGGAAGCCACCACTCCTTCGGAAGTTCAGAGTATCGCGCCGACATCTCGTTGTTGACCGAATACCTCATGAACGAGGTGTCATTGGTCTCTGCTACGTACCCTTCTTCAGCCAGCAGATTTTGGCTCGCACTGCGATGCCGGAAGTTCTGTCGGTAGACGAACACAGGCATTTTCAACTCGAAGCAGGCTCGGGCACCAGTCTCGACAGGAGTGGTATGATGATGCCGAATCAGGTAACGAAGAAGCCCCTCAGCCTTAGCTTCCTCTTTGGTATCTCCGATGAAATCCCGATCCCCTCGACGGGTCGACATTCGAGCAGACCGGACGATAGCCTCGTCGGACCCCATGACATCTACCAATCGGACATACCCGGGGGTCGCACCTTCAGCACCGCTCTTCAGTGTCTCGATCTCGGTACGACGCCAATACGCTACTATTTTCTGAAAGTCGTGATGACTCAAAAAAGCCATGGTTGCATCCGATGGAACCAAGTTTAGAAGTAAGAGTTCAGCATGCGGTCGATACTTGCATTCATGTCTCCCCACGTATCGTGATCACCGGGACGAATCGAATAGAGCACGCGTTTTGGGTTAGTCAGCCAAGCCTGAAACAGTTGATTCATGGCACGATCGTATCGGGCGTTCATCGCATTGAGTTTTTGCTCTAGCTCTTCGTCGGTATACTCAGTATCCGCTCCGACCCGACTATCACCTCGTCCCTTCATGTGCTGGACCAGCCGCTGAACCGGCCACTGGAGGCGAAGAACTGTGAACTTCTCCTGCAGGACCATAGGTGGCAGGTACTGAGCAACCTCGATCCACTTGACGTTCTGATACACCATGGTGGATACGAAACTTCGATCGCACAGCACAACTGTACGGGGATTCACAGGAACGTTCCTGATCAGCTCACTCGCAATATCGACAAGAAAGCCATGTGCCGATCTATCATCTGTGGTATTTCCTACCCACAGGTCTGTCGGAAACTGCAAAGGAACGACAGTGTAATCTTTCTTTTCGAGATGGTCCCGGATGAAGTCACAGGCGTAGGTCTTGCCTGATCCGTCACATCCTTCTACGAAAAGGTATGACATTAGACCACATCCTTAGGGACTTCTTTTTCCTTAAGCCCCATGAAATCCCGCATCGCGTAGATGATGTCCCGACGCAGATCTTTTTCTGCGTCCAACCGCTTCACCCGCTCCTTACGGGTAATCGTGTGGGAGATGAACAGATCTTCAATTTCTTCACAGCGACGAAACGAGTCTGCTTCCAGGATTCCAACATCGTTAAGAAATTCGTTGATAAGGCGCCGGCGATCTTCCGGCCATTGAACAGGGTCAGACATAATTCCACCTCTCGATGTGTCTCTAATCAGCATCGAAAGCCAGCTCCCCGTAACCATCATTAGCCCAGATAATAGTTCGTAAAATAAGGTTCGGCACCGAAACCACATCACCGACATAGGATTCTCCGTCGTCACCGAGCAGAAAAGCCCTCCCTGCCGGCTCGTAAGGAAGCATACCCACGGTTCCGTCTAACATCTGTTCCGGGGTATCACCTCTCTGCAGATTACGACTGATCAAAGCGCAGAGTACCTGCAGCGACGACCCGTAAGGCGAGCCTTCTTTGTGGTTGTGGTAGAACACCTCGAATACTTTCCCGGGTTGTTCCTCGTCGTCATCGGGTCGATGCGACATCCCGATGTGGATATGGTGTGCGCCGACGCGGAACCCCACCGTTCTGCATTCACGTACTGGGGGGCGAGCATACTTACCCATGCCTACTCCTTGGGCTGAAAGTGACGTTGTCCCTGCCAATGGCGGTAGAGCCGTGACGGGGTGATTTCGTACTGATTCTGGTACTTACCAGAGTACTGTTCGACGTCGCCTTCTATGCGCTCAAAATAGACCTGCGCAATAGGCATGTTGGGGTAAAGGATCACGGGCCGGACACACCAAATCTCAAGGGTCCAGGTACCGACGAATCCGACGTCACCACGTCCTGCGGTAACGTGCACGCCAATACCAAGGCGTCCGACCGAAGACTTGCCATCAGCCTCAGAAAGATAGATCTTCGATCCTGCGACCTCATTAGTCCGAGCAAGGTAGAGCTCCCCCGGCACGACCACAAAACCGTCTTCGGGAATGTCGTAGCGCCTCCAGGGGTTGTCGATCTTGGGGTCGAGGGGCTCGTAGTCGATCCGGTGCCCAGCTGGGTTGAAGTAAGCCGCATTCTCTCCAGCGTTGACTTTCTTGTTATAGGTCAGAAGCTGAGGGAACAGCGTCATGTCATAGCTGTTGACGCTGAGTTGTTTGTCTTTGAAAGGGCGAATCTCGATATCGCCGCGATCACATGCCGCGCGGATTGCGGGTCCGGTGAGGGTCATGGTTTTCCTTTGTGTAGCAGCCGCCCCGGTTATATCGAGGCTGACTGAGAGGATCAACCCTTTTTCTCTCGAACCGTAATCAGAACTTCTCGGCCGTCCCATAACTCAATGATAAACCGCTTCTTACGACCATTGACCGCCTCTACAAATTTTTCGAGAGCGCGCCATGCCGGCGTCGGAGGCGCCTTCTTGAACTTCACTCCGGTATAGCCCTCCTGCAAAAGAGGACACAAAGTCTGGCCTGACTCAAACACAAGCATACCCGGACACATCCGCGCGCACCTACGATCCCCGCAACTGCCTCGAAACTCGATCAGCTTCTGAGGAAACTTCTCGTCGGTGTTGTGCCCGGGAACCAGGTAATACTCTCCGGTCCGGTAATAGTTCTCAGCCATTATCTCTCACTCGTGTGGCCTAAGAAGTTGAGGTCACCCATTTACGACATAGGAGACGCTATGCCCGTTGCAAAATCAAGTCCTGCTGGAAAGATCCTGGCTGTGGTAGAGTCCACGCCGACTGCTCAATCTGCCGACACTTCCGTTTTAGAGAAGCTGGCCAAGAAGTTGTCAGGCATTGAGGTCCACGAACTCAAGACCGAGAAAGATATCGAGTCGTTCTTAGTGGTTGCCGCTGCCATCAAGAACACGCTGAAGAAACTGACGCCGAGCCGACAAGGGCTGTCGAAGAAGTGGAAAGAGAAGGTCGACAAGCAAGCCGAGAAGCTGACGGCTGTTAAATCGGACCGGGACGAGGCCCTCCAACCATTCAAAGATGTCGAGAGCCAGCTCAAGCGCATCGACGGTGAGGCACGAGAAGCTGTCACCGAGTACGCTGAAAATCGCATCTTTGCTCTCGAAGAAGAATATGGCGAGCTCAGTGCAGCTGAGGCCGCTTTGGTAGAGCCGGCCACGCAGATCATCGAGGCTGACGGCGCGAAGCTCTACTTCAAAGATGTCCAACGTGCCGAAGTTACCGATCTCAAAGCCGTACCGGATCAGTTCATCGATTTTCAGCCCGACGAAGAACGGGTCAATGCCTGGTTGAGCAAACAGTTGGGTATGGTCGACAACTCCCTCTTCAGCTTCAAGATCCAGAAAAACGGAAAGATCGTGGTCGAACTCCCGTTCGAATCACTACCCGAGGAACTGTTCGCTCGGGTCAGAATCCTTGAGTCGAAAGTCGTTGCAGCGGGTGGCTGCGACGGTGTTCAGCTCATTCCCTCTAAATCACCGGTGGTGAAAACTTCATGAAAAACGACAAAGACGACTTTGTAGTCGGACTTAACCAAGCCGAGGCTGGTGCCCTTCTTGCATGGATCGAGGGGGCCTCCGACTACTCCCTGGAGGATGCCGAATCAACATTCCACGCACATGAAGAGCCCGAAACAGCCGATTGTGACGAAGTAAAAGCGGACTGGTATATCGGTCGGGTGGTGGCCAAACTCCGCCGAGTTCTCCCCACACTCTATTACTTCATCAAGATGCCCGACTCGATCGAAGCGAAAGAGATGGTGGGGCCTTTCGCCACGCGAGAATCGCGTGATCAAAACCTGTTCGATACCGCGCTCCATTACAACTGGATCGGAGCCGCCAAGGTCGATATGCCGCTGTACTCCAGTAACACAGGTCCCCGAATTGAGTACGTCACTCGCGGCCAACTTGAAGCAGTCTGGAGGGAGAAGAACCTGAAATTCCTCAGCATGTTCTTCGGAGACGAAGACCAGGGAACGACTGCATACAATCTGCCGGAAAGTCTCAAAGTGAATGATGACGAGCTCCGCGAGTTCGTGATGGGGGACGGTCCGGAAGATTACGACGAGGACTTCTACAGCACACCGTTCTAAACCCTGACCACGGATCTATGAACCATGGAACATCTGACAGTACATAAGATCACCAATGACGTGACTTCCTACCTGAAGGTCCCCAAGTCGCAACTCAACAGAAAGACAAAACCCGTGTCGATGGCTAAGCACATCATCATGTGGTTGGCCCGAACATGGACTCCGTTGGGTGTGACCAAGATCGGGAGCGAGATGGGAGGACTCGACCACTCATCGGTGCTCTACGGGTGGAACCGTGTCGAAGAGGCACGGTTCAGACAACATGAATTGATTAAGCCGGTAACCGATTACTTCATGGAGCACTACACCACCCTATACGGTAAGCCCGAAGTAAGGGAGGCTCCGGCAACTCCCGGGCTTGCCGAGTACTCCAACTACCTCCATATCGCAGATGCTCTGAACAAAAAATTGAATGCGGAAGGAGCAGCGAGCCGTCTCTTGATCCGGCTGTTCGATAAGGTCGGTGAAGACAAGTTGCGAACTCTTCTCCATGAAACGCTGGGTACCGAGGGAGTCGTAATGATGAACTCGATTAAGCAAACCGTGGGCGAGGTAGCCGCCACTTCCGGCCAGTACTATGCAACTCTCGCAATTTCGAACCCAAGTAAGGACTAAGACGGAGAGGAGGTTTATGGCAAAGAAGGCAAAAGGCGATGTTGTTGAAGACCTGATTCTGGACGAGGACGACGATTTCGATATCGAGATCGATGATACTCCGCCGTCGGGCCGCACCCCCGGCACCCAGGTTCTGTGCCTCACAAATTTCGCCCCCACAGGAAAGCGAGACATGTTCCTTGGTGAAATCGTACGTTCAGTCAATTTCTCCAAGGAGTTCGCTCACCGTGGGTCTAGCGGCAAGGGGTTTCAGGTCCGATTCATCGAGGGATCCCGGCCAACGCCGGCACACTGTTGGGTTGAGACCAAGAAGGGTGGCCCGAAATTGGTCGAAACCGACGACAATATCTTTTTATCCGCTCGAGACGTACAAACCCTCAATGCCTCGAATAGACGAAAGTGGAGCAGATACAAAAAGAGCCGATACCCGGGTAAATCCCGAAAGAAGAAAAAGCCAAGGAAATGACTCAGGAGTTTACCCCTGATGTAATCCGGCGTTACATCGAGGAAGGGCAAGCCGCAGCGTGCCCTTCCTGTAGGTCTAACAACCTTGAAGTCCTGCCTGGTTCGTGGGATTGCGAAGGCATCCGAGCATGGAATCAAATCAGATGCTGCAGTTGTGGAGAACACTATCGCGAGGTGTTCACTCTTTCTCGCATCAGTCAGGTAGAACCGTTCGAAAAGGACTGACATGGCAGACAAGTCAAAAAAGAAAAAGAAGAAACCGTTGGCGAAGAAAAAGGCTGTGAAAAAGAAAGCAGTCAAGAAGACTAAGTCAGCGGTCAAGAAAAAGAAGGAGGTTGGCGTGCCCAACGAGTATTACAAATTAACCAAGAAGGTCGGCGACACACCGAAAGGCACAGTTGTCGTGGTGCTAGAGTCCGATGAGGAAGAGGGACCCGCACGAGTAGCAGTGGCCCAACCTCTCGACCTCCGGGGCCACGTCTTCGAAGCCGGCACCTCAGACCTCTCAGAAAAGACCGTCTCCGAAAAAGAAGCCAAGAAGATTCGCGGTCTCTACGAAAAGATCCGCAACACGGCCATGGCCCAAATCGACCCTCTGACGGTCAAGCAGGGTACCGTGTTCCCGGTCCCGCGACCCAACGGACTCAACGCCTACTACGAGGTCAAGGGTGTCCACGAATCCACCGACATCGAGAAAGACGACGTGTGCGAAATCGCATACCGACGGGATCTCCATCCCTTATTGATGGACCCCCCGAAGAAGCCGGGAGAAAAGGCTGAGGTAAATCTGAAGGAGGTTTACCTGCTGCTGATCAATGCGGATAACGCCATTCGATCCGAAAAGATCGGTGACACCGCAAAGCCCGACGTCGCCTCCAGCGATCGCGAGATCGTCGAGATGGACGACGCCGTGAAAGACTTCTTCTCGGTTGAAACGTAGATACGACGTCATTCGCTGTCCCTGGGGACCCGTTGTCTTGTGTTTCAGTCGAGGAACTGCAGAGACTACGATCCATTACCTGATCATGCTATCGAATCGACCGGAATCTTACTCGGTCCAGTCGTTTCGATTTCACAGTCGATCGACCCCGGAAACATACGAAAACCAGATGATGGGCCCAGGGATGGCGAACTTCTTGATGTACGAGATTCGGTTGGAATGGGAAGACCGCAAAAAGGTCTTTGATCATTTGAGGAGTCGTTATCGGAGAGCGACTTCTAAAGTGATCGATGCTGAGGTGATATCAGTAAAGGGGCCGGAATAACCGGCCCCTTTCTTTTTTACTACGCAACCTGTGCGGGGCGACGACCCGCCAGCCAGTGCCGTGCGGTGTTCAATAGTTCTGCGCTGTACTGTCCCTCTTTCGATTCCAGACCCAGATTGGTCATCAAAGCCCTAAGCGTATCTACGCTGCCGAGAATCTTCTCGACTTCGTAGGTCATCGCTTGGGAGCGGGGGAATGAGGGCGATTCACCCCGTGCCACTTCCGCCATGTTCTGAGCCAGCCGCAGGAGCATCTTGCTCAACTCATTAGAGAGAACAAACTCAAGGGCATGAACCTGATCACGCGGAAGTGAAGCGATCAGCTTCGTTACTTCCGTCATCATCCTGCCTCCTATATGGTTGACACTACAACACGTAGTGCCTATCTCCTACATACAGGATCGGGCAAACGAGATATCGGTCAAGCTGTTTTGTGCCGATTTTTATATTTTTTATGCTACAGGTTTTCGTCGTTTCTTCCGCCTCATCTTCGACTGGATGGAGGGGTCGGGTGCTTCAAAGGGACGTTTACGTGCAGCCATTTCCCTAGCAGCCGTTCCCTTCGGCGCTTTGGGGAGGATGCCCGAGGCCGGCGGTTTCATCTTCGAGGCCGGTCCTCCTTTCATCCAGGGCATCGCTTTACGCATCGCCGGAGTCATGCCTTCTTTCAGCAACTCCGAAACCATCAGGTAGACATCAGAGCCCAAATACCCACCGACCTTCTGGCGAGACTTGAACTTCACTCGACGTTTAACCGGTTTGAACGGTTTCTTGGTTGCTTGGGATGAAACCAATCTCTCTCGGATCATCTCTTTGTATTTGTCCTGGTTTCTGAGGAGCTTCTCACCCATGGCCTTTCGATAATCGGCCTGCTTCACCTCGTCTACCCATGCATCCGCAACAGCAAGTGACAACATTACGACAACTCCCCGAGAAGATCGGTGATGTACTGCATCATCTGAGAAATACGCTGGAGGGCTTTGCGATCCGCATCGTATGCGTCGTTTTCCTGTTCATCTTCAATGAAGTGCAGAGTCTCTACGACATCGAGACCTTCGAGTCCCTCAGAGCGAGCGAGTACATCCTGAATATACGAAATACTGAATCTCTCTCCTCGTACCTGCTGCTGAATCGATAGGTCGACCAACTCAGCAGAACGAAGAGCCAACTGATCAACCTCCTCAGTCTCGAGGTCGTCGACCAGAGTCCTCTCGAGCCCGTGCCTCAGCAACATTTCGATGAAGATGCGCTGACCCTCAGCTGGGGGGAACAGGGACGCCCACTCCGATACCGGCATCGGCGTTGTGTTATCGGATTCAGAGGCAGCTTCCTGGATCGAGGCATAGCGTTCTTCGAAGTCCTCATCGGTAGGAAGAGATCGAGGCGTAAGAGTCCAGTACGGTGCGAGCGAACGGTTCCGCACATCCCTGAGTCCGTTTTGGTACACAGGGACGAAAGCATCTACCATTTCTTGTGCGAAGAAGTCCGTCATCACATCCAGTATATCAACACGCGCCAGCTCGCCTGGCGCAGATGGTTTTTTATTGGGTCTCGTTAATACGGGTCTAGTTAATATGGGTATAGTTTGGACGACACCTGTGTCGTGCGGCGGACGACATATGTGTCGTGCGGGGGACGACATATGTGTCGTGCGGGTATATTGTGGTTTACCTCTTTTCTAAGTGCAGGGTATACACGTTGTAGTGCCTAGCCCCTGCTCCAGGACACGGACGGGTATCCACCGACAACCACCCCGCTTCTTTCAACTCCGCTATGGCTCGCTGTACCGATCGAGAAGACACGTTGAGCTGATCAGCTGCCCTCTCCTGATTCGGGTACGCCTCAGATCCGTCCGACTTAGCATAGGTCCGAAGCAGGCACCAGACCCGCATCGAAAGGTGCGTTATCTCGGTGTCGGTGATCAGTTCATTAGGGATCTGGGCCCATGTCCACTTCTCCGCTTTGACTGCGAAGGTACCGGGTTTGATCAGCTCAGGATCCGTCATCTCCTTCTTTCTATTCTGGACAACCTTCATCGCATACTTGGTCGCTTCATGCTCGGGAACACCGGCATGTTTGGCCTGACGAAAAGCATAGACCAGCTCTCCGTGACCGTATTCTAGTAACAGAGATGCGATCTGATGAGGTTCTCGGTCATCCAATATTTCCACGGATGCCTCGGGATCATTGCGAAAAACAAAAGCTTTAGCCCGAATGGCTTCAGCCAAAATTTCTTCTTTCTGGACTTGCATGGGTTTCCTTCCACCGCTATAGTTGCCTCCGCAGCCACGGGTAATCACATTGCCCTTCCTTTGCTAGCAGGGGGTCGGTCTAACCGACCCCCTACCTCCTTCTGAATCAAGTCCGACCAATCTAGTCCTAGTCCACCCCAGGTTCAACTAAAACTATGGGGCTGGAAGAACTAAAAATAGGGGCTACGCCGGATGTAGTGGTAGGTCTCAAAAAGCCCAAAATATAGGGCTCGAATTCGGCCTAAGAAGATGCAGGAGAGAATTACTTATCTCTAACAACCAGAAGGAGGTTAGCATGATCTGGCAACTTATGGCAGCATTCGCCGGCGGCACTGCCGTTGGTGTGGGCGGCACCTTGGCCGTCCAGGAGATGACCAAGGACAAAGAGGTCGAGGCGCACAAGAAGCGCCTCGAGAAGGCCAAGAAGGAAGCCGACAAGGACGGCGTCCCGCGCGCAGTAATCTGCGACATGTGGCCGTCGGAGGAACAGCTCGACAAGGCCATCAAGATGGCCGAGAAGGACCCCGAGCTCGCCGATGCCCTGGCCCAGCTCAAGCAGGCCAAGGCCGTCCGCAAGGAGGGAACCTACTCGGAAAAGATGGGCATCTCGATTGAGTTCGAGAAGCAGATCGCCGAGGACGACGAAACCCTCCTGCTCATGGCGGAGAACGTCGCCAAAGCGCAGGAGAAGGACCCGTTCGAGGAAAGCAAGAAGGAGGACGGCAAGAAGGAGAAGGAAGCCAAGAAGGAAGAGCCGGAAGTCGCCGGCGCTTCCGCATAGCCGTCGACGAGAGGGACGGATGTCAGAGGTTAGAGCCTGTTGAGGCTGAGACGGGCCTATTGAGGTCCTAGTAGTACTGCATCCGATGAGGGTGCTCGTTCGATCATCCCCCGACGAGCGCCCTCTCCCTCGCTCCCGCTTCCCGTTTTACTTGGCTGCATCGAATGCAACCAACCGAGATATACAGTGAGGGCTCCCGACACTACCTCGTTTTGGAAACATGCGAGGGCCCAGAGCTAACCTCCTGGACACGGGAGCCCTCACTGCGTACCTCGGTTCCCAAGGAGACCCATATGAGCAAGCATAGAGTTTTACAACGGCCGATTCATGGCCTGGTCGTCAGCAACATCGACTTGCTGGCACGTACAGTGGGAGGCGCCTTTGACCACTATTCAGTAGCCAGTAAACGGAACGATCCACCAAAGGAAGATCTTCGCAAAGTGCAGGTCGTGGTGGTTGTAACAAAAGCAGTTACCGAACCGCTGAAAGAGATGTGGATAGAGTGGGCTAAGAAACACGAAATCCCCGTGCTCTTTCACGAACGAAAAGCTGCAGTACTACAAGCATTACAAGACAACTTTGAGATTGTAGAGCCCGAACCCGAACCAGAGCCTGAGCCGGAAAAGAAATCATACGGAGGCGAACGCGAAACCGAGCACGTCCCCGCACCCTCTGACGACCCGATCCAGGCAGCACTTGCCGGAATGCGTGAGGCCTACGAGGCCCGGCTGGAAAAGGAAAAGGCGTTACGAGAAGAGTCCGACGAAGAAGCCCTACGCCAAGCCGAAAAAGCTGAAAACCTGAGACAGCAAACCGACGAGCTGGAAGCCGAACTCCGCAAACTCCGAGCAGACTCCAAGAACACAGAAGAGCGTGCACGAGCCCGTGCCGAGACTGTGCTGGAGGACGAGGTAGAAAAGGCCACTAAGAAGCTCAGAGACAAGAACCGCCGACTCAACAAGACAATCAATGAGCAACAAAAAGAGCTCAAAAACCTCAAAGAGAAAACCAAGGATCTTCGCGACGACGTCAAAAAACGAGCCAAACAGATCGAGGACCTGCAGGAGCGAATGAAGGGCACTGTGTTCGATCATCACGATCTCGATCGAGTACTCAGCGCCGCAATCGTCGGCCACGCAATCTGCTTCACCGAAGATGAGGATCTTCGGGACAGGTACGACGAGATGGTCTCGAAAGTTCGTGCGGACCCCAACTTCTCCAGCGCTCTGAAGAAAGCACACTGGTTGACCCGCAAAAAGATTCAGTCGAAAGACGTGGATCCCGAGGCAATGCGGAAGGCCCTTCGCCGAGAAGGGCCGCTCCCTGAGAACGACCCTGAGTTCGTTCGTATCTCAGAACAGTAGAAAGAAGGGGGAGTTCGCTCCCCCTTTTTCTTTTAGAACATTTCTTTCTGGCCTTGCTGCTTGGACCAGTATCGGCGCCTAGCCGCAGACCTCTGTGCATCTGTCTGGCTCGGGAGATTCTTGCCCGGACTACCTTTACGCTGAGCCGCTGGGGTACGGCCGCCACCCATCATAGGCAAGAAGGTTAGGCCCGTGCCAATGGTCTGCAACGTGGGGTTATCGCTCATCTGCATGCCCATGCCTGCCATCATTGGCGCCATGGGGTTTTTCAGCAACTTACGGCCCAACCCTCCAGGCTTTAGCTTTCGCAAGCCCATGGCCTTGAGACCGCTCAGCCCCTTAAATGCTCGCTTCTCAGACCTTTGGGCAGACCCCAGTTTTATTCGGTGACTACCGCCTGTGATCGGATATGACACTGTTCACCTTTAGTCTGTAGTGACTCTCAGCTTGTCACCGTCGAAACTCAAATTACTCAACTTGCTGAAAGCATTTTGCTGCGTCGTTTCCTGATTCCCCAGCACAGGCTGCAGAATGCCTGTTGAAACACTACCTAACAGCTTAGATATTCGGTTTCGAGTCAACCCTCTATCGAACATCGTGACTCCGAGACGTTGGATAGCGTCTTGGTTCTCGGCCTTACGCATTTCTTCTTTGGTCAGCCCGTCACGAATGAAATCGGCCGCTTCGAGACGATCCTGCAAGTCCTCGCCCTCTGCCATGAGCTCATTTATCGCAAGCCTGGCAGTTTCGCCCTGATTCAGCGCAAAAAACCTTTCTGCCATTTCTTCGGGGCGGAGAGCGACTTCTGTTGCTCCACCAGGATCCCTATAGGATTTTCGCATAGCACGCAGGAATTGAAGCTCGTCTTTTTCGACACCCATAGCAGCTAATCGATCCAGGTCGAAGTCTCCTTCGAATCCGGTAAGATGCCGCACCAGTTCCTGACCTAACTCACCGGTAGCTGTATCCGCATCGATCAATCCAAGGGTACGAAGATTACCACGACTCCTAGAGAGGAAATCAGTTACCATCTGCGTAGACGTACCGGCACCTCTGAGCAGATCCTGCTCTTTTCGAATTCGGGCTTCTTCACGATCAACCGCTCGTTGCCACTCTGCTTGTTTCCCTTTATCGAATACAGCTCCATACCCCTCAAGAATCATACCACCAAGGGCTCCAGCCTCCCTGGCACCTCTAGCCATACGATCCTTGAATCCTTCCCAAGTCCACTTGTCGGAAGTGGGCATAGGACCTGCTCTTTCCTCTAATTCTTCAAAGAACCCTTTTCGTCCAAATTCAGGGTTTGCGGCCAGAGCATTGATCTCGGCTTGTTGGCGAATTTCTTCATCAGAAAGAATTGTACGACCAACACCTCCTCGAGTGCCGATCCCCTCAAAAAATAGTGCGCCGGCGCGGCCACTCGCCATCTCCTCGACCTGACCTCTGTTCAGACCGAGCTGCGTAAATCCTTGGACAGTCATCCCGGGGTCTACTGCGCGAGCATTGATCGCGGCCTGAACGATTGTGTCTGCTTTCAGGTCTAGAGACTCTCCAAATTCAGCAGCAATGCGCTCATCTCTCTGGAACTGACTAAACATGGCGCTGGCCTGCTGAGGAGACATTCCGGTCTGCTGGGCCAAAGATTGCGAGAACAGAACACGAGCCGCATCACCACCGCCGAAGAGTCCCTTGAACTGACGGAACATCTGCCAAGGAGCCTCACGCGCAGCTGCAGAACGGGCACCGGGCCGCAGGTTCTGGGCCATGAACCCGAACGGGTCTTGAGCGAAAGTCTGTCCAAGGCCGCCCAGGTTCTGCATCAAACCACCGCCGACTCGACGCCCCGAGATCTGACGAGCCAAAGCCATTTGACCGAAAGGTCCTTCGGCCATTTGGAACTCCATATTTTGTCGGGCCACCGCTGTGTTCATGGCAGCTTCGGCTTGGGTTCTTCCGCCAAACATGAAAAGCTCATCCCGAGGGATTAGTCCTAAGTTGGCTTGTTGCTGGATATCAGCAGCGAGTTCCATGACTCCTCGTTGAGCCGACTCGCCTTGGAAGCCTCGAGATATGGCCTGATTTCTCTGCTGAATAGCTAGACTAGCTAACATGCGACGGTTCAGGCCGCGACCGCGTGTCGCCGCTCGGGAGACATCCCCCATGAACTGTTCGAAGGTTCCGCCCACACCCCCTTCTTCACCAAACTCCACTGCAAGCTCTGCGACCTCGTTGTATTGCATATTGAGCTCAGCAGCAGCAGTACGCAGATCCTGGAGACGTTCCTTAAGACCATCTGCCCCCTTTTTGATTAATCTGGGGAGATCCTGGTCCTTGGTAGTTTGAATAGCCGCGCCAAGCAGAGGACGGAACTCCTCTTCACCAGGGGCAAATAAGCCGTATTGAGACTGCACGTCTTGAACAAATTCGGTGTAGGCTTCAGTAGCTTCATCCACTGTACCTCGACCCACACGGAAACGCTCGGCACCCCCAAGATCACCTAACCGCGAACCCAGGGCTCTCTGAATAGTCCGACGTGCATGTTCCTTATTCAACCAAGCATCGGCTCCGGTAGCGCGAAGAGCAATATCTGCGCCACCCATTGCGCCGATAGCGCCTACCCCGGCAACGGCCATTCCGAGAGGACCACCATAGAGCGCGCCACCCATCATCATCAAATTCGGGGCAATATCGGTTGCGGCAGTACGTGCTGCGTTACGCGCCCCGATATTGAGGTTCTGCATCAGCATGTCTTGAGCGATTGCGCCACCTTCGTAGCCGTATCGTCCCTGAATAAACATGCCTTGACTGCCGGGGATAGCGCCGGCAAAGGGCGCAAAGGGGGCAGTAAAAGGAGCAGTCAGAGTTGACAGAGGTGCAGAAGTTGCCAGCTGTGTTCCCAGTCCTGCAGTCTGATGCGCAGTCAACGGTCCCTGGTAGGTCTGGTATCCGCTGACAAACCCGCCATGGAACGCGGAGGCCTGAGCTCCTAGCATTCCGAAAGCGCGCTGGGTCTGGGCTAAGCCTTGTTGTGCGACATTGACCGCACCAGGCATGGCTCCGACCACGCCTTGGCTGACTTCCATCAAACGAGAACGAGAGGCTTCCAGACTTCTCATGGTCTGGAAATACTGAGCCATGGCAGGGTTGACCTGCTGCTGGTACGGGCCGAAATCTTGTTCCCCGATAAACGATCCGCCTGCCATAGAAATCCTTAGCTGATTTGCTGGCCGGTCTGACGATCAATTTCGACCATGCGACCAGTAACCGGGCCATCCCGACCCACCGGTGTGATCTGGATTCCCTCACTCATCAGTTTGATGAATTTCTTATGCTCTTCGGCTTGTTGAACCTTTTTACGCTCGTCGTGACCGATGAGGTACAAAGACTTGAGCGCTTCAACCAGCTTGGTGGCGTGCTCTTCAGAACGCGCATTCGTGTATACCGATGCAATACGAGATGCTAACTCAAGAGCATTATTACGAGATAAAACAGCCAGAGCTGTAATCTCACGGTGGTGATCAAACGGGTCCTCATTAGGCCAGCTCTGGTAATCGAACCCCTGCAGGATGAGCTGACCCCTGAACAAGGCCTGTGGGGTTCTTAGGGGTTTACCACATCCTCCTGGATAGCGAGGCTAGTGGCCTGCATAACATCTACGACGATTCCAGTGATCTCGTTGTAGACCATCTGGGGGAGAGAGTCGATCAAATCCAATTTCTCCCGCACTTTAGAGTCAGATTCTATTTCCCCCAGGCCGAGATAGGCTTCAACGTCCTCTTCTGATTTTTCCTGAAACGGTCCACTAGAAAACACACGAGGAGGAGCGGCCACAGACACGTTCTGCGTCCCGTACTGAATCAAAGCGAAGATCAACGTCCATCGGTAGAACTCGTCTTGGTCTACCGCCTTAGAAAAGCCTGAATTTGTGGCCTTAGACATATGAGAGACGAATTTTTGTTCACCTGAGCTCAGAGTCTTAACCTTGATTCTCTGCCCACCCCCAACAGAGGCTGAAAACTCTACACATCCCCGGCTGAGATGAACCTTGTCTTTGACTTGATCGAATACGTCCTCATACCTCTTACGGAATTTTTCAAACGGAATTTCTTTTCCGTGGACTGCGCACGGAACCTTTTTCGGGATAGCCGTAGGGCTGTCCTCTTTCTTTTCTTCACCTTCAGATTCAGCTTCCTCCTTGAGACGCTCGTTCTGCGCGGCCTTAGCAGCCTGCTCAGTCCGGTCTCGACGAATCTGCTCTTCAATCTTTTCCTTGCTTTGAAAAGAGCCTGCGGAGGCTTTTCCTTTTTCCATGGTTTCTCCTGGAGAACTGCATGACACAAACTGCTCAACTATACGGCCCCTGTGCCAAAGACATCTTCCCGATCTTCGGAAAGAATCAGAACCATTTATACGATGCGCGTTCGGCCATTGAAGAGGCTGTCAAGCGCAGCGGCGGTGTCAGAGTATACCGCATTCCCGAAGGCAGTGAACACCCAATTAAGATCGACAACATGACCAACGGTGATCTGATGATCATGGGGATCGATCAGGATCTGCCGCAGTCCGAATCTTTCCAGAAGGTAGCGGAAATCTTGGGGACGCCGAGAGACGTTCTGAACTCCTTCCGATTCGTCTCGAAGTCCCACTACAAGAAAAGGGATAAAGACTACCCGATCCCGCCGTTCGTCACTGATCTGAACGATGTAGACCCGGCCAAACTGCATAACGGCCGAGACCTCGAAGAAGGAGGAGACACCGCAAACTTCCGACTCTACAGCACGGACATCGAGAAGGTCAAAACGGAAATCGAACACCTCATCACAGGGAAACTCGAGAACCGGCCGGAGAGATCGGCTGATGTCGCATTCGTGGCAACCTCAATATTTAAGCACTACAAGTCCACTACCAGCGACATCGATTACGACGGGCCGATTTTCGAGCAGGGGTGGACTGTCGACGACGTCGTACGCATTGCATTGAAGGACTACGAGGGGCTGTCGGATTACGGCCTGGACTTCGAGGGCACCCCTGACTTACGGGAGGATTGCTGCGACATCCTCTTGGACGTTATCGGTATGCTTCAGCATCTACAAGATGATCCTGACGCCGCCTTTGAGACCTCCGAGACGGTCGTCAATGAAATGCTGGAACAGATCTACCAGATCGCGGCGATGATCCACCATCACTGTACGGCAACGGTCTACAGTCGGCTTGGCGAGCTGGTGCACGGAGTTACCGGGGTGTCGCCCAAGTTGTCCGATATGTGTGAGGAGCACAGGGAGAAACTGTGCAAAGCGTATTACAAGCGATTCGAGGAATTCCGTGTTGAGGTTGCCGACTCTTTGATCGGTGACTACGTCACGGCAGGAGTTCCTGAGGACCTTGAACTCTCGGAGGAGGACGAGCTCGAGATCAAAGGAAGCGATGACAGCGACGACCGCGATAACGGTGAAATTCTCCTTGAAGGAGCGACTCTCGATATCGAAGGACTGGAATTCCCTGTGACAGCCCTGATCGGGAATCTCCATCTTTGTCCGACAGAAGAGGGGAAGTTCTCATCGAAGACACCCGCACTTCAGGGAGTCATCAGCCGAGAGGTTCTCTCGATGGTTCTTCGGGACAATCCGAATCGAAATGCATTCGACGCTGGTGGAAGCGAATTCTCGCTGTACTACGACGGGACCAAGGAGAAATTCGCCTGCACCGTGTCGGGGTCGGGCATCAACTTTTTCTCCAAGCTGGAAAGCGCCATCATCTGGGGTGCCGGCCATTTCTTCAACCAAGCCTCCTCTTCGCGCATCGAAGACCTGGCCGCCACGGTTGCGGAAACTCAGGCTGAGATGGAAGCTACGCTCTCAGAGGTAGAGGAGATCCGAAAGGGGTCCAGCGAGTCTCGCACCAACACATACGATCCGTGGATCAACGAAGAATTCCGTGAAGACGGCATGCCTCCGGTGTTTCTGATGAAGTTGCCGGGGTCGGACGAGCTGGTAGAGATGGCGCCGGTCTGGCCGATGGAAAGTACGCACCCGCACAACTATGCCGGGTTGGTTCAGCGTACTTCTGAAGAGTCCGGCCAAGCACCGCTGTTCAACATGCGAGGAGAAGAGCAAGGCATGGTTGATCTCGCTCTCGTCACCTTCGTTCCGCCGAAAGCAGTCCAATACTATCTCAAAGGAGTTCCGGTCAATGTCACCGTGTCGGAGCTATTCAAGAGGCGTGAGATACTTCGGGAGAACATCAATTACATGGTGAATAACCCGATCCAGCTCAGTGACGAGACGAAAAAGAACACCCGGTTCATGTTCCAGCAGATCACTGTCCTCATGGGCGGAGGATTGATGGAAGGGTACAGCAAGACCTAAACCCAAACACCGTCTAACATGCGGCCTAAGAAAGTGGCAGTTCTTATGTCGAGCAATACATGAAAGGGGATGAATGACTGACGAAGATGATGGGGACGCAGAGCGGTTCTCTTCCTTTGATCTGGCCAAGCTCGACGAGATCAAAGAAGAGATCCGCGCTAAGGAACACGATTCAATCGAAGAAGTAGCAGCCAGCATCACTGTGCATCAATGTGAGTTGATGGGCAGCGGTGTCTGTACGGTAGGAGTGATGGAAAAGCTCCTGCGATATTTCGACACAGCTCCGGCACTGATCGCACTGGCAACGGCGAAATATTCGTCGAAGCGGGTGTGGTCTCTGCACCAGGCATTGAAGGCCCAACAAAAGATACCGACCGGATCCTGGTCGGCAGCTTCGATGACCCTGCAGGAAATGCTGAAAACGCTCCGTTGCAAGTACGACGAACTGACGTTCAGGCGGGACTACAACTGGTTGGTCCGCCTCGAAGACCTACGTCGACTCGCGCTTGGCAACCCCGAAGAAGTGATACCCAATCTCATTCGGGTAAAGATTAACGATGACAAGGATGGCCGCCGACTCGAGGTGATCAACCCATTCAACGCAGATATCATCTGCGGGTTCGGCCGGCTGGTGTGTGAGCAAATGCTCAGCGATACACCGAAAGAGTTGAAGTGGCAGCTCCCGATCAAGGGACACTACTTCGCGGGGACTTTCAGAAGGAAAAAGAAAGGAGCGTCAAAGTGTCGCGCCTCGTCTACGTCATGACGCGGCTCGCAGCGTGGTGGACAGTCTCACCGTAGCTGCTTGAGCTGCACCATGCACGTAAACGGGACGAAGCGGGGCGATAGATGCGCCCCGCTATTTTACGAAAGGTAGAAATGACCGACAGAGAACAACTGATCGAGCAATCGATGTGGCTGCTGACAGTTGCTATAGCCGCAGGAGAGGTCAGTAGTGAAATTCGAGAGTCTATCGATAGATCTCTGGACCGAATCAGTGCAACCAGCTCCACGGCTGAGCAAGCCACTCATGTCATACGAGAAAGGCTGTTGAAAGATGCCGGATCTAAAAATCCCCGATAAAGTGATCCAAGACTATGTGGAAGAGCTTTACAATTTTCGCCCCGATTCCACGGAAGTCGAGTACGCCCGACGAGTGCTTCAGGGAGCCCTGAAGTCTCTTTTTACTGCCAAGAAACGACAAGAAAACCCGCTCTCATTTTACTTCTCTGAACTTGTACCTTCCGAAACAATTACGACCGCAGCGGAAGTGTCGAAGAAACAGAGACGGCTATTCGATAAACCCGTGATCATCGAAGAAGCTATCGAGAGCGAAGACATATTTGCAGTTCAATTATCGACTGACGACGCGTATCAGTCGGTTAAAAGCTGTGCTGTTACAGCAACTTACTTTTGGCGACCAGCCGTGTTTTCTGTTAGGGGCGCTAAGCGGAAACACGACTACGTCAAGAGGTGTCAAGAGGCTCTGAGGCTTCTTACGGAGGACATGATCGAGTACGATCCTGAGCAACTGCAGCCGCTCAGGCTCGATGCGATTACTCGAGAAGTCCCTCGAAAGAAGTCGAGGCGCCAGCTCCTTTGGTTGTCTTTTGAAGGGGGCAAGTTTGTCAGACAAGATTCGGTTCAAGCCGAGTCGCCTTCTGCTCCAATAATAATCGTGGCGGATATAGGCTCTTTCTTCCACGGTCAGAGCAGAGTTCTGGCGGTGATGACCAACCATCACTGGACAATCATCGGTCACGGGAGAGCGGTCGTAGTTCAATTGTTTCGACAGGAGGATGCATGAGCAATACCGAGACCCAGGATCAGCCGGCTTCGGTACAGGAGAAGTCCCTGGGAGAGATCTTCGAGGTAACACTTACCACGGAGGATCTGTCTGCGCGCTGTATTCTTGGAAGGCACCCGAAGCATGGGTTCTACTTCCAGGGCATCCAGTGCAAGAAGGGGTCGATTTACCCGTACACGGGGACCGGCTGGGCCGAGAACGGCGATCGCGGACCGGGGGTGTGCCATAACCCCGAAAACCCGCTCATACTCCCGATCTGGGAGTGGATGTCCGACGTTGGTTTTGCTGAAGAACAGATGGCTCAAGTGAAGGAAATTCTCGAAGAACAGGGAATGCTTGAGGCATTTGTCGGCGAAGCTAAGGTCGATGAAGCGAACACCTGAATTCAGTAGATTGGTTGCATCGGACGCAACCAACGTTTTTCTCCGGAGAAAGAGGAAGCGATGAGCAACAAGTTGACATTCAACGTACACGGGCGAGGCCCGAACGGGAAGTTCCTGGCGATCAACGACCAGATCAACCTCCCGGAATTTGAAGACCTGACGTCAGCGCCCAAATTCGACGTCAAGCAGGCCACCGCGAGCCTGACCAGCGGCAAATCGATCGCTGATCAGCTCAAGGACCTGAAGGATCTCGAGGGCGCGCAGAGCGAGGCGAACAAGGCCTTCTCGCAGGCCCAGGCCCACGGTGGGCTGAGCAAGCAGGACCAGATCCGGGCCTACGCGGTGAAGTGGCTGGTCGAGCACCACGGCGACAAGATCTCCACCTCGGACAACCCGGGCAAGTTCGTCATCAAGGAAGAGGACATCGTCCTCTCCCAGGACCCCGATGGCGACTACCTCCTCGAGCTGCAGACCGTCTTCGGCTAAGCCGAAACAGCTCGAATCACGTATACGGGGCGTCCTTCGGGGCGCCCCGTATTTCTTTTGTTTCTAACAGGAAATCATGAGAGTAGTCCACCTAAGTCCGAACAGTCAGGGTCATGTATTACTGACCCTGTCAGTATTCACGAATAAGGACCTCGGCATTGTCGATAAAGGCGAATTCGCTGACACGATTCGTCCGATCGATATGCAGATTGAGGTCCAGGATGCGGGGTACTTCGACATGGACACGATCGAAAAGATCGTCAAAGAGAAGTACGATCCGCAAGGCAATGTCTGGAGCACCAAGGACAACAACGCTCCTCTCTTCGTACCGATGTCGGCCGACTCAGTGGAAGAGCTCCAGGAAAATGGCGTATTTGTTCCGACTGCGACGGCAGCGACAAAGGCGGCAAGCAACACCAAGTGGCGTACTGCGATCACCATCGCGGACAATTCCCGCGCTGGTTCTGCCCAACCCGTTATGCGTTCCTTGACGTTCAAAGCGCTCAAGGAGGACAGTGACAGCTCGCTGAAGCTTCCGAGCTTTCCTGTCAGCGTGTCAGTGGGTGGGACCAACATTATCGGAAGTGGAAAAACAACCGGTAACTACAAGATCCAAGACTACAGCAGATTTTGCTGTGGTATCTTCTACAAAGGTAGCTTCTACTGTGGTCTCCCGATTCCCATCGGGGTCGACCATACCAAGCTGCTGAAGTACGCCCACAAAAAGTACACCGACACTCTTTCCCCCTTCGTCTACAACCCGCCGACTCCGGTCGAATGGGAGACGACACCCGCACTGTTTCGTCAACTCCAGAAGGAGTGCAGCAGGAACGACAAGATTCCTCTGCGACTTTCCCTCCTCCGATTCACCATGCTGCAATACATGAGCGACGGCGGGGAAGTCACACCGGAAGCGGTCAACTGCAACATGTACGACAAAAAGATCAATGACGACAATGACACGATCAAGTTCGCCAAGCTCCCGGCCAAGTGGGTGCTCGCCCAGACCGGCGATATCATCCAGAAGAAAGCGCCGGATTACTCGAAGTTCGAGTACGGCAAAGCCGAACGAGGCAATGACGGCTATCCGTCAATCTATGTCGGAAAAGCCGTAGCAGTGCGATTCTTTCTCGAACTCGAAGAGAACAAACACGCGACGTCATTCAAGAATTGCGTGTCCTTCGCGATCAAACACGACTGGTACGAGGAGATGCTCAAGGAGCACCGTCCCGACGTGCTTGAGGAGGTATGGGAACGCCCGAACCTCCATGGCGAAGAGATCGATTTCTTCTTCATGTGCTGTGATTGGTGCATGAGGAACGATGCTAACGTGAAACGCGGGACCGGGTCTACTATCGCCAGTGGCGAGATCGACCTGTACTCGCAGCCCAAGCGGACCATGTACCAATGGATCATCGGTGCATACCGCCAGCAATTCCAGAAGTCTCACAAAGAGTTCCCTGGCGTGAAGGTGTTCAAGCACAAAATTCCCTCCAAGGACCTGGAAGCGCTGATGAATTACAACCAGAAGATCAGCAGCAAACCGCCAATGGAGGCGGCAGCGCCGCTGAAGGTGCCGACGAAGAAAGGCTAATTCAACGTGGAGATAGTAGCAATCGGCGCCGGCGCTCTCGGCTCTTGGACTCTCGACTTTTTGGCCAAGAGATTGAAGGCTCTGAGCATCGTGATTCCGATTCGTATCATCGATTTCGATGAGGTCGATGACCGGAATTACGCCAATCAGTTCTTCACTCTTGAACACAAAGGCAAGTCCAAGGCCGAGATCGTTGCCGAGCGCATTCGCGGATACGGTCTCGACGCCATCCCGGTTGTCGAGAAAATTGACGAAAACAATGTTGAATCATTGATCGACCCCGAGAAGACGAAAGTCATGCTCGACATGGTCGATAACGCAGAGGCCCGCACTTTGGCGTGGCTGATGAGCGCAAAACACGATATCGCATGCATGCACGCCGGCGTGTCGAAGGCCGGCCATGGTATGTCGATCTGGACTGCAAAGGGCTGGGATCACTACTTCAATATGGGCCTTAAAGGCCGCCTGCAAGGCAATACCAAGCAGGGCGCGGAGAAAGCAGCTGATGAAAAGCTGCCTCCCTGCGAGATGTTGGAGTTTGGGATGCTCTGTCTCCAGACATCGATGGCCAGTGCCAAGGCGACGTCGCTCTACTTCGGCAAAGATCCGGATAAGGTATTCGGCGGCTCGGAGCCGCCGGAAGGCACTATGGTGTGCTTCAAGAGCCTCCCGGAATTTCACCAAGTAGACTCGAGCAAGAAGGTACGCGTCCATGGCGAACCAGACCAAGAAGAAGAATCAGAAACCGGGCAAGCCGAAAAACTCGAGCAAGAAGAAGTCCGGGAAGAGCAAGAAGAACAAGAAGAACCAGCCGCCACCCAATCAGAAGGGTGACGGTAAGTGGCTGACGATCAACGGGACGATGGTCACCTGCCTCTACCATAATGTGCGAGGCAGGAAAGCACAGGAGAAGAGGCAGAAGATCATCGGGGGATCTAAGGTCTCCGAGATCGTCTCGATCTCCCAGAACGTGTTCGAAATCCTGAAAAAGGCCAAGTCTTCAATCGATCCGGCCATGGGGTTTGATTTCAAGTATCCCTCGGGCACGCTCCTGAAGCTGGGTCCCAAAGACACCGATGTCGATGTTCCGATCGGGTCCAGCTGGGGAGGTTCTTCCGGTTATCCTTACAGCTCGGGATGGGACGATGAGAACGATATGGGGAAAAACAAAAACTGGAATTCTGGAGGGTTCTACTCCTCCTCTTCGACAACGGTACCGAAGTTCTATATCGGGTACACCGACTCGGGAGGCCAGGAGAAGTACGATGACTATGTTTGGTCATCGACAGAGAAGAAACTGCTTGGAGCTCTGAAGGCTGCTGGTATCAAACCGACAACCTTCTCGCCGAAAGACAGTAGCCTGTCCTACGAACTCTATACCATCGATAAAGCTGGATGGACAAAGGAGAAAAAGACAGCCAATCGAGGCAGTGTCCTTGACTGCGCCTATCGTGCGACCAAGAAGTACATCGAGTGCATGCACGGCGGCTCGTTGGCCAATACTGATGAGTCGTGGTACAAGGAGTGTCCGCTGGTCGAACACACCGGCTTACCTCTCAGTACTGCTTGCACCGTGATCAACAAGCTGGTTGGGCCATACAATCTCCGAATCTCCGGTGTCAGGGTCCGCAAAGGAATGTCGACCCACAAAGACGCGCCGGCCTGGATGCAAGTCCTCGGGATCAACCCCATGGCAATCCAGGATCACAGCATCTCCAACGATGATTTCATCGAGGCTTTCCTCGATCAATACCGCAAGGATAACGACGGGAAGGAGATGCCGGACGAGCAGTTCTCGGAGCTGGCCTCTGAGGTCTACAAACAATTCCGGTTTGAGTTCCACGACCGCCCGTTCCCCGGATCTATCGTCTTCTACTCGACACGAGTCCAAGGATCATCGAAATCTCCCAGCTACGCCGCCGGTGGCGGACACGCTGAGTTCTTAGCCCCTCGCGATAAGATTCCCGCGAAATGGCAGCTTTCGATTATCCTGGCTCGGAAAGATGCTGTCGAATACGAGACGGACCCGCCTGACATTCCTGAAGCCGAGTACGAGTACATCCTCGATCCGTGGAATTGCGAATACAAAGGCTTCAAGATGCGGTCGTGGGACGAATCCAGTACGGAGTGGGACAAACGTGTTGCCCAGCAGAAAAAGGACGGCACGTATGTCGAACCTCCCAAGGAGAAAGGAGGGAAGGGTTCCAAAAACCCTCCCAAAAGTCAGAGGTCGACGAGGACGAAGCACGGTTCCTCGGCGAATTCGGGGGGTGGCCGGGGCTCTTCGGGGAGCTCTTCTGCGACTTCTGACTCAGATCTTCCTCTGACGATCAAGCCCCATAACCTCGAGATGATACCGGACCCAAAAGATTTTCCGGACTGCCCCCACGGATTCGCAAAGTGCGACGACAACAGCTACCGCCACTACGATAAGATCCCGGCAAACGTGAAGCCGCTGACGCTTCCGAAGGGATTCGAGGGCGGGGCGTGGCACTGTCCGAAGGACAAGTGGATGTTCGTAGCGGGTCCACCCAATGAAAAGTACGAGAGCCAGATACCGGATAATTCGGTGCCTTCCGACCTCATTACAGAGGTATCGAAGCGCGAGATAGAACTGATCAATCGTGCCTCGATTATGGAAGGCTCAACACCCGATGAAATCATGAAACGAATCCAGGAGCTGGAAGCTGATACCAGCTATAGCGACGATGATCGAAAACTGCTCATTACACTCCTTCAGAAGGAGCTAGCGGTGCGGTCTACGGTCATTTCGTAACCTGGATCACTAATTGGGGGCACCGTCAAGGTGCCCCCTTTTATTCATTCATTTTTACCAGGAGATGCAATGCTGTACGGAAGAGTACAGATTGAAGGTGATGTAGTGATTCACACTGTCTTCAATCTTCCCCAAGAAAAAGCAGCTGAGGCGACAGAAAAAGTCTTTCGTGACAACGAAATCCTGGGGGCCGCAACAACGCTCGGTGCACACCCCAAGCACATCCGATCCCTGGCCCAATCCAGTTACTCCTCTTATCCGTCTAGCACACCACCCACGAACCTGAAGGAGTATCCGTCGGATATCGAAGACGAACTCGCTCATTACTTGAATGCCGTAAAGCTGGACGGTAATATCGACCACACGACGAAAAATATCCGTGGCTTTTGCACTGATCTCACCCGGTGCATTGGAGATTATCGTCGGCAAAGGGAGGTATTCGAGAAATCATCGGCAGCACACAAACAAGACCGTAATGTACGGACAGGTCTGATTTCAGCAGCCCAGGGCTATAAGGCTGTCTTGCTGCAGCGGTATATCCGGTATCTCTTGTCTGCATTGACCCATGCAGCACGGGTGGCGGTAATGCGTACAATCCCTCTGCTGCTCGAAGAGAAGGAGAACCAATGGCGCGTCGTCGTAAATCGGGCTCTTCTGGATCCAACCATGTTTCTAAAAGCAATCGAAGAAGAACTACAAGAGCGGCCGATTTTGTAGCTAAGCTCACAGGAGAACGACCCGAAGAAGTTGAAGACGACGGCGATGAAAAGTCGATGTCGAACTTCTTTGAGGACACCTCGGGAAAGACGAGGGCACGACAGGAGAAATACCGGAAGAAACGTAAGAGACGGGAAAAGAAAAAACTGGAACAACCGATCTCTGTTCGATTCAACACAAAGTACCGATATGACAATGAAGGCTTGGATGCCGACCTCAAGCGATGGACCTTCCGGGATTATCTTGAAGAGTTCCTCCGACTCCTTCCCCGAGACATCGAAGTTGTCGAGATTCGAGGAATGGAAGAAGGAGACTCTTACGCCAAAGTCACCCAGATTTTTGGCTCAATAGTTAAGGAGTTCCGACGCCTAGAAGCATCTCCTCGAGGGATATGTAGAAGCCTTTATTGGATCGCTAAAAACATCCGAGCTATCTGCAAAGACATGGGCCTTCCGTCCCACCCCCTGAGCCTGCGGCGCTTAGCCGCATACCGCTCAACACTGGGGGATAAGTGTCGAGACCGGCTCTTGCCTGTTGGGACTGTGGACTGGTTTTTGGCCAGTGATTCAGCCAAAGACGAGTATACAGCCGAAGCCGCAGTACGTGGCTCCCTCGTCCTTATCAGGATCCTTGATGAATTTGGAGACGAAATAGAAGTCTATCGGTATCGATTGGAGGAATACAAAAAGCACATTGCCAACGAATACGTCTTAGACGTGATTGAGAAAGCAAAGGAGGGCAGATGATAGAAAACGTGTTTCCGCCCAAAGTAGAGCGGTTAGCTAATCTTGTCAGGAAGAAGCACAAAGACGTCCTGGCTGAAGTTGCAGCATGCGCGGCCGAGTTAGACCATATCGTGGATGTTCCCGGTCTCTATGCCGAATCTCTTATCTCAGCCGCAGCTCTGGCCATGACTCTGTGCCGAGAAACCGGGCAGACCTTGGGGTACTTCAGTGCTACCCGATACATGGGAATGATCAAACGAAACGGGGCGATTTGCGGATTCGACAGTGCTGAAGAGATGCTGGAAGACGCTGAGGTAATGGTGATCTCTGAGTTGTCCCTAGTGCCTTCCAGCGTCTCGTCCATCCTTGACGGGTATATCTATCGGCGATGGGCCGAAGACCAGCGAACTATCGTATGTGGCTACAACATACCCCCTGCCAGGTCTCGTCATGAAGCTGAAACAATCGACGGGTATTCTGGTTACCCTTTGCTGTCGTCACGAATCGGGCGAACCGTGCTGTATTGGGACCCGAAGTTTTATAAGGACACAGGGAGGCTCTAATGGGTGCAGCGTTCAATAAACTCCTATGGACCTTGACCGACGGTCGGCGCTGTAAGGCGGTGAAGAAGACCAGCCTTAATCCCGAAGTGTTCGAGGAACGCGAAAGGGCAATAGTCAACTCGATATTCCAGTTTCACTCGAAGTTCAAGAAGGCCCCATCTTCGGACATCGTATCGAAGAAATTCGAGGGACTGACCTTCACACCTACCGATGAGCCGGTTCGTTATGTCGTGGACGCTGCTATTCGGGAGGTGGCTACCCGGGAGGCGTTAACCACCTATGCCGATCTTCAAGCGATGTGCGGACCGGTCATAGAAAGAGTCCAGGGAGCAGAGGAAATCGAGGAGGAAGAGGACCTCTTTACCCCCATGGAAGAGGAGGAGCTCAAGGACCTCATCGATACCCTTAGAAAAAGAGTTTCGACTCTCGAAGACCTGCAAACCGACTACACCGAAAAGACTGAGAAATATGGGCGAGGAGAGGACGTCCTCGAGGAGTACATGGCTCGAAAGAGCGGTGAGGCTTACGGCATTCCGTTGCCTTTTCCTCAGATCTCGTTCCATATGCGAGGTCTCCCATACGGGCACTTGGTAGGATTACTGGCACGACCGGGCATGAAGAAGACCTTCCTGCTCGACTTCTGTGCCGGCCATTCTGCTCAAGCCGGCTACAAGACCCTGCTGCACTCGACTGAAATGTCACAACTCGAGACCCGATGGCGAGTCGCTGCTCTTCTCTTCAATCTACCCTACACCAAGTTCTGTCACGGTGCTCTTGATGCTGAAGACGAAAAGAGATTGAAGAAAGCATTCAAGCTGAAAAAGTGGCGTCCCCTTCGACAGAACCTGCATGTTGCAGGGCCCTCATCGATTACCACTGTTGAGTCGATCGAGTCCCAGATGGACGACTTTGGATGCTCGGTCGCGTTCCTCGACAACATTATCGGGCTTGTTACCGATGAATCTTCGGACGATGATCACGTCAAAGTACGCCATCTTTTTATCCGTCTGAAAGACATGGTTGTTCGACGGAAATTTGCCTGCATGTTCACCTCGCACCAAAACCGCAGTGGTCAGAGCGGAATGTCTGCGACGGCTTACGGAGACGCTATCAACGCATACTCCAGCTTTATCTGGCAAGCTAGGGCTAAACAGGAGTTTATCGATATCACCTGTCTCAAGGCTCGTGAGGGAGCAACCGATGTAGGGTTTCGGTACAAAGCCGACCTCAATGCATGCAATTGGGACTTCATTAAATCACTGAAGAAACAGAGCCCAGAAGAGCTCGAAGATGCGGAAGCGAAAATAATGTAAGGGAGGCCAAGATGGGCCTATTAGATGGACCACTGAAGAAGTCAACAGGTGACTTCTCGAAACGAATCAAGCGGATTCACATAAATCAGCATGCGATCAAAAAGAACCAGAAGCACGGGACCCAGGACCCGGTGATAACGTGCAAAACCGGTAAGGAGAATCTCAAGGGACGACGCTTAATCATTTACGACGAAGAAGGAAACGACCTCGCTGTTGTGGTCTACAGGCCGGAGAAGCCGCTGAGTTGCGGCGCTCGGGTCTGGATCGAAACCAAAATGCCGGTGAGCGTCGAAGACTGGGAGGACCTCGATGACAAACAGGATTGAAGACTTCCGAGAAAAACACGGAGAAGAGGAGCTGCTACGGGTCCTCTCTATGGCGGTTCGCGCCGAAAAAGATCACGAATCCGACGAGCTATCCGCTGCAGGAGAAGAGGAGATGGTACGCTATCTAACCGATCGTCTCGGTCCTGTTGGGTTAGTTGATGCCCTGGAAAGCTGGGTGTAGATATGGACTATCACTCGCTTGTAGACGTACTCCGACAACTCGACGCTGTACCGATCAAGCGATCTGGCGACGATCACATCGCTTTTCCTTGTTTCATGGCTCCCTACTCTCGGGAGCACAAATACCAAATCAGCCGTAAAACCCATGGATGGGCTCGCATCTGTGATGACGGGGAGAGCTGGGCGGGATGCTGGGTTTGCGACACGAAGATGCCGCTTGTCCAGCTGCTACGGAAAGCCTGCGAGAAATCCCCTCGATTCAAGTCAGCTCTGAAGTTAGCAGAACAGCTTGAAAAGAGCGGAGGGCGCAGATTCAAGGCTGAGATTGACCTGACCTACGATCCCGACGATATCGACTACACCAAACTCTACTACAAGCAATACAGGAAACACAAAAAGTTGCTTCCTCGGAAGTGGTTGAAATCGAAGGGGGTTACGGGCAGGGGAACGAAAGCGTTCAAGATCGGCGTTGACATTGAATCAGGCTCGATTATGCTGCCTTGCGTGACTCGAGACGGCCGAATAGTAGGCGCCCAATCTCGGTCCGTGGCTGAAAACTCTAGCGAAAACAAGTATTTAACGACCCTGAAATTCAATGCCAGGGACCACTTGTTCGGCGAGCATCTACTCGGAACCGAGGGACTGCTCGAGCCCAGTGAAGCGGCTCTCTTTGAGGGCCCGCTAGATGCGGTACACGCTTATGAAGTCGGAGTGAATAACACAGCTGCCTGCTTCGGATCTTCGATCCGACCCGGCCAGGCAAAGCTTTTGCGTCACATGGAGATCGATACGATTTGGCTGCTTCTCGATCCAGATGTAGCCGGACAGGAGGGAATCAAGAAGTCAAAAAAGGTAATGAGGAAGTATTATCCGGAAGCTGTAATTTACACACCAAAGTTGCCGGCTGATCCCAAGGAAATGACAGCCGAGCAGTACAAGAGCACACTCACGATTGGGGAAGATCTATGGCAAAGAAAAGGAAGTCGAAAAAGTCTCGAAAGGCTTCTGAGTCGGCTGACGTCTTCGGATCGTCGGCGGACGACCTCTTAGCCAAGCGGCTCAAGAACTCGCCTTATAAGGGCGTGGTAGGTATGAAGGGCCAAGCGGCTAATTCAGAGGCAGCGATGAGGGGATTCCAGTACCCCGGTAAAGCCAAGAGGGAAGGACCGAAGTTTGAGAACACGTTCCGTCTTCAGCGCGGTGAAGAGGCCCGGTTGATCCTGGCCACGGACCTGGTTTGGTTCGCTGGTCACATGATGCCGACGCGCTGGAACGATCGTTGGGGTAAGGCGGATTACACCTTGCAGCGATGCAGCCGTGTCACCGATCTCATTCCGAGGGAAGACGGGTTTGACATGGTCGCCGGCGAAGACTCGGCGAAGTGCCAGTACTGTGAGCACGAGCTCTTCGGCAATGAGCCCAAGGCTTACGCAGTCTGCATTGCGTACACCGATCACACCTACACCAAGAAGAACGGAGAGAAAATCGGGCCGCGTCTGGTCTATCTCGTGATTACTGAACGAGATACTGCTCTCCTCGACACCCTGGCTAAGGACTTCGGGCGCTACGGCTTCAAGCGTAAGTCTGATCACTTCGAAGACGGCACGCTGATCGGCGCGCACTACATCATCAGTCGCGGTACCAACCAGCAATCCCGAGCAATCGGAGAACGTCTGGAGATCGACCGCGACATGAACGACAAGCCGAAGCTGACCGATCCGGTCGCGTTTCTCAAGAAGCTGAAGAAAATGGCGAAGCAGAAGAAGATCTCTTGGCTTCGTATTGAGGATGCATTCCCGGTGGCCTCTCCTGAAGAGCAGAAGCTTCTGATCGCCAACGCTACTTCCCTCAACAACAAGTTTCGCTTCGTCAAAGAAGACGACATCATCTCGACCGATATCGACGATGATGACGACGACGAGGACATCGATCTATTCGGTGAAGCTTCTCTGTCGGGCTTGAAGGACAAAATCGCTGATCAAATGGACGACGGCGAGGAAGAGGAAGAAGAGGAAGAAGCTGCCCTTTTTGGCGAGGACGAAGAAGAGGAGGAATATGAAGAAGAATCCGACGACGGTGAAGAAGAGTCGGATGAAGAAGAGTCGGATGAAGAAGATGAAGGCGAGGAAGAAGACTCCGATGACTCCGACGAAAATGAGGAAGAGTCTGAAGAGGACGAAGACGACGAGGACGAGCCCGACGAGCTAGCAGAAGAGGATATCGAACTCGACGCCGCAGAACTTCCGACCGAGGATGACACTGAGGACGTAGTGCCCCTCAAGGATGACGATCCTGAAGCCTTCGATTACGTTGACGAGAATCCTGAGGAAGAAGAGAAGCCCAAGAAGAAAAAGAAGAAGGCAACCTCAGGCAAGAAGAAGTCAACTAAGGCCAAGTCTTCGAAGAAGAGCTCCAAAAAGAAGAAAGGAGGTAAAAAGAAGAAGGCTAAAGCCTAGAATTAGACATATAGAGGAGAGAGGACGCGGCTTTGCTCTGTTCAGCTGCAAAGGCCGGGGTAGTGCCCGGCCAGTCCTCCTCCTACCTCATAAACGACACGGAATCGCCTACCGGACAGCGACTTGCTGAGCGAACAGGCCAAGGAGTAGAAATGTCTACGAAGAAATTAGGGCCTAACAAGCCCGACGAGGTCTTTGAGCAGGCCATGAAGGATGGGGTCCTTGCTCTGGACACAGAAGCATCATCAGCGGATTCCCGCACTGCTAAACCCTACTTCTACTCGATTGCGGCCGGCCGAGGCAGTGCCTTGAAGTCCGCGATCGTTGAGCACAACAAGAACACTTACCGAATTCTCGAGTCATTCTTCCGCAACCCCAAGATGCGGATCGTATGGCATAACAAGCCCTACGACATGAAGTTCATCCATCGGTATGTCTGTCCGATCCGAGAGGTCAAGGCGACGGTGATCGACACGATGAACCTGGCCTGGCTCTACGACAATCGTGGCAACAATAAGGAGCCTAAGCCGCTTGGTCTGGATGCCTTGGGGCAGAAGTACCTGGGCACCGGGAAGATGATGACGTTGAAGGAGTTGTTCAAGAAAGGCGAGATTCCCGACCGCCTCAAAGAGCTGGAGAAAACCGCTAAGAAGATGAAGAAGCGGGTTCCTGTCTTGGTGAGGAAGTTGACCACCCATAGACGTAAAAAAGCACGGGCAGCATACAAAGAATACCGTCTCATGGTGGACGCTGATCCCGATCTGACCCCTAAAGAGCGGCGGGAACTCAAGGCCAAATTCAAAGAACCCTTTGGCAAGAATTTCAAAAACGTCGAGGATCCCACCCCCAAAATCATACGAGCAGTGAACCGGCGACTCGATCGGATGAAGAAAGAGTACGATAAGTTGATTAAGCGTCGCGAATACTTGTTTCGTAAGTATGCCCGAATCGACGCGGAGATCTGCCTTCGGTTGTTCTTCTACTTCAGAAAGCGTTTGCTGAAGCGGCGCATGCTTAAGTGGGCGAATATCGAGAGGATCTGCGGCGATGCCGCTACTGATGCTGAGCTCTGTGGGTTCGCCTTTAGCCGTAAGCGTCTGAAGCTCATCGACGAGAAGAAGATTCGACCCGAAGAAGAGAAGCTCGAGAAAGAGCTGATAGAGATGGGCCGAAAGATCCTGGTCGATGCTGGGCTGATGACCCGGGAAGAGGCTCGTAATTTCACGTTCAAGTACAACGACGGCAAGATGTTGTCGATGATTCTCTACAACGCTGCGGGAGCAGTTTGCTTGCTGGACGAGGGTTTGGAGGAAACAGCACGCTCGAAAAAGGACCGACAGAAAAACCCCGGTTCGGTAGCG